CATTTAGAAATGGGAACAGCTGAGATCGCTTGGGAACAAAACTTGGACTGTCAAGAAATTATGTCCGTACAAGAAAATGGTGGTCAATCCACCGAAGAACTTTTCCTTGTTGATACAGGGGAGGAAATTTGGAATAACTCTAAAACTAATTAATATGGAAAAGTCAGAATTAATCGAACGTATTACAAACATCCTTAAAGTTAACGGTTGTTTTAGTATTGGTGAATTGGAATACGATACAGCTGGAATTTCAGTTGGTTCGTTGGGAAACTATATTGGTTTAGCTGAGTACTTCACGGAGGACTACTGTGAGGTCAATGTGTACGAACCCCGTAGTTTTAGTTCGGATTCAATCGACACATACGAAGAGAAGTGGGAGAATTTAAGTGAGGATGTGTTAAGTGAAATCCATTTCGTTTGTGAACAGTGGGAAGCTGAATGTATCAGGACAGAAAAAAGAATTAGTGATTAGTGTGTGAATAGTGAAACGAGGGAGGGACGAAAGTCTCTCCTTTTTTTTACAACAGCAAATTAAATAAAACTGGAAAAGGCAACAGCAGAAAAACATTTCCAGTTTTATTTGTATAAAAATATAATGGTTAATTCTGGAAAAAAAGATTTTTAAAAAAAAAGTAAAATATTAATTTAATAGTTGTATATTTGTGTTCACTAAAAAACACACACATGAATTTTAAATCAATTTCACAATCTAAAAAAGATACAGGGTTATCTTATTTAGGTATGGTTAACAACTCAACCAAACATGAGAAAGCTTTCAAGTACGATGAACTTGTGTACACGTTGTACTTAGCTCCCGCGAAGTCATCAGGTTATGAGGTTTGTCCTATGAGAACCGAATTTTGTACCAAACTTTGTTTAAACGAATCAGGTCGAAACAAAATGGACACAAAGAAAAACACGATTAATAATTCACGAATCAAAAAAACTAAAATGTTTTTCGAAGATCGTGAGTTCTTTGTCCGTTGGATGATTGACGAAATTAAGAACTCAAAAAAGAAATCTGAATTATTGGGTTATAGTTTTTCAGTTCGTTTAAACAATACAAGTGACATCTCTCCTGAAATGTTTTGGATTAAACAGGAAGACGGAACCACAAAAAACATTTTACAATTGTTTCCCGATGTTCAATTTTACGATTATACAAAGGTTCCTAGTAGAATCAATTTAACAAAGAAGTATAAGAACTACGATTTGACATTCTCTTTTGACGGTTCGAATCTCGAAACGTGTGAGAAAATGTTAAGTAGTAAAGTTCGTGTAGCTATGGTGTTCAATACCTTACCTAAAAAGTTTCTGTCATACAAAGTAATCGACGGGGATCTTTACGACATGAGGTACAGGGATAAGAAAAACGTAATCGTCGGATTAAAGTTTAAGAAGGTTCGAAATAAATTAACAAAAGATAATCCCTTCGTTATCCAATAGGATAACAGGGGGTTGTCAATAAAACTGGAAACAAAAATAAATTTGGTATTACAATACTTTATTAATACCTTTACATCACACTAAAAAATAAATAAAATGGGAACACGTTCAACGTATCGTATCATCGAACAATACACCGATGATAAAACACAGAAAGTAGTTAATCAAGACCTTTGTTTAATCTATGTACAATTTGATGGTTACCCATCAGGTCATCCATCGGACACGGCGGAATGGTTATCAACTGGCAAAGTCGTAAATGGTTACAGCCTAAACGAAGAATTACAATTCAATGGGGCTGGTTGTTTAGCTGCTCAACTCATTGCGAAAATGAAAACAGGAACTGGTGGAGTTTATTTACAAAGTCTAAAATCTCGTGGGAATTCTTGGGAAGATTATCTTTATGACATTATCGTAAAGGAAGACAAATCAATTGAATTTGTTTGTTATGAGAATGGTAAACGTAAAACGGAAGTCTTTCGTGGTTCACCTTCTGACTTCGTATTACAATACTCAAAAGAAACAGCATAATGAAATACCATAAAGTAAGGTTCAATCTCGGAAGAGGTGAGAACTATATGAAATGGAAAGTTACGTACAATAACGGATGGGTTAGATATTATAACCCATCCGAAGTACAGCTTGTATTACACGATTGTACTATGAAGAACAATAAGTCTACAGCGTTGAAAATCTTTCACGGAGATCAACATAAAACAGTATGTGCTTGGGTTCTTTGTAAGGAGATTGAGATTGTTACAGAAAATTTTAGAATTGAAAATCAATCTCATTTAAAATACAACCCCCGTGTATTACCATTTTGGAATTTGGACGGTAAAGATATGGACGGCTCAACTGTCAAGGAATTATTTACAGTAGATTATAAACTTTTCTTAAAATAAATTAGGTATTACAAAATTAAACTAATACCTTTACATCGTAATTAATTATTCACCTAAATTAAATTTTAAAATCATGGGATTAGACATGTATCTATCGAAAAAGACCTACGTTAAACAATGGTCACACAACAAACCTGAAGATCAATATGAGGTCTCGGTTAAAAGAGGTGGGGTTTCCTACCCGAACATCAAACCTGAACGAGTTTCCTACATCACAGAGGAAATTATGTATTGGAGAAAAGCTAACCAAATTCACGGATGGATTGTATCCAATTGTGAAGAGAGAGAACCTGAAATCAAGTACGATGTCACAAGAGGAGATTTGGAAAAACTATTGGAGACTTGTGAAAAAGTTTTGGGTATCTTAAATCAATCTGAAACAAAAACCTTACAAGTAGTTGGGGGTTGGAAAGGTGGTGAACAGTATCATGTAGACCACGAAGTGTATGACAATACAGATGAAATCTTGGAATTACTTCCACCAACACAGGGGTTCTTCTTCGGTTCGGATAACATTGATGAATGGTATAAATCCACCATCGAGGAAACCATTACCATGTTGAAAGAGGAGTTATCAGTTTCCGATGAAAGTTATGGTTCTGATTACGAATACTACGCTAGTTGGTAAATAAAAAAATATAATGGGGATATTATTTGGAAAAGTAATATCCCTGTTGTATCTTTGTCACTCACTAAAACAAATACAATGGCAAACGATTGTTCAAACTACATTAGGATTTCAGGTTCGGTAAAGAATATGAAACCTATCTACGACTTCTTCAATGAAGGTCAAAAGAAAATAGATTTGTATTACACACAGAAAAAAGAATACGTCAAGAATAATCCTGATAAAACTATTTGGGATAAGATTGATGGAATTGAGTTGGAAGAACAACTTGTGATGAATACATTAGTTCCACACGATAAGGAGTACGAAAAGATTAAGAAGTCAGGTGAATTCCTACTTAATCCCCAAACAGTATTCTACGGATGTAAATGGGATTTTCATTTGAGTTCAGCTAACGTATTGGATTGTACTGATGATTTGGTTACGTTATCACCAACCACACCGTGGTCACCTCCAAGAGAATTTTGTGAGAGATTGTCTAAGAAGTATGGTGTTAAGGTGTACATCTTATATAGTGAGGGAGGTTGTAACTTCTCGGGGACTGATGAGTATGACAATGGTGAACACATCAACGAAGAATGTTATGAATATCTCGAAGGATTATATCATTTAGATAATGAATGTTTTTGGAGTGAAGTTGACTCCGAACTTGATAACTTGGAGGATATCACCGAAGAAGAATTCATTAATAAGTTTCCTTTTGTTGATGAACTTGATAAAAAACAATTAAGAGAAGATTATCGAGAATGTAAAATTGAAAACTAATGGAAAAGAAACTAAAAGTTAGGTACAGCAAATTCAAAACAGATCTATCCTTCAATGAGTGGGTGAAGGAAGTTAATTTCGGTAGGTACTATAATGAACCTACCCCATACTTTCAGGGAAATGTAACAATAAGAGAATCCTCCACACTATACCAATCGGTGGAGGATTTATTTCCTCAGGTATCTTTTAAAGACAGAATATTAAATAAATTTAAAATCAAATTAAAAACAAAATGGCGAGAGAAAACAAATTGACGGAAGGTGTGTTCACAGGGATTGTGGGTACAAGAGAAAAGATTAGTTCGTATGACAAATTCCTGAATGTGAACGTGGACTTATCAGTTAAACACAGCGATGACCTGAATAAGTATTGTAAGAAGTACAGAGATGTCATCAACAAGAACAAAGTAAAGTTTCAGAACTTAGCTAAACTTGAGGAGGTTATCATGCAACTTCGTTCGAAGGAGACCATTAAGGATAACATCAAACTATCTTTGGTACGTGAGTACATTTACGCCAGAGGGTTATTCTACAGGGAAGACAAGGGAACCAAAGATATCCGTGTCATCGTAGGGAAGACAGAGTTCTATGGTTCGAATTTAGAAAAGTTGTTGGACTCACCCATCTTCATGGAGACGGCTGTAACAAAACTGGAAACAGCGATGGACAAAGAAATATCTGAAAATTTAAAATTGGTTGAGGATATCTTCTAAAAAAGTATTATCTTTATAAAAAAATTAAAGACATGAATAAGAAAACTATTGTATCTCTATTCGACGGGATGTCGTGTGGACAGATTGCCCTTAGTCAATTACTTAAGGGTGAAGAGTATACTTGGATATCCTCCGAGATTTGTAAACCCTCCATTAATGTGACTCAAAAGAATTTCCCTAACACCATTCAACTTGGTGATGTAAGGAATATCACCCAAGAAATCTTAAATAGATTTACAAGAGATGTATGGATGGTGATTGGTGGTTCCCCATGTACTGACTTCTCGATGGCGGGTTCTCGTAATGGTATGTCGATTGGTAACATCGAGGTGACATCATTGGAACAATACCTTCAATTAAAGGAAGACGGAGTCGTATTCGATACCAAATCCGAATCGTATTTGTTTTGGGAGTTCGTTCGATTCGTTAAGATGACCAAACCGAAGTACTTCTTCTTGGAGAATGTATTGATGAAAGGAAGAAACAAGAAGTGGGAACATGTAATCTCAAGGGAGTTGGGTGTTCAACCTATCTATGTTAACTCGGGAATCTACACGGGACAAAATCGTGAGAGATTGTATTGGACTAATATTCCTATCTATAGTGTTGATATCCCTCAACGTGAATTCGTTCATTGTTCTAACATCATTCCAAATGCTGTTGGTGGTTCGGGTAATCGTGGTAAGTTTAAGAACCCTGATGGAACTTGGTTCAGACAATGGACAACGAGAACCGATGGTCTTATCAATTGTTTAACCAAGTCGAGTGGATGTCGTTATGTAACACTAACTGACGGAACAAGAAGACCATTGACCATTGAGGAGTGTGAACAATTTCAAGGTGTCCCAATTGGATATACTCAAACCATTGGTGTAACCAAGAAGGATAGACACGACATGTTGGGTAATGGATGGACGATTGATGTTATCAAACACTTCTTCTCATTTATCCCCGAGTTAAAAAATATTTTGGTGAATCAGAAATAATTTATACATTTACATATGGACTATCAGAAAGTACTTAACGACTTAAGGAATGACCTCCACAGAGAGGTGGTTCAAGAATCGACATGTAAGATATTTCAACAGCTGGACACCACCGATGGTGTCCTTTTGTTGCTTAAACCTCTCGTATTACACGTGGAATTCTATCACCCTGAGTGGGATGACTACAGCGAGGAGGTTAGGGTTACGGCTGTCGACTGTAATACAGGGGACCTAATCGGTGAGACTCTTAACGGTAATGAAAGAAATATTCGTTACATAGATCTAACAGCCGAGAATCTGTTGGAACTTCACCGAGCTGTGACAACCAAACAATATAAATTTACCCAATACGTATGACAAAGAACAAACCAGTGTGTGGATACTTCAAGGTCGAACAGTCTGATTCAGGGCTGTTTGATCTGTATCAATCCCACGATAAGACAGTATGGGAACCCATTCAGGTGGGTTTAACCCTACAGGAGGTTATGGAGCTGCAGGTAAGAATCACCAACAGCAACATCTTAAACTACCTGAACTTAATTAGTATACTCAAGAACAATTAATTTTTACTTTTTAAACCACCATACCATGAGAAAGTTCCTCAAAGAACTCGAGTGGAAGATTGACTACTACCTTGTCGTCTTCCTGTACAATCCCAACAAAACCTACAGGTACCACAAGTACATGACAGACAAGTGGGGCTCCCGATATACAGGGACCCAATAAAACTGGAAAAATCCTACAGGATATCCTGAGGGATACGTATGTCCAAATAAAACTGGAAATACTTCAGTCTACCTTAAATTGTACGAATAATACTGGAAAAAGATTTTCTGAAAAATATTTGACGGGGATTTGGTATTGTGAATTATATTATGTATATTTTAATATAAAACACATATAGCATGAAAAAAGCCAACAAACGTCAGACGGTTACCACTTATGTACCTGTTTCAGACAACATCTACCACGACGGGTCAAGTTACCGAGTTCGTGTAAGTATTAACGGAACGAAGTTCAGTAAGAACTTTTCTAACAAAAGAAAAGCAATCTCTTACAGAAACGAGTTAATGGGAAGTTAGTTCATCCCTCCGTATAGAGTATAATAAAGGATCAGACTTATAGTTTGGTCCTTTTTTGTTATCTTTATAAACCCGTTGTCTAATTACGGGGTCCCGTTGGGACCCCTTCAGGGTAATCTAATTGTATTATTCTAAGTGTGTATGACAAATTCCCTAAGGGTTTTTTTAAAATTCATTGTACTATTCTAAGATAGGACCCTTGTATTACCTGAAGGGAGGAGAACATCGTTCTCCGACCGATTCAACTATAGTGGGGGTTAAAATTTTTCCAGTTTTGTTTGTAATACTTTCTACCACTAATACCATTATACTCAGGGGAGATTATTTTCCAGTAATGTATGACATTATTTACGGGACTCCCTGCGGTCGTCCCTTCAGGATGAAATAATACTGGAAAAGTTTGCCAGACAAATATGATGTATGACATGGGTCAATATTGTTTGGCAAGTATGTTCGGTCGGGAGACGAAAGTCTCCCTCCCTTCAGGGGGTCAGGGAACAATGTATGACATATATAATAAAACACTCATAATATCCTGATATGGGACATTGTATTACACGGGATGAAGGGACGGACACGAGAGTGTTCGGACCGAAATCTATCTTCCGTATTACATCATTATGGTTATATTCTGGTACCGGAAATAAAACTAGGTCTCGTTTCACGAAAGGGTCAATCCCCAGGTACTTGTCACCAATGTGGGAGAAAGTGGGAAATTGTGGATAATATATACGTAATGTGAAAAACAGGATAAAAAACTATCTTTTAGGATAGTATATTATAGTCCGACAAAAACTACCGAAAAAAGTAGGGGTATTAGTACTAAAAACAGGAAAATATTCGGGGTAAATTTAGGGGGATAAAAGTAGGGGTGTAATACCTTTCAGGTACATAATTATGGGGGTATGGGATCTTAAATTGTCCCAATAGAAACCCTTAAATGTGAGCAGTGAATGGATGTCTCCGACATGAGTGTCGGGAACATAGTGGTGATTGTAGTCGGTCGGAGAACGATGTTCTCCTCCCTTCAGGGTGTAAGGGAGTTCAACTTATATTCTTATGGTTCTCAAAGGGAGGGACATCTCCATTAGAGACCAATAGATGTTTCAACTTAAGAATGGTATTAGAGGATATCTCACTCAACTTAGCAATATATCTTATACTATGTTTATTCTTTTTAAGTAAGGTAATAGCATAATGGTATTCCTTTTTATTTAGTATCTTAGACTTAGGTTCTGTGGTTCCCTTAGGTCGTCCATGAGAGAAACCTTGTTTCTTTCTATCCTGTATACCCTTCTTAACCAGTTCGGAAAAGTTAGTGAATTTCCTATCATGAACCTTAGAATGACAAACATTACACAGGGGAATTGTTTTATTACCACCTAATGACTGAGGTATTATATGGTGATAGTGTATCCCACTTGTGGAGTTACATTCAAAACATATCCCTTTAGAGATAAGTTTATCATGTGTCCATATAGTTTCAAATTGTTTCATCTTTATACTATTAATTTAATTATACCTATGGGTTTTCTTCATTCCTTCTAATTCTCTATCCAACTCCGTAAGGATATTCCTTACATCTCTTAGGATATCTTTCTCATCTATCCTTATCAAATGGGATATTAAACCATTTAGGTTCTCAATCCTTTGTATGAGTTTATCCCTTTTATTCATCTTATTATTCTATGGGAACTAAAGTCTTTCATTTGATTTATATCTCACTATTACTCTATCCTCACGTTCAAATATCAATCCCTGCCGATTTATATCATTGATATTATTATGGTTTACTTCAATACCCCGAATAATAATCCCAACAACACATATGGTAACCCCCGGATATCTATCAAATAACTCCCCAACCGTTCCATCAAAGGTATAACTGATTGTGTAGTCATCCGGTTCGATTAAGATACCTCTGGATGGTATTCTCCCAAATAGATTGGCCATCACATTCAAATGGAATATAACATAACCTTTATGAAAGAACTTAAAAGGTCTCACTGATGAATCTTGTTCTTTCTTCACTATAGAATAGTTCCATTCCCCTCGGGTTACCTTGGTTCAATGTCCTTAATCTATCCTCAATACTATGAGTTGAACCTATCCTATAGAATGTGGTTCCTTTCTCCTTTAAAACATAGACAATCTTCTTACTTTTCATATATTAATTTTGACTTAGTACATAATCAATCATTCTATTCCTCTTATATTTCTTATGTAACTTCTCCTTAACCTCTTTGGGTATTGTCCTTAAACACTTATTCAACTTCCTACTCTCCATATATTTCTTATACCAATCTGATTGGATATATTCATCGTATGATTTATACTTTCCCATGGGTTATTCTTCTTATTGTTCTTGTTGGTACATCTCCCCCTTCATTTGGGACCATATTTGGTACTCAGGTTGTTCAGATACTTTCATATAACGTGATTTATTAATTAACAAATGAATATACAATACCTATTGATAATCCACCAACATTATCATATCCGATATTTGGAGATATGTGACCTAATTTATATGACAATGATCCGCCCAACAATAAACCAGTACCATTACTTGTTGTTGTGTGATAATATCCATTACTTGATAAAATAAACATTCTATCATGTGCATTGTGGTAGGTATCTTTAGTATAAATCCCAACTTTACTTGATACGGTTAATTTTCTATGTCTATAACCAAATATTCCATAAAACCCCATCCCAATCCCATTTTTCTTTTCATATATTTCTTGAGGAAATTTATTTGGACCCATTGTTGTATATTCAACCCCAACACTATTTTTAGAAGATGGGAGAATCATTCCACCCCCAATACTAATATTATCTTTTCTCAAAACATTCATTTCAAATCCAATTGATGAATTATTAAATCCGTAATAAAGGACCCAATTTACATCCTTTAAAGTGATATTTTGACCATAAGATACCATCGAAAATAACGAAATCCAAATAAATAATAGTGTCTTTTTCATTTTTTTGTCTTGGTTTTCCTATACACCATAAGGTTTTGTGTTATAATACCCCACAAATATATGACATAATTTAATAAAAACAAAAATATATATGATTATTTTGAACCTCGTATGCCGGTATCGGGTTCCTTTCCCCCCGCCGCGTTTTGATTAAAATAAACCGAGACTCTTTAATATGTCTTCCTTGGGTGGGTTGTCCCATTGTGATTGACCATTATCTGAAACAAATCGATTGATAAGTGTTCCCTCATTTCTAATTAATTCGGGAACCTCAGGTAAACCCTTGGCCCATGATAGTGTATTCTTAATGGACTTATTAACCTTAAATCTTCTTAAGATTGGTATCTTTGTCTTGTATATCTCAGCTTCAACCTTCTTGTACTTACCTTTTCTGGTGTTGTAGTCAAAGATATCCGATAAACTTTTTGCATCGTTTTCATAACAATTGGGTGTTAGTACCGCAACTGCGGTCTCACCATCAATGTTTAATATAACCGCCACCAAATCCAACGCTTTAATGTCCTTTGAGATTACCAACTCATGCTTTCCAACATTAACTACAATATCAACATCGAACCCAAGTCCCATTCCATTAATTCTTTTCATCTCCCTGTGGAATACTGGTCCGTGATTCCCATTCGGTTCAACAACCCTGTTCACCGCTTGGTAAACATGAATCATCTCATGAACAAGTACATCTCTAAACAAACTATATTTGACATCAAAGAATTTACTGACAGTAATAACAATCTTAACAATTTTTCCTGTTGCCTTCTCTACCCACGATTGTGTTGTTCCATGTGCGGACTTTCTTTTGCTCCAAGCAAATTCAATTCTAATGGGTCCACCCTTTTTTGGTAACTCACCATTGAACAAAAGGTCATTTAACTTTTCGTATTCATATACTAAATCAATATTCTTGAAATCCACAATCTCATCCATGGCATGTTCTTTGCTAATCTCATGTAATGTTAATAATTGTGATTCAGTAATTAATATCTTCATGTATATAAATAGTAGTTACTTCCGAGTTTGTCATTATAACATATCAGGTTCCTCCCGCCGTTTTCTTTGATGATACCAAATCTACAATCGTTTGGTTCAAACTATTGATTGTTTCGTTTAAATTTTTAATCTTTTCGTTTAAATTATCGATAACTAAATCTTTTTGTTTAACAATTTCTTCTAAGATAGTGGTTTTATTATATGCTAAATCATATGTAATATATACTGTTTTATCCATTATGTGAAATCTACTTTTCTTGAGGTCAGTATTTAATTTTGAAGTAGATTTAAAACCCATATACTTCTCTATCTTTTCCTGACCTGTCCCATATAAAAATAATTCTTCATATGTAACTAACATACCAACACCTATATTCCTTATTACATCGTTGGATTCATCATAACCTATTTTTTTATTCCATATTTCATTATGGTGTTTTCTCAAAAAGGCTTCATCTATAATATATTTTTCCTTACCCCTCTGGTGATATTTTTGTTTTTCTTCTGCCCACACAGTACTCTCAGCGGTTAGTATTGTATTTTCCCTAATTAACCTTATTACGTAATCGTATTCCTCGATGATATAATCTGTCGATGGATGTCTTTTAATAATATAGTCATCGACCACCGAAGTGTCCTTATTTTCATTTTCGTAAATGGTTTTTAAGTTAAATTCCTCACCTAACCAATCTATTAATGAATGTGAACCACATCTCCCCTTTGCAATTATTAGAATTTTCATATGATATTAAATAAGTGTTTTTATTATTCTTACTTTTTTTTGGGGACTATAAAAATAGTCGTTTAGTACTTTTTTTGGTACTTCAGTTATTCCCACATAATTCATTATCTCCATCAACAAATCCAAATTATGTTCCATAAACACGTCCTCATAATAATAAATATTTCCTTTGTGATATTGCATTAAATCCTCCGATTGGTCGGCCAGTGCCTTAATATACTCCGTAGGTATGTTTGTTAAATCGTATTCCTTTCTATTATGCCAAGTTTTTAAGTTATTCCCTATATATGAATGTGCTGCGTGACTCTCCGCCTGTTCCCACTTATTCCTTCTCTCCATCACAATAATCTTATCAAAGGTCTGGTACATCCAATCATATGGGAAAACCCCATTATTAACAGTATGATTTAATAATTCCTTAACAAGAACATTGGGATTGTTTTCAATAAGATTCATCTCATGTCCTCTTTGATGGCGAAAGAATGGTTCATTTAAACATGTGTAGTATCTTGGGAGACATAAACTCATCATGTCAAATAGTGAAGTTGTTCCGGATCTACCTATAGATGATATTATACATATCTTCATATACTTTGAATTATCTCTTTTTTGTGATGTGGTCAACAATCATTACAATAATAGACAATCCTATTACAATTGTAAATGATATCATGACCGGAAATATTGTTCCCATTAGTTCCAGTAGTTATGATGATGTCTGAAGAACTCAGGATTCTTTCTGTTTATGTAACTCTTAATCATTATTTGGAACATCCATAAAATTCCTTTAGATTTGAATCTACGTGAAGATGTGTACGCTCCTTCTATGTTTACCACCTTAAAGTTCTTTGACATAACCTTTTGTGATATCGAATAATCCTCAGCAAATAGTTCGTATGGATTATATCCCCCTAACGACCAGTATGTTTCTGTCTTCCATAGTTGGAATCCTCCCACCGCGAACGGGGTTCCAATCATTGCGGATATAGATTGAAATATATCAAATACCCTGAACACCCATCTGTAAGGTTTATCCGTATAGAACGGAACTGTTACCAAATCCTTCTTATGATTTAAACACCCCTCAATAATCTTTGGGTTGGTTAATAAGATGTCCGCATCCAAGAATAACATATACGGGGTTATCACCAACATACTTCCATTTAATCTTCCTTGTGCTGGATACCCTCCTTTGATTACTATAATCTTTAATACGTGTTTGAAGTCCGCTTGTAATCTTCTTATGTATTGTAGAGATTCTTCTTCATCCGATATATCGGCTATGATTAATCTTATCCCATCGATATGGTTCTGTCTTGATATGTATTGAACACAGTTATATAAGATTATCCCCTCATTTTTGGATGGGATAATTATCGTTAGTCTCTTACTTAATGACCGTGTATTCATCGTTGTTGTATATAATATAACTATTATTCTCAATGAAATCACCAGTGTTTAAGTACCTAACACCATTAACTACCTTATCATCAGGATGATGTATATGTCCACACATTACGATCGTACAATTATGTTTAACCCCTTGTCGAACAATCTCTTCCTCAAATGATGTCATAAACTTCACAGCTTCCTTAACACTATTCTTTAAGAACTTGGATAGACTACGTTTATATCCCCACGATTTGAGTCTTCGGTCAACACTAATAGCAAAATCATAACCAATCGATCCTAATATCCCTAACCATTTAAGTTTAACCACCCCATCATATAAATCACCATGGGTGATGTAAGTGTCCTTAAAGATATATTCATTATGAACCTCTATGTTCCCAAACGATAGTTCAAGGTAGTCCCTCATGAATTCATCATGATTCCCTGGTATGTAGATAACCTTTGTTCCGTTCTTGGAATATGATAGTATCTTTCTTAATACGTTTGTGTGTGATTGTGGCCATCGGAACTTCCTTTTCAATAACCATCCGTCAATTATATCCCCCACAAGGAAGAGATATTCAGGTTGGTATTGTTTAAGAATGTTTAGGACCTCGTTTGCGTTGGAACCTTTTGAACCCAGATGAACATCTGAGATGAATAATGCTTGTATCTTCATTCCCTATAAATAGTTCTACAAAACTGGAACTTAGGTTAACATATTATTATCGACTTCCGAGATTGTCACGTTTTTACTTCCGACTTTGTCATTTTATTATCTCCTTCTGTTTAATTCGTTATGAAATATAACACACCATTCATCATGTGTTCTTCCTTCATACGGATTTGGGATAACCATATTGCCCTCCCCATTCATACATCTAATAATACTCACAATATGGTCAATAGATATATTCTCAAGACGATGTGATAACCCATTGGCCGTTCTCCATCGTATTGGTGTTGGTTCCTGAAAGAATTTAAAGTCTTTTATCATTAGTTAAATTATATCTGGGAAGTTCCACATTGGGTGGTCTGAATATATTCTTTGTCCTTGCACTGTGTTCCCCTCTTCAATATGTCTAAACAACATAAATTTATATGGGGAAAGAGAATTAGGGTCAAACATAACTTGGGTTACATCAAAGAACACATGGTCATCTGTATCGTAGTATCTTGGGTTGTTTTCATCTATTGTAGATTCTAAGGTATACTCATCGGTATAAATCCTCCCCTTAAAAAATTTAAAAGGTAATCTCATTATAATCTATTTTGAAACCAATCAGGTACATCTCTGCCTTTCCACACACAAAAGTCTTTCTTATCCCCAAGATAATAGTTACGATATGATTGGATAGTATCGTCATAAACCTTATATTCATCGGGCATTGCAAGTGCTGGTGGTGTAAATTCTAAATCTTTAATCTTCGGTCTATTATATGCACACCATTCAATAATCTCTTGTGTCTTATGACGTTTACCGTAACGATAGGTATACTCCTGACATAAATTGAACCCCAAGTCCACCAACCAAATGTAGTTCTGTAAATCTTCTCTAACCCATTTGGAACATGGATGATTCTTGTGTGATAACTTGTAAGGTGCTTCACCACCAGTTGCCCAATGAGCTCCACAAAGTAATTGGGCAGTCTCCAATATCATTTTAACCACGTGTTTATCGTTATGATACTGAGCACATAATTTAGGATTCCAATCTAAAATAAAAATGTTCATGTTATTTAATTATTATTGTACAAATATATGAACATTTATTTAATTGACAAATTATTTTCCACTCTTGCTTCTAATCCAATTGTACATAAAGTTACTTGAACTTTATGGTTTGTTATCACTCTTATCTAATTTAATGAATATTGTGTATACCAATCTTCCATTATTAATATTATCACCGAATGATTCTTTCAAAGAATGTAGTATATTTGACGAGTAGATGGTTAATCGATTGTAAATGTTCTCCACATAATCAATCTCCTCACCACTTTCGTTATAAAATGCCGTTCCTGAATTGGGTTCGGGATTGGGAGTTAGATAAAGTACTCCGGCGTAATCAAACATATAATCTGTGTGAATGTTATCACTTGATGTGTGTTCCTTTAAGGTATAGTGTGAAAAACACCTAAGATGTGAACCAATGAACTTAGAATCAATCTCATTTAATTTTATTTTAATTAAATCATTCAACTCCATGTCAATCATGTTGGTACACAGACATCTAAACCCTTTCCATCCAGGTACATTAGGTTGTGACTTGGTGTAGTCTAATTCTAATAGGTCTTCTCTTACTCTATCAGGGTCCGTTAAAAAATTATCTATTGTTATCATAAAATTAATTTATAAATCTCACCCATTCAATTTCGATTAAATCATTTAATATATCAAATCCCCAACCACTATCATTGTTATCTATATTATGTATAATACCATTCGGTCCCGTGATTGATAAAATAGATATAACAAACCATGAGGGAAAGTTATTTAAAAATGAACGAATACCATAATGATGTTCAATATGAATATCATATTCATATTGATCTAAATTCTCAAGTCTAACATACGTCCAAGACGCACCATCATACGGTTCAATTATTTCATCTTCATTATCTTGAAAGAATTTAAATGGTTTCATTGTTTCTTATTACTCCTCTGAATATTAGTGGTATATCCCTTGGCATAGCATCAAAATTATCTTCGTTGTAACGTATCATATTACTTATATCCGCATTATCCACGAATTCATATGCAAATATAATATTATCCCTATTCATTTCCATAAACTGATTGTATGAGTAAAAGTATCTATTGGTAACTGTCACCGTCATTGTCTTTAACTCCTCGGTATAAAAATTTCCATCCCATCTACATTCCATATAGAATATTACCCCCACAGGTCTATACATCCATTGTATTTGACCGAGGTAATCACTCCTCAAATACCATTTTCTTTTTATATTATTTTGCAAGAACTTGAACGGCTCAATCATTTCTAAATGTTAAAGTTATGTCAGCGTTGTTGTGGAATACTTCTCCTACCGTATCTTCATCCCATTTACATCGTTCATAAATAATATGATTTGTTTCCGCTTCAATATCAACAGTCATAAACGCATTTGCTTGAATTTCTTGAACCATTCTTCTAACCGCCACACTATTCATGTAAGTTATAACCTCATCAATCTTACCTCTAATATCATAATCACTATAAGAATTATATTTGTCTCTATATAATTTAGTCATAACGATAATTAATGTATTTTTAACCCTATCATTATCCATTAGATTATTATCTAAAATATAATTCCACGTGATGTCTAATACACCAATCAATAATGGAACATTTGTTGCATCATCTAATAAACCGGTTAGTTGCCAATTAACCCTTGTTATGTTAGATCTAAAAAATTTGAAGTCCTTTATCATACGTATCTTATTGTTGATGTTCTTCTTGTGTTAAAACAATCCAAATAACCCATTTCCCACGCAGTATGTAATGAATATATTAGTTCTTCTCTATTACCATATGGATTATTATATATTTCCTCGCCTCTTTCACATGCTCTCCACCCCTGTAGGAATATACTACGAAGTTCTGGTGTGTCATATTCTTGACGAGTTGGTACTTGACTATTGGGTAATCTTCTTAATCTACCATTGGTAATAATAGTATTAACCCTACTTTTCTTGGTCAGTCCGTGAAAAAATTTAAATAGGCTTACCATCTTCTTCCCACTCTTTAATGTTTTTTAATATCGTTTCAGTTAGTTCTTTTGTTTTATCATCCAACAGTCTCATCATCTCAATATCTTTTGGATTTGTTTCATCCCACGCAGATTCTTCTCTTGCACCTGATTCGTGAATAACATTGTTAATCATGAACCAACACGACATTTTAATTCTTGTTTCCAACGATGTTTCTTTTAACAACTCACTTATAGTGTTTGATAAAATCTTTCTTGCTTTTGCCATATTATACGTTTGGGTATTTTAAAAACCATTGAGCAAATTTATATAACAACTGAATCGTTGCAACAATAATAAACATTGGTGCGGTTACAAACCAACTCAATGAAAAGAATAGATAAGCCTCAGCATTATTTTTATAGTCATCATAGTCAGGTTCGTGTGGTGGATCATAATCAATCTCCATTTTCTTACCATATAACTTTAAGAATGTTAGTGTTAGGATAAATCCTATTATGTAAATTAAAATGTAAATCATATTATCTTCTGTTTAATTGTCTACCCGCAGCAGATGGTGTATTTAAATAACATTCATAAGTCATATAACAACTAAATCCAGTTTCCTGCTTGAGAAACTTAAACTCATTATTATACATGTTCATTACGATGCAATAATACCCTTGGAATATAAAAGATGAACCAACCATAAGTCTACATTTATCTTTGTAAGGATTCTTCTGAAAGAACTTGAATTCATTTACCATATACTTAGTATTTTGGCGATTCCGATGATTGTAACCATTGTTAACAATATACTCACAACAACAACACCAATAGGTTCTAACCTCCAAGTTTCTTGAAGAACTATCTTTACCTTCGTCCAAAACTTTGGGTTAACGGTTGTTACCGTTGTTGCTTGAAATAATCTTATTGGGTTATCATTTAAATCTCTTGAATCGTTAGTCATTTGTAGTCTTCTTAGGATATCTTGATGTCTCTCCGGTGTGCCCAACCTACCTCTTGGTATTTCATATGAACCGCGAAGTCTATCATATAGATTACGATCTGTGTGATATAACATTCTTCTATAAACGTGACCATCGGCTGTGTCATCATTGAATGATGCGGTTGCACGTACATCATCATCAATCATGTTTAAAGTTCCCTTAAAGAACTTGAAGTCTTTCATTACTTAATATTTGAATTATAGAATGTGTTTGTAGATATTGTTCCCGTTGTTGTGAAAGATCCAACCATACCGGTTGTGGTGTAGGTTATTCCGTTTGGATTTGATGTTATTAAACTAAGTCCTGTTGATGTTCCTGAACTTATACATGGAATTGTGAGATAATCATTACCCAAATAGTTTGGTGTTGTTGTTATAGTTCCCGTTCCATTTAATGGATAATCACCAATAAAACGATTTGGATAGTAGTTTGGTATTGTTATTGTACCATATCCTGGAGTTACAGTTAACCTATTGATATCGTTTATTCTATTGATATTATTCCAATCAATTTCTATTGATATGTCATCAACATACCCCCTAAAAAATTTAAATTCTCTCATATATTTCTTTTAATCTACAATTTACCCCATTGGGATTTATGTTTATTTTCTTCCGCAATTTTAAATCCTAACCAAATGTCTTTGAAAAATTGTTTGATATTTTTTAATATAAATAGCTTCATAGTTTTAATTTAAACTGTTTGGATAATATAATAAAGTTGGATTTTTCTTTTGAATATCAATGAGTGGGAAGACATTCTTAAACATTTGAGTATCAAACCTTTTTGTTATTAGATGATAACCATTCCTTGTTGGTACACAAGCTTCTAACTTATGACCTTCTGGTCTTAACGAATTGATTAGTGAAGTAATATTCACCAATTCTTTTGTATCTTTGTCGTCCACATCAATAATCCATCTCTTTTCAGTTGTTTTAATTTGACCAACAACAGAATCGAATACGTGTTGTTGATTGATTTGTCCCGATTGAATACGAGTTACAATTTCAGTAATCATATTCAATGAAACATCTTTATGGTTTTGTTTTACCACATGAATATATGCTCTCGCATTAAACACCTCACATAATTGAATAATCTCATCGTATCTTTTTTCGAGATACTCAATTGATGTGACACAATATGATTTAATTGTACGAACTGATTGATGATTATCTTTCTCACCTTCGGGTTGATCCTTCTTACGTTTGAAAACATAAAGCATATAGAAGTCTCCCTCGTTATCGAAGTTCAACAATGGTTTAATCAATTCAATATTGTTAATCATATTACTCTTTAATAATTAATATTTCGTGAGACTCTTTGTGATTTACAATTCCCTCTCTTGTTCTGTTCTCTCCGATTCTTGTTTCTCCATTACCCATCGAATAATTCCAAGTTGGGTACTCGAGTCTAAAGTCTTTATAGTATTCTCTAATCGTTTCGCAATTGTTATATGACATAATAAACTTGCCAGGATGTGAGTGTAGTAAATCTCTTAACAACTCATGATTAAATCCTTCATGATGAACTGGTATGTTCTTCATTGGATAAATCGCAGCATGCATTTTATTGTCACTATCTTTACCCATAAAGTATGGTGGGTCTAAGTAAATGAAATCGTTCGGATGACCAGTGATAACATCAGAGAAATCTGATTGTGAAACTCGTAGTTTACTACCATTAAATTTAGAAATGTCATCAATCATTTTGTTCCACTTAGCTTGTGTTAAGTAAACTGAAGATGGCCAACCAAGATAACCCGGTCCATATGATGTGTTGTGATTGAAATAGTAATAAGATGCAATCTCAACTGGGGTTAATGTGATTGGGTTTTTTCTAATATAAAAGTCAGTCTTCCAACCTTTTAACATCTCTTGGGTGTATTCCCAATTAACTAATTTATCTTTAACTACTTTATAGTTCTCCGCTGTTGGTTCGATTGTTCTTAAGAAATTGACAAAGTTTTCATTGTCATTAATCATCTCATCCCAAAATGTAACTAATGGTTTAAAGATATCAAACCCATGAACATTGATGTTTAAATTTGTTAAGTAAACCTCCAAAGACCCACCACCCATAAATGGTGATATCACATTCGTTAAATCCGTTGGGAAATAAGGTATGATGTGTTTAATGGCTCTCGTTTTTCCGCCAGCATATCTAATTGGTGTCTTGTTCATAAGTTTCTTCGACATTGATATCATAATATTTAATCACGTTTATTATTACCTTGCTTTGTCCGTGCATTAACAAAGCATTGTTCTTATCTGTTCTTGGTTCAAATTCGAAAACAACTTCGGACTTATCTCCCATATTGATTCTCGCAACAATCTTAACCTTATCTTTTGTTGTGTAGAATTCAATGTTATCAACTAATATGTTAATTAATGTATCGTATTTAATTCGATAGTAGATTCCATTTGACACATCTTTAACAATTAGAAAAGGTATGTTCTCATCCTTTCTCAAAAAATAATTTAAAAGAAAATATCTTTCATCCCTATCGTTTAATTTATCAATGATGATGTTTGCATAGTTCCTTCTTTCTTCTAAAGATACGAAATTATTTTCAAAAGTGGAAATCCAATCACGAAATAAGTCCTGAACTCTTTGTGTTAATTTATTAAGAACGTGTAAACCATATTGTATCTTTGCTCCACCTTTCAATGATGCAAATGAATCTCCATCAAGTGTTAAATCAGTTTTATTTGTACCTTTCTGAACCACATAACCAAATCGTTCAAAGAATGTTTCTTCATCGTGACCACCGACTTTTTTAGATAATGCCAATTCACTATCCATTCCATGTGAACGAGTGATTCTGTCTTTTACTCTTAGTTCTTTACATACCCAATTATAGTAACCCCATTGACCTTCTTCAGTAACGTCATCTCTAAATTCATAGGTGTCGGTGTTAACAACCAATCGATTGATAACATCTTTCCTCATTGAATATCGATTAAAAATTTTAATGAGGTGTTGTTGCATCTCATTATTCTTCATTCTCAATTGTATTTAAAATCTCAATGTATCTTGATTCAGATCTTGAACGAGAGTCGGTAAATCTAACAAGAATATTATTAACCTTATCTTCACTCATATCCAATTCTTTTTTATTTAAGATATGTAAAATAAAGAATAGGTTCGATTGGGTTGTAAATGAATCTTTGGTTGGATTGTCTTTAACGTATTCATACCACATATCGAATAACCCAACGATGTCTTGAAAATGAGTAATATCCATGTTATCTTTAACAAATGACATCATCTGGTCAGCACCCGTGCTTGATGAATTAATAATATCATCGTGAGACGAACACACCTTAATAATTTTCAACACATTACCATATAGAATCCTTTCGATAGATTCACTTTTCTTTTTCGTTTTATATAGACGTAGTAACCTATCATCGTTAATGAAACGTTCTTTAATGTAATCATTGAATGAATTATTCTCACCCCAAATTAAGTTGTCGTTAGTAACCGTTTTACCGCTATTAACTCTACCAAACTTTCTAATCAATTCATCTTTTGTTGCACATTTCAAAATAAGAATGATAACCTTCGTATTTAAAAATTCTTCTTTCTTACCTTCAAATTCACCAACAAAATCGTCATCTGTAACTGATTCTAAACTTGCCATTCTGTGTTGACAATCTTCAATAGATAATTCGTAACCTTTATTTAGATACTTTCTAAAGAAGGTCATATCCTCATGACCAATTGAACAAGAAAAACTTGATTGAATATCGGCAAAAGTAAAAGGAACGAGCAAATCTTTTTTAAGTGCCGACTCAATAAATCTTTTGGATGAATTCTTTTTAAGTGTTAATGGTCTTTGGTGTGGAAGCTTTACGAATTTACTTTCCTCCAGTTTATTTAACAACTTAGATATAGTCCACACTTCTAGTTCGAAATTAAATTCCATACTATTTTTTTTGTGTTCATCAATTACGTCCGCTTGTCTTTGGAGTTCTTGATATTGTGATGGTGTCATATTGTTTATTTTATTGGTTCATCATTAATTTTGTAAATTTGATATTGTTCTTTCTCATCACCATCCTCTCTACCTTTGATAAACTCTAAAGTATTTTTTGCGTCAACTAAGTCACCATAAAATACTGTGGCACCAAAGGCATAACAACTCAACTCATTCTTTTCTTTGTCCCACCTTCTTGCAATAACGTAATTGAATTTGTTCATTTTGTTCTTGTTTACACCCAAATTTATAATTAAATTTCGAATAATCAAAATAATATGGGACCTTTTTTATTTTTGGTCTGTGGAGAACATATTTCCCATCGTTGAAAGTTACATAACTATTGTTATAAACCCAATCTCCTGTGTTAATGTATCTAATACCATCGATCACTTTGTCTTCAGACCTATGGATATGTCCACATATGATTGATTTACAACCCAATTTGATTGCTCGTTTGTTTAATTCTTCGTGAAACTTAATCATTCTAAATCTTGGGGTAATTCTCTTCAACCACACAATACCATCATAGAGGTCTCCGTGAGTAATTAAAGTCTCGTTCCAAACATACTCATTATGAATTTCAATGTTTCCAAGTGATTTGAAATCTCTCATAAAATTATCGTGATTGCCGGGAATCCATATTACCTTTGTTCCATTTTTAGAAAGATAATCAATTCTATTTAAGACAATAGAGTGTTTGGGATTCCACTTTAGATTTAATATCCAACCATGAATAATATCACCAACTAAAAATAAATGTTTTGGTGTATAATCATCTAACAATGATATAATTTTATCAACGTTTGATTGTTTACTTCCTAAATGTAAATCACTAACAAATAAAGCTTCGACTACTTGTGACATTTTATATTAAAACCGACCAGAATACTAATCTGGCAGGACATTTGACTTCTTCAAAACATCTCATAAAACTAAGAATCATTCGATATTTTATTTCAACAAATTCTTTGTTTTCAATTAATGTTTTGAATTGATTATATGTGAGATATGAATGTAAATGTGCGGTACCTTTGTTGAACTCTAACACACTATCTGAGACGTCGATAGGTAAACCTATACGTTCACAATCTATAAAAAAATCGGAGTCTAATAGAAACTTATTTGATAAATTCCATTCTATACTATTTTTATATTCAATAAACCCATAGCACCTCATGTTAAAATATATGTAATTTTATCGACTAAACAAAATAAAAAATCCCTTATTTTTTGTAAGGGATTTGTATATGTATTAGAAGAGTTTTGGTTTATATGTCGTCTCCTTTATAGAATCTTCCCGGTGTAAGTAACTTTTCAATGCTAATTGTTCCTTTTGTCTGTGGGGTTGGCGCAAAAAGATCTTCTTCAGGGCTCATATTTTCAAGCGTTTCCTCGATGTCCGATTTAATCTTCTCGTCAAGAGATTCCATAATCATTTTATCCAATTGTTCTTTTGTTACTTTAATTTTCATATTCTTGGGTTTTATTTGGTTCACCAACATTTATTGTTTGACTTGGGTATTGTTTGTCAAAATAATTTAACTTGTCTTTTATTTGACCCGGTCCATCACTAATCATTTCCATCAATGTTTCAAACATATTCTTCATATCATCTAAGTCGCTAGCAAGTGTGTCCAAATCGGAAACTAAATGATAATACTCATTTATTTGTTCTTCATTCTCCTCATCACCCTCAAGTGCTGAATGAATATCATAATATTGATTTGACTTCTTATAATAATGAGCGGCCATTGTGTCAATCTCACTAAACATTTTTTGGTATTTTTGAACATCGTTAAGAATCTCACCGACACTCAAATCTTTAATAATGTTTAATAATTGATTACCAAACTTCTTACCATCATGTATTAATTTCACAACTTCTTGTGTATACTTGGGTAATTGATTTACATCAAAACTAATACTCAATGATTCTTTAATCATTTGTTTTAGTTGACTTTTAGTAACTTTAATTGTCTTGGTCATCTCTATAAATATCATCTTCTTCGATTTCTTCAATCGAGTCTATAATTAATTTATCCGACGGGTATTGGGCAACCAACTCAAAGATAGTTTCAGGAGAGCCGTACTCACCGATTGATTTAACTTTCTTATGAAATCTAGTAGCACAAACTGAGTCGGGATGTACAGTATCTGCAATAATCTCGATAGATCTGGTTTCAGACCCAATAATTAAATAACCTGAATATCTTTTCATTTTTCATTGTTTTCATATCCTTGAAGATAAAACATCCAACCGAACATAAAGGTCAAAAAATACCTATAAAATTCGACTGGTTGACCAAATCTAAACTCTTGGGTGACATAAGCACCTAAAACAAAGGCGGACACGAGACTTAAAAATCTTGCAAGTCCTTTTGGGAAATTATCCATAATTAAATTTTAATATAACTAATACCTCCTTGAGTTCCTTTTAGTGGATTACTATATCTTTCCTCCACATTTTTTCTTGGTACAATCTTACCATTTTTATGGAATAACGCCCATTTCCAAGTCTTATCTGGTTTATATCCCGGTCCTTTCCAATGGTGATGTGCACCTTTCTCGTATTTTTCTAACTTTGTAATTGTTGCCTCTAAGACATAGTTCTCAGATACTTCAAGATATTTCATACCTTCGTAAATCTTATCTCTCTTTGGACAATTATACATTACCGCATAACCACAATCTTTAGATATTTCTAAATCTTCGTTACTACGTGCACTAATAACAATAGCCAATTCGTCGACAATTGGTACTGGTTTTGTTTTAGTTGCTCTGGGTAAAACCTCAATTAATTTTGAGATATTACCACGATGGGCTCTAAGTGCCTCTTGTCTTGTTTCATAAAGTTTAGTGGTTTCTTTACCATCTAATAATTGTACTTTATATAGTTTTTCTGTAATCATAATTTATATAATCTATTATTGTTGTATAATGCAATTGGATTTTCTTCAGCCAAGATACCATACTCTTTTTTAACATTCTCGTGGATGAAATTCTTATCCTCATTAATGTATTTTGAAATGATATTAACAAACGCGTAATTTGATTCATCAACCTCTTCTTGATCCATACCAGGTAATCCACAATAGTTTGCCTCACCAACTTCGCTGATGAACATCCCACTATAAAATCCCCCCAAACCATGATACTCCACGAATTGGTCGGCATTACACCAAATAAAGACACTGTTGTCTTTTTCTTTTAATAATGATACCATTGTCTCATCGATAATGTAACCTCCGTATGTGGGTCCACAATGAAAGAATTGACCAACATGGAATAACCCATTAGGACTGCCGTGTCCCATCATCATAACCCTATCATGAGATTCAATTAGTTTCATTATTTCTAACTTACTAATACCTCCTTGAATAAGAGTTTGATTTGGTACATCCTTATAGACAATATCTAAGAAGGTTGTTGAGTCATCCTTTGGGTGGATGATTAATGTTTTTGACATGTTAATGTTGATTTGGTTTACAAATATATTGATATTAAATCAATTCACCAAAATAAAATTAGAAATTTCCCGTTAAAAATTGATAAACCACTTCGGGGATATGAGTACAAACGTGAGGTTCTCCATTTTTGGTACATTCAATATGAGGTAAATTTTTAATATATTCCTTCATGTATTTTGGACCTTTTGATAATCTTTTAACCACATATTCTCTTGAATATAATTGTTCTGAATCGTAATATTCCGATAATAAGTTAGTATATTGTGATTCTGTGATAAGTAATTTCATGGTTATAAGTCTTTAAATAAATCTTTTATACTGGAACCTCCCTTTAATATTAAATATCCAAGTCCGAATGTAACTAATAATATTGCAAACATCATGAATGTGTGGTATACAAAGCCATATGCTAAAAACAAGGTAATTAAAATTATTATTATCCATTTTTTCATAATTTAAATAACCTTTTAAACTGAGACTCACTTATAACCATCATTTGTTTACGTGACTTAGGTGTGGTTGATTCGTTTATCTTTCTGTGTGCATATTTCTCATAATCTTCACGACTTAAACATCTCTGTAATTCCACTTTCTTTACCGACTTGTCACTCACATCTTCCAAAATATCAAATCTAATTCTATATTCTGGATTGTTTGTGTATCTTATACGATAACCACCCAATCCTGAATCTAGTTTCTTAATATCTAATAGTTCGTATAGTTTAACAAAATTAGGTGCATTTTTAATGGTTTCAATGACTTCGTCGGTTGCCTTTTTGTGTTTTGGCATCCTAATATCCTTTAAATCTTTCAAAAATCTTGATGTATATACTATTTCCATACCAATAAATATTACGAACTATAACTTAATTTCCATATAGAATACCCCGAATGTTGGAATCTGTTGCTCCACTATAACTGATGGGTCCTTCTGACTCAATGTTATCTCTATTTTCGTAAGATTCTTCTTCCGCACGTTCCTCTAACATTTGTTCAGGAACGGGTTCTTCTTGAGGTTGGTTATCGTATTCCTGTTCGGCTCTTTCAAGTGCTCTACGAATGTAACGTTCACGAGAGGTATCTCCTTCTTGGACAAGACTTGGTTGTTCCATCACATCAATATCTTGACTTCTCGTAACCATACTTTTTAATGAAGATTTAGTATAATTCTTATCTTCCTTTGTACGTTCATCATCAGATAGAAGATATCTGTTGGTGTAAGCCCTGATTGTAGATTCGTTCTTAATAATGATTCTTAACTCGTCTGTTAATTCAGTTTGTAATGAATCAATACGAGAATCCTTTTGATTCCAAAATGAGAATTCGGGGTCGTTCTTATCTAAAGAATTAAAACTTGCAACTTTGTATCCCGTTTTTTTATTGATACAATAAATTAAAACTCCCTTTGATGAATACTTTAAAAAATATTCGGAATTGTCACTTTGTGTTGTGCACCATTTTGTATTTGCACCATACTTTTTGGATGATTGATATGTTAGTGGTCTAACTAATAACCATTCATCATCTTCGTAAACTACTTTAGTTTGTTTCTCAAGTAATTTAATATCTAACGCCATCTCAGCAATACTTAAAGATGACATCACTTCTTCCATGGTTGAATATTTCGATAAGTCATTTTGTGTGACCAACCCTCTTTCATTTAACTCACAGAATTTTCTAAAATTTTGTAAATCTTTTGATTCAAAAAATCCATCAATAAATTTCCAAATTAACATTATTTGTAAATCAGAAAATTCGTCTAACTTTATTGTTGGGATGAAAGAATACTCCTTTAAAATTTCTGACTTAATTTCTTTTGTGTGTTCTTTTAGGTTTGGTGTCGACTTCATTAATCTAAGTAACATATCGGTATACTTAGATTTTGCGTCGGGACTAAACATCTCAACAATGTTAACAATGTTTATTGAATTTTCTGGGTTGGTTTTTAAATCTCTAATTTTGGACATACATTATGGTTTTTAATAAAATATAGAGAAATATAACCGTAATTCCAAATTTTATTTAATTATAATAATAAAATTCCGTTTTATTATACAATTTTTTTAATTCAATATCTTCCTTCCAATTTTTAATAATCTCTTCCGCTTGTTCTTTGTGTTGAAATGGGTATGAACCAGATTCCCATATTTTACATGGTAAGATAAAATAATTTGTTTTAGCCCAAACCTTCCTTTCTGGTTGGTATTGTGTGTATCCATTTAAAACCCAAGTTTTAATACGATACTTTGGTTTAGCCTCCAATGTTAACACTCCCGATAACATTAAAAATATAGTTAACTTTTTCATACTAATAAAATTTTCTAAGAACTTCAATTACATCCCAAGCATCTTCCAATGCGTTATGTGTAACGATTCCACTAACACCCGCACGTTCTTTACATGTTGTTAAATTTGGTAATGACCTATCATTGTTCCAATCAACCATTAAGATTGCTGGATCTAATACTCTTTGACGAGTACGAATTAATTTCTGCCACCAAGGTAATTCTTGTAAGAATAACTTATCAAATGTTCCAAAGTTTTTACCTGCAACATTTAATGTAATTGATTTGGTTCTTCCGTCAATGATTGGTGTTAACTTTCCATTCACATGAGTTGATAGTGAATCCAAAAGTGAGAATCCATTACACCAAAGAAACACATAGAATTCTTTGATTACCTCATCTTCACGATAGAAACTATAATCACTGTGGGTGTTAAAGTTATGTTTGGTCTCATCATTGCCTTCAAGATAATCACCAATCATTGAAATGATTTCTTTGTTCATCGTGATTGCTCTCGGTGAACCGGTGATTTCATTTTGAAGAACAATTGCATTGAACTTAGGACACTCCTCGTATGGTAATTTATTTTCAGTATCTTCGATGATTGCACCGATAGATAATACTTTGTGTTTCTCGTGGTCAAGACCACTGGTTTCAATATCAACGCTGACGTACACCATAATTTTTTTATTTAATGTTAATTAATTTTTATATCTCCAAATGTAACCACCACAAGTTTTTCTATATCCCCTACCTAATGCTGTTAGTGAGATTAAAGGTTGTGCTAAACCAGTTCCTTGTGACGCTTCTTTTGTACTCGGCCATTCTTTGACAAATGTACCATCTTTTTCATATTGTAAAACTATTTTAGATTTTTTTTCAATACTTTCTTTTGTTTGTTTAGTTCCTCGTTTGGAATTACCGATGTTTATTTTTCCCTCCTCGGATGTCTTTGTTCCTCTTCGATTACAAGTTCGTTTAGCCGCCTCTGACATTTTTTTTCTAGTTTCTTCCGAAAATAGATAATTATTTTCAATAAAATCCCTACAATTTTTTAAGTCACAAGTTTTTTTTAAAGTTTCAATCCAATAACGTTCTTTTTCTATTGCATCTTCTTCAGATGTGATATCGATAATTTCTAATGATGGTTTTAAATTTGAATTTAATAGACCACATATCCACGCATCTTTTTTATTTTTATGTTTAGATTTTTTAGATAGATGTATGTGCATACGATATCTAACTTCTGGATTTAAACTCCTCCCAACATAATGAATTTCATTTGTTATTGGATTTTTCAATACGTAAATTTTAACTTCTCTTTCCATATTAATAAATATGGTGAAATTGTTAAAAAATCTATTGATACGTAAATCATAATATTTTATTTAATGTTTTCTTAGTATTAACCATACTGGTGAATATTGACTTGAACCGATATTTACTTTCTTCCTATGTTTACCAGGTTGATATTTGTTTTGTGAAAGATTGTGGTACCTCATACCACTTCCAATAATGTGCAATTTTGGATTACATGATGAAAGATAAATAAAAGAAAGAAATAAAAATAATTTTTTAAACATTTTAAAGTTATTAATTGAACATCTCGTCTTTACCAACAGCGTCGTGCTGTTTCACTAATTCATTTATTTTACTTTCTATTTTATTCTCTATCACAGCTTCTAAATCTTTATCTTTCCAATTGGTTTCAAAATAAAATCTTGCCATGTTAAACTTTAACTTAACTTGGTGTAACTCAAACCCCGGTATTAAAACTAAATCTTCCATTTCTTTATCTAAGTAATCAGTTACTTCTGGAATGTCAAAACCTAAACCATACCAACCTTCGGGTATGTATGGTTTATACTTTTCGTTAAATTCTTTTGCTGTCATTAGTATTTGTTTTTTAGTGATTTACCTAAATGTGCTCGACCTTTAATTGTTCCATTAAAGTTGTCCTCTTCAATATTTCTATCAATAATCAATGATGTACTATTAAGACTTATCATTTCTTGAAGTGCCTTCTTTGCAATTAATCCACCATACTTTCTTTTGTGTTTGGTATTATCTGCACCTAACAATGGTGCCTCAAACTCAACTTCCATCTCCAAACTAATTGTGTATTTGAATAACATAAAAAAATAATTTATAAATCTAAAACCTTTAATTGGTCGATGGTGTGTTTTGTACTAACATGATGAATACCAATGCCACCGGCATCTCTCCAACCTTGGATGTTATCTAATCTATCATCAATTAAAATTGATGTTGGGGTAGCAAAATCTTTCTTATGTTTTGCACTCCTAAGAATTAGATGTACATCAGGTAATTCTTTATAAACCCAGTCAAGTTTAGCCACCCTCGAATCTTCCTGACGAGATGGTGCTGAAAGTAATTTTGGATTATACTTTTCAATATAATTCCACAATCTTTTACCATCTGACATCCATTCTAAATTAATCCAAAAATCATATCCCGCCTTGTTAATTGGGTCCCAAAAATCGGTATCGGTTCTGTGTACACCATTAAGATCATTACCGGTTAATTTTTTATAACCCTTATCGAAATCAACCAAGACTCCGTCCATATCACAATATATTTTATAATCCGTATTTTTCATAAAACAAATATACATATAATATTTTAAATGGCAAAAAAAATCCCCAAATTTCTTCGGGGACGTTTAATATTATAATTTAATTACATTTCAATTCGAGATATAACCTTTCTTGTTTTTGGGTCAATGGCGTACATGTATCCATCGTCTCCTTGAGCTAACGCAAGTTCTACTGGATTACCACTACCACTTTCTAAATCATTTTCTTCTGATGAATTGAAAAAATCAACTTCAGCAAGTTCACTACTATAATCTTTATCTTCCGAATCATCATATGTCACCTCACCGTCAGGTAATTGGTACGTTCCGGTTTCTTGTTCATTTACGATATTAGTTACAATACTTTCAATATCTGATTGTGTTAATTTTACTACTTTTGACATATTCTTTTATATATAAATACTCTTTATTATGATTTCTTCTTGTGAATCCCCTTCTTTTGGTTCATCTTAGTGGTTTTTTTAGCCATTTTAAGTCTATTCTTTGTTTTTTGTTCTCTTTTTGTCATGTAAATAAATACATTATAAAGACAAGAAAGTTGGGAGTTCTAAGTCCTTTTCTGAGACTCTTACAAAAAAATCACTTACTCCCCAATCAATATTCAAAGTTGGGTCATTGTATATAATTCCACCTTCACTTTCCTTATTATATGGATTATCAACCTTATATTGAAATATTGCTGTGGTACTTAAAACCGAGAATCCGTGAGCACATCCTCTAGGAACAAATAGTTGGTTATTCAATGACCAACCAAGCTCAACCTTAACCACATTACCGTACGTTGGGGAATCTTTTCTGATGTCCACCGCAACGTCCAATACACGACCTTGGGTACACGAAACTAACTTGGCCTGAGCAAAGACACCACTTTGATAATGAAGTCCCCTAATAGTCCCTAAATGAGAATATGACATATTATCCTGAACGAACTCCACATCATAACCCACGTTACTATTGAAAACTTCTTTGTTATATGGTACAGAAAAATAACCTCTACTATCCACATACGTATCGTATGTAATTAGAAAACAACCTTCTATTTCTGTTTTGGTGAATTTCATACTATTTTTTACTTTTATTAATTGATTTCACCTTTGGGTGAAACACAACATTACTCGGTTTCTTTTTTTTAATTAGAACTTCATTCATTGGTACATAATCGAATTCGGTTTCTCCTGGTGGTACCTTAGTGGTTTCAGATTTAAAAAAACTGAGTAAAGTTCGTAATAGTTGTGTCATGGTGGTGAGTTTTATTTTATAATATAATCTTTTTTTTTTAAAAAATAAATTCTATCCTATAACATTTTGCATTTCATCCGTATGATGATCATCAACCCCAAGTTCGGAACCAATCGGTCTCTTCTTCATGTCGTTTATAACTTTCCTTAAATCATATGGTGCAAATTCAGGATTACCATCCATCCCAACATCCATTCTACGACCATTTCCAAACTTTTTATGGTTAGGTAGGTGACAATGTCCATGAAGGTGAATACGTCCTTTATTCAATCCATTCCACGAAGCAATTGGGTAGTGCATCAACTCAAGTGTTTCACCTAAGTAATTTAATTGTAGGAACCATTGTGATGATGCAAAATGTCTTTGGCAAGCTTCACGGTCCCTTTCAATATGGTGGTCATGATTACCAAAAGTTAAATGAATCTCTTTACAGATAATTCTATTACGAAACTCTTCTATTTGTTCAAACCCACCAAACGACCAATCACCTAAATGAATCAACACATCATCCTGACCGACAACCTCATTGATGTTGTTAACTATTGATGCGTTCATTTTATCTAGATTCATGAAATCTCTAGTTTGTGCTTCAGGTACGGAACCATCTAACATTCTCCATTTAGTTACACCACGACATATGTTTGTGTGGTTATAATGTGTATCGGATGTTATCCAAACCTTTCTATTGTTCTCTATCTTTAACATTATCCTCTGAAAAATTTAAAATCTTTATTATTTATCCTTCTATTTGGTGGTTCTATTCTTTCTATTGTAGACCTAATTGCCGTTTCTCTTTCTAATTGTGCTTGAGCAATTCGTGATATCGGTGGCGGAGGTGGGATAATTCTACCAAAACTTGTCATTCGTTGTCTGTTAATTTCTGACATTGTTCTAAACCATCCTCTATGTTGATTGTTACTCTCCCGTTCCATTACCCCATAATATTTCTTCTTCTCCTCAACATCCTTTCCTACTATTAAAGCCAATATTGGTCCTAACAATAATGCGCCTATTATCATATCCAAACCCAATGTATAATGTTTATTATGATAATACATTACATATGTTGATGACATTATCCAAACCAATATTAAAAAAACGATTAATAACGTACTCATTTAATAAAATTTATTTAACAAAAATCGTCTGAAGATGAAACTCTTAGTCCGTCTACAATTCTATCGTCATATTTTGGGTCATCAAAATATGAACCAGCACCTTTAGACCTTTCATTTTTTCGATATTCACGATTAACTACTAACCCATCAGGTTCACCCCATTCAAGTGCCATCGTTATAAATTCCTCAACATTAATCTCTTCTCCGTATTCATTAACAATACGACCCGAACGAATAAACTCTAATAGACTTTCTTTATCGTTATAGTATTTGTCTTTGTGAAAGTTCCAACAGAATTTCCAACCCATACTTCGTTTACCTAAATGTATATTTGTTCCATCGATAAACATTTCCCAAGGTGAAAACCATTCCCAATCTTTTGTTGGTGAGATGTACTTCATTCCCCTTTCGAGGTTTTCCATTGACATATCCATTGTTGTAACTTGTTGAATTAGAGTTTGTTGTTTCTTCAACATCTCTTCGTGTGTTGGTATTCTGTAGTAGTTTGTGCTCATCGTGAGTTAGTTTATAACACAAAAATAAATATTATTATTGATATATCAAAATATTACAAAAAAAATCCCCCAAATTTCTTTGGGGGACTAACTGAAACCCTACGTAGGTCAGTCCTTGGAAATTACCAAGAAAAGGTTAATTTATTTTTTTAATTGATTAATAATATCATTAACAATTCTGTTAACTTTACTTTCGTCTAATTTTGTTATCTTAGTTGTCTCTTTCCTCGGTTTGAATATACGAGTCGTTAAATCTGGAATAGGATTATAACTCTGAATATCATTACTAACTTTTTCAAGTGCGGCTTCTAATGCCCTATAAACTCTAGGATTCTTTAATATACTTCCGTTTGGTTCATATGTAAGTTCGGGTTTATCTTTACGTTCCTCAGTTTCGACACTTGCAAAGAAGTTTTTATCAGGATTTATCGGACCATAGGAATCTTCTCTAAACTTTTCACCGATTTCCGTTTTAATCTCAACAGTCCAAACATATTTCTGAATACCGGTATCATCATTAACATATAACTTACCTGTAATTGTTAACCATGTGGTTAATAAATAATCTTGGTCTTCAACCTTATAACCACCCCTCTCATTTTTATGAATTGGGGTAAATGGATCTTTAGCAAAAGATAAATCCATTTTAGCATTTTTTCTTTGTCTTGCCCAATTAGCGCTAATTGAATTGAATTGGCGAGCCATACCTTCAGGTTTTATACCAAGAGAGGTTGTATCAGCTTCATCAAAAGGAACACCATTCAAATCTAACAACTTATCCGCGTTTTGTGCAAACCTAGCGAAGTCACGAAATGGCAATATAGTAAATGATGTGAATTGAAAACTTTCATTTTCTTTCTCCGAATATCTATCAATATTTCTTTTTTGGTGTCCCGGATCTTGTGTTGGGTAATCTAAAGGAGCAAATCCCGACAATATCATTTTTTTATTTATTCTATCGTTTACTAAAAATTTGGTAACAGGTTTACGGAAGTCTCTTAATAATTTATTTCTTGAACTTATAGGTACAGATTTCTTACCTGTATCTTTAAAAGGTATACCTGTTAATTCTTGATACTTTTCCCATCTTGGCGATGGCCCCTTTTTACCTTCAGCCGGACCTAATCTAAAGTATTCTGGAACCTTACTAAATCCTAGTTCTTCAACTGTTATAAAAACAATTGGTCTATCTTCACCAAGATATGGATGTACCTTTGTTTCCAACCACTCTCGGTACTTTGGATCATTAATAATATCTTCTTTGGTTTTATTATGTAATAAATGAACCCCAACCTGCTCACCAGGTCTTTGGAATGGATTCATAACATAAAATGACTGATGTTTAGGTTGATCCCCATCATAAGATATGGCTTTTTCAGCCGCGGGTTTTGAACCTAGTTTCTCAGCTTTTGGTCCCTCTCCTCTTCTTGCCCTTATACCTTGTAATTGGTCGTCAAAGGCCATTTCATCCATCTCAAAATGTGACTCTTGAATAATAGATAATAGATTTTGTTTTGATATTTCTTTCATAATTAAGATAATTCCTTTGATATAAATATAAATTTTTCCAGAATAATCTTGTACCTTAGTCGGTTAATTATTTTTTATGAAATAGGTCATAAAACATCTGTCTAACCTTTGAACCCAAATCTTGATTGTTTGGGTATAAGTTGATTAAGTACGTGGGAACAACCATCTGTTCTCGACTAATTTCTTTTAAGTGACAGGTTATACATAATTGACCCGAACCATCTTCATAGCCCACTCTTGAATCGACGTGTGTTGTAACGTCAATATTGGTTTCTTCACCGCAAAGGATGCATTTTTCGTTTGACATAACTATAATTTAGAGTACTAAAATAGTAAATATGTTTTAAAAATCCAAGAAAAAATATAAAAATTATACTAAAGCCGCAACCCTTGGGCTGGCTCCCGAATTGTAACTTGCCACCACTTTCCCAACCAAGTCACCGGTTCCCCATGTTTTTAAAGACTCACATCTAGCAATGTTTGCAGCACCAATGTCATCTTTAAGTCCATTAACAATACAATCGTATCTACCATTTTTTAAGGTTTTAATGGTTGCAACCATCCCATCTTCCAAAGATGTGTAGTTTCTAACACCAGCACTATTCATTGTAGTTGAACCCGGCAAATTCCATGTTGTGTTGAATGGGTTATATTTTCCTCCGTTACCCTCCGCTTGTCTCCAAGCATACATGTACTTCATATTCTCATCACTTACAGGTGCACCTAAGTTTTCTAATAACTTAGCGTAGAAATTTTTATCAGCCAAATCGGCAACATTTATTGTGTCAATATTCTTTTTTAAATCTTCAGAAGTAACTCCCCTTTCTTTTAATAGTTCAATCAATTTTTTAAGCATCTCAGGAGTCGCTTTAACCATCGTTTCGGATGGTGCAGAACCTGAGACTCCTTCTTTATTAGATACGTGTAAATGATTATAGTGATTTCCTCCAGTATCTGTTTGCCATAATACGGCCTTTTGATTACCACCTTCAGCATTTAACGCGTAACCCATATTAAGCAACTCTTTCTGTACTCTATCGCCTAATTCTCTAAATTGTGGATTACCATTAGAACTATTCGATGCTCCACCTGCACCAATACCATCCAATAATGCAATATCAACAGCCGTATTTGTGGCGTGTCTACTAGGTTTTCCATTTATGGTTAAATTTCCGTGTCCAGATTTTGCCGTTGTTATTGTAACAACCACACCTGCGTTAGATGCTGCAGTTTGTAAATCGTCTAATAATGGTTGATTTAATTGGTCATTTTGGGTTCCGTCACTATCAAATTTTACGTTAGAATAACTTGTGTCTCCGAGTCGAACAAACACCTCATTGATTGCAGTTTTAGTGTCACTACTTACTTTTTCATTTGTAAACTTATTGACTGCAGTTGCTGTTTCGGGTCCAAATAGACCATCCACCCCATGGTTAGGTAATTCATACCCTAATAAAATTAAACCGACTTGCATCGATTCAACTTCTTTTTGGAATGTCATAGACCCACTTTCCTGTTGGGAAATACCTTCACCTTCGGAGGCTTTTTGTAATGTATTATAGAACTCTTCTACGTCGGAAGAAACTAAGTCGGCCTTTTTGGGATCGTCTGTTTTTTCTATTCCAACTTTTTTTAATATATCATCTAAAAATCCTTGTCCCTGTTCCTGGAGTATTTTATTACCATACGTAATTGAATGGATTCTTTCTAAATCTTCTCGTAGTGTCCTTTTCATAATAATATAAATACTCAGAAATTACATAATCTGATTCTTATCTTCTTCATTTTCTTTATCACTCCCCCAATTTAAAAAATCTTCACCTTTATAGTCAGGGTGGTTCTTTTGCATGTAATCAATACCAACAACCCATCTCCATGAGATAAAACCAATGACGATGAACATTATTCCAAAAACCGGTAAGTATTCCATATTATTATTTTTTAGTTATTCCGTGTTCTTTTGGTTTACCCTCATTATCAACACATACAAACACAAGTTTATCGACAACAATAATTAATCTTTGTGTATCTTTATTTCTGACCATACACTTAATACTAATAGATGTTTTTCCAAGTGATATTAATTCACAACCAATTTCAATAACATCACCTAGTTTTGCAGATGAAATAAAATCAATCTCACTCATTATTTTTGTTACAATATCTTTAGTATCAAGTTGACACATACAAAATATTGAAGCCTCTTCATCAATCCACTTTAATAACTGTCCACCAAATAGTGTACCTCTCGAATTTAAATCTTCCGGTTTAATTAGTTTTCTAGTTCTGTAGTCCATTATCTATTAAATATTTTATAATCTTTTCTTTTATTCCTGTTTGCTTAATCCCCTCAATACTTTTTGGTGTTAACACAAAGTTTGTTAAACCCCAATCCATTTCCATCTCACCCCATGTTTCATTTGTTTGGGGAATACCCATATTCAAATCGTCGACCGCAACCCAATGAGTAATTTCAGGATGTTCCCGTAGATATTGTTTAATCTCCAAGGAACGAGACTGTTCTAAGTCATATGTTCTTGACCAAGGAAAATTTTGTGGGACTTCACACTCACCTAAGTTTTTAGTGAACGATATTGGTTTTTTTTTGAGTCCTTGTGACTCATAATATTCACCCATCTCCTCAACAGAGGCCCATCTTTTCCAATCAGATGAGACAACGATTTCAGCATTAGTTTCTTCCAGTATTTCATTTAGTATTTCAATTGCTTTCTTATTAAAATTATCAAAGCGTGCGTCAACGGGTAAAGATTCTACCGATTGACTTAACTTACGTACTAATTTTTTTTGTTTTTTATGTCTTCCTCCCCATTCCGTTGATAGACATATGACACCGTCGTGATCAAGAAATATTATCTTCATTGAATTGTGTTTTAATTACGTCATCAAGTTTTGTCTCAACCAAATCTTTTTTATTTTTTTTGGCTCTCGTTTTTCTAAACGGTTCCATAATTTTTTGTCTTCTTTTGTCCTTCAACTCCATTAATTTTTTATATGCCAGAACCATTTCTTCACATTGTTCTTTATTATACTCGTCGGTTACTTTATAAAATTTACCATCAGTACCATCCAAATCATAATGTATATTCTTTTCATTTACAATATACGGTCTTTGATATGACACACCATTAATTGTGTCTATACAATTAACGACCCCGCAATATTTAATAACCCCTTTGTTAACACTACCGTATTTGGTGAATTGTATGTACTTATCACCTTCTTCAAACATAAATTTTTCATCGCTTCCTGTTGAGAACATAATCTATTTATTAAACTTCTTAAAATTACTTTTAAACTTTGATTCATATTTTTTTAACTCCTTCGTATCTAGTCCATTGTATAAACCTGTGGACATAAATGCTTGGATTTCGTCATTGATTATTTTTTTATCGTTGACATATCCCATCTTGATTAGTTTCTTTTTCAACTTTTCGTGATGAATTGGTTTAATACCTTTGATTATTTTGGTAACTTCTTTTTTATATTCCTTGTCGGTAAAATACAATCCGTGTGCAATTTCATGATCCATCGTCTTTAAATCTTTACTACTTGCACCAATCAGATACCAATCGGTTCGTCTTCCATCATTCTTTTCCGTTGCATCATTTGTACAATACCAATAGATGTCGTTCATGATCGAATCGTACTCAGTGTCTTTACAAAACTGATGATGAGCAGATTGTAAAATGTTACAGGGAATATTATAACCAGACCAATCTTCTGGATATGTAAATGTTTTCTTTTTCCAAGCATCTTTATAGAATCTCATATACTCCATCCAAGTAAAATATTTATTCCTGAATATTTTATATGGTGATTCGTAGAATTCTTGGTATCGACAGAACAACATCGCTCTATCGTAATCATCATCAACGGTTACACAATATATTCTTGGTTTTATTTCTTTTACTTTACCCTTTACTAGTGGGTGTTTGATTTCCATGTACTTTGTTTTTATTAAACCAAATTATGTGTGTCACCAATATTGCAAAATTTACAAATATAGTTGGGTTGTTTGATATGAGATATCCATAGAATATCCACATAACACAAGCAATTGAATTCACCAATCTTAATTTCCACATTGTTTTAAATGTCATAGACGATAAAACAACTAAGGATGCAATCCACCCTATTAAATCAATCATTTCAATTTATTTATTTGTCTCAGTAAATCAACCATACCAAAAACTGATGTTGCAGCAAAAAATATAAACCCAAAAATAATTAATAAATTTATCATCTAATGTATTTAAATTTATTTCCCAAATTATTAATAAAGTTTTCTTCTTCGACAGATAATAAATCTCTACACTTTGCAAGATTTTCTAAGCTTTCCCAAAATATTTGGTCATTGACGTTTGGTCTACGAACACCATTTTTATTACTTTTAGTGTTTTGGTCTGGTTGGATGTGTCCTTCCTCAATTGAAAATTCTGGCATAATATTACGTTTTATTGTTTAATAAAATATATGAAATAAAATTGAAAATAAAAAATTTAGAGAGCAAAACTTTCTCCACATCCACAAGTGCGGCTTGCCTGTGGGTTAATCCAATTAAAACCTTTTCCGTTTAATCCATCGGAATAGTCTAATTCGGTACCATATAGATATAGAACTGATTTTTTATCTATAATCACCTTCAACGCGTTTAAATCAACGACTTCATCCATGTCTGTGATTGTGTCATCAAAATCCATCGCATATGATAATCCACTACAACCACCTCCTTTAACGCCAACACGAAGATAATGAGTATCAGGATTTATCCCCTGATTCATCATTAATTCTATAACATGTTCAAGTGCTTTATCCGATACTGTAACCATCTTAATTATATTTTAAACCAAAGAATTCGTAGTTCTTATGAACATACTCTTCATCACCTGCTTTTATTGCTAAATCTTCGTCCTCATAAATAGCACTAACGGGACATTCAGGTACACATGCACCACAATTGATACATATATCTGGATTTATGTAAAGTTGTCCACCAGGGAACGCATCTTTACCTTGTTTCCCAACTTCCGAACCTGAACCCTCTATATCAATTGGTCCGTGAATACAATCAACAGGACACACATTTGCACATGCAGTATCCATACAATCAACACAAGCCCTACCAATGATAAAACTCATAACTTATTTTTTTGTTTGTTTTCTAAAATAAAATGTTTAACACTTTCTCTTTTTTCGTCATTAAAGATATCCTCGAATTTAATTTCTTGTAATCCTTGCTTCTTTCTATAGTCATTTATTGCGGATTTAATAGCATCTTCAGCCAATACTGAACAATGTATCTTAACTGGAGGTAACGATAGTTCCTCCACTAAATCCATGTTATCAATCGTCAACGCATCATCGATACTCTTTCCTTTCAACCATTCAGTGGCTACTGAAGAAGAGGCGATTGCTGAACCACATCCGAAGGTTTTAAATTTTGCATCAACAATGATGTTGTCAATCACTTCTATTTGTAATCTCATGACATCACCACATTCAGGAGCACCAACCAATCCTGTTCCCACGCTTAACTTAGATTTATCCAAGGTTCCTACGTTTCTTGGATTATTGAAATGGTCTATCACCTTATCTCCGTATGCCATAGTATTTGTTTATATGATAAATATCAGTTAATTAGTTCGTCCGTATTGATGTTATGGTTATCTAATATTTCGTGTATCTTTTCATACACCAATTCCAAAGCATCGTATTTGTCAATTTCTTTACCCTCCATTGACCATTCTAAACCTTTTTTAGTGTTATGTACAATGTCCCATAGAGCCATTGCCATATCTAAAGATTTAACCGCTCTTTTGTGCTCCATAACATCGTCTGGATCACTCAAATCATATTCTAACGTCGCTTTTGCCATAAGTCTTTAAGTTTTTTAGTTGGTCTTTTAGTTCTATAATTACCATTTTCAGTTTCTTCTAGTAATGGTGCTCTCCAAATCTCGTAAGCTATCCATAAACCTATTACAATCATTAATAACGCAACATACATCATATACATGTTTTTAGTTTGTGAAATATTGTGTTTTCCAAAACTGCCACCACTTCTTTTTTTGAACTGGTTTACATTCCGAAAATGGATTATTCCCAAATGAAACCGAGTTTGAATATTTTGAAGTCAATACATTTAAAAATATCTCATGATATTTTTTTGGTACTTCATCAAAATCTGCACTTATATTAACATTTAAATACTTTGGTCCATCCTCCGTATAAATTGTAAATTGTTCATTCAAACTGACAATGGTGCTGGCTTTTATGTTTAAGTATTTTGTTCCACCTAAATTTAGGTCACCACTAATATGATTTTTAAACTCTTCGTCTGACATTTTTACTCTGTTTGTGTTATTAATATTAATTCAAATTCATCTGCTTCTTTTTTGTTTTGTTCTTTGAAGATTTCAAGAGCAATTTCATAGCGACTAACCTCAGTAAATTTAATAAATAATTCATCTCGTAAACTATCAATTTGTGCCGATGACGATATTTTAAGTTCTTGATACACCCTATCCTTTTCAAAGTATAAAAATGTCATCATAATTAACCCTAATAGTGTCATTACTAATCCCGCTCTGAATTTAGTTTCACTTGTCATTAATCTAAGTTTTTAATATCAAATAATGTTTTTTCCACATCTTCTTTCGATAGATAACCAAGTACATCATTAGTAATTGATGTGTTGTAAGTTATTTGACCATCCTTCCCAAATACAGCCAATTCATATAAACCATCTTTTCCACCATACGTGTATTGGCTTCGAGCAATGCTAGCTCCGTAACCATTTGGAAATTGTACTATACATTGTTCCCCCATTCCCATTGGGTGTGGTTGAAAGTTGAGTTCTTTGAACACTATCGTGTCGAAATTGTTTGTTGGTCTTTCTGTTGTTTTCATCTTTTAATTTTTTTACGAATGCTCGTGTTAAATAAAAATTCATAGTTAAAATATTTCTTCAGCAATACCTAAGACCTCTGCCAGTCCAAACAATACTGCTGCAATTTTTACGTCACCTTGAAATAGGAAAAAACAAGCACCAAACCTGATACCCGATTTTACAATGCTAATCCAAAAATGACTATTTGATTTTGATTCTTTCTCTTGCATGTTTTTCTATGTTTTATAAAACAAATATATACAATCAAATTAATACCACAAAATTTAAATGAAAATATTTTTTAACTATTGATTATCAATAACTTAAGAAGTCGTATTTCTCTTTTTTCCACTCTATGTTGTGATATTTTTTCATTCTTTGTGTTAATATATCAATTACTTCATTATATGAATCGGAAACTTTTGTATTTGCCTTACCATATGATTGTATTAGATTACCTTTTCTATATTGTAGGTTAATCCTTTTTCTTCCATGATGTAAAGATATAAAAATATAGATAGATCCGTGAGGAAATTGTTTAGCCATACAATTCTTCATAGTAAACCCCTCAACCCTATAATCTTCTTCTGTCAACAATACGTTTGGTTTATAAATTTCACCATTAAGGACAATATCTGTCTCTACATCATTAACAATATCTGTCGGTATTGAGTACCTAACTCTATATCCTCTGGAGAAGTGTAATTTGTATCCTAACCAAGTCTCCATATGGTTTTCAAATTCATTATCATTCTTTGCCTTAAACTTTAAATCTATTTTTTTAGCTTCCAATAAATCTCGTATTGAAAATAACTTGTTTAACGAATAAATAAGTGTGTCCGATCTTAACGTTTCGGTTTCCCAATTATTGATAGCCTTTACCATACAATCCTTCTCAGATTCATTTTTAAGTTGGTGTGTCTTTTTGTTTGGTGGTAAATCAAAACAATGATTTTCCCACACTATTTTTTTAATGTAGTCAATGTAATTTTCACCGAATAACTTACAAATGTAATTTAAAGAACTAATGTGTATTGGTTTACCTTCGTATTTGTTTAATTCACCAATTAAGTATCTGGATTTTATTCCATACGAATCTAGGACAGCAGGTAGGAACTTATAATCGTTCTTTACTAACCATTTCTTTTTGGGGTAATCATTTTGTATATCGTAATATATTCCATCATGAGATTTAATATTCTTACAATCCAAATGAAAATCAACCAACATATCGTACATTCGATTAAGTGATGGTTTATCGTACTCTTTATCTTTTAAAAATAATGATGTGAATTTAGGTCTCAATACATTCATCATCATTTCACATATTGTATCTTGAGCTCTGTGATATTTTACTCCCCAGTATCCAATTCTTTTTTCACCTCTAATAAATCCATTATCGGTTAACTCAAACAATAAATTAAAATCATTCTTTTTAGTTTTTGTTTTGTTGTTATATGATTTCTCGTTGGTTAAATTATCGTTGATGATTTTATATGTAACAATAACGTCTCCCGTAATCGTACTAAAGGATAGGTTATGGTAAAATTGAACTTTTTTTTTGTTACCATATCTTTGGTATTCGAAATCAAACAATGAATCGTATATGATTGTGGTACCATCATAGAACAACTTTAAATCACAGGTAGATTTTGAATTGTACTTATCTTTCTTCTCTTGGTTGTATTTAAATAATAAATCCATATACAAAATATATATGGATTTATTGACATTGTGTAGTTAAAATTGGGGTTCAAATAGTCTATCGAATGTACTTTGTGCTATTGGTTCTTTCTTTTCTGGGATTACCTCAATTCCATTAATTTTAACCGGTACCTTTTTACTTTCAATACAATGTAAAATTCCCATTCTCGCGTAGGTTGTTGCTTTCCTTTTCAATTGTTCAATAGCTAAAGCAATATCTGCGGGTGGTTGTGCATTACAGAAGTGTCTTGCCTGAATCATATTACCGGTTTGACAATCAAACTCACAGGTTACTCTATCTTTACCATCGTCAGTTCTTACTGAAATAATAATTGACCTGTCTTTATCAGAATATGATGCCACACAATGATGCATGAATCTACCCTCTTCATCGTATTCCTCTTCTCTTTTTAAAATGTGAGGATAATATTCGGGTGTAACCCACTCTGGTTTTGATTCATCATCACTTAAATTAATCTTAACTTTAATTGGTGATTCAACATCCTCAACCATTTTATCTGCAAATCGATATTCAATAACATAACCCTTTTTAATGAACTTCATCATTTTAGATAATTCAACATGTTCCTTATCAAAGTCATCAATGTTCTTAGCCCTTAGTTGTAAATCGGGAATGAATTCACGTAACTTTTTAATCATATTAAAATGGTCATGTAAATCACCAACAAACCTCGGGTTAATTAATGTTTCTTTTTCATGAGTTAATATTATTCTTTGGTAACCTTTAACTTCACAATTTAAATTGTTAAGAATTTTAACAATATTTTCTTTTTCGTTATTACTGATTTGAAACTCGTGGTTTTTAAATTCTTTAGCGAACTTAAATTTAGGATGTCCACCATCTGAATAACTACTTTCGTTTGATGTATTCAAAAAATGTCTCGTTTCAATGCTGCCAATGTATTTTGAGAAGTTATCACCAAAAAAATAACATAGACGAGCCAACGAATTAATATCCATTTTACTATTCTCGTGCATTAATTTAATTGTAATTTTAGATTTGATTTCAAATAGATCTAAAATTGATGCGATGAGTTTCCTATCGTTTTTCTTTAGGAATTTTTCAGTTGGGTAGTATTTCTTAATCCAATATTCGTAGTTGTTTGATACTTTAATTTTTTTCAATTCGACAAAACGTTCTAACATTAATTGACAGAACCACGTACCATTAAAACTAAAATTTTGATTAAGATTGAATATTTTATCTATCTCATAAATAAAATCGGTATTATTAAATGTTTCATTATATTCTTTCAGAAGAACTGAGTCATCATCTAAACATTTTCTCATGTTTAAAATTCCACCATCTTTGAATTGCATATCCAAAAAATTGAAATTGTTAGTTCTAAATGTTTTGCTTGTTTTCTTACCACTTTTATTCATGCTAAGTGTGGTAAAATTACCTGTTTTAAGGTTGAAGGTTGCCGATTCAACACTTAATGATTTTCTGAAATAGATGTTATTAAAATCTCTATGACTATGATTACGATAAACTTTTATTGTTATCTTATCTCCATGTTTTCTAATTGAACGTTCAATTGTGGTTACCGATATCTCACTAAACGCATTACCATAGTGTCGTTTAATGTGTCTATCGTCTCTTGTTTGGAAGTTTCTAATTGCGTAGTTTATGGTTGTTGTTTCATTTGAACCTGTCTCACCATAAAAAAACTTAGTCTTTCTTTTACCCACTTTTTCGGGAAAGTCGACCATTCTACCAACTGAGGGGTCTCTTAAATTATTAATGAGAAGTTTGATACCTGTTTTATTTTTTTGAAACATCTCCTCATCGTTATCGAAAGGTTGTTCCCAAATAGTGGACTTGGAGTTTATTAACTCTTTCCTATCAATTAATTTAGAATAATCCTTAAATACGGTGATGGTTGCGTAATTGAACCTTTGAGTGATAATGTCTTCCATTGGATTAAATTAATTTCAACAAATTTATGAAAAAAAATAATAAAATACTTATATAAAAACGTAAATATTATGGCAAAAGCTAAGGGTAAAGGTGGTGCATCTTCAATGAAGGTCACCTTCGGTAAAAGAAAAAATGGAAAAGCCCAAAAATCTTGGGGTCCAAAAGCTCAAAAACCGAAGAAATATAGAGGTCAAGGTCGTTAGTTAAAACGTCCAGCACCCTTATATGAACGAAGGTAACGGGGTTCGGATAAGCTACTTATCTTGACCCCTTCTTTTATATTTGCAGCATGTGAAAACATATCTTTTCCTAAATAAAGACCGCAATGCCACCCACTTGGGCTATCTTTACTCATAAAAAATACAATATCCCCAACCATTAAACTATCCTTTTTGATTCTTGTGGTTTGTTTCCATTGTTCTGCACAATTGTTCCCTAATTTCTTTCCATAGACCTCCCAATATAGTTTTTTGGTATATTGTGAACAATCTATACCGTTTTTGGTTGATCCTCCGAATTTATATCTAATCCCGTACCATTCCATGACAAATGATTCCAATCGTTTTAGTTTTAAATTAGTGGTGTCGTTCTTTAAATGAGTCACATAATCTGAAAATTGATTTTGTGCCATAGAATTAATATTCAATGTGAACATTAATATTACTAAAATTTTAATTTCTTTCATTTTTTATTATATTAATTGTTATTCCCGCAGACCCTGCACTCACATTGTAAGTATTCTGTCGGTTATCATTAATCCACCCATACTTCTTAAATCTGAATATTATTACCAATTTACCTTCAAAAACGGCATAAATTGCATTATCGGCATAATCAATCGATGGGTGTATAATATGTCCTAATTTCCATGACTCTCTAAATTCTTCTTCTAATTCGTCTGGTGTAATGTGGATAAACATGTTAATTACTTAATGGGGCTTTTATTGATGGGTGTGATTCGTACCCCTCAATTATGAATTGATATGGTTGTGATTCTTTTATGTGGTCTTCAAAGGTATCCCTATGATGTTCAAAATGTGCCAATTGTATTGGACTAAACTTTAGCACTGGCAAGTTCTTATATGGTTCTCTACCAATTTGTTCTTTAGCTTGTTCAATGTGGTTAGAATACAAATGAACATCTCCTAAGTTACCTATTAGGTCTTCTGGTATCATATTAACTTCATTTGCAAGAATCTCTAATAACAAACCATATGATGCAATATTGAATGGTAAACCTAAGAATGTATCGACTGAACGTTGGTTCCACATTAATGATATTGCTCGTTTAGGTATCCTATAAGATTCCAATTCCTCACTTAACCCGCCACCAAACGGAACAATGTCATCTATCATTGATTGGAACTTCTCTTCTCCCACTTTTTTCTTTAATAAATCCCACATCTCTTCTCCAGTTAATTTTCTAGTGTAGAGTTGAAATCCGTAATGACAAGGTGGAAGAACCATATGTTCTAACTCACCGACATTCCAAGCTGATACCATCAATCTTCTACTATCGGGATTTGTTTTTAGTTCATCAATTAAGTTTTGTATTTGGTCAATGCCTTCTTTCCATATTGAAGGGCCATCTAACCCTAACGGAGTAGTGTACTCACCTTCTCTCCACCTTCTCCATTGTTTACCATAGATTGGACCTAACTCACCAAACTCTTTTGCAAACTCATTATCTATTTTAATTAGATTAATAAATTCCTCTTGTGTTAAAGGTATTAACAAATCCGAGTTACTGAATAGTTTTTCAATGTGGTCTTGCATTCCCATAATATCACCACATTTGTATCCATCAATAATTTCATTCACTTCTTTGGTATAATTCTTATAAGCATCCCCATTCCAAATGTTACAACCATTATCAACAAGATATTTGATGTTGGTGTCACCTTTTAAAAACCATAGTAATTCGGTTACCATTGTCTTCCATGCCATCTTCTTTGTGGTAAGTAATGGAAACCCTTGTGACATCTTGTGTTTAATTTGTCTACCAAATACTGAAATAGTTCCAGTACCTGTTCTGTCCGTTTTTACGACTCCATTATCTAAAATATCTTCTAATAAATCTTGATATCTTTTATCTAATCTATTCATGTTTACCATTTTGGTGATTCTAACCTTTTTATGTTATCTTGTTCGTCTTGTCTGCTGAAATTTTCTTTATGAGCTAAAATTCTGTGAAACTCTCTATATGATTGTGGTTGGTAATTTTTTAAATGGTCAAGCCCATATTCATACTCAAATAAAATTTCAGAATATCTTTTTTCTTTAGAATCAAATCCATCTGATTGCATTTTCAAATCCATTTGTAATTCATTAATTACGTTTTGTAATGAATCTTCCTTACAGATTGTAGTTGTCACAACGGGTGTGGGTTTATCATTAAAATACATTAATGAAACACATACCCCAAATAAGGAAACAATTGCCCCGAATGTTAATACACTAGTATCTCTATTTTCCATGTTTATATAATTCTTGTATTTGAATGCCCATCATATATGTTAACCATCTAACTGTTAATCCCCAAGAAGGTGTGTAGACACCAGTTTCAAGGAACTCGGTTTTATTATAAAAAAAAACAATTGTTGGTATTAAAAACCAATGGTGTCTCTTCTTATAGATAAAAAAATCTTTACAATATTTCTTTTTCATCTTCTTTTTTATTAAACAATGAATAAATCTTAGAACGATAATTTTCATACTGAGTCATTGCAATCCATTTACCAATGACACTACCTAAAATGTAAAAAATGATTCCGTAAAAATCACCTTTAAACATACCATCCAACGAATAATATGCAGAACCTAAAGCCATTAGATTTATCCAAACACTATTGAGTAATAACGCTTTAAGTTTGTTTTCGTATGTATATTTTATCTCTAACACTTTGAAAATGTTAAACATAATTTGAAAAAATAAAATTAATAAATAATTTTTCATTTCTTTTTAGGTTTTCTAATATAATCTAACACAAGGTTAAATGAACCAAGTGATATGACACCCCAACCAAAATATTTCACTAACTCGGGGTCGGCACCTTTAAGTCCATACTTCTGAACTAATATTCCAGTCAATATCATCATTATGTAGATAATTTCCTTAATCTTTATTTGCATCTTCTTTTAATTTAGTTAAACATTTATATAACGTATTGGCTTCCATTAGGTTAAACATCCTATTTTGATTACAGAAGTCCAACGCCTTTCCAATTATTGCCAATGCGGATTCTTTATCGATATCGCGCACAAATTGATCGAACTCATCAATATCTTCAAATTCAATTAAACCACCGAATATTGTTTCCATATTTCAAATATATAAAATTCTTTTGGTAATTCCAAATAATTATAGTTATGTCAGTTCACATCAATAACAAAACATTTCAAGCTGAGTACTTATCTAACTCAGAAGATATCCGTAAGGGTATGATGGGTAGAGATTCATTAGAGGGTTGTATGGTCTTTAAAATGGGTAAGGGTCACCATTCATTTTGGATGAAGAATTGCCTTATCCCACTTGATATTGTCTTCGTTCTCAATAATAGAATAAATCAAATTCATTCTAATTGTCCTGCACCTGACCGACATCGTATGAATCCACCGAAATACGCGGGTATTGGTGACCACGTCATCGAATTTCCTGCTGGAACTACAGAGGGTTGGAAAGTAGGTGATCGTGTTGCAATGTACCTTGGAACACCTCAGAATCCTGTTCGATAGTTACCTCATCCGAATACGGTTCAATATTTGAGAAATCATATTTTACTTTTGGTTTAGTCTTTTGGAATACCCAAAAATATGAATGGTATTTACGTGCATGTTCTTGTTTTGTCCACTTAGTCCCAAAACTATTAATTCTTAGGTTGGCCACCAAGATAAACAAATCCTTTGGATAGAATCCGAATTCCATTGCCATATCCATAACCATTGAGTGTGTAAAGTGATTTTTTCCTCCTGATACGGTATCTTGACACTTAAACACCACAATTCCATCCTTTTCTGTGATTCTATACAATTCCTTTAAGGTATTATAATAATTTTTCATTAAATGACCATAAGTTTCATAACCTTCGTATCTTTTTGCTATGATCGAACTCCCATCTTTATTATCTTTGTAGGATTTACCTGCAATTACAAATGGTGGGTCGTACATTACACTCTTCATTGAGTTATCATCGAATGGTAGATTTTCAGAACTAGCCCTAATGATGGTATCGTTTTTTGGAAAAAGGTCCGACTTATGTTTGGGTGCGGGTAGATTCTTCCAAAAATTACCTGTTGAGTACGTACAATCTAGGTCAAATTGTACTATGTTGTACAACCCCATGATGTTTTTTATTACCTCATCGTTTGAATTATACACACTTTTTACGGGTTTAAAATCTTTTTCCATTTCTTTTTTGATTTAAATTTTATATATTTTTATTAAAGTTAAGAAATAAAAACCAATAAACCAAAATATTTATAAAAAAACACACAAACTATGGGATGCGGATGTAAAAAAAGAAACGAAGAACAACCGATTGAATCGGTACCATTAACAATTAAAATTGAGGAACCGACACAAGATGTTCCCCAAACTGATGATATATTTTCGGTTAGAGTTGAATCAGCCCCACCAAAAAATAATCAACAACCTCAAGCGTAGGTAAAATATCGGATAGGACTATTTTGTTTTGTCCGATATTTTTTTTATACTTGATATATATAATTTTATATATTATAAACATGAAAACAGAACAAAAACTAACAAGCGTCAATATATTGGATGATGTTTACAAAAAATTTAAAACTAAATCGATTGAGGGTTCTATTAATTTACAAAAATTAGTGAATCGTTCTATGGATTTATACAATAAAGATGAAAACTTTAGAAGTACAATAAACAATCACGTTGGATTGGCGACGACAGGATCTAAATTTTAATATGAAGAAGAAAAAAATACTTTTATTATCTGACGATTTAAGGATGACATCCGGAATTGCCACTATGTCGAAAGAAATTGTGATGGGTACCATTCACAAATATGATTGGGTACAATTAGGTGCAGCGATTAAACATCCTGAGTTCGGTAAAATTGTTGATGTTAACGACGATATTAGAACAAGGACCGGTGTTAAAGATGCTAATTTGAAAATTATTCCGTATAATGGTTATGGTGACGTTGGTATTCTTCGTAAATTAATAGACGATGAGAAACCAGATGCCATTTTACACTTTACTGACCCACATTATTGGCAGTGGTTATATGATGTTGAGCATGAGATAAGACGACACACTCCAATATTATTTTATCATATATGGGATGATTTACCGGACCCACAATACAATAGAGATGTTTTTGAATCTTGTGATTGGTTGGGTTGTATATCTAAACAAACGTATGGTATCGTACATCGTGTTGGTAAGAGAACTGATAAAGTAACATTTAATCCATTAAAGGATTGGCAAATTAGTTATGTTCCTCATGGTATTAATCCTGATTTATTTAAACCATTGGATAGAATATCGGATGATATTAATAATTTAATTCATGGTGATAAGAAATATGATTTTGTTTTATTCTTTAACAGCAGAAACATTAGAAGGAAACAACCAAGTGATGTGATTTATTCATTTAGATTGTTCTGTGATATGTTACCAAAAGAAAAGGCGGATAAGTGTTTGTTACTAATGCACACGAATCCTGTTGATGAGAATGGTACCGACTTACCTGCTGTAATTGATGCTGTTTGTAAAGATTACGACGTTAAGTTCACCAATTTAAAATTGGAACAAGATAAATTAAATGAAATTTACAATGGTGTTGATTGTACGATTAACATTGCAAACAATGAAGGATTTGGATTAACAACTGCTGAGAGTTTAATGGCGGGTGTACCAATCATTGTTAATGTTACTGGTGGTTTACAAGACCAATGTGGATTTGATTATACAGAAGATGATTACATTAATGTAGGTACACTTCACAATAAAGAAGTACATGGTAACATAAATCATGGTGACTGGGTTGAACCTGTTTGGTCGTCAGCTATTAATTTGAATGGTTCGGTACTAACACCATATATCTTTGACGATAGAGTTAATGACAATGATGTTGCAAATGCCATCATGGAGATGTATAAAATTGGTAAGAAGAAAAGAAAAGAAAAAGGATTAAAGGGTAGGAAGTTTATGATTAACAATCTATCAAATAAAATAATGTGTGATAAAATGATTGAGGGTATTGAACAAACCTTAGAGAATTTTAAACCAAGAAGTAAATTTAATTTATACAAGATTATATAATATGAACAAACCATTTTTATTATTTAGAGGACCAGTTAAAACAAGAAGTGGATATGGTGCCCACTCAAGAGATTTGTTACAAGCACTTTATGAAATGGATTTGTTTGAAATCAAGATTGATAGTTGTATGTGGGGTTCAACCCCGATGACGGCATTGGAAGATAATTTATTTCATAAATGGATTGAGTCTAATATTGTTAATCAATTAGAAAAAACACCAGACATTTACGTTCAAGTAACTGTTCCAAATGAATTCCAAAGAGTTGGTAAATTTAATATCGGGATTACTGCCGGCATTGAAACGACTATTGCGCCTAAGGATTGGATTGATGGTTGTAATAGAATGGATTTAATTGTTACAACATCCACCTTTTCAAAAGATGTTTTGTTACAAACAGTTTACAATGAGAATGAACAAAATACCGGTAAATTAATTAAACAACATAAGATTGAAAGACAAATAGAAGTTCTATTTGAAGGTGTTGATACCAAAATATACAACAACGTTTATAACAATATTGACATTGACATCAAAGAAGATTTCGCTTACCTATTTGTTGGTCATTGGTTAAAGGGCGACACGGGTCAAGATAGAAAAGATGTTGGTATGTTGATTAGATGTTTCGCTGAAGCATTTAAAGATGTTGAAGATAGACCTGCTCTCATCCTTAAAACATCATCAGCATCGTTCTCAATTAAAGAAAGAGAAAGTTTTAGAAAGAAGATAGAAGGGTTAGTGAGTGATTATAAAAATCCACCATCAATCTATTTGTTGTTTGGTGATTTAACTAATGATGAGATGAATAATTTATATAATCATCCTAAAGTTAAATCAATGGTAACGATTACAAAAGGTGAAGGGTTTGGTAGACCTTTATTAGAATTTACAATGACAGGTAAACCCGTAATTGCATCAAACTGGTCAGGACATAAGGATTTCCTACCAATGGATAAAGCAATTATGATTGGTGGTAAATTAACCGAGGTTCATGAAAGTGCGGTTGATACTTTTATATTGAAAGATTCTAAATGGTTTACCGCAAACTACAACGAAGTGACTGAAGTTTTTAAATTGGTTTATAAAGACTACGATAAATTTTTAGAGAAGTCTATGATGTTGGGTGATGAGAATAAAGAAAAATTCTCAATGGAAAAAATGAAAGAAAAGTTTAAAGATATTATTAATCCATTCTCAGTACAACCAAAAGAACAAAAACTTATACTACCTAAACTTACTAAAATAAAATAAGGTGATGAACTTTAAATTTTTTCAAGGGAAGACTAACTTGTTTTTAGAATTGGAACCAACACAAATATTAACATTAACACGACCATCATTTACATCAGAGAATGTTGAGTTTTGTTTTCAGTTCGGGAACAACGAACCAGTTGTATTTGCAACAGGTCCTAACGAATGTAGTATACATTTGAGTCCAACTATTAGTAGTGAAATGTCATTCACGGATAATGATAACGTATTTAAATTATTTGCAAGGGAGAGACAAAATGATTAGTGAATTTAAATTTTTTCACGGGATAACAAAAAAGGGGATTAGAAGACTTCGTGCTACTTGGGGTCCTGATTTAATTGAAAGACGTGTCGATGTTGAAGGGGAATTAATAAGAGTAATGTCACAGGAAATTGCTAGAGGTATTGATAAGGAAATCATTAATACAATAGTAAGAAGAATAAATGGTGGTAGTAATCATGGTATTGATTATTTAAACCATTGGTTAAGAGTAGGGGAGAATAGAGCATGAAATGTGAAAGACATATTTGGGATACGGAAGATAGAGAGTGGTGTTGGAAATGTGAGGAGTTAACATTAAATGAAAATAAACAAAAATATGAAGATAAGTTATGCAATAACAGTTTGCAACGAATTGGAGGAGATAAAGAGATTGGTCCCCTTCATTCTGAAACACAAAAGACCGATAGATGAAATTGTAATTCTGTACGATGAGAAGAATGGTAACAAAGAGATATTAGATTTTTTATTACCATATAATAAATTACCCAATGTTCAAACATGGAGATGTTTCGATTGGAACAATAACTTTTCGGATTGGAAAAACATTCTTAATGGTTATTGTGAAGGTGATTACATTTATCAAATAGATGCCGATGAAATGATTAGTGAGTATATGGTTAAGAATTTATCGGACATATTAGAAATGAATCCTGGTGTGGACTTAATATTTGTTCCAAGAATTAACACGGTTCAAGGTTTAACCGATGAACATATTAAAAAGTGGGGGTGGAATGTGAATGAAAAAGGATGGGTTAACTATCCTGATGCACAGGGAAGAATCTATAAGAAAGGAATGGGTTGGTATGGTAAGGTTCACGAACGAATTTTAGGTGGTCAGAAATTTTCATCATTACCAACCGATGACGACGATTATTGTATACAACACCATAAGACAATATTAAGACAAGAAAAACAAAACAATTATTATAATACATTATGAGAGTAGCAATTATTTGTATCGCCAAAAATGAAGACCAATATATCGAGGAATGGTCTAATTATCATTTGAAATTAGGGTTTGATGATATCGTCATTTATCAAAACAACTGGAAGTGTAAACTAGAACACCCAAATATTAAACTTGTTAACTTTCCCGGTAATCACGTACAAATGGAAGCTTATAATGATTTCATTAAGAATTATAAAAATGATTACGATTGGGTAGCATTTATTGATTGTGATGAATTTATACATTTAAAAAAACATTCAAACATTAAAGAATTTATTTCTGAATACCACAATGATTTTGGTATTTCAATGAACTGGTACATGTTTGGTTCTAATAATAAATTAGTTAGAGATAATGAAAACAAAAATTCATTGATAAAACAATTTATATTAAGAGATAAAGATGTTAATCGTCATATAAAAACTTTATTGAATTTAAAAAGCGAATCAAAAATGTCTTTTCCACATAATCCAACAAATAAATTAATGGATACGAATGGGAAATTTTTCTATGGTCCGTTTAATGAGAATGGACCGACAGATGTCGTTCAACTAAATCATTATTATTATAAAACATATGAGGATTGGTTAATTCTTTGTGAAAGAGGACAAGCCGATTATACCCCAACTAAAACCCCTAAATTATGGTTAAACAATACACATGTTTTTTGTGATGTTGAGGATTATGGGGTTTATAACTTTATGTACAATAAAAATCAATTATGAGTTATCAATATCCGAAAAATTTTAAATATCCTAATGAGAGAATATTCTTTACTGACCACATAGACTTATGGGAAGATTCTTTAGGTCAATTAAAAAATAAACCAAACGTTACTTTAGAGATTGGTGCATTATATGGTGGTTCTTCTGTTTACATATTAGAAGAATATTGTAAGTTAGATGGGTCTCACCATTACATCATGGACATTAATACTAATGAGTTTATAGAAAACAACATCGAACCATATACTGGTAAGGTAAGTTATTTACTTGGTGAGTCCTCGGACGCGTTTAAAGTGTTGGAACACAATGGTTTTAATAAAGAATTTTTAGACCTGATATACATAGATGGTAACCATATGTCTAAGTATGTTTTAGAAGATGCAGTCAATGCTTTCTATTGTTTAAAAGACGGTGGGTATCTCGTATTTGATGATTACGGTGGGGGTTGGGAGCAACCTAAACATATGCAAGTTAGGACTGCGGCGGATGCATTTATGGATGCATATATGAACCACTTTAAAATATTACACAAAGGTTACCAATTAATTTTACAAAAAACAAACTATATTAACATAACTGAATTTAAAGAAAATTATTATAAAACATTATAAAATATCGAAAAAATTAACTATATTATAAAAAAAACACAATGAAAAAAGAGATACCATTATTTAAGGTTTTTATGGCAGACACCGCAGCGGATAAAGTCGCCAAAGTATTAAACAGCGGATTTATTGGTCAAGGACCTGTCGTGGATGAGTTTGAAAATACACTTAGTCAATATTTTCAACACCCTTACATTTCGACATTAAACGCAGCAACATCTGCAGAACATTTAGCATTACATCTAATTAAGAAACCATTTAGATTTACAAAAGCAGATGGTTATGGTGTTAGAGAAAACGTGTGGGACGGTATGAAAGATGGTGATGAGGTTTTAACAACTGCATTAACCTGTACCGCAACTAATTGGCCAATACTTGCAAACAATTTCAAAATCAAATGGGTTGATATCGATCCTAAAACTTTGAATATGGACATGGATGATTTAGAAAGAAAGATTGGACCCAAAACCAGAGCAATTATTGTTGTTCATTGGGGTGGGTATCCAGTTGATTTAGATAGACTTAGACAAATTCAAGAAAAGTCTTTACGTATGTATGGATTTAAACCTGCGGTGATTGAAGATTGCGCACACGCTATGGGTAGTAAGTACAAAGGTAAGTTGATTGGTACACATGGTAACATTTGTACATTCTCATTACAAGCGATTAAACATATTACATCTGTTGATGGTGGGTTATTATTCTTACCTCATGAAGAATTAAATAGACGTTCTCGTTTATTAAGATGGTATGGTATTGATAGAGATTCACCAAGAAAGGATTTTAGATGTGAAGCAGATATCGAAGAGTGGGGATTCAAGTTTCATATGAATGATGTAAACGCAGCAATTGGATTGGAGAATTTTAAACACGTGGATAACATCATTGGTAAACATAAATCAAATGCGGCATTCTATGATAAAGAATTAAAGAACGCTAATGGTGTAACTTTATTAGAAAGAAATCCCGATATGGAAAGTGCGTTTTGGATTTATTCGTTGTTAGTTGAAAGAAAAGGTGACTTCATGAAATATATGAAAGAATGTGGCATTGCCGTTTCTCAAGTTCACGAAAGAAATGATATTCACACTTGCGTAAAAGACTATCGTGCAATGTTACCTAACTTAGATAAAACTATCGGTAGTGTTATCTCAATACCAGTTGGTTGGTGGTTAACAGAAGAAGATAGAAAGTATATTGTAGATTGTATCAAAAAAGGTTGGTAATGGAGAGAATAGTTGATGATTCATTTTTGAAATCTGATGTAACGGAGTTTGCGTTAGGTTATGATAAAGTTAAAAATCATACTTGGTATGATAACTTAAACTACATGGTTGATTTATCTAAAAAATATTTCAATGTGGATGATTTTATTATGGATTATTCGTGTGGTACTGGTATTTTTTGTGAAAGGTTATTAAAATCTATGGTTGATTGTCCAAGAATTTTAATGATGGATTCATCACCAAAGTATCTTAAATTATCACATGATAAATTTGGTCGAAATCATAAATTTCATTTTAGAGTTATCAATTACCTTAAAGATGAAGGTAGACTACAAACAATATCGGAGGTCTTAGGTAAAGAACATGAACAATTATTAGATGGGATTGTTTGTACAAACGCAATTCACCTATATCCAACAATAGATGAGACAATTAAATCTTGGAATAAAATTTTGGTTAAGGGTGGCAAGTTGTTAATTAATTCAGGTAACATATATAACCCATTAATGGGTGAGGAAACTAAATTGATTGACCAAACAGTAAATGAGATATCTAAACTATCATTTGATATTGTGAGGAATAACCCAAAATACAACAAGTATGTTGATTTAATAAGTGATTTTGACTATATTAATAAACATAACACACTTAGAGATAAATATTTTTTACCTATTAGACAAATTAATTTTTACACGGATGAGTTAATTAAAAATGGATTTAAAATAGTGGAAGTTAAAACTATCGATGTTGACGCTAGAGTTGATGAGTGGTTTGATTTCTTGAAAGTATATCACGAAGGTATAATAGGTTGGATTGGTGGTTCTAAAAAAATCACGGGTGTTAATCCAAGTGAGGATGAAGTTAACGACAGGATTGAGATTATAAAATTGGCACTAACAGAAATGTTTAATAACCAAAACGACTTTAAAGCGTGTTGGAACTATATAATTTGTGAAAAAATATGAAATTAGGTTGGGACGAGGAGATTAAAAAAGAATTAGGATATTGTGGTAACAACGTTGTGATTGGTCATAATGTTGTTTTTACTAACCCTAAAAACGTTTTCTTAGGTGACAACGTTAGAATAGATCCATTTTGTTTAATTACAACAGCATTGGAAGTTGGTAGTTACGCTCAAATATGCTCACATGCAGTATTAGGTGGTGGTAACCAACATAAAATTACTTTAGGTAAATGGAACTTCATAGGTTATGGTTCCAAACTATTCTGTGCATCAGAAGATTATAGTGGTGAGTTTGGTCCAGTAAATGAATATTGGGGTAACAATAAAATATTTAGAGGTGATATCACTTTTAAAGATTATTCAGGAATTGCTTCTGATGTTATGGTTTTACCTGGCGTTACTTTTCCCGAAGGTTGTACCATTGGTGCTAAAAGTTTTGTATATTCAAAATCAGAACTAAAAGAATGGTCAGTTTATTTGGGTAGTCCATTAACATTTCATAAAGAAAGAAATAAAGATAATGTAATTAATTTATCTAACGATTCAAATTTTATTAAGAACAAATGAGAAATTTTAAACAAAATCATGAGGAAATGAATTGGCCGTGGGTTGAATCTCCATTCTTCAATGAATTAATTAAACATCAGGAATTAACTGACGAACAAAAAGAGTTGTCAATAAAATTTAACAGAGATGGATATGTTATTTTAGACTTAGGATTAACTGATGAACATATTGACTCATTAAAAACTGAAATTGATACTTTAAACGATAGAGATACTGTTGTTACTCAAGCAGACGGATATCATTATTCAAAAGGTAAAAGAATATTTGAAGGTTGGAAGGATAGTGAAATGTTACAATCCCTTTCTTTAAATCCTGTGGTTATAAATACCTTAAAGATGTTATATAAAAGGGAACCATATCCATTTCAAACGATTACATTTAATTATGGTTCTAATCAACCATTACATAGTGATTTAATTCACTTTGATTCAATGCCACACAGATGGTTAACTGCGGTATGGGTTGCTTTAGAAGATATGACAGATCAAAATGGTTCATTGGTATATGTTCCAGGTTCTCATAAACTACCCATATTTGACTTCTACGACCTTAAAGTTAAAGTTCCTGAATATGGTAAGCAATTTGATAGTTACGCCGAATATGAGGAGTTTATTAGACAATTAGTTGAAGCTCAAGAACTAGAAGTTAAACCTCTTATCTGTAAGAAGGGTCAAGCACTTGTGTGGTCAGCAAATTTAATACATGGTGGTGACATTATCAGAGACCCAAATAGTACACGATATTCACAAGTAACTCATTACTATTATGATGATTGTGATGTTTACTATTCACCTATGTTTTCAGAATCATGGAAGGGGGATTTTAAAACAAAAGATTTAACAAGTAAAAATATTAGAGAACATAAACATAATAAATAATGAGTGTAAAGATTGTGGGAATTGGGGCTTATGTCCCCGAAATAGTTTTAACAAATAAAGAGATTGAAAAAATGGTTGATACGGATGACCAATGGATTCAAGATAATTTAGGTATTAAAGAAAGAAGAATTAGTGCCGATAATCAATTAAGTTCCGATTTAGCGGTGAAGTCAAGTATATCCGCAATTCATGATGCGAACTTAACTGTTAATGATATTGATTTTATCATTATGGCAACGTCTTCACCAGATAGAATTAGTCCATCTACCGCTTGTTTATTACAAGAAAAGATTGGAGCATTTAATGCTGCCTGTGTTGATATTAATGCAGTGTGTCCGGGGTTTCTTTATGGATTACAAATTGCAAAAGGTTTACTATCTATAGGTCAATACAAAAACATATTACTTGTTGCCTCAGAAACATATTCAAAGTTAACTGATTGGTCAAGACGTGATTGTGTATTCTTCGGAGATGGTTCAGGTGCTGTTGTTCTTCAAAGAGACGAAACAAATTATTGTGAAATTGATTTATATGCTGATGGTACGGGTAAGGAAGCATTTACAGTGCATCACGGGGATTACTTCTCAATGATAGGTAAAGAGATTTATAAAGGTGGAACAACTAAGTTACCATCATCAATACAATCGTTGTTAGAAAGAACTGGTGTGGATAAAAACGATATTACACATGTGGTTCCTCATCAACCAAGTATTAATATCTTAAAGAAAACTGCAGAGATATTAGATGTTGATTTTTCTAAGTTTGCAACATCAATGGGTGAATACGCAAACACTGCGGGTGCATCTATTCCCATTACACTTAATAAACTTTACGAACAAAATAAATTAAAGAAAAATGATTTACTATTACTAACAACAATTGGTTCAGGATGGGTTTGGGGTAGTGGATTAATTAAATGGACAAAATAATGAAAAAGATATTATTAGTTGGTGGTACTGGTGGGTTGGGAAATCAATTAACTAAACATTTAAGTTTAAGTTACACTTGTCTTTCTGTTGGATCTAAAATGTTAGATGTAACCAATGAAGAACAAGTAAAAGAATTTTTAGATAAAAATGATTATGATATTATCATTTATCTTTCAGTAAAGAATATTGATGGGTTAATACATAAACAAACAAAAGAAACAACTGAATCACAATTAAACGTAAATCTATTTGGATTATTGAATGTTCTTCGTCATTCTACTAATAAACTTAGAGAAAAAGGTTATGGTAGAATCATTTACATATCTTCGGTGTTATCTAAGAAACCAATTAGGGGTACTGGTTTATATTCAGCAAGTAAAGCTTTCTGTGATAACCTTATTAAAACATACTCGTTAGAGAATTCAAAATACGGAATAACATCTAATTCTATTCAATTAGGTTATTTTGAGGGTGGGTTAACAGATAAAGTTCCCGTTGACATTTTACAAAATGTAAAAAATAGTATATCTTTGAAGAGATTAGGTAAGGTAGAGGAAATGTCAAATTTAATCAAAACAATAATAGAGACCGAATATATTAACGGTACAAACATATCAATCACAGGTGGTTATGAAAATGAATAAATTTTTAATTATTTTGGCATATTATGAAAGACCAAAAATTGTATTAAACTCATTAAGATCAATTCTTGATATTGGTTATCCAGAATTTGAAGTACATTTTATTGACGATGGGTCGACTAATAGAGGTGAACCCGTAGTTAGAGAAGTGTGTTCATCGATTATTGATAAATTTAAATTTGATTACATCGACCACACCATTGAACAAAAGAAATCACAAGGTGGTAGTATGCATGGTTTATTTTTAAATAAAGCAATTAATGAGAGTGATGCTGACCACGTAATAGTTTTATGTGACGATGATGCAATTTACCCTGATTTCTTAACAAGGTTGAATATTCACATCAATAAAGAAGAGAATAAAGATAAGAAATATTTCTATCATAATATGGTCTTATATGATTCTTTACTTGAACCATACGAAAATGGTATTGAAAGAAAAGATTTTAGTTACTTTACAAACCAATGGAAAACTCCTATTAATTGTGCAGGTAAAGTGGATTCATCTCAAGTAACATATTCAAGACATGCGTTTGTTGAGGATGGTTTAACATACCCATCACCTCAAACATCTGGTTTAGATATGGCAATTTATCAAAAGATGGCTAGCTCATGGGGTCTATGTGAATATAGTGGTTTAATATCACAATTAAAATCAAATAACGCGGACAACTTGGTTTGGAAAGACAACACAGATATGATGTTCATCACAAAAGATATGAATTAATGAATATAACATTTGTATTGGCAGTTTACAATAAATTAGATTTAACAACAGAATGTTATAATCGTTTACGTAATGTATACCCAACAGCACCTTTAGTGATTAGTAGTGGTGGTTCATATGATGGAACCAAAGAATGGTTAGAATCATTGGAAGATAAGAACCTTTCTTTTATTCATGATGATGATAGGTTGACATTTTCTGAAACATATAATGCCGCAATCAAACTTGTTGATACAGAAAAACTTGTATTGATTCACAACGATATGGTAATCGGTGAACAGTTCTTAGAGAACTTAGATAAATTATTAGATGAGAATCAAAATACATTATTATCATATACAACTATCGAACCTCCAATTTTTAGAGGACATCAAAGAGCCGGTAAAGTATTATTAGATTTAGGTTCAGGGTTTAATAACTTTGACCAATATCATTTTAATGTTTATGTGGACCAATGGAAAGATAGTAAGAATTTATACAATGGTGCGGTGTTCTTTATGAGTGGAACTAAAAAAATGTTTGAGGATGTTGGTGGGTTTGATGGTTTCAGTTTTGTACCTGCATTTTGTGAGGATGACGATTTCTTAATCCGTGCGAAACTAAAAGGTTATAATTTAAAAACCTGCGATTCTGCAATCACCTATCATTTTGTTTCGCAGACATCAAGATTTAGTGATGAGTTTAAAAAAGATAGAATGTTATATGAGGTTTCATCTAATAGAAACTTTATTAGAAAGTGGGGTGTACCAATCTCAGCATTTAACGAACTTAGGTATTGGGAAGAGGATAACTTTACTTATAAGACTTTTAATATGGGTTTAACCACTCGTAATAGAAATAGATTAATGGAAGTGGAACCATTCTTTGATAAAATCGATTTAGGGGAGATTCCTGAGACTTATATTGAGAATGAACAAAAGAATACACGATACGATTTAAGGTCAAAATTTACCCTTACAGACACGGTTGACGTGATGATTACAGAAGTTGACCAGTTTACAGATGATGACATTAGAACTTTACATAAAATAAGGTTATCAATACCTTACTACGAACCTGGTGAATACCAAATAGGAAATATGATGATAGTTATTAAAAAAACTATTTAATGAAAATACTTGTAACAGGAGGTGCTGGATTTGTTGGTACCAATTTAATTAAAAGACTTTTAAAAGATGGTCACGATGTTACATCGTTAGATAACTACTTAAGTGGTTTTAGTTCCAATCACCAAGATGGTGTAAATTATATATGTGGTGATGTTAGAAATCTAGGAATATTAGATAACGTGAGATATGACATTATATTTCATCTTGCAGCAATTGCAAGAATACAACCATCATTTAAACATCCCGTTGAATATTTTGAAACGAATACAAATGGTACATTGAACGTGGCACAATATTGTGTTAAGAATGACATACCATTAATTTATGCCGGAAGTAGTTCACACCATAGTGGTAAGTTTAAAAATCCGTACACTTTCAGTAAGGATATTGGTGAGGAGATTATTAAACTTTATCAAGAACATTTTGATTTAAAGTCATCCATAACTCGTTTTTATAACGTATATGGTCCACATCATTTAAGAGATGGTGGTTATAGTACGGTAATCGGTAGATGGGAGAAACAATATGATGATGGTAATCCTTTAACAATATATGGTGATGGTTCTAAAAGAAGGGACTTCACACACATTGATGATATTGTTAACGCATTAATTAAGATATGTGATAAGGAATCGTGGGGACACACATTTGAATTAGGTAGGGGTCAAAATTTTTCTTTAAATGAAGTTGCTGATATGTTTAAAAAAGATAGAGTTTATATGAAAGATAAACCAGGAGAGGCTCAAGAAACTTTATGTGAAAGTACATTGGCTAGACTAATTTTAGATTGGAAACCAATTGTAAATCTATACGATTATATAGATGAGTATAAAAAAAAGGGACTATAAAGTCCCTTTTTCTTTTTTGATTAATTTAAATAAGACCTGATATTTGTCTTTCGTTTTACCTGCATCCTTTAAATCTTCTTTGGTAATTTCAGGGTATTCGATTTCAATTTCTTGATTCAAAAGTACACCATATTCATTATCAAATTCGATGTATTGTGGGTTAATAACTTTACCAGTTACGTTACCTTCCTCATCTTTCAATTCATTATACATTTTAACTAAGACACCACCCTTACCATCTTCTTCACCATATTTTTTGATTAATTCATCTCTTAATGCTTCGACCTTAGTTCTCTCACCTTTAAGTTCTGTTGAGAAGTCACTCAATTCATATTTCAAAATGATTGATAGGTTTTGTTTACTAAATCCCTCAAACACTTGTTCTCCGGTTTGTGGTTCAATGTATCCGTTTATTTCACTTTCTAATTGTAGAACGTCTCCTAATTTTAATGTGATTTTTTCCATAAATTTTTAATTATCTTTTATAATATATATCTTATTTTTAAAAAAATAAAGATTAAATTATTATGCGGGGAGGAAGAGATTCGGACTCTCGATTGAATGTTAAGTCCAATAGCAGCTTCGGAGGCTGTCGGTTTAAACCACTCACCCACCTCCCCAACAATGTTAATATAATATAACTAAAAAATTTAATAAAACAAAGTTATTTGATTAATAAAATTAAGGTTTAGCGTTAGTAGATACTAAATAATAATTACCAGTTGCATAGTTTGCACTAATATCATTAAACCCTAAATCGGTTAAACCGTAAGGATATGCGGGATGTGAGTAACCACCCAATAATCCATAAGCACCATAATCTCCATTCGGTTCACTAAATGTTGTATTTCGTAACCACCATCTTCCACCATCTTTTACCCGATGAGCCGATGAACCTGCACCATAGTACCATGTTGACCTCATTATAACTCCCGTATAATTTCCTGGCGTTAATGAATATACACCATAAACTGTTGTAAAATAATCATTATAAGTACCTGATGGTCTAACATTATTAACCGCATTTGACATTGCTCTCCAATGATATGCACTTCTTGGCATGACTAAATCTAAACCTAATGAAGTTCCACCATTACTTACATTCACAAAGTTAACCGATGGTCCACCTGTAATAAAATAAAAATCATACCCCCCACCTTCTTCTGTCATATCAACATACATTTGAAGAGCGTTTGGCATTATTTCCGATTTTATCCAATAAAAACCCGTAGGTTTACTTGGGTAGTTTAATTTTAAATCCCATCCTGATTTTGCGGGGTTTGAACTTGAACTACCATCTCCGTAATTATGTTTAACACCAAATCCATCATAATTAATGGTTGGTGCGGTTATTATATTTTGGTTAATATTACATCCTGGCATAATTATAAATATTTTATATTCCAAATCTACCTCTGTCTACGTTATAGTTTTGTAAAAGTTCTGCAGCGGATAACGATCTGTTATAAATTCTAGCAATGGCGATATGTCCATTAAAATTATGAACACCGTCAGTTAATCCGGCACCATATGTTCCTACAACATATGTTGCATCAGGTATGGTACCAGTTTGTGCAAAAGTGTATACCTCCACACCATTTATATAACCTCTAGTTGTTGTACCATCCCACGTTCCCGATATATAACTCCAAGCGTTATTTGGTATACTTCCACTTGTTCCACCTGATCTAGCACTAGTTGTATTGTTCGCCCAATGTAATGACATTGTTGTACCACCATCAATAGAATCGATAACACCAAAATACATATTACTAGTTGCGGAAATCACACCACCCCTAATTGTACCCGTTCCAACAGACGCTCTAGTTGGTTTAATCCAAGCATCAACAGTAATTTGTGATGTTGGTTTAGCATTAAAATTATTAATCTGTACATAATCGTTAACACCATCAAAAACAACCGCACCTCCATTATTGAATGAGAATGTTGGTGAATTTATAAACTGTCCTCGGCAAGCTGATGGAGATAAATCATTCCATTGACTATTACAATTTGTACATCCAGGATTTGTTGCATAATATTGACAACCATAACCACAATCATAATAATTTACATCATTATATGATTGACTACGTCCGGCGTCTAACCATAAGACGATACCATTTTGTACTGCGGTTGGGTAGTTCTGAATTACACCACTAGTGTTAGTGATGTTAGATGATATTATATTTCCGTTTACGTTTAATGGCATATCTTATATTATTTAAACACCATATCTTCCTCTTTCGGTTTGGAAGTTTTGTGCTATTTCGTGTCTTTCTAAAACTCTATTATATCCTCTAACGATACCTATTCTACCATTAAATTGTGAACTAGGTGAACTATATATTGCACCTATATTAAATTGTCCCGTACCTGAGTATTGTGTTTCAACAGAAGCGGGTGCGGTTTGTTTAATTGTGTTTGCAAAAAATTGTTTTCTAAATGTTATTCCATCATATGTAAACACCCAATGATACCAAGTATTTGCGGAAGGTCTGTAGTTATTTTGATAATCATTATCATTTGAATACATTCCATATATCATACCTCTTGCACCATCTTGATATAAAATGTGTAACCCTATACCGGTACCGTATGCTCCTTGACCAAATAATCCAAACGAAGATGTACTAGCCATGTATACCCATATCTCTAAGGTAAAACTACCTGTAAGAGGCATACTACCGATACTGGCATATCCTGAAGCACTGGATGTTATTGAACCACCATTACTACTATCAAATCCGGTAGAATTTAATGTAAAATTTCTACCATTACCACTCATGTCTGTCCAAGTACCACTAGACCCATTGTATGAATCAATATCCGCAGCGTCAAGATAAAATAACATCCCGTCAGTTATTATTTTATTTTTAAAAATCCCTGCGGATGTTATGTCACCAGTTTGTATTATATTTCCGTTAATATCTAATGGCATTATTCAGGTCTTTTTGGTGTTGCGTCGTTAGGATTAACTTCTTGCAACATAAATTTATATACTTTATTTTGTTTATTATTATATAAGAACAAATCATTTTCACCCTCCACGATTGTATAGTCACCAATACCATTACTTAAAGATAAATCGGAAGTGAAAAGTGTGTTCCATCTAAATGATGCGGAACCCAAATTTTGTGTACCATTAAATCCAGGTGTTACGCCTGTTCTAGTTATTTTAAGTATTTCTTCATAGTTAGTACTTGATGACGATTTGAAAAACCAACCTGTAGTGTCACCCGCTTCAGCATATTCAACAAATGTTGTTTGATGACCTGCGGTAAAAGTGGGTGTGGCTGTAGGTCCTGAAATTGCCGATCTAAATGCCATCATATGATTATTATTGTCATAACCTGAAAAAACTCCGTAAGTATTTGCACCACCGGTTCTTGCAATAACCCTTCCACTTGTAACTGTTAAAGTATTATTAATTGAAATTGCAGTACTTGTACTTGCACCTCTTCCTGTTACACTTGCTAAAGTATCTGTTTCAGTATAACTTGTTATATATCCTGCACCATTTGTAAGTTCGTTATTATTCGTAGGAATAGTTTGATCGCCCGTATTTGTACCTGATGAAGTACCACTAAAATTTGTTGCAGATATTGTACCCGCGAATACAGAGTTACCAGTTGTGTCAATAGTAAAATAAGTATTAGTACCTACTGTTGCCCAACTTTTACCAATTTTAAATTTATCTGCATCGGAATTATCTATACCTACCGTCCAACCTAATACACCATTAATATCAAATGAAACAAATGGATCTCCACCTGTTGGACCTAAAGTTCTTAATGCTAAAACGGCATGAGCATTTTCATTAGAACTTGTATTATGCATATAAATTACAGGTACATTTGTACTTGCAGGTGTACTATAAGTACTATTACCGTTTTCTATTATAAATCCTGTATTGGTAGTTGCTCCTCTTGTTATTACATTTTGTAAAGTGGATGTTTCTGTGTAAGAACTAATATAACCGCTAGGGTTAGTTGCGTTGTATGGTGTAAATCCAAGTGCGGTTGTAACATTACCACTGGTTATACCGGTTAAATAGGCACTATTATTTGTGAACTGTGAAATGTTCATTGATGTTAACGATCCAGCAGTGGTTGCCGTTGTTGCATTACCACTTAATGCACCTGTAAATGTTGTTGCACTCACCGTACTAAATGTTGGAGTGCTAGTTGTTAACAACGCTTGGTTAAGATATGTTCCAAAACCTGTGGTAGATGATAATGTAATTTGTGAAGAACCTGAAACAACACCCTCAGTGTTTAATCTTGTTTTAATTCCTGTTGAGTAGTTCGTTGTTGCAGTTAAATCAATTTGTGATGAACCTGAAACTAAACCTACGGGAATACTTGATATTGAACCGAATGTTATCTGTGAAGAACCTGACACTAAACCACTTGGTCTGCCAGTTATACTACCAAATTGTACTTGTGCCGAACCAGAAAAAACACCCTCAGTATTTAATTCTTTTTTAACACCATCTAAAAAATGAACAGAACCAGTATCTAATGTTACTGTCCGTGTGGATGATATATCCCCACCTCCACTCAAACCAGCACCGGCAGTAATTGAAACTGTTGTGTGATCTATATGTTGATTCGCAACGTAATTTGTTGTTGCATTATGGTTAACTTGAACTGAACCACTAATAACACCATCACTATTTAATTTTGATTTAACACCCGTTGTAAATGTTGCTGATGATGTATCAATTGCAATATCATCCGCATTTACTGTTATACCATTACCCGCACCCACATTAATTGTCCGTGTAGATGATATATCTCCACCACCAGTTAAACCACTACCTGCGGTAATTGAAACCGTTGTGTGGTCTATATGTTGATTCGCAACGTAATTTGTTGTTGTGTTGTGATTAACTTGAACCGATCCACTTATAACACCATCTGTATTTAATTTAGATTTTATTGTGGTGTCAATAGAAGATGTAAAAGTATTTAAACTTCCCGTTGATGATTCAATTGCAGTTATGTTAGGGTTTGTTATATTTCCCGTAACTTTTAAAGTACCTGTTATTTCTGTATTTGAATTAATAGATACCTTAGAACCATTATCGAATATATTTGAAGTTGTTAAATGGTGACCGTGTCCGTTATTTTCTACCTTTGTTAGGTAATTCCCATCTAATAGTGGTGCGTTGTCAATATCATTACCTAAAGGACCAAATAACATGATGCTTGCATCATTGGTACCCGTATCCATATGTTTAAATTTCCATTGATTTGTTAATGAATCATAAAATAATGAAGCGGTAATGTTTGTTGAACCAGAATCAAAAACGGAAATACCCGCATATCTAAATGCTGGGCTATCTGTGTTTAATACAATTGTATTGGTTCCAATTGACACTGCAGATGCAGTAATATTTTCTAAAGATGATGAACCCTGTACAATTAAATTTTGACTAATGTAAAGTGAACCTGTTATTGTTTGTGTTCCTTGAAAATTATTACTACCTGTTGTTGCATAACTTCCAGTTTTTGCTTCAATTGAATCTACCCGATTTTTTGTCCCTAATGTGGTTGTTGCAATACTAGAACTTAAACTTCCTATGGATGAACTTAATCCTGATGTTGTAGTTGCAACACTAGAAGATAAACTTCCGATGGATGAACTTAATCCAGATGTTGTAGTTGCAACACTAGAACTTAAATCATTGGTTGTTGTTGCAATTGAAGAACTAAATGTACCATAACCAGTTGTTCCTGTTAGATTAACTTGTATAGAACCAGATAGAACACTTTCAGAATTCATCTTGTCTTTTATTGTTGTATTAATTGAACTAGTAAATGAATTTAACGAACCAGTACTCGTTTCAATAGAATCAACCCGATTTTTTGTTCCTAATGTTGTTGTTGCAATAGAGGAAGAAAGACTTCCAATACTTGAACTTAATCCGCTTGTTGTTGTTGCAACACTAGAACTTAAACTTCCGACACTGGAACTAAGTCCACTAGTTGTTGTTGCGACAGATGAAGATAAACTTCCAATACTTGAACTTAATCCGCTTGTTGTTGTTGCAACACTAGAACTTAACCCTAATGTTGTCGTTGCAACACTAGAACTTAATCCTAATGTTGTGGTTGCAACACTAGAACTTAAAGAACTAATACTTGAACTTAATCCGCTTGTTGTTGTTGCAACACTAGAACTTAAACTTTCAATACTAGAACTTAACCCTAATGTTGTCGTTGCAACCGATGAAGATAGTGAACTCACACTTGTAGATATACTAGAACTAAATGTTGAATATCCCGTTGTTCCTGTTAATAAAACTTGAACGCTTCCAGATATGACTGTTTCCGTATTAAGTTTATTTTTAATTGTTGTGTCAATAGAACTACTGAAAATATTTAAACTACTTGTGGTAGACTCTATAGATGTTAACCGACTGTTTTGTGTGGAATTGGTTGAATTGTTTGAACTTGTGTAAGAGTTAAATGTAATCTCATCCAACTTTCCAGTACCCACAGGAACACCATTTAAACTTATTGAACCCGAAATGGTAAGTGCCCCTGTAATTTCAGTATTTGAATTAACTCTTAGTCCGTTTGTATTTGAAATGGATGCTGTGGCCGCTCCATCTGCAATCCGTGTTAAATTAAGACCTGTAACCCCACTTGCAGGGATATTAAATAGATTTATACCATCTCCTTTAAAAGAACCTGAGAATGAACCCGTATATGAACCACTAAAGGATTCTAAACTACCTAATCTATTATTAATAGAACCACTTACGGTATTGTACGAAGAGGTAAAACTATTAAAATCTAATCTAATACTACTACTAGTACTTTCCAAAGAGGTTAATCTACCTGACGCACTTGATGTAAACGTATTTAAACTTCCTGTTGATGTTTGTAACGTTCCAATTACGGCATTGTTTGAACCAGTGTAAGTGTTAAGTAATTCTATTGAACCTGTGACACCTTCAATACTTGTTAATTTACTATTTTGTGTGGTGTTGGTGCTATTATTTGAAATTGTAAATAAATTAAAATCAGTTCTAATACTACCACTATCAGATTCAAGTGACGTTAATCTTCCACTCACACTCGAAGTATATGTGTTGAAGCTAGAGGTTAAAGTATATTTTGGAGCAAAGGAAGCTGTATCTGCACTGGTAATATTACCAGAAACACTACCATTAATGGTGCCGAGTACGTTTAAGTTACCCGAAACGAGTAAATTATTAGAAATTTCCCCCGAACCAGATACTGATAGGGAGCCCGATATGTGAGGATCAAATATATTCATCTAAATGTGTATTATACTTAGATAAATACTCCAACCTTCGGTTATAGTAATCGAATTAAATTAAACTTTTTGGGGGTTGTGTTAATCCTGATGGTAGGTATTCGTTGAAGTTTTTATATATATGGTTGAATAATTTAGTTGCATACTCTTTATTATGTTTTGGTCCTGGATGGGTACCATCAACTCCCAAATCAATAAAAATTCCATAATTACCATCAAATCTATTTGGTTCATTATAGTCTATTGGGATATTTCTGAATCCATCCCATAACCAATTGCATTTTTTATCTTTTAAAAAATACTTAATTAATAAATGATTTTTATACCAATTTATAAAATCTTCATTTTCGTTTTGTAATTCTACTAAATTTTTTTGTATTTTTATACCTTCTTCAGTTTCTTCCATAAATCCCCAAGATGATGTCGGCATAAAAGGTTCTACATTATTATCCTTAGTATAAAATTCTCTCCTAAATGAGTGTGGGTACATTATTAAAACTAAATCTGGTTTAATCAAATCGTAATAACTCATTAAACATCTTACCACAAAATCTCCACTTCTACCGCCAGTCCCAAAATTAAAATTGACACCATTCGGTATTAATTTACAAAATTGATGCGGCCACGTTTCGTAATCATTAACCGCAACACCTTCGGTAAACGAACAACCTAATGACATAACTTTAAAACCTTCTTTTTTTATACTATCACCTCTAAATCCTAATTCATTATAGGTGTAGGTACACAGTCCTGTATTATCTGATCCCGATGTTTTGAATATTTTGTTTTTTCGTTCATCTAATGAATATTTGTAAGATGAAATCTCAAAGGTTTCAGGAGTCCAATATTTTAATGATTCCATTTAAATTAATGTTTTGTTAGTGTTATCTACAAACTCATATAGGTTATGAAATAGATTTTGATTTTTCCATATTTTATTTAATTCTTTTTTAAATAAATGATGTTCAGGATGTTCGATATCCCATACTTGCTTTAATTTAAATTCACCTTCAGAGAATGTACCCCAATTAGTTATCTTACCAAAGAATACGTTTACCTTTTTACCAAAAATAGAATACATCAGGTTATAAAATTCTTTCATTTCCATATAATTAGAATCTTGTACAACGAAGGATGTTTTCACATTTATTGGTAGAGTGCTTATGAATCTAAGATTACTTAATAAGTTCCCCCAATTACCCCCTAATCTTGTTTTATTTTCATAAGTGTCCTTTGTACCCGCATCTATACTAATTTCACAAGTATGTACAAACTTATGAACATTTGGCATACTATCCCACATTTCTTTATTCCACATTGATGCATTTGTGTGAAGGTGTATAGATTTTAAATTTGGATATTTTTTGGGATTAAAATTTCTTAAATAATTTCTAAACCCAACCGACACAAAAGGATCTCCAGAACCTGTAATGTATAATGTTTTTACGTATTGTGAAAAGTAATTATCAATATCTTCAATTGTCTTTTCTACTCGTTTTATACCTTTACTGTCTTCAACAATTAAATCTACCCTACATGATGGACATTTGTAATTACAAGTCCTATCAAAATTCATTACCAAATAATCGGGTGTATTATTTGTTACAATCGGACTATTAATGTTTGAATCTGATTTTAAAGTAACAGGTCCTGATGTTACTCCGTAATTTACTAATTTACTTAAATAGGGACAAAGTTCTTTATTACAATACTTAAATGAACCATCTAATATAGAATTTCTAATATCAATAATTGGTTCGCTATTATAAACATCTTTTAATGGGATTTCACCAAGTTCTACTTTATTGGGTAACCAAGATGGACAGCACACAAAACAAACATTGTTATGTATTTCTAACGATGTAAATGGTACACTACAAAAATAATTTTTTAAATCAATCTTATTACTCATTTAAATTAAAGTTTTAGGGATTGTTAGGTTTTCAACTTCATGGATTTTATTTAAAAAAAACTCGTTATATATTTTTTTTCTGTGTTGAAAATTAAAATATAATTCTTGGTTAAATCTACATATATCTAATACTTTGGGGGCGTCATAGATACTAGCCAGTTCTTCAGCGCTGTTTATAACTTGTGTTATTTTATCTTTACCTAACATCTCATCATAATCCTCATTAATCACAGAATTAAATGTCTTGAATCCCATATCTCTTAAGGTTTTAAGATAGTGTTTAGATGGTGAATATATAACAAATGGGACACCTAAATAAATTGCTTTCCAGGTTTTTTCCGTCAGATGAATTGAATTTGAATATAACATTGTTTCCAATATAATATTAACTTTACTTTTATAATACCATTTGGGATTTATGGTGTAAAGATACTTTTCCATAACTAAATCAGCGCCATACATTACATCATCTTCTAACTGAATAGGGTTAAAGTTATCTACATCTATGTTTAATTCATTAAGTAATTCTTTATTTAATAGATTTTTATTTGTGCTATTTTTTACCCAGGAAAATCTAGTGTCATTTAACAACCCCATATGATATAACCTCTCAATTAATTTATATTTTTCATAACTCATTCTTCTATTTAAACATAAGAATTTTTTATCAGGTATAGTGTTAGGGTTTAATTCAGTTACATATGAATTTAAATGCTCATAGGTAGATAAAAAGAAATTAGGAAAAAAACAGGTGTTTAATATAAAATTTCCATATTTTGTTTTACCCATACCAATTTTAGATGAATCGTTATTTACAATTATTAATCTGTTAAAATCAATTTTATTTTTTTTTAACAGATTAAAAAAATTCAAGGATAACTTATCCACCCAAAGTTCGGCTTCCCCGGAATTATTACACATAAAATAGAAATTTTCAGATTGTAATTTAATTAGTAACTCAATAAATTCACTAGAATGAGTATGCGCTATGTTTGGGTTATCGGAATTAGTCCATTCGGTTTCTAACAAAAAAAATAAAAAATTTAATTTTGTGACATCTACCTTATCGGTGTGGATATTTTTAAATAAGATGTCACTATCTATTTTTTCGATTGAATTTCTAATATTTGTATTTGGTAAGATATCACTATACCAAAATTGAATTTCCATTACAATAATGTTTTAGTTGTTTTTCTTTGGTCAAATTCTTTATAAAGATTATCATATTTCTGTTTAAAATTATCATCGTTCTCCATTACTGAATTAAAATGTTTACTTGAATTTATTTTTTCCATTTTAAAATCTCTATTTAGTTTTTTTGACACCCAATTTTCTAATTCCATTAAATTATCAATATCAAACCAAATAATATTTGGATTGTCATTTGTGAGTTCAACTACTGGTGTAAATAATATATCTAACATATTTTTAGTATAGGGTTCTTTTTTTGAAATTTTTAACTTAGTTAAAAAATTATCAATAACTTTAGACCTATTTTCCAAATTATAAATGTCATTTGATGTGATATTATCAAACATATCATTAGTTGTTAACTTTGAAAATTTATCAGCAATATCAAATTTATTTTTTCTGTATAATTCATCTATAATGTGTTTCCATAAAGATAAAAATCTATCATAATTGTTTCTTCTTATTGAAATAATTTGATTGTTTACACCAAATTTTTCTTGTAATATATATAATGATTCATGTGCGTGTGCTAAACTATCCGCCAATTCTTCATTATTCATTTTTTCCCATTCATTTATTTTAATCAACTGATTATCAAGGTTTGAATTGAAATGTTCTATTGGTATCTTGTTTTTTAGACACGTAATCATAAATGATGTTGAAGCACATCTTGGTAAACTTATAAAAATAAATTTTTTATCTATTAACATTATATTAAATGATTTCCCTTTTCAAATCTCTTTTCAAAATTTTCCCAAATGAATGATTTTAATTCGTCATTTACAATTATCTTATTTGGTCGTTTGGATGTTTTATTTGTGTGATTTATAATTAATCTTTCTCCAAATCTATCTTCTATAAAATCTATAAATTTATCAATTTCACTAATGTCAAATTCGTAGGTACATTTTTTATTAGATTTGTAAAATCTTTGAGAGAGTAGAGTGTCAACCGCACCTCGAATTGGTAATTTACATTCAAAATTTTCTTTTACCAGTTTAAACCAGCATTTCCTAAATCCATCATAATCATTACTCACCAAATGTAAATTATTTAAAAAATCGGTATCAAATGTTTTATAGATATATTCATTATCAACATCCTCCCAATTACGAATTGCATTATATTCGCTTTCAAATTCTATATTATCCCAAATAAAATTTAAGGCACTTAACCATCTAAATAACCAATTACGAGTTATACAAACAGTTTCTTTATTACCCCATTGTTCTAAACATCGATTTAAAGGCGCATGATGGTGAGATGTTTTATCATTCTCATCAATTAATTCTAAATTTAATTTTGAGTTTCGTAATGAACTTTCAATGGAGTAACTAGCGCACTTTGGAATTGAAACCCAAATAAGTTCATTATTAATTAAATGAGACATTTTTATATAATTGTTTTAGTTGATTTAAACCCTTTTAAATATTCATCTTCAACTTGTTTCCACTTTCCTAACGGACACGATCCCTTTTTATCTAAATATGTTTTGGGTGTGTATACTTTACCTTTTAATGGACAACCACATTCTCCACATTTTAATGACCATTCTTTATTTTTATTTTTAAAAAATTCTTGTTTAGATGGACATTCTAAACAAATATCAAACCTACTATCTGCTAAGTTTTTTAATTCATTAGAGTGTATAAGTGTATTGTACCACGCGATTGAAATTTCTTTGAAATCTATCATATTATAAGAGTGTTTTTTTGTAACTACTTTTTTCTTTTATTGCAACCCAATTAACTAATGTATATCTATTACCATTTTTAACACCAGTTACTCTGTGTTCAATATCTGATAAAAAAACGATAGTGTTACCTATTCCCTTTTCTACTTTCATTATTGAACCATCGGATAATTTTAATTCTAAATCACCTTCTTCATATTCATCATTTAGTTGTATAACTAAAGAACAATATCTTTCGTGTTGTGTAACTTCTTTTCCTGTAATATCTTTATGCCAAACAAAAAAATCACCATCTTTATATTCTGTGAATTGAAATTGACTATTTTTGTAATCTAAATCGAATCCTTTTATGGTGATATTTTCATCTAATAATTTAGATATTTTTTCTAATATAAATGGAAATTTTTGATAATATGGATAAAACACCACATTTGATTTTCTGGTATCATAAGTTGGGGAATCATAACCAATAGTTTTTGCTGGATTTAGTATTAAATTTTCTAATGTGAAATTTAGAACTAAATTACATTCTTCTTTTGTTAATAAATTTGATATAGATTTATATGTAAACGACATAACTTTTTATATTAATGATTTTGTTTTTTTTGTTATATAGTTAACCGGCATCCAATGTAGAAAAAATTGTAATACTCTTTGGGTTTCGTCGCATTCTAAAGGATTTCTCCAATGAACGTTTTTATCGGCATCAAATAATAATATTCCGTCGCCTATATTTGTGTGATGTGAGTATTCTTCACCACCTATTTTAGCAAATAACGGCCATTCTTTGTTTATTGTTGACTCTAAACATATGGACATTGTTACACTTATATCTGTTCTATCTATATGTTTTGTTAAAAATGCACTATTGAAATACTCTCTGACATATGTGTTTACATTATCTAAATGTTCGATTTCATTATTGAATTCTAATACTTTTGGTTTTAGAATATCTAAATATTTATCAAAATTATATGAAGGTCTAAACCCAAAGGAAGCATTGGTATCTACTACTTTATCACCAGAAGCGTGATTTATCTTTTCAATATCAAATTGTTTAGATAAAAATACACATTCCTTCTTTGAAAGAATATTTGGAATGAAGTAAATCATAACCTATTATTTTTAGAATTAACTATTTGCTGTTACAATTAAATTACCAATGGTAGTTAAAGTTGTGTTCAGTACGTTGATTTCTGTGTTTGTTATTATAGTTGCCATATTATTTTAATTTTTATTATTTTATTAACTCCAACATATTCCTTGATAACCATTACATGTTGGACCCCATTGAGGACCACTACAATATGGTTCGTTTTTTGGACAAGTCGGACAAGTGCCCCCCCAACAACATCCCACTGGACAACCAGGTCCATTATGTTCAATCGAAACAAACGATTCATTATTTGTTGATGTGGTCTTAGTTAAAAATAAGTGTGTTCTTTCTACTGAAATAAACCAACCGGTAAATACTTTTTTAATTTGTGTAACAGATACTACTGTTTTTCTAACAAAATCCATTAACCCATCCGTTGTGTTTAACAATAAAACCGCATCTCCAGATACCACATCAAATAAATTTTCAAATTGAACTTCATTATTTCTTTCAATCAAATACGAAGAAACTCCAGTATCCTCCCAAGTACTATTATCGTCAAAAGTTAATTGATAAAAATATGATAATTTATTAACTCTTTTTAATGCATTAATTTTGTTTGTTGAATATGTTGTACCACTTAGTAATGTTTCATACGTTATTCCAAAATTTGCGGTATAGGATGCATTATCTGTACCATTTGGATTTGGTATATCAATTGTTTTAATTAAATCATCAACATTTAAATCTAATGCGGTTTTAAATGTGCCGTCAGCCATTTCTACTAAATCAGTATCTAACAGTTTTGGTAACCAGTTACTATTTACAGAAGTTGTATAACTATCTCTATATTCTGAATTTATCTCATAAGTTTCTGAGTTATATTCTACATCAGTAAAAAATATATTTTCATTTAATTTAGTATATTGTCCTATATGAATTGATTGTAACGTCGGTGGGTATAATATGTTTAAACTTCTAACTACCTTTATGTGACCTTCGTAACTATTAGTGGTGTTACAGTAGTTTTCCATTAAAAAATATTCAGATGTAACATTTTCTAAAACCACATCTAATTCTTCTTGTGTTGTTACTTTATAAAATTTAGGATAAACCTCTTTATCATAGCCAGGATACCTTGATTTTAGAATAAAATTAGGGTGTACACCATTATCTGTTATTGTTGTTATAGTATTAATTAAAGTGTTGTTTTCATCTATGTAAGCAAATTGTGAACCGAACGATTGGGATTGGATAAGTTTCATAAATTCAACCTTATCTCTACAATAGGTATCATCTACCAACGCAGTTGTATCATATGCACTTCTGATAATTAATGTTTCATCATTATCCTCTATAACTGGGATAGTAATCGACAAACCACCGATTGCGTGGTATTCATATGTAACGGAACTTCCTGTGTAGTGTGTTTCTAATGTTTTATGAAAATATTGAATATCCCCAACGTAATGTATATTTTGGAAATTATTATCAGTAACAAATTGGTATAAATTTGTTAAATCCAAACAATCCACATCATCTTCAACTTTGGATGCGTTATCCCAACCAACTGCGGTGTTTATTTCGATGGGTTTTAAATTACCATCCTGATCGTACATAAAGTCCGAACCTATTAATACTGTTCTCATATTTTCCTTATTTTATATATAAATACTTATTTTTTATCTTTTACCCCAAACTTTATCCATCTATACCAAATCCTTTCATGTAGGTAATATTGAATAGGTTTGTATACCAATTCAGCCACGCCAAAAGTCACACCAATCTTAATTGAACCGCTTACCCACCACATTATAACAAATCCAATAAGGGTACTTACAATTCTATATGAAATGGTTTTGGCTATGTGTCTTTTTCTTTCTACTATCATTATCCCTTTGTTTGATCATATTTAATTTCACCATCAGGTGTCATGTGACCAGTCCTAATGGCCGTTCCACTAATCGTCGATATCTCAGCTGGTGGTTCATGGTATATTACATCATAACCAACCCCTCTACCATAATTGATGCTATCAATATCTGGAATAATAGATATTTGAATCTTCTGTGAATTTTCTCTAAAGAATGGTTCTTCACTTAGATCCATCATAACTTGCTGTGCTGTCTTGGGGTTATTTTCATCTGTGGGTACGTTCCGAATTGCAACCCACACATCTTTTCCTTTATCTAATTGTTGGTTAATAAGCCATTCGTGGCCCTTATGCCAATTTTGCCAACGTCCCACATACATTGCGTATTTTTTACTCATAATGATAATTTTTTTAACAGTTCATAATATGAATCTGTTTCGTTTTTTATTGTTGTGTCTATATCTATAAAATTTTCTAATGGTGGTTCATATTCCTCAACGTGGAATTGATTCCTACCCCTATCCTCTGTGGTGTGTACATAAATCTCAACAACCGATGTGCTGAATTTAAACGCCTCTCTTTGGTCTCTATATGGTGAAACTAGGGATACAATAACATTGTGCCCCTTACTATGCATGAATTGTGCGATGTATTGTGCTCTTTGAATATTTAATCTTCTTCCTGTAATGGAATAGTCTTTATTCTTAAAGATGTCTCTTAGGTCATCCCCATCTATGTGGGTAACCTCATCTTTGGGGAAATGTTCCACCAAGTATTTTGCCAAGGTTGTTTTTCCTGCTCCGGGTTGTCCTGTTAGCCAATATATCATATTACTAATATAGTTAAAATTATTTGAAAAATCAAATTAATGATTGTAAATAAATGGGTCTCTTTTACGTAATTCTTCTAATTTCTTCTTAAAACGTTTTTTACGTTTATAATCCTCAATTTTTGATTTAATCCATTTAAGTATATTCATAGTTTTATTTATATATTAAATAATTACCAATAACTAATAAATCAATATCGGTATTAAAAAAGGTATACATTGCGTCTTTTGGTGTTAAGACCATAGTTTTATCTTTAATATTAAAAGACGTATTCAATAATATTGGATAACCAGAACACTTCTCAAACTCCATTAATAAGTCATAAACTAACATATGTTTGTATACTGTTTGTATTCTTGCACTTCCGTCTACATGTGTAATTGAAGGTAGTTTATCTTTAAATTCTGGTTTTACCTGAACAATTTGATTCATATAAGGTACATCATCAGTAACATCAAAAAAAACATGTTGTTTATCTTTTATAACCATTGGTGCAAATGGTCTAAACTCTTCTCTTTTTTTTACCAATCTATTAATTCTGTCTTTCATTTCTATTTTAGTTGGGTCAGCTAATATTGACCTATTACCCAATGCCCTTGCCCCAAATTCCATAGAACCTTGAAACCAACCAACTACTTTACCTTCGTTTAATTTTTTTGCAATATTTCTTACTAATGTTTCCTTAGACATAAATTTATAATACCGATTCCCTTTAATAGCTTCAAGTATTTGGTTCTCGTGAAAGTATGGGCCAATAAATGGGTTCTTATTAATTCTTTCTTTAAATTTATTGTTATTTATTAAATAATTAATACAAGCTCCTATTGCTGAACCAGCGTCAGATGGGGCGGGTGGTATCCACAGATTATTGAAATGGCTATTTCTCACTATCTTACCGTTAGCGGTCCCATTATACGCACAACCCCCTCCTAATGATAAATTTCGATTATCATTTATCATATAAATCGATTTTAAGACCTCGAAAAGTATTTCCTCATATCTTTTCTGTACTGAGGCTGCTAAGTCTTTATAATGAGGTTCTATCCCCCTTTCAGGATCCCTTGGTTCTATCTCCAGTAATTCAATTAACTTCTCATTAAACATTAACTTGTCAGATGTATTCCATGTGAATATGTCCATGTTACAAGTTAGTTTACTATTCTTATAGTTAATTAATTTTCTAACTTTATCAATGTAAACATCTGGATTACCATAAGGTGCCAATCCCATTACCTTATATTCTCCTTCATTTGGCCTAAACCCTAAGAATGATGTCATTGCAGAATAAAATAAACCAATAGAGTGGGGGTATTCCGCCATTGATATTTTACTTATACCTTTTTTATCTGCCAACGCCATGGACATTGTTTCATATTCACCAACACCATCTATGGATAAACAAATACCATTATCGAAATTTGAACTATAAAAAGAATAGTAGAGGTGAGAATCGTGATGGTTAGAATAAAATACCTTGTTACCATATTTTGGTAACAATTTATTTAAATTCCATATATTTTTTTTAATTTTAAAATATGATTTAATTGAGTATATTGGATTAGTAAATAATTGACCTTTTATATTATTGATAACCCTCTTTAACTTTAATTTAGGGTTCTCGTAATAACAAATAGCCTCAACCTTATCTTTGGTTAGTTTGTATTTTTTGTACACATAGTTTAATGAGTTAATTGGGAAAGAACTATCGTGTTTTATTCCTGTAAATTTTTCTTCTTCACAAGCGTAAACTAATTGTCCGTTTTTAAATAAACAAACGGATGAATCATGATAATATGCTGATATTCCTATTATATACATTGTTTTCTATTGTATTTATAATAAATAGTATCCTTATTTTTAGTTTCTTTCTACGGGTTTAAAATAACAATATCCTTACTGACACCTATATTAATTTACTTTTTTTTGGTTCTTTATTGATGATTTCATAAACTTTTTTTGCCCAATATTCGTGAGCGTCTTCACCAAAATGTCCCCTTTTAGAATGTACGGACCATTTAAAATTGGTTTTATTAGTTAAATGTCCAAAAAAGGCTTGGTCGGTATTGTTAAACCCAATATGTTTTATTTTTTTAGTATCATCATATAACCAAAGATTATTAATGTATGATGAACTTAAAATGTGATTTTTATCTACATCTTCTAAACTCAAAAAGGAATGTAACCCATTTAAAAATGTATATTTAATTTTAAAAGTATCTAAAAAAATAGATAAATTATTTACATATATTAAATTTTTTAAATTAGAATATAATATGTCATGAAAATAAACTATTGTATCTTTAAATTTTTGCAATTCCATTTTCATACCTGTTGAAGCGTATTTTAGATCATACGCTGGATTTATATTACTGACCTGATTAACGTCTGAAAAATATAATTCTTTTCTGTCAAATCCTGACCACATAACAATCACATGTAAATCTTCTATTTTACGTGATTTATTAATTAATACATTTTCAATTATCCAATCTTGGGTTGTTCTAAAAATGTATTCATTACTTGCACCTCCTACGGCAATATTAACATATTCATCTCCAGTCATGTTGGATAAAAATTTACCCCACGATTTTTCATAACAAGATGGTTGATTTGTATATTCTATTTCAGAACCTGCGGTATGACTACACCCATTAAATAACATTATCCCCATTATATTAAATTTCTTAAAATTGGTCCAGTGGCAATTGAGATTTTTTTAGATTTACTACGAAACTGTTCATGAATTGTTTCTTTCACCAATGAATCTTTAGTTAACCATTTATATATGTTACCATTATTATTAAAGGTATCTTTAAATGACATGTCACCATGACTATTTTGTCTTTCCCATTTATATGTTTCTTCTATTTTTGGTGTCATTCCATAGTGTTTCATTTCGTGGCTAATGTTATATTGGTAATTACCCATATCATCAATTTCAAATGAAATATTTGCAATATAATTAACAGATATACTACCCCATGATGTAATGTCTTTTTCTGGATCAAATGTTATATTAATTTTAAACCCTTTGAATATCCTAAATAAACCATAGAATATTGGTAAAAATTCATTTGCAATGTTTGTACTTAAAAATGAGGTTGACATATCTTCAGTTATTAACTTGAAGTTAATGTTATCGTCTTGCGGTATATATTCATCAATATTGATGTTTGATGTCTCAAATGTAAAACATTCAGTAATATCTCCATGTCTTTGTGCATTTTCTACAACACTACCTGCGAAGTCCTTTAATATCTCTAACCAAATATGAAAACACTTAATTCTTACGAAACGATTTAATTGTGTATTTTTGTATCCATGTGTGTACCAATTACCAAATACTTGATTGTCCCATATTCTTTCTTGCCAAGCTATTCCGTAAATGTCAAATCTTTCTTGTAAATCACTAAGTGCACTTGGTCCGCAACCCATACCCGGACTTAATTGATGGATATACTTTCTCACATTATAAATTAAAATATTACTATGATAATAATCGATATGTTCTTCTGTTGGGAATCCGATTAACCAATTAACGTGAGTCCAAATTTTTTGAGTCAAGTATGTGTCTTTTAGATTGCTTTCAATTTCCCAAATCTCAATTCTTTTTCTCATATCATTAAGAACCTTTTGACTACCTGACTCAACCCCGTAACTTAATGCGGTACATCCCGAATCTGCAATCTTATTGATAAATTCTTTGGTCATTCTACCATCACATCTACTGTAACTATTCCAACCAATATCTAGTTTATTTTCAATAATTAAATCCACCAGTTTTTGAAAATTAGCAAGGTTACCATTTACCAAACTATCCACAAACCAAAATCTTCTAACACCATATGTTTCAATTTGATACTTCATTTCCTCAACTACCCTTTTTGGTGTCATAGATCTAAATCTCCAAAAATAAGTTTCAGCACAAAAACTACATTGAGCAACACATCCTCTTGATGTTTCAATACTAACACCATCTTTATGTAAATAAGATTCTAAATCGTAATCCGTAAAATCGGCATACGCTTTATCATCTAAATTTAATCTACTATTTGAATCACCAATAAAAACACCTTCACTTGGTAATCTCTTTAAATGTGTTTCATCATTTAAAAAGTTTACAAAACTTTCTTCCGCTTCACCTTTAAAAAAGTAATTAACATACTTTGAAAATTGTGATGACAGTAACCACGCTTCGGTTGACACTGCTGGTCCGCCAACAACAATTGCAACATTGGGTAATTTCTCTTTTAATTTTTTTACCATTAATAGAGTTGCCTGACTGTTAGTGGTATACATACTGAACCCAATAACGGTTGGTTTATCTAATACAATTTTATCCACCGCAGCATTTAAAAACGGTTCTATTTCTTTTAAAAGATACTTATTAAAAAACCAAGAATCTTCCCAATAGAAAAACTTCTCCGATCTCCAATAATCTTCTCCTGTCCTTTCAATTAAATTATGATATAATTGAACATTTAAATCATATACTTTACAGGCAAATCCTTCCTTTCGTAATGTACCAACAATCTTAGATAAACCATATGGTGGGAAAATAACACCCCAACTTGGACATATCGCCATTACAACTCTCTCACGTCCCTCATTAAAATCTTTTAATGCTGTTGGTTCGTTAAAATTTTGATATTTTAATTGTCCATTAACACCTATATGTGCTGACGCATGATTCATCGGCATTTTAGTTGTTGATTGTACATCCCTTTCTAAAATATGTTTTAAAATTAATTGGTCTCTATCCGCACCAATCGATTCAATTTGTTCTTTTAATTTAATTGACTCTTCATTAAAATATAATTTATCAATGAATGAACACGTTGGGTCAAATCCAACTAATACCGTGTTGTTAGGTAAGTTGTACATAAATTCATTATACTTTTCTTCAATTTTACTTAACCCTATAAATGAGTTGGTAAAATCGGTACAATAAATGTTTGATATACTGATATAATTTTTTTGTCCATCGACTTTATCTAATAATGATTTAGGGTTTTGTATTAAATCAATATGTAATAATTCAACATCTAACGTTCTAAATTTGTCTAAAAATTCATAAAATAGGTTTTCTCCCCCGAAGTAATCAAAAGTTCGATTTAAACTTAATAAAAAGTTATTTGTGAATTTTCCATCAATACCAAATACCTTTTGTCCCATTCCTAAAAAATGAAAAAAATTATTATCACTAAATTGGTTAATTAACAGTTTAATGTCTCGTATGTTACTTTTATAAATTAAATCAATCCACGCTAAACTCTTTTCATTAAAATCATATATGATTAATTTACCACCTTCTTTTAAATGATTACTCTTTAATGAATCTAAAAATTTAAACCCACCCGCAGGAACCGCAATTGTGTCAAACTTATTATTTTTATACCCATAGGTTAAATTCATATCTTCTGAATTTAATAACCATATTTGATTTTTAATTGAATTTGGTATTTGTAATAGCTTAACTTGGTTTATGTTGAGGGTGGTATCAACTGTTTGTGTTTTTAAACATTCTAAGAATCTATCGCTGTTAGATTCGGGATAATAGTACGTTCTTTTATTTCTTATTGTTTCATTCCAATTGATGATATCAAATCCGTTCTTTAGTGATTCATTAATAAATTTCCACCCTTGCTTTTGGTGGTATTGTTTTTCGATTTGTCCCGTATTTTTAATCCATAGTGGTGTGTAGTCATCGTGAAAATTTTCAACACTTCTTTCTATTACAACTAAATCATCCTCCTCATATTCCCATCCACCATATTCGGGTTTACCTGCTTTTACCCAATTTTTAGTGTTAACTAACACAAATTGATGATGCAATTCATACCAAAGTTCTTTCCATTCTAATATATGACCCGCAGCCATATAATTTGGATTTTTAAGAATTTCATTTTTAATGTCAAATATTATTGAGCTATCAAAAATACGAACTCCCGCCGCCATGAATAATATGTGGTCATATTTTTCATAATTCTCTTCTAATGCTTTATATATTGATTCACTTTCAAAAACGTCAATTGTTTTATTAGAAATTTCATTGATTCTATAGGAATAGAATTTAGTAAATTCAACCATTCTTTTAGATAACTCTTCGTTATGAAGTGTATCTGAAGGAAATATACAAATTGAAAGATTAATGTCGTTTATAAAACTATCGTGAATTATGTCCATATAATGTATTAGTGTAAGTTATTGAATCGTTTAATAATTTAGGATTAATCCATCCATGAACAATTACATGGTATCTATCTTCGTTAGAATTATTCCAAACCGCGTGTTCATTTCCTAAATCAAGGAATACACCTCTACCTTTTTTAAATGGGACTAATCCATGGTCTTTAAATACGAACTGACAACCCTCAGGGTTGTTTATTGCTATATTAAGTGGTCCAAAAATTCTTCCTTTACCATCGGTGTGAGGCATAACAAACCCGCCAGACTCTAACTTCATAATTCTAACTCTATCATATTGTTCATATCCTAATGATTTTATAAAGTTAGTTAATTTTGGGAGATATTCGCAAACATCGGTCCAATGATAATTCGCCTCTTCTTGCGTGTTGAATCCGTATCTGTCGAAGTGTTCTGTCTTAGTCGAATCGATTCCGTGTAACGTCACTGCGTTCCATCCTTCGTGATTATATGATTTAAGTTTATCTTTATCCCTATGTTTGACAAAATATGTTTTTTCTAATAATTTAATTTCTTCTAACATCCCATCAAAATCATTATCAAAATCAATCACAGAGTACGGCCAATTACAATTTGTATCAAATATATTTTCAGGTATACCATTAGATGTCCAACTATTAGTTAACGCGTCATCAAAAAAATTTTTTATCATATTAATTTCTTTTTTACCAACTCTGGGCTTCTTTTACTTATCATAACATCTGTTGCACAATGACAAATATGCCATGGACAGGTAATAGGACCAGTTGGCCATTTTATTTCCTCTAATTTATTAATATTACCAAGATTAAAACCAACACAATTACCTCGTTTTATTTCACCATCGGCAAAAATAAATAAAGATTCTAATCCAATGTCACATTGATACCCAAAGAAATTACTTAATCCTTCATTAATGTAGTCAACAGCATCTGCTTTTGTATCAACGGTACCGTCAGATAAAATAAAATGTGCACCAATTAATGCTGTTTTATTAACTGTTGGTATTAATGTTTTTGTGTTAACTCTATTGTCACCTTTAAACCATTCTAATTGTTCTTCAGTATAAACCAACGTATCTCTATCGAGTTGGTCCCAATCAAGTATTTTTACTGCCTCCATATTAAAATATTGCATCACATCACTTTCCTTAGTTGTATTAAACATATTAACGGCAACCTCCCAATGTTTTGGATCCATCATAATCCTTAAAGAACAATAACAATTATCTACAGATGCTTTAATTTTTTCAAGAACTTTATTCTTATCACCATATTGTGGATGATAAGAAAATACTATATAATTAACATATTTTGATAGTTCTGAATAATATTCAACATTCCTTGTCCCATTTGATGTTAAACCAACTGTACTTCCCTTTTCATGTATCATTTTACACAAATCAAGTAAAAATGGTGACATTGTTGGTTCACCTCCAGCGATTGATACGTGTATTTTTGGATATCTTACAAATAATTCATCGAAGAACTTTTTAACCTCCTCCCAAGTGTAACCATGATTATGTCCACTATGTAAAGCATCGACACAATAAGCGCATTTATTAGAACATATTGTATTAATTACCCACGTTACCTGTAAAACGTCAGGATGGTTATTAATTACTTCATTTATTTTTACTCTCATTAATCAAAAATTTTAATACTTTCAATGCCGTTAACTTGTGAGAACACTTCTCTGTTCCATCTAGTCTTACAACTTTCATCTCCTATTGCCCACGCTACGGATGGTCCCGATGGTGTAAACCATTTAGAAACATCCGACTCAATTGACAACATAGAATCGTCAATAATTATTCTTCCCAATTTATATCTACCTAAAGATAATTTGTGCATGTTATCAATCGGTACTTTTGATTGAACCTCTGGTGATAGAGATAAATACCAACCATAAAAACTCTCACGAATAGTATTGGTCATATCAGGACCAAAGTTCATCCATGTTTCGGGAGCAAATCTAATTTGTGGTCTAACTTCATCACGTGCAATAACCTCCCAATCATTTTCAGGTGCTATTGATAGATAGTCTTTTCCTAATGTATTATAACCACAATATAATCCACCCCATTCAAATCTATCTTCTAAAAATAACTTATCAATTTCAGTCACTGGTTCGTGTAAACCTGCAGGTAAGAAATCATATAAACAACTAAAATTTGGGAATTTGTGATGTAATCCATGTATGGCAGTTTCGATCATGTGAATAAATTCATTTAAAGATAAAAACTTATCGTGTAATTCATATGACCACTTTTCTTTAGTTTGTAATTCTACGATTCTATCACCATACACTTCAAATTCTTCATGAAGATAGTTTAAAATAACACTATCTAATTGGTTGAAATCTGTGAACGTTGGTAGAACTTTATCATAGTGTTCATTAATAAAAACTAACACTCCGTTAATTTGTTCCATTAAATAACCAATGTTATTCATTTCATTGTTGGTTATTCTGGCCTTAATTTCCATTTCTTTTTCTAAAGATTGTTTTGTCATAGATACCCATCTATCAACGACCGGATTTTGGTCATATAGATTATACGCTACTGGTAATGTACCTCCGTCTTTTGTTGTAAATACAACTTTTAATACTGCCTTTGCCATAATTAAAATAATTTAAATAATTCCTCGAAGGTTTTTTTATGATTTAGATTTCTATATAAATCTATTTTTATTAGGTATTCATCAAATTCCTTCATAAGTGATGAATTATCTTCTGAGTTCATTAAGTTAATCATTTCTGAAAAATTCCAAACATTTAGAATGTCTTTTTTTGATTCAACATAATCAGTTAACTTTTTAGTTATTACCTCTTTAACATGTTTGGGTAATATTTTTGTTGATAAGTAATTTGGTCCCCACAACACTCCTGTGTGGAATATGGTTTCGTGTTTTTTTCTTACAATTATCTTTTTATAATTTTGTGAATCCAACCAATCTGCAAACTCGGGTAGATAAAATATATTCAATGCTTGTACCGTATATAATATTTTAAAACTCATATTATCAGATGCATTATCGTCATACCTTCTTAAATTGTTTTCAATAACACTAAAGTTTGATGGATATCTAACATATTCTGTTACCTTATCAATACCGTCGATAGATAAAAATAACTCAACCTTTTTAAAATGTTTCCATAACTCCATTAATTCCGGATCGTAGATGGTTGCATTTGTGTGATAGTTAACTTGTATGTTACCGGCATGTCCTCTCTTAACCATCTCTTTAATCATTTCTTTATGTTCCTTAATTAAAAGAGGTTCTCCACCTGCAAATATCATCAACCTCATATTACCACAACTCTCATAGAAATCCTCTAAAAATTCTTGTCTCTTATACCACTCAAAATTATCAAGATTAATTGTTGATTTATGTTTCCAATCCCACTTAGCATTGGTTTCAAGTTCGTTAGATAACCTCTTAGCTTCATTCAACCACTTAGAACTATCTTGTGGTCTACACATCACACATGCCAAATTACACGTGTTACCCAATCTAAAATCTAACGTATATAAATCATTATCAATAGTACCATCATCGTGTGTGTTTCTTACAATTTCATCAACAAGTTCTTTAGTTAGTAAATCGTCCCATAGTCTATTCTCATTATTTCTGTGACTCTTAACTCCCACTTCTTCTTCTTTCCAACAAACATCACATCCTGTAAACTTTTTACCATTCAGTAAAGCCAATCTAGCTTCTTTAAAGTAATCACTATTCTTAGCATCGTTAATTGTGCTATGATTTAAATTAACTCCTGTGTTTGGTGATGATACACAACAAAGCAATGCCGTACCGTCAGTATATGTTGCGGTATGTACCCATGGTAAAACACAAAAAGTTTCACTATTATTTCTGTCCTTGTTTTGCATAATGTGCATTTAAATGTTCATTTAATTCAACACAAACATCTTCAAATGTTTGTTTTCTATTCTTATCTAATATTTTAGTATATGATAAGAAATTTTCTAAGTATAAATCGGAACCAGGTATTCTATCTTCTTTTAATAAATTGACAATCGCATATGTACTATTTTTGGTCATGTCATGTGATTCCACTTTATGTTTATTATTTTTTATATACGTTTCAAGTTTTAATCTTGCCGCATCTTTTATTTCCTGTGGTAAAATTTTAATATCCAAATATTTTGGGTGTGTGTCAATTAGGAAATCAATAAAAATATTTCTACCAAATCTAACATTCACATCTGCAACATAATCAATAAGTTTATCTATATCGAATATGTTGTATAATTGGACAACAGGTGATGCACCTAAATGTATATTTTTCATCGAAGCTAACTTCTCAAAATTAGTACTAATTTTCTCCCAATGTGATGGATATCTAATGTAATTATTCATTTCACCGAATCCATCTAAACTTGCGTTTATATCGACTCTATCAAATTTAGACAATACATTAGTAAATTTTTCAGTTACGTTTGAACAGTTAGTGTTGAAGAACATTACAATATCTTTTCTACCTTCTTCAATACACTTCTCCATGAAATAATAGTTATTCTCAATAAGTGTTGGTTCTCCGCCTGTCATGTACACTTTCTTAAGTGTGGGTATCATAGATTCAACCTGACTCCATAATAAATCACTCTCAAACCACGTATCTTGATTCTTTAAGTGAACCGGACTACCTCCATATTCTGATTTATAAACCCTTTGATATTCTTCGTCTTTGTCCCATAATTCAAAGTGTTCTTTGGCTATTGAACTAGAACTATATGGGTTACACATTCTACATCTAAAATTACAAAGGTTACCCAATCTAAGGTCTAAATAAACGGGACTTGATTCAATTACACCATCATTTTCCATTGCTTCCTTAACCAAGGCGTCCATCTTATCTGCACCGATTCTCCAAATCCATTCTTTGGTCATCATATCTCTATAACCCTCCCTACCTATCTTATTTTGAAGGTCACATTTCATACAGGCATCAACTTGTTCACCTGCAATCATTTTTCTTCGTACTTCTCTTACAGTATCTGAATTCCAAGCGTCTAAAAGGGTTGATGTTGAGGCGTGAAGTGTTTTTCCATCGGTCTGTAAGTCGGTATTGTTTGCACCTCCTTCGGCTATACAACAATACTTAAACTTACCGTCACTATTAACCATCGTACTAACAAATGGTACAGCACAAAATGTTTTTGATTTTTCCATATATTCTATATTAATATATACATTTTAATTGAATTTATCAAGGAGTTAATTATATGATTTTTCTCACATAATTGGTCTGAAAACGGTTACTTTATGTTTTTTATGAATGTGATTAATTCTGGAAAATAATCCAAACAATTAATATTTCTTCTAATTTCATATTGTATTATAAATTCTTTGAAATTTATACGTTCTTTTGTTAAATCAACAATTGGTTCGTTGATAAAATATTCTTTTAATCTAGTTATTTTTTCAATCTCTTTAAATGAAAACCCCACATCGTCTATTGAGTGTGGTTGACTAAAATTTAAACTTATTTCACATGAATTATCTTTCATGTATTTTTCAAATTGTTCAAAATAATCATGGTTTATGTAACCCGATAATAATTTAAAACTTAAAAACGATGGGTATCTTAAATAAGATGTATCCAAAATTATTGCAGAATTCCAATATCTATTGGGGTTGAAATGTTTTAATTTCAATTCATGTACTTTCTTAATCAGTTGGTTATATGAAAATATACTAAAGATATTAAATGTGGACATTACTACAACGGTAACCTTATCCAATTTATGGAGAATTTTTTCTATGTTTGAAATTAAATTGTTAAAGTTCAAACCGTGTCTAATATATTCCGCTTGTTCACCATATGTGTCACATGATGTGTAAATTATACACTCCTTTACTCTACCTTCATCTATTATTTTACCAACTTTTTCTATTAACTTATCTATTAGTTCGTCTTCAACACCTAAGTTACTATTAATAGATAATTTAAGTTCTTTGTTTGGGGTTTCTTGTTCTAAAATAAAATCTATTACGTTCCAAAAATCTTTAGATAATAATGGTTCTCCTCCTGTCATTCTAAATGTGTCTAAATTACTATAAAGTTTTGGCCACCACTCCCAAAATGCATTAACGTATGGATTATTTTCTGAATGTTTATATGGTTTTGTTTTATTTTTTTCAATTTCATCTAAACCATTAAACTCCATAGATGGTAATTTGTATCCACCATATTTGTTAATTTCTTCCATCCATTTAGATGAATATAAAGGACCACAATAAGCACATTTAAAATTACATACGTTTGAAAAACTTACCTCTACGTATTTTGGTATATAATCTTCTCTCCAATGTAATTTACTAATATCTTCAAAGTGAGGTTCAGACCACGGTTCCGCCGATTTAAATATCCTATCTGAAAATGATGTTGAGTTGTCTTCGATATTCCAACAATATTGACATTCGGACGGGCGTTTACCCTCCAACATTTCTTTTCTAGCTTGTTTTTTTACCTTACTATTATGTAATGCTGTTGGGTTTCGTTCTAACTCCTCTAAACTTATTTTATGTGGTGCTGGATGGTGACAAGAATGTGTCATTCCGTTGTGCAAGTGCATAGTGACCTGAGTCCATTTCGCTAAACAGAATCCACAACCAATTTTATCCAACTTTATTTTAGTTTCGTTAAAATTCATTATTTCATTTTGACATTTATGAATTTAGTATTTGGATACAAGGTATCGTCTATATTATCAATATCTAAAACATCTAAAATTTTGTTTAGTCCATCTTTTTTATAGTTTATCTTACCTTGTTGCATTTCGGTAACAAATCGTTTTTCGTTTCTTGCGGTTGTTTCACCTTTAGCCCATCTACCGTTCATGAAACCTTCATCTACGTGTGGTAAACAATAAAATCTACCTTCTCTTCTATATGGTAATATATTTTCAACTACTTCAATATTTTCTTCAATCATATTCACATTTGACACTTCTAATTGTTCGGAGAAATTATATCTTAAAACTAAATCATTCTCTCCATCAATTGCATCCATAACATTTTCTTTAAATGTATTGAATATTTTAACATCAGCAATTTTACCTTTATATCTGGTATTTGTTTGATTACAAAACCCAAGAAGGAATGGTCTAATTGCGTCATGTGATCTTAAATTGTTTACAGGAAATGGTATTTCACTTTTAACACCATTCATTTGTGCTGTTAAAGTATCATTAATGTAAAAGAACACTTCATTTGTTTCACTTTTAAATGACATTGTTACCCAAGTCCATAAACCCTCAAACCTTTTTCCCCAATTATAATGTCTCATATTACTCTTATCAAACAATTGCATAGTAATTGCTCTTGAGTTGTTAAAAGACAATCCCCAAGTCCATGAACCATCTTTTCTAAGTAATGGGTATTCAATAAAACGTTTTTCCGCGTCTCCAACTAACCAAATTGGAACCTTCTCTGGTTGTTGTTCTGCATTAAAAAGTATTGATATTGTGTGGTCATTATGTAAACAGGAACTAATTTCTCTGTTTGTTTCTAATACAACTAATGTATCTTCACCGTTGAATATTCCAACATTTTTATTTTCATATTTTTTAAAGACTTTGCCGGTGGTATAGTTTTCAAAATAACATCTCCAAAATAAATCATCGTCTTCTTGCCCCCAATCCCAATAATCGTTAGAATAACCATTTATATTATATGCTTGTTCTTTTGTGAATAGAACGACTCCACCAAAATATTGGTCATATCCTAAATTGTAATTATATTTAGATAACTTAGTTGCAATGTGTAACGGATCTTCGGTTGGGTATGAATAGTCACATTCCTCATGAGATAACATATCTACGTCATGCCACGCAACATAGTCACATCCGTCTTCAAAAGCATGGTGTGCTGCGATGTTTTTCATGGCACCTCTGTTAAACAATTTATCGTCTACTTGATGTCCAACATAAAATGTGTGGTCAATACCTTTCTCAGTTAAATGTTTTGATAGATGTGGTATTAATCTTTCAATGTGTTCTTTTCTGTTTCTATATGGTATACAGATTCCTAATTTATGACTCATATCGATACTGTTACGTGTGTTTCGTTGTTCACCTTGGCGTGTCCAATTTCTTTATATTTACAATTATTTAATCCATCTTCTTTTGTATTTTTAGAACCTCTCAAAAGTTCATTATAATATTTCATTTGATTAAATCTAGTGGTTTGTTCCTTCCATGAACCATTTACAAATCCATTTTCCTCATGAGGTGTTAATCGAAATGTGCCGTTTCTTCTATGAGGAATAAAAACACTTTTTGTTTCTTCAAAATCATAACTTACAATTTCACAATTGTGAATTTGACCATTATTATTGTTTCCCGATAAATCAAATAATTGATATCCCTTTATAAATTTAGCGTCATAATATAACTTTAAATTGTCCGTAGATTTATATTCACCAAATTCTTGAGTTAATCCAAAATTTTTATTTTTTGATATTTCAAGTATTTCATTTTTTTCCAAAATCTTATCAAATACTGCAAATGAATTAATTAATCCACTAAAGTGTTTTGATTCGTCTTCTTTTTCGGGATTACCAATACCCATATAGAATTTTTTTTGTCTTTTATAATTAAACAATTCATTTACATATGTTTTTGAACCGATTAATTCACCGTCTTGATAAACATTAATAATTTTTTCGTCTGGATTAATTGTAACGCACATATTTGTTTTGTAGTTAACTTTCTTTTCTGAATTAACGTATATTACATTTAGTTCGTCATCATAAATCTCAAAATTATATCTACCATATGAATTATAAGATATTAATAAGTCGGCACCCGGTACACAAAATGCGGCATATGTATCGTCATATTTCTCATGATGACATTTAATGTCATCAGGATAAAAAGATATAAAAATGGTAAATGGTTTACCCTGACATATAATATTATTACCTTCAACATATGAGTTGTGTCCGTTAAATTTTAATGCTGCGGTGTTACCACCCATCATTTTAATTTCTTTGGTATCTAACGGTAAACGATTTAGAATACATCTAAATAATAAATCATCGTCTTCATAACCCCACCCCCAATATTCGTTTGAGTACCCATTAATTTGTTCAAACATATCAATTGGAATCATAGTAACACCCCCAAAGTATTCGTCGAATAATGTTCTTTCAAAATTTTTGGGTGATATAAAATTTGTGGCTAAATGTAATGGCTTGTTTGAATAAGAATAATCAACATCAACCGGTACCATGTCAACGTCATGAAATACAACGTAATCACATTTTAATTTCTTTGCATAAAGAAATCCGATGTTTAATAATTTACCTCTATTAAAATTTTTAGCATCGTCTTGTTCGACTATAATTAACTCATAATCAATTCCTTTATTTTTTAAAAATAATTTAATACGTTTTTTAAAAATAATTAAATGATCATACCTATTTCGATATGGAACGATGATACCCAATTTTTTATTCATTTACTTTTTCTTTGGTTTGTCTTCCCGATTCTCATCTTTAGATGTCGATTCAACCTCATTTTCTAACACCGATTTATGCCATTGATGTAAATAAAATTGGATTCTACTGCTCCAATCTTCTTTGTCAATCTCTTCAAACCAAATTGTTAATGCATCCATTGAATTGGCAATTTTTTCTAGTGCCTTTACTTTACGTTGTTCTAAAAGTAATTGTTCCGTTTTTTCTTCTTTTTCTGTCATATTGATATTATTTTTTTAATTAATTTATTCCATTGTTTATATCTTTTAAATTCGGGTTCTCCGTATGAATGTTCAATCATAAAATCTTTATGGTTAACATCAATTTTAAATTTACTTTTTCTTAAACTGTGGTACATCGTCGCATATTCATTTGAGTATGCATATTCTTGTTTCACATCAGCAACTGATTTAATCCTATCAATACAGGTTTTATCCCACTTGAAGTGGTGTACTTGCACATATTCATTTGGATTAATTAGTGGGTGGTTCCATCCTTGCCATTTCCAAGTTGTTTGTCCATCAATTTTGGTATAGTGTTGACCTGATGTAATTTCAATATGTCCTTTCATTACGCATATCTTATTAGGACATGCTTTACTCATTGGGTATCTAAAAAATCCCATAACGGGAAATTGTTCAAATATCAGTTTGTCTTCTTTTATTTCAGAAAACTCTCCATCTTCACCTATTCTATCAATGAATCCACCTCTAACAACATCCCACCCATTCTCATCACAATTACTAATTAATTTTCTTAAATCATCTTCAGGATATAAATGAAATTCATCAATGTCGGCAACTACCCACCAATCATTTGGTTGTGTGTTCTTAACAAAATTATATAATTGTGTAACCTTCTCCCAATCAAAAACTCTATTCTTAATAACCTTAATAATTTTTACATTATCATGATTATCAATCAGTTCTTTAACTTCATTACCTAATAGCGGGTACATCTCGGTTTCATAAACGGCAATGTTTATTTCATCAACATATTTTTTATAATGATTAATAAAATGTGGTAGTAAATTTGTTCCGTGACCTATAACAGTAACTAATCGAATCATTTTTTCTTATTAATAATGGTTATACCACTTGATGATGGTTTATCCATTAATATACGAAAATTATGTAAATTAATCAAATTATAGTCGGTATTTTTTTCAAGTTCTTTAACAAACTTTGCCGGACCATTAAATTTATGGTGGTCTTTTTTTGAATCTTCGGAAACAATTAACGTTTCTTCATAGTTCTCATCTGTATCGTGTATAATTATTATACCATTATCTGACATTATCTTTGAATATAATTCAAAATCGGTTTTAACTCCTTCATATGAGTGGTCACCATCAATGAATAGTACGTCTATTTTAATATCTTGTCTAACAAAAAAATCATAATACGCGTCGACAGAAGTCGATTTAATAAACCTCGGATAAAAATTTGTCCTGTAGAATGATTCTTCATTATCCAAATCGTTTGGACCACCAATACCATTGCAAGCGTCAACAACGTAAGTAACCCCAATGTTACCCCAATTATAGTCTCCATTTCCTTCAAATATATTTTGTTTATGTAAATCAATTCTCGCTTGTGTCATGATTCTTGGTATAAACCCTCCTCCTGACCCTATACAGACGCAAATTTTACCTCTCATGTGTTGGATGATAGAATATACCAAAAGGCCGTCACCCATGTGTAAATCGGTTGCACCGTGTGTCCAACGATATGGTACCGGTTCATCACCATTGTTGGTGATATTCTTTTTTATAAAATTATCATTTGTTATCATCTCATCCAATTTGGCCACAAATGTCGTGGTGTGTGTCTTCTACTTATACTTATCATCTTACCTTCCAATAATTTGTACAATTTAATGTCTCTTTGTATTTCTATATTTGCAGACTTACAACTTATCTGTATTGATATTCCTTCACCAGCACCGCTTATTTCTTTTTTCAAAGGTAAGTCTGAATATTCTTTTACTACTTGTAATTTCTCATAATAGTGATAAAATGAATTTACATCAAACCCATCTTTGTTTATTATCAAGAAATATTCCCACATTGTTTCAAAATTAAAAAATGGTGGATATAATTTAGATGCATAATCAACATATGTTTTCCATTCAGGATTGGTTTCATTTACTAAATCTTTTACAATACCTTTTTTTGCACTATGATTCAATAAGGTATCAATATATGATACACCTTTATTAAAACTATATGTTTTTAATGATTCTAAAAATGAATAATCTGTGACGTGTGTGTCCGCATCAAGTAAAATGCAAATATCATGATTTTTTAAGATGTATTTTGGTAATATCATCTTATCTGAATATGACTTTAAGTGTCTATCATATTGGATTACAGTTACTTCTGTAAATTCTTCAGGTTTATCTGTTAAAACGTATACCGATAAACCCACCTTCAATAATTCTTTGATTTTTTCTTTGGCTCCTTTATAATAATAGTCTTCACCAAAACAAAATATTCCAAATCCTATGTTGTTCATAGGTAAAATATAAATAATTTATATTAGAATGTAAATTACATAGCACCTAAAAACATTCCCGTAAATAAAAAGTAATCTGAGTAGAATCTACCAACACCCCCACCAAAATATGGTCGAACGCTAACATAATCACCTATACCTAAATAAATGATACCATGTGTATGAATACCATCTACGTGATTCGCAACGGAACCATGACCATATATGTTTAATGGGGTATATCCTTCATTCCAAGAGTCTACACCATTTTTACCAAATCCAAAATGGATATATCCGGATGTTGAATTGTTATCATTGTGATAATATGCTTGTGCATAAAAATAATAATGACCAGCTAATGGTGCGGTGAATCTACCTGTTGAATTGCTAAAACCAGAACCAACTTGTGTTGAGGTATAACCCATTTGACTGCCAACTTCTCTCCACGCTGTTCCACCAAAATTTGCGGAGTACATCCACGTAGCTACAGTTCCACGGGCATTAAAAGATGGTTGTCCCGATGCCCGTAGGTTTGTACCAACACTTAAATTACCATTCAAGGATACTCCCGTATCAAACGCACCTGAGTTTTGATTTATTGTTGATTCAGAATATGTTGTATCTCCTACGTATATTGCCATAATTTAACCTATTAAATATCCACAAAATAATGTATAACTACCATAAAGTTTACCAATTGTACCACCCCAACAAGGAATCACGCTAGCGTAATCCCCAACGCCTAAATTCATTATTGCCGATACATTTATACCATCTGAGTGATTAACTAATTCCCCATGACCATAAATATTATATGGTGTTTGACCATTATTCCAACTCACATTACCATTTAATGCCAATTGATAATGAACATACCCCGATGTACTATTGCTATCAATATAATAGTATGTTGAGGAGTGAAAATAATACTTCCCCGCAACTGGCGCTGTGTATCTACCAGTAGATGTGCTGAATCCATATGATCCAGCACCTTGTTGAGATACTCCCCAACCTACGGGACTCCCCAATTCTCTACATCCTGTTCCACCAAACGACGACCCATAAATCCAAGCACCACTTCCATTTGCATTAAATGCCGGTTGAACACCAATCGTTGTTGAATAAGCCGAGGGTGATGGTTGAACCAAATTACCGGTCAACGCTAACGCACCACTGGCTCCAGCTATTGTATTGTTACTATATGTTGCTCCTCCTAAATAAATTGGCATTATAAAAAGGGATCAGGTGATGGGTTTATCATGTCACCATACACATCTGGTTGTACTTGACTTCTTTCTTCAGCTGAAACAATGTTTGATGCCATAACAATTTCTTCTTTTGACCCAGATATTGTTTCACCCGCAGCTAATTTTCTTGTTATCTCATTACTTACAATTTCATCAATTGCAGATTCACATCTTGCAAATACAAAATTTTCAAACCAATCTTGTGGATCTACTGCAACCCATCTTAATGCTTTCTCTTGTGCTTCTGTTAATGTTACTGTGTACTGTGCCATATTTTTTGTTTTTTATAAATATAATTAATTTTTAACCAATTTTCCACCCCCAAAATCCTGTGTGTGCTCCATAAAGTCTAGTTGTATTTGCATTAATATAAACTCTAATGTCAACATAGTCACCCGCGGCTAATGACATAACTCCCGATACACAAATACCATCAGGATAATTTCCGGCAGCGCCATGTGTATAAATTGTATATGGTGTTTGACCATTATTCCAACCTAATCCACCATTTTTTGCAAATTGTGGGTGAATATAACCGGCACCAGTGTTGTATGGTGAGGAAAGATCGTTCAACATATAAAGATTCATCATAAAATGATAATAACCCGCAGATGGTGCTGTGAATCTACCTGTTGATGTACTAAAATTACCTGTTCTATCTGTTGTTACCCATGCAATTCTTGAATCTAATATATTCCACTGTGCCGCACCGTTCCAACCAGAATCGTTTGGGTACCTCCACGCATTTAATGATCCGTTTGCTCTAAATATTGGGTTGTTAATACCTCTTCTATGCCAACCACTAATTGCTAATGATGTGCTTGGTAATGACAATGTACCAGATGCTGGCGTAATTGTTTTGTCCCCAAATATTGTACCTTCTACATTTAATGGCATACTATATTTTTTCTAAAACAATTTTAAATTTTTCTCCGTTATTATTGTTAATAATATACAGATTTTCTACACCTTCCTGTATAGTCCACGTACCTTTTGTTCCATCAATATCATTTCCTTCAGGTTTATTCATGTTACTTAAGTGCAAGTCATTCGTATAAACGTTAGCCCAACCGAGTGATGCTGAACCTAAATTATATGAGTTATTTGAACTTGGTAATAGGTTAGTGTGTGACCTAACATTACTGTCACTAGTACCTATAGAAAATAAGACAGTTCCCAAATCTTCTGAATCATAAAATCGGATACCACCATATGATGATTGTGCACCCATGCGGATACCTGTATGCCACCTCAAATCTAATTTAGCATGATTACCTCCAAAGTTTTCCTTATTAGTACCTATGTAATAATTAGTAATCGCATCAGTATCACCACCACCAAAAAATAATCTTGTGGAATCGACTGAACTATGTGCATTATTTGAATAGTTTCCACCTATAACCAAATATCCACTTGTAACGGCATTACTTGATAGGGTTCCAGTACTACCGGCAGTTGTTGCACTTGTTGCGGTTGCGGCATTACCATCAATACTAACACCTGTTAATGTTTGTGAGGAACTTGCCCTACCTAATGATATTGATGTTGTACCAACGTGGAAAGATGAGTTGGCTAAATTGGCATTTGCAATTGCTGTACCGTTCCAAGTACCACTTGTAATTGTACCAACTGTTGTAATAGCTAATGCATTTATTCTTGCTAAGGTTTCATCACCGGTGTTTGTTCCTGAAGATGCTCCACTATAGTTTGATGATGCAAATGTTCCAGCAATTTGCATATTACCAGATGTTGCGTTTAACGAAGCAATTGGTGCGGTACTTAATCTACCCCAAGTAAATCCTCTACCGGGGTCCGCATCATTCATTTGTGTTTTAATAGAATAATCTGTAACTGTACCATACTGATACAATGAAGAGTTACCCATACTGATTTTATATGCGTCTGAGTCCCAAAATTTAATTCCATTTCCATTACCCGCCGTTACGTTATAAAAACTATTTGAATTACTACCGTTTGGTGCGGTTGTTGCTGTAGCGGCATTACCATCAATCGATACTCCAGTTAATGTTTGTGATGCACTTGCTCTACCTAAAGATATTGATGTTGTACCAACATGAAACGATGAGTTTGCTAAATTAGCATTTGCAATTGCTGTACCATTCCAAGTACCACTTGTAATTGTACCAACTGTGGTGATTGCTAAAGCATTTATTCTTGCTAAGGTTTCATCACCGGTGTTTGTGCCACTTAGGTTTAGTAAAGAGGATACACTAGCAAGTGAAACAGGTGCGTAAGTACCATTACCAGTTGTACCAAAAAGCCATCCCACACCACTTGATATAGCAGTTGAACTAAAATTAGCATATCCCGCACCAGTACCCCATTGAGTAGCATAAGCAGCAGTACCATCAATACTAACTCCTGTTAACGTTTGTGATGCACTTGCCCGACCTAATGATATTGACGTTGTTCCAACGTGGAACGATGAATTTGTTAATTGTGCATTACCGATTCCTGTAACTTGTGCTGATCCGGAAAAAACACCGACAGCATTTAATCTTGTTAATATACCTGACGCATAGTTTGTGGTTGCAGTTAAATCAATTTGTGCTGACCCTGATACAACAGATATACCATTAAAGAATGAACCTGAATGTATTGTTGTTCCGTTTAATACTTGTGCACTACCTGAAACTGTACCTGAAGGTAAATTAGCTATTGTTTGTGCCGAACTTGAAACAATACCACTTGGTATGTTACTTAATCCTGTGTATGATATTTGAGATGAACCAGATATAACCCCTTCGGTATTTAATTCTTTTTTAACCCCATCTAAGAAATGTACGGAACCAGTATCTAATGTAAGTGTCCGTGTTGTTGAGATATCACCACCTCCACTTAAACCATTACCCGCACTAATTGATACGGCTGTATGATCAATATGTCTATTTGCAACATATCCTGTTGTTGAGTCGTGTGCAATTTGAGATGAACCAGAAACTAGTGTAGGTTTATTTGCGACGTTAGAATATTCAACATACGATGCTGTTGCTGCGGTGCCTAATAAATTAGTTCCAACACCATTTGCCAATGTTGAAATATCGAGGAAGGCACCTCTTGCATTACCACCTTGTTCAAAAAATCTCAATCTATTTTGCCAAACATCTATTGTTACACCATCACCCGCAAGTGTTGTGTTGGTTATTGCTTTACCTAATAATATTTCACCACCCTCGTCTCCACCAGCAGCATTTACTGTTAATTTATTACCACCAGCAACAATTAATGAACCTGTAATTTCAGTATTATTATTTAGACTAATTTTACTTCCATTATCAAAAATACTTGAAGTGGTTAAATGGTGTCCGTGTCCATTGTCCTCAACCTTGGTTAAAAAATTCCCAACTAGTGTTTGTGTGTTATCGATACCTGTACCTAACGGCCCATATAATAAAATACTTGCGTCATCGGTTCCAACATCTGAATGTTGGAATTTCCAATTGTTTGTTAGTGAGTCATAAAACAAGGACGCAGTGACGTTTGTTGACCCAGAATCAAAAACGGAAATACCCGCATATCTAATTGCAGGTGTGTCCGAATTTAGTATAATTTTATTCGTACCAATACTAACGGCTGATGCTGTTATATTTTCTAAAGATGATGAACCTTGTACAATTAAGTTTTGAGAGATATAAAGTGAACCTGTTATCGTTTGAGTACCCTGAAATATATTTGAACCGGTTGTTGCATAGCTACCAGTTTTAGATTCAATTGAATCTACCCGATTTTTTATTCCAAGAGTTGTGGTTGCAATACTAGAACTTAAACCACTTGTTGTTGTTGCAATAGAGGAAGATAAACTTCCAATACTAGAACTTAAACCAGATGTTGTTGTTGCAATAGAACTAGACAAACCCCCAATTGAAGATGTTAACGATGAACTTAAACTTGTTATGGTACTTGTTAATCCTGATGTTGTTGTAGCAACACTAGAACTCAACTCCACAATACTTGTTGAAACAGAAGAACTAAAAGTTAAATAACCTGTTGTTCCTGTTATAATAACTTGAACCGAACCAGATATGATTGATTCGCTATCTAATTTGTTTTTAATAGTAGTATTAATTGAACTACTAAATGTATTTAAACTACTTGTTGTTGTTTCAATAGAATCTATCCGATTTTTTGCTCCGATGGTTGTGGTTGCTATTGAACTTGAAAGAAACCCAATAGAAGAACTTAATCCTGATGTTGTTGTTGCAATACTTGAAGATAAACCCCCAATACTTGTAGATACCGATGAACTTAACGAACTAATTGTTGAATTAATTGAACTTGATATACTTCCAATACTACTTGTTAAAGAAGAACTTAAACTTGTAATTGTACTTGTCAGTCCACTTGTTGTGGTTGCAATTGAAGAAGATAAATTTCCTACACTAGAACTTAAACCAGATGTTGTAGTTGCTACCGATGACGATAAAGAACCAATACTAGAACTTAAACCACTTGTTGTTGTTGCGATAGATGAACTTAATCCTGATGTGGTGGTTGCAACTGATGATGATAAACTTCCAATAGAAGAACTAAGTCCACTAGTTGTTGTTGCCAATGAACTTGATAAAGAACCAATTGAGGATGTCAATGATGAACTCACACTTGTTATGGTACTTGTTAATCCTGATGTTGTTGTTGCAATACTTGAACTTAATGAACCAATACTAGAACTTAATCCTGATGTTGTTGTTGCAATACTTGAACTTAATGATGTATTTCCACCTAATAATGAACCAATACTTGTAGATACTGAAGAACTAAATGATTGTAAATCAATTCCGTCAACATTACCTGTTAAATCTATTGAACCACTAACAATTACTGTATCACCAAAAACTATGTTGGTTCCACCTGATGAAGTTATTTTAAAACCATCTTGTATTTGTGTTGTTCCCTTTATTGATATAAGACCATTTGTTGGGTCAAATAATATATCCCCACCGCCCGATGATTTTAATTCGATGTCACCATCGGCAGATTGTAATATAATTGAATCCGAACCAGCTTCTAATATTTTAATTGATTGACCTGTGTCAGTTGTAATTGTAAGTTCCTGTGAGGTACTTCCCAATACTTTGGTACCGTCAATATATAATGACCCTGAAGAAATGTAAACGTCTCTCCATTGATGTGTCGTACTACCTAAATCGTATGTATTATCTACTGATGGTATAATCGAACCAGATATGGTTTGACTACCTTTAAATAAGTTACTACCAGTCGTTGCGTAATTACTTTCAATCGTTGTTAATCTATTACTTTGTGAAACATCTGTTAAAGCAATTGATGAACTTAATAATCCTAATGAACTTGATATTGAACTTGATATTGACGATGTATATGATTGAAATGTTGTTTCATCTAATTTACCTACTCCGACCGCAATACCATTCAATGATAAGGTTCCTGCAATTGCTACCGAACCTGTAAATTGATGTACATCGTTGTTATCGTTACCAAACATAGATGAACCACTAGCGAAACTTGTAGTCATATAAGTTACCGATGAACTTACAATATAGTTGGTTGCAATAATTGACCCTGTAACGGATAAATCACCTTGAATTTGGGTATTTTTATTAACGGTAAAACCCGTTGATGAAATTGATGCTGTGGCGTTTCCGCTTGCTATTTGTGATAGGTTTAGACCTGTAACACCTGATGCCGGAAGGTTATATAAACTTCCACCATCCCCTTTAAATGAACCTGTAAATAGGGAAGCTGTTATTGAGCCTGAAACCGAGGCGATTGAACCGTAAAATTCCATTAATTTATAGTTTAACTATAAATACTTAGGGAATGGGTTATGTAGAAAAAAAATTCAATTAGGGAACCATTTGGGGTGGAACATTATCAACATCAGGTACTGGTAGAATTTCCGTTCTCCACAATTGATTTTCTTCGTCCCAAATATGTACCTTACCCTCTTCTTGTTCAGGAGATTCGATAGGTGCAATCCAAATTTGATTAACCGTATCTAAAGACCATGAATTATATGGTTTGGGTGGTAAAAAGATATCTAATTCAGGTAGATACCAATACCCAATTGCTGCATATATTTTTCTTATATTACCATTATACGATGTTTGAATCCATGTCCCACCTAATTGTAAATCATTGGATAAATAATCATTTCCTCTATGTTGTTGTTCGTCAGGAACAACTAAAATATCAACAACTACGTTGTTAGAATCAATTCGTGCAAAATGTGCCATATTATGTGTATTTGTATCTTATTATTACTATTCCACTTCCGCCGTCTCCACCTTTATTTGTTGCATTATAGTGTGCACCACCGCCGCCACCTCCACCACTATTTGTGCCTCCGTTGCCACCTGGAGTATTAGCCCATGTACAACACGCACCTCCACCACCTGCAGCACCTACACCAACCGATTGTCCACCACCTAGTGCAGTACCTAAAGCACCACCGCCACCACCGCCAATACCACCATATCCACCTGTTGATAGTGAATAACTACCTCCACCACCTCCACCACCAAAGTAAAATGGTTTACCTAAAATTCCTGTAAATTTACCCGCACCACCATTGGGTTGGTTGTTTCCATCAGCTCCCGCCGCTCCCGCTCCACCACCTCCACCGGAGTAATATGCGTTACCTTGAAAACCCCCTCTGAATCCTTGACCGGAAGTACCCGCACCTGAACCATATGTTCCTGGAGCCACAAAATCGTTATTATAACCTGCGGACCCACCGCCTGAACCTCCTGAGTTACCAAAATGTATACCTAACCCTTGTGTGTTATATGATACACCGCCCCAACCACCACCTATAGCAGTTAAACCATTAAATGATGAATTACCTCCATTACCACCTGTTACCGTTGGGTGTCCTCCTGTTGTTCCAGCTGGCGCACCCGCACCACCTCCACCAACAGTTATTACATATGAAGTTGGGGTTAAAATTGTTGTTCCTGTTAGAACACCTCCACCACCTCCACCACCACCCATATTTGTTCCACCTCCACCGCCACCAGCGGCAATTAGATATTCAACTTCTATTGAACCTGAACGAAGTGATGAAAGGGTAAACGTACCACTACTATTAAATCTATGTACTCTATATTCACCAACAGTTGTGATAACACCACCTGTTGCAACTATTTTTTGTTGTTTAAGTGCTGCCCCTTCAACGGTTACTGTTGCCGATTCTAACTTTGCCTGTCTATTGTTTAATAGGTCAGATATTGTTGGTTCCGAACCATCACATAAGTCAACTCTTGGTTCAAAAAATTGTAATCTTGTTGTGTTATCACCACAATAGTAATGATAAGTTCTATGATTAAGAGTTGTTGTACTAGGCCCGAATTTCATATCGTTACCTACGTTACATCCATTAATACCCGACACTTTACCACTACCTATAACCCATCTACCTGTATCTGCGTGTTGATTTGAGACCGGATAAAAATGCGGAAAAACGTGACCAACAACTAAATACCATACATTTTGAGTAAAGGTACCGGTACCAACACAATCCCAATATGGGTTACATTCTTCACCACCATCTGATAATCTTATAACACATTGTCCACCACCATTTGTACCTAAGTAAAATGTTCCACCTGCAGAAGATGATGTTCGTTTAACCCAAACAGACATTCTATATAATTTTGTGTTATCAGCACTAAAAGAACTATGATTCCAACCACCATCGTCAGCAGCACTACCATTCGCTCTTGTTTCCCATAAAACAGAACTATTACCAAAAGGGTCTGTGCCCATTACTCTTTCGTTTTCATCCGTACTACCATTTTGACTAAAAGAACCTATTCCACCTGAACCAGTTGTCCAAGAGTATGGATCTAAAATGTTTGTTTTCCTATAGAATATTGGCATATAAATTAAATATTTTAAACTCCAAACCTTGATCTTCCGTTATTATAATTTTGTAAAATTTCGGTTGCCGTTAACGCTCTATTATAAATTCTCACAATTGAAACACCACCATTAAACCATCTTTCACCACTTGTACTAAATCCTCTACCAATATTTACATTACCCATAGTTCCCGTCCAATTTGCAAAAGTAAGACTTGACGCATTAGTACCATTATAATAACTTAAAAAACTACTTGCACCTGTTTTAGTAATAACAGCACAATGTATTCCCGACGAACTTAATCCTGATGGTACAACATTGACACCATTATAATTACCTGCAGCGTCTCCAACAACCCATCCTAATGTTCCATTTGAATCTTGTTCTAATCTAGGTCCAATATTACTATAACCACTAGCACCTCCATTAAACACTAACCAATTACAATCAATTGGGTTTCTATAGTTAGAAACTGAATCTGATTTAAACCAAATTTCCACAGTAAAGGTTGAAAATGAACCCACATTACCAACACTTACAAAATCAGGAGACCCACTAAAATAAATTGACCCTCCTCCATTATTGTAAGAGACTGCCGTACCACCATTAAATGTTCCGTCATATCCATTACCACTCATATCTTTCCATTGAGTGTTGCAGTTTGTACAACCGGGATTTGATGAATAATATTGACAACCATATCCACAATCATAATAATTGGATGTATTGATATATGATGCATTATTTCCAACATCTAACCATAATACCATTCCCCGTGTAATTACTGCAGGACTTGCCGCCTCACCTGTTGGATTAAAATTTGTTGCCGAAAAAGTATTCCCCCCAATTATAATTCCCATAAAAATATTTTATCTACCAAACCTACCTCTTGTTGCTTGATAATATTCGTTTATTTCATAAGGATGTAAAACTCTATTATAAAGTGATATCATTCCAATGTCACCCCAAGGTTGACTTGATGCATTTGGGTTATTTTGGTCTCCGTTGTTGTATGCACCAACAGAACAGAAACCATGTTTAAATCTTGCGTTTGAGCTTGAAATTGACCCCCGTATAACTCCCGCAGTTTCATTATAACTAAAAAGATGATAAGGTACCTCAGCGTCATACCATCTCCAAACTAACATATCCCAATTTGAAGTATTATATGCTGGTAAACTTTGTTGACTAAATCCATTACTATTAAAACCGGTACCATTTGTATTATCATACATACCGATAGCCCATGCTCCTGATTGAATAATCACTTGGTGGTCGGGTCCTGAACTTAAACCTCTCAATAGTGTTCTCCATTCAGCAGTACTATTCTTAACTCTTGTCCAACAAACACATGTTACATTACCCGATAATGGTACGTCTGAACTTGTTTTCTTTGCACAACCATATGAACCATTGAAGTCCATATACTTTGGTCCTGATGAATTGTATGCGGATGCGTTTATAATAAAATTATATCCATTTCCACTTAAGTCATTCCATGCGGTTCCACTACCAGGATATGATTCTACATCGCCAGCATCTAAGTGTAAGACCATTCCGTCCCGTGTAATTTTTGTTTTGAATATACCACCACTAGTGATGTCACTTGAACTTATTACCTTATTGTTTTTAACATATAGTGGCATATTATATAATCTCTGTTAAATCTATTTTGAACTTCTTACCGTTCTTATGATTTATAATATACAGATTTTCTTGACCTTCCTGTATAGTCCAATCACCTGTTGTTCCATCTATTTCATTTCCACCTTCTTTACCTTCGTTACTTAGGTGTAAGTCATTGGTATATAAGTTGGCCCATCTAAGTGATGAACTACCTAAATTGTATGAATTGTTTGCAAATGGAACCATATGACCATCTGTTTGAATTCTGATTCTTTGTACGGCATTTGACCAAAAATCTATATTTCCATTTTCTGTGTAAATATTTAAACCTCCAGCTCCTGCCCACGATGATGCGTTTTGGTTTCCAAGCCAAATGTAAGCATTACGAGTACCCGCCTTAAAGTTCACTTGAACATATTCATTAGTCCCGGCTGATGTATTTTCAAATCTAACCATTTCACCACTTCCACGAGCATGTAATGTTAATGCCGGACTCACACCTACACCTAAACTACTAAATTGTACTGCGTTACCCGTACCAACACTTTGGTTAATTGTATATGCGGTAATATTTGTGGCAGTACCACTAATATTCATAGATTGACCACTAAGTAATGCGGCCGCCGCTGCTGCTGTATAACTTCTATAATAGTAATCACTTGTATTATGTCCAGCAAAATAACCCATACCCGATGCATTTCTTTCAGATCCACCACCAGATGCATTGAAATAGTTGTTAACAATATAACCGTTTGAGTCAGCAACAACTATTCTATTTGCAGTTCCGCTTGTTTGTGATGGTGTAAATCCACCGGCAGTCGTTGAATTTGTGGCCGATGTTGCATTTCCACTTAATGCTCCAGTAAATGTTGTTGCACTTACTGTTGAGAATGTTGGTGTTGATGTTGTTAATAACGCCTGATTTAAATAAGTACCAAATCCCGTTGTTGATGTTAAACTAATTTGTGAAGAACCCGAAACAAGTCCTGATGGTATACTAGATATAGAACCAAAAGTTATTTGAGATGATCCAGATACGATACCAGACGGAATTCCAGTAAGAGAACCGAATGTTACTTGAGCACTTCCAGATATAACACCGTCCGCATTCATTTTGGTTTTTACACCCGTAGTAAATGTTGCGGATGTTGTGTCAAGACTAATTGTCCGCGTAGATGATATGTCACCACCTCCACTTAAACCATTACCGGCACTAATTGATACTGATGTGTGGTCAATGTGCCTATTTGCAACATATCCTGTTGTTGAATCGTGTGCAATTTGAGATGAACCAGAAACTAATGTTGTTCCTGTTGAGCTAAATGTTCCATTAACAATTGTATTTGAAAGCATCGTAATCGTTGTTCCATCATCACTAATATTGCTATTGGTTAAATGTTCAATTCCTGTACTTTTAACTAATCTGTTTGATGTGATATACGATTCATTACCTACATTATTATATGTCTCTGGACCCATTAACAAGACAGATGATGTAACTGAAGCTTGATTTTGGTGAACAAATAGCCATTGATTATTAATTGAATCAAATAAAATTGAACCAGATACCTGTGGTGATGACCCACTATCAATAACTGCAAGTCCACCGAATCTAACGCTTGGATTCAAAGCGTTAACGGTTATAATGTTATCGGCAATATTAAGAATTGATGAACTAACGTGTTGAATTGACGATGAACCAGCGACAATTAAATCTTGAGAGATGAAAAGGGATCCGGTAATTGTTTGTGAACCTTGAAATATATTTGAACCAGTGGTTGCATAACTACCTGTTTTTGCTTCGATAGAATCGACCCGATTCTTTGTATTAAGAGTGGTAGTCGCAACTGAACTAGATAAACTTCCAATACTTGTAGATATACTTGAACTGAATGTTGAGTATCCCGTTGTTCCTGTTATTTCAATTTGTGATGAACCTGATGCAATACCTGATGGTTTTGAAGCGATATTATCCCAAGTTGTTTGAGTTATCGAACCACTCAACACATATCTACCATCATATGATGATGTTAATTGTGATGAACCTGATACAATACCTGAAGGTATTCCCGTTAATCCTGAATATGTAATTTGTGATGAACCTGATACCAATGGTGTAACCGTTGATACGATACTACCTGATATTGTTTGATTACCAATAAAAGTATTTGAACCCGTAGTTGCTAAACTTGAACTATATGTGTTAAAAGAAGATGTTAACAAATAACTTGGAGCCGAGGATGCTGTTAGAGCGTTTGTAATTGAACCACTCATTGTTAAATCACCCAATGTTAATCCTGTCATTCCTGATAGGTCGAGTGTACCTCCTGAAAATGATATATTTGAACCACTTCCTGAAATAAATGATACTACATTACCCGAATTGTCTTTAAATTTAAATGCTCCGTTTGCCATTTTTATAAATAGTTCATAGATTGAATTAGATTAAAGTCCGAATCTACTTTTTTGAGTATTATAATTTTGTGTGACCATTGAACTTGTAAAACCAATACCTTTATAAACTTTAACAGAAGATACCCTCATATTACCGTAGGTTCCACCCGCATTACCAATTAAAAGGGGTTCACTAGAATTGTTAACAGATTTACTAGTGAAATCACTAGAATCAACTAATGAGCCATTTACATATAGTGTAACTGTATTTGATATTCTTGTTACCACCCCGTGCATCCATCCGTTAACAATACCAGAATTTGAAACACCACCTTCATATACACCATCGTTGGTATATAATCTAATGGCATTACTACTAGTTGATGTCATAACAATCCAATTTGATGCTGGCCATTTTGATGGAAAAGTACCTATTATACCCTGATATGGTGTGGCTACCGATACAATATAAACCCAAACTTCAATTGTGAATTCTCCAGTGCCAAAACTCCAATTTGAAGAATATGGAATTGTAATATAATCATTACTACCGTCAAGATTAATATAACCTTGATTATTACTACTAAATGTAGGTCCGTTTATTAATGTACCATGATTATTTTTTCCAGACATATCATACCAATCTACACCAGAACCCGAATAAGATTCTAATGCCGATGCGTCTAAATGTAAAACCAATCCTCTTTCGATTATGTTTTTATAATCACCCACACTAGCGTGTGTTCCATCATATATGTGACCCCCAATATTAAACGGCATAATTTATATTTTATAATCCAAATCTATTTTTTTGTATATTATAATTTTGTGAAATTTCGGATAATGTTAAAATTCTTTCATATAATTTATATGAACCTAAAGTCATATTTGTATAACCACCATAACCAGGTGATGTACCATATAAATTATATGTCCCTATTGAATGACAAACGATAGATGGTCCACCATTATATGTTGTACCTGTAAAACTACTATCAAGTGAACCATTAATATAAAATTTGTATTCATTATTTTGTGTTGTGACAGTAATATGATACCAAGTTCCAACAGTTAAGGTTGCTTGTGAAAATGAATCTATAATATATGCTGAAGTATCATACCAAATAAATTTCAATTTATTATTTGATGCGAATTGTAGTCTTAATTCAGGATTACCGCCAGAAGCGTCAGCCAAAGTCCACCAATATGAACCATTTCCTGTTGCATTAAATTTAACCCAAAACTCTGTTGATATGATTGAAGACGTTGAGCCGGCAAATAATGACGTAGGTAAATTTAACCAATCATTTGTACCGTCAAATATCAACGATCCACCATTTGATGAACTATATGTTGGCCCATTAACTAACGTTCCTGTATCATTTCTTTTACTAGAACGTATATATTCTAATGTTAAATCTGTAACTTCAGTACCAGACGCTTCTCCAGCAATAATACAACATCTATCTGTAGCCGAACATGCAACATCTGCCTTAATTGCTGTCCAAGGACCTGTTTTGGATGTTGATGAATATTGAACACTTAAATTAGTCCCACTTCTCACCCATTTAAACCAATATCCTGTTGTTGCACCTCCGCCACCTGAAATTGGTGAGTGATATTGGCCATGATGTGATGCACTATACCCATTTGGAAATCCTGATGTACTTAATGATCCACCATAAGGCCCTGTAGGATCTGCCGAATATCCATTAAAGTCAAAATGGGATACATTTGTACCATATATTATGGCAATGCCTCTAAAATCACGAGCCCAATATGCAACGACTTCAAAATCTTCATTTGCATTAAATGTCCTATCTAAAACCACCGCAGAATAACCTCCTTGTGCCTCCGGCTCAGAACTCCAAACTCTACCACCATTTAATAAAGTTCCTTTTATGTGAAATGTTGATGGTTGTCTCCATCCTGTTGCGAAATCTGAATTTGTTATTGAACTACTAAGGTCATTAACAACTGTTCCGGTTTCAGGATAAGAATCGGGAGCACCTGCATCCATATGAAATATTAAACCTCTATTAATTACATTTTTGTAATTTAAAGTTTTAACTATACTACTATTAACAATATTTCCATTTATATCTAAAGGCATATTAGTGATGTGTTTCTTCTTTAAGCCATGTTGGCGTGTTTAATATTTCAATAATTTCATTATGTGTATATGGTCCTTGTTTTGTTGTTAAATTAGAAACGCTAAGTGGCATTTCATCTGAATCATATTTCACAAAAGTTAATGTTTCGTCAACTGATTTTCTAACGGTACCAGATGACGTTTCTTGAACTTCGTTGAAATCAATTTTATCTAATTCACTTACATCAAAAATTATATATTTTCTATTTTCCATATTACGATTTTTTTGGTGTTGCAGTTGACGGATCTTCTTCCTGTAAAACAAAAGAGTAAACTTTATTATTTTTATTATTATATAAATATAATTTTTCTTCACCCTCAACAATTGTGTAATCACCAATACCATTACTTAAACTTAAGTCAGATGTATAGACAGTACCCCAACGTAATGATGACGTTCCTAAGTCTTGTGTTCCATTTGCTGCCGGCCGAACCGTTCCGACAGATGTTATTCGTAATCTTTCAGCTGGTGAACCACCATTTATTCTTGTACCAAATGATAGATATGATGCATAATCTCCACCGGTTGAGTTTTCTTTACCTCCTTTAATGTAGGAGAATGTGTTAATAATTGAACTAGTTCCGCTAAAATATCCAGCAAATGAAATACCTCCACCAGTTCCAGTTGTTGCGGATGTGGTGTCAAATACTCTTATTGTGGTTGTTACGTCTCCTTGACTTACATTAGGACCATCAACCGCAAGTCTGAATCCTTGGGTGTCGGTAGTTCCAAGACCTAGGTTAGCAGACTCATTTAAGGTCATTGCAGTTGTAAAGTTGATGGCATTACCTGTAGTTCCTGATGGGGCTTGTTGCCAAAGAAATGCACCTGTATTTTCTAAATAAAATCTTGAAGCTGCAGCAGTGTTAATATATATATTGTTGCTACCATTAAAATAAGTGTTGTTACCAAAAAGTGCATTGTTAAATCCATCATTATAAACAGACATTCTTGCACCTATTTGAATTACCTTTGAACTTTCGCCCCATGAACTAGGTGTGACACCTACACCAACGTTACTTGTTGTTACTAATGATCCAGTTACAGTTGTGTTTCCATTAACATCTAATTGTGAGTTTGGGGTATTTTTATTTATACCAACAAATGTACTATTACCATCAATTACAATATGATTTTTAGTAAAGTCATTTGAAACAATATATGTTTTACCATCTTGACCTTGGCCAAAATATGAACTCATTGTTGATCCTGAGTTTACGGCATTTCTAACTCTTATAAAGTTTCTTGTTCCTGATGTATAATCTCCATTCCAAAATTCACCCATCACATTCTGTGTTGAAACAGAACTTGTATATATATTTAATTGTGTTGAGGAAGGACTATTAATTGATATGTTACCTGTTGTTGATATACTACCAGTAAGTATTGTATCACCATTATTCTTTAATTTTAAATTTGTTAAACCAGCACTATTTTTAAAATTAAGGTCAACATTAGAATCAATACTTATTTCAGGGTTACCAGATGCCCCCGAAGTATCGAATATGATTCCTTTGTCTACACCTACTAATACGCTACCTGTAATTGATAAACTACCACTAATTCCAATTCCACCTCCAGTTTCGCTTATAATACTATCACCAACATGTTCATTACCCGTACCTTTTAATATCCGATTATTCGTAGGGTAACTTTCGTTACCAACGTTGTTGTAGGTCTGTGGACCCATTAACGCCACGGATGAGGTTATGTTGGTACCATCACCTCTATGTATAAAAATAAATTCGTCCTGCACCGCATCATATAAAAAAGAACCAGAACCACCAATTGATCCGCTATCAAATACGCTCAAACCAGCAAATCTAATTGCAGGATTTGCGGTGTTTAAGTTTACAATGTTTGCACCAATGTTAACCGCAGATGCTGTTATATTTTGTAAAGACGAACTACCTTGTACAACTAAATCAGAACTAATATATAAACTACCAGTAATTGTTTGTATACCTACAAAGTTATTACTTCCTGTTGTTGCATAGCTACCTGTTTTAAATTCAATTGAATCTACCCGATTTTTTATTCCTAATGTTGTTGTTGTAATTGAACTAGATAATGTATTAATTGAATTTGATATCGATGAACTAAATGTTGAATATCCCGTTGTTCCTGTTATATCGATTTGTGATGAACCTGAGGCAATCCCAACTGGTTTATTTGCAATATTATCCCAAGTTGTTTGGGTAATACTACCACTTAACACATAACGAGAATCGTAACTACTTGTTAATTGTGATGAACCTGAAATAATTCCACTAGGGACGTTACTTAATCCAGTATATGATATTTGTGAAGAACCTGATACCAATGGTGTAACCGTTGATACGATACTACCAGTTACTACAATGCCATTACCAAAATGAATTGCATTTCCGTCTGATGATAAAATTCTATTTCCGGCATATATTTGTGTGCTACCTTTTAATGCAATAATTCCCGTTGTTGGGTCTAAAATAACGTCTCCACCACCTGAAGTTGCAAGTGTAATATTACCATCATTACTTTGTAATGTAATTGTATCCGAACCCGCTTCTAATATTTTAAATGATTGTCCAACATCTGTTGTAATCTGTAATTCTTGTGATGTACTACCTAAAACTTTTGTACCATCAATGTATAGTGAACCTGAGGATATATAAACGTGTCTAAATTGTTGAGTTGAGCTACCTAAGTCATACGTGTTGTTAACGGCAGGTAATATTGAACCACTTATTGTTTGTGTTCCTTTAAATAAATTACTACCTGTTGTTGCGGTTGAACCAGTTAAACCATTAAATGATGCTGTTGTTGCAAACACATTTAAATCGGTAATTGTGGTTCCGTTTAAACTTAAACTACTGGTGAGTTGAGGTCCGTCTATTCTCATTTCTTCTTCTTTTTATTTTCTAATTTTGTAACCTTATCGTTCAACTCTTTAATTGCTTCAATTAATATTGCAGTCACTTTAGAGTAGTCTAATAGTTTTATTTTTTCTTCTTTATTTGATAAAACAATATTTCTATGTGATATCAATTCTGGTTGTACTTCATATACCTCATCGGCAACCATACCGATTTGTCTTGTTCTATCTTCACTATATTCTTCTAACCAATCAAATGTATAACCATTTAATTTTTCAATTTTATCTAATGCATTTTCAATTCTAACAAGATTTGTTTTTAATTTTCTATCGGATGTTGTGTTAAAATTCGCAGCATCTACATCACCTGTTACAACTAATGAACCTGTAATTCCAATGTTAGTTGTTGCGTTATAATACGAACCTGTCTCAACAAATAAACCTGTACTTCTTGCTCCACCAGTTGTTAATATTGCTTTACCTGCAGTTGGAGTTGCAAAATCAATTTGCATTGTATTTTCGGATACTGCAGTAATTGTTTGTGGTATTAATATTTGATTAGACGAATCATATATATCAACATTTGGGTACTGATATCCTAAATAATGACTGATAACCCACGACCCTGTTGCGGAAGAATTTGTATATAAGAATCTATTACCATAAAAATCATTTGAACTTGTTGTTGCAAATCCTAAATTAATAATTTGTACCGATCCCGAAATAATACCAGGTGGTTTTGATGCAATATTATCCCAAGTTGTTTGTGTAATTGAACCGCTAAGAACATAACGTGTGTCATATGAACCTGTTAATTGTGAGCTACCTGAAACTATATCTGACGGTATTCCTGTTAATCCAGAATAAATAATTTGTGATGAACCCGAAACAACTCCACTTGGGAGTTGAGCAGAGCCTGACCACACACCGCTACCATTTAATACTTGTGAACTTCCACTAACAATACCTGAAGGTATTCCTGTTAAACCACTATATGATATTTGACTACTTCCTGAAACTAAAGGTGTTGTTGTTGATACAATACTACCTGATATAAGAACTGAACCCGTAAATTGGTGTGTATCATCTAAACTATCTCCGAATTTTGTCGAACCTGATGAGAATGATGTAGTTAAATAAGTTACTGATGATGAGACGATAAATTGTTGTGCAATTAAATTACCTTGAACAGTTAAATCTCCCGTTATATTACCACTACCACTTACATTTAATGAACCAGATATTTCAGTTTTAGTATTAATTCTTAAACCATCGGTGCTCGATATTGATGCGGTAGCCGAACCTGTTGCAATTTGTGATAAATTTAAACCTGTTATACCACTTGCCGGTATGTCATATAAACCAGCCCCACTACCTGTGAATGAACCTGTTATAAATCCAGCAGCATATATGTTTGTTAATCTAAGTTCCCTATAAGAACCAACCATTTCAACACCACCATATCCTGGATTAAGAACGATTGCACCATTAGAGTTAAGATATGTTTGTGAAAATATATTACCTTGTATACTAAAGTTTGTTGCGGAATCACTTAAATTAAATGTTCCACTAATAAATTCAGATCCCGTTATATAAACGGAACCACTAATTGTTTGATTACCAATGAACACATTTGAACCGGTAGTTGCATAACTTCCTGTTTTAGATTCAATTGAATCAACCCTATTTTTTGTACCAAGAGTTGTTGTTGCAATCGATGAACTTAAAGAACCAATACTTGTAGATACACTAGAACTAAAAGTTGAAAACCCTGTTGTTCCTGTTAACTCTACTTGAACCGAACCAGATATAACATTTTCACTATCTAATTTACTTTTAATTGTTGTGTTAATAGAACCAGTGAAAGAATTTAATGATGAAATAGAACCAGTTATACCTTCAATAGAATCAACCCGATTTTTTAAATTAAGTGTTGTTGTTGCAACACTAGAACTTAATGAATTAATACTAGAACTTAATCCTGATGTTGTAGTTGCAACTGAAGAAGATAGTAAACCCATACTTGAACTTACTGAACTACTAAATGTTGAATATCCTGTTGTTCCTGTAATATCAATTTGTGAACTTCCAGAAATCAATGTTGGTCGATTAACTAAACCAAAATAATCGAATGCTCCTGTTATCGAATTCGCAACTAAATCTCCGGCAACTGTTATTGTTGTTCCTGTTTCTGAAATAATTGATACATCGATATGATCCCCACCTACTGACTTAACAATTCTACCATTAATTAAATTAGGCTCATCACCTAATGAACCTGTATTTCTTGGACCAGCAAGTAACATACCTCCTGAGTAATTACTACCACTTACATTTTGATAAACCCAATGGTTATGTAAACTATCCCAAGCTAAAGATGCGGTACCGCTTGCACTACCACTATCATATACTTTTAATCCACCGAATCTTTCTGCTGGTTCAAATACGTTAACAGATATAAATGAAGTTGCAACATTAAGTTGTGATGATGTTACGTATGAAATTGATGATGAACCAAGTACCGTTAAGTTTTGTGTGATTACAACTGAACCTGTAATTTCAGTATTGGTATTGATTCTCAATCCGTTATTTGGTGATATAGATGCGGTTGCACTTCCACTTGCGATTCGTGATAAATTTAATCCTGTAATTCCGCTTGATGGAATATTATATAGTTGACTACCATCTCCCGTAAATGAACCTGTAAATGAACCTGTATTATAAGATGATGTGAATGTATTAAAATTAGTCCGTATACTTCCACTTTCAGTTTCAAGTGAATCTAATCTACCATTTTGTGTATTATTAATCGACGCAACACTTGAACTTAAACTTCCGATTGAACTAGATATTGAACTACTTAAATTATTAGTAGTTGTTGCAACACTAGAACTTAAAGAATCAATTGAACTTGATAATGAAGAACTTAAACTTGTTATTGTACTTGTTAATCCACTTGTTGTTGTTGCAATAGAGGAACTCAATGAACCTATACTTGTAGATATACTTGAACTAAATGTTGAATATCCTGTCGTCCCTGTTAATAAAACTTGGATACTTCCAGATATAACACCATCACTATCTAATTTAGATTTTATTGTTGTATTAATAGAACTAGTAAAACTATTTAAACTTCCTGTACTATTCTCAATATTATCTAACCTTGTATTTTGATTACTGTCTGTTGTGGCAATTGAGGAAGATAAACTTCCGATTGAACTAGATATTGAACTACTTAAATTATTAGTAGTTGTTACCACCGAACTTGATAAACTTAAAATACTAGAACTTAGTACTAATGTTGTTGTTGCAACAGATGAACTTAAAGAACCTATTGATGAACTTATTGAACCGCTAAATGTTGAATATCCTGTGGTTCCTGTGATTAGTATTTGACTACTACCGCTTACAATATTAGAACCCACATAATCAATACTACCAGCACTTACCGATCCGCTAATTATATGTCCACCTTTTGCAACATTAACATAACCAGCAACAGGTGTTGAGAAATATATTCTAATGTTATTAGTATCTATTGATTCTATTTTTTGTGGAAATATAATACTTCTATTTGTATCCCAAATAGTTACAATTGGATAATCTGAATTTAAATTATGTTCTAATGACCAAATGTCGCTTGATGAAAAATATTGAGATAGTCCACCCGGTCCTGTACCCAACGATGCAATTACTTTACCTGTTTGATTACTAGGAAATGTTATTGTTGCATTGTTAATATCTATTGTTGTGATTTGTGATGGTAATATAACACTACCATTAGAATCAAACACTTGAAATATTGGATATCTTTGACCTAAATTATGTTTAAATGACCATGTTGTTGCAGGTGTTGTTTGATTTAACACCGCATATGCACCATCTGTAACTGAAGTAGTTCCACCACCCGCACCAGCATTTAATGCAAATGCTGCGGTTAACGCATATGATGCACTTAACACATTCATCGAAGATGTTTGTGATGTTAATACAACACTTGATGTAAATGTATTAAGAGAATTAACCGAACTAGATAATGTTGTAATGGAACCTGTAATAGTATCCATTCTATTATTTAAAGATGATGATAATGTTGTTGTGCTAATGTTTAATTCTTTAACATAACCATTACCATTTGTGTCCGTAATTGATGTTGTAATTTCAACACCTCCTGTTGGTATAATTTCAAACGCATCTGAACCTGTTGCACTTAATATTGGTGAACCCGAAACAAAAATATCTTTAAAATGGGAACCAATTGATACAAACGCAGTGCCTGGTACTGACTCACTAACATTTAAACCAGTACTATCATCAAATTGTAATTTTGTAAATTGTTTGTTATATGTGTTACCCTCAACATCTGAACCTGAAATTTGAAATGGAACATTTATTAATCCAAGTGCACTACCACTAAATGCAGATGCACTTACCGAACCTGATGATAGTATATTAAAACTAGTAAATATACCTCCATTTGGTACTACTAAGTTAGAAGATTCAATTCTAACATTAGAACCACTTAAAGGTGCAATTCTATTAACACTTAATAAACCATCTATTATAACTGAACCTGTAATTTCAGTCTTAGTGTTAATTCTTAATCCATCTGTTTGTGAAATTGATGCAGTTGCACTTCCATCCACAATTTTGTTTAATTCTAATCCAGTAACACCACTTGATGGTATATTATATAATTGACTACCATCACCTTTAAATGAACCTGAAAAATTTGATGCTGTTACATTTCCTGTGATGAAAATTGAACCTGTATTAACCGTGTTTGTTGAGATTAATTCCTCAACTGATGGTCCGAGAGAACCTGAAACCGCCATGTAAACTTTACCGTCGGTAGTGTTTAATGCCAATTCACCTAATTGTAGGTTTGAGTTTGTTGGTTTTTGACCTGATACACTACTCCTACGCAGTTTTACTATTTGTGCCATATGTATGGTTCTCTCCTATGTGTTTGTGGTATATACCACGATTAATTATGACCTATATAGGTCTTAACTATAAATACACAAAAATTAGGATTAAATAAATAAAAAAAGGAGGTTTTTTAGACCTCCCTTTATTTTAATGTTTTTAAATTCTATGAATATGTACCTCCGTCGATTACGGTTGAGAATTTAAGTGCTCCATCTGCATTTTTATATCCTAAAATTCCATCAAGAACATCTGTTGATTCCGTTGCTGAAACATAACCTAATACGTTAGATGAGTTTCTAAATACAACCTGAGATGTCTTAGTTCCTGCGTCTGCACCTCCACCAGCACTAACCGTTACGTTACCCGCAATTAAAGTAGCACCATCTGATGCTGTTACTTGGAATTTATTGGTATTATAACTTAATGTTGTACCATTTTCTGTTAATAAACTATCACCAATTGTATTTGCTGAAGTTGCTTTTGGTATTGTTCCACTTGTTAAACTAACTTCAGAACCTTGTTCTCCGAATGTTGTACCAACAAATTTACTACCTGAATTATTTTGATTAGTTAATAACCAATAATCGTTTTGTGAATCCCATAACACCGATGAAGAAATACCTGATGAACCTGAATCCATTACTTCAAAACCAGCATATCTCAAGAAAGGAGAATAGGCGTTCATTCTAATAATGTTGTCGTCGATTTCAACCGTTTGTGATTGGATAATAACATTTGTTGATGAACCCAAAACTTCCAAATTACCCGATACATATAAATTTGCTTGCAATTGTGTATTTCCTGTTACTGTTAGTACACCGTTTACAGTTAAGTTACCATTGTTTGTTAAACCATTTGTGGTTAATGAACCTGAAGTTCTAACGTCTCCATCATTTGTGTCAACTTCGAATTGACCGTTTCCGATTTTGAAAACAGTACCATTATAAGTAAATCCTGAACTATCAATTAATGAACCGCCAGCACCTACGGTTACAATTCTGTCTTGTGTTAAATCTTCAACGGTTGCGGACGCTAATGTTGCTTCACTATCAACATTAATTGTTGATTTAAATTGTGCAGAACCTGTAACATCTAAAGTTGAATTCATACCTACAGCCCCTCTTAATTCTGATGTAGAGTTTACTTGTAAGGTTGATTTTAAAGTTGCAGAACCTGTAACATCCAAACTTGAGTTCATACCTACAGCACCTTTAAGTTGTGATGTTGAATCAACCTGTAATGTTGATTTTAAAGTTGCTGAACCTGTTACATCCAAAGTTGAGTTAAGTCCTGTTGCACCTTTAACTTCTAATGTTGAATTTAGAGTTGATGAACCTGTAACATTTAATGAAGAACTAACAAATACACCGTTTACACCAACAAGTGTTGCTGTTTGTGCATAATCATCTATTTTTAAATAATTTGTGTCATCACCGAAGAAATTTAAATCTGCATTACCCACAAAGTGAATATCTGTATAACCTGAAGGTCCTGCACTATTATAAATTTCAAAAAGTCTTGAGTCATCTAAATCGGGTTTCAAATATAATGAACCTGTACCTTGAATATTTGTTACTTCAAGAGCACCAGATAAATTTAAATTACCATTATCAAAAGTTAAACCACTATAATTTGTTAATAAACCTTGACTTCCAACAACAACCATTCTCTTTTCGGTCAATTGATCATTGTAAACTGAACCGCTAATTACTGTGATATCACCACCGTTACCTAAGAAAGTACTACCACTTACCGTTAAATCTTCTAAAACCCCTAAATCTGTAAAGTTTACTTGATTTGCTTCTAATGTGTTAATGTATGCTGTACCACTTACGTGTAAATTTCTCCAATTTTGAGAAGAAGATCCTAAATCAAATGCGTTGTCCACATCTGGTATGATTGAAGAACTAACATCTGCACCGAATGTAACTAAATCTGTTGTTTGGTCACCAATACTAATATTACCCTTTAAAACTATATTACCATCAATCGTGGCATTTCCTGTTAAATTTAAATTAGAACCTGAAATATCTCCCGTCACTACTACTTTTCCACCGACACTCATATCAGTTGTTACTCTAACATTTGACCCTGAAATTGTGGATCCTGTGATATTGGTAACATTTGCATTACTACCAGTTAAAGATGTGATATTACCATTTGTACTTGTAAATGTTGTTCCTGTTAAATTAGAGAAATTACCGTTACTACCTGTAACACTCGTAATGTTAGCATTAATTCCCGTTAAAGAATTGATGGTTACACCTGAAATTGTATTTCCTTCAATATTACCTGTTAGGTTAATACCACTATTACCACTTTTATCTAAAATGTATAAGGTTTTTGTATTTGTAGAATAGAAAGGTAATCCGTCCAATGTTGAACCGTGAGCTCCAACACTAATTTCCGGTGCCGCCGCTCCTTGATAAATTTTAGATACAGGTTTATATCCACCAGCAACTGCTGTGTCTCCAATGAACAATACAGGAGCGTTTAGATTTTCTATAGAACCTGTTCCCATTACCAATTCACCGACGTTTGCGGTTACGTCTTTTAGTGATAGTATCGAACCTCTTCTGTGTTTAATTATTTGTGCCATGTTTTATCTTTACTTTGTTTTATATAAATACTTTATTTTTAATTAGAAAAAACCATCCCCACAATCAATTATGGAATTATTTGACCTATCCGCCCATGTTCCAAGATTTTGTATCGTTAAAGAGGCCGCAACAACTTGTGAATTTATTTGATTTTGGACAATACTCATTGCACCAGAAACTACTAAAGATTCAATATTTGGGTCTATTTTTTGAACTAAAGTTGTTTTACCCTCAACAATTAAATCACCCTTTATTCTCATCGATCCATACATACTAAGTGAACCAGTAACTTGTAAATCATTTGTTGTTGCGTAAAATGAACCTGTTGGTTTCCAAATATTTGAGTCTTGTACGTTTGCAATTGACGCAGAAAATGAAGATGAAAGGGTAGTAAAATCACTTTGTCTAATTAATTTTTCTTCACTTCCTAATGGTCCACCCTTCCAATAATCTAAATTTGTGTCCCAAAGTAGTGACCCCGATATCGTATTGGGTGATGTTGGGTCTTTTATTAATAAACCTCCATTTACCGCTGATGTACCATTTAATTCTATAACATTGTCACCAATAGCAACTGTCGTTGAATTAATGGCTGTTGTTGTACCCTTTACTAAAAGGTTACCCTTTACTGTTAAATTTGAACCTGTGGTCTCTAATGCGTCTTTTAGTGATGCCGTATATAAATTTAATCCATCGGAAGATGATCCAAGTGAAACACCTGAGATAAATAAATTATCAGCGTAAACCGCGTGTAGTGCGCCTGAAACCGCCCCTAAGTCTATAACCGACCCTGAGGGAACGTTTGTGGTATCAATTTGGAGCCAATTTATCTGTTGTAATGCCATGTAAAACTAAAGTCTTTTACATAAATACTTTTATTCTACTTCTTTGCATAAAAAAAGGGACTAATGTCCCTTTTTATTTTTAAATATATGTTTTGATTATTTTAACTATCTCATCTTTATCTCGGTAATCCCTACCAGGGACAAAAACAGGACCATCGTCTTCACCATTTAGACTTATAAAAACCGTCGGTAAGGAATTATGTCCAGTTTGTTTAACAACCTTATTCCATATTTCTTCATGTTTACTCACTTCAATTTCTGTGTATTCAATACCTTCATTGTTTAATTCTCCTTTTAATACTGAACAATGACCGCACCCGTTTAAAGTGAATATAATAATTCTATTTGGCATTATAAATTATCTAAAATATCTTTATAAAATCCGTTAGGTTGTGCACCTTGTGATCTGTTTATTAATTCCTCTCCTTTGTAAACTATAACTGTTGGTATTGACCTAATACCCATTTCAATCGCAACATCACTATTTTCATCTACGTTGATTTTAATGAATGAGGTATTTGGGTACTCTTTTTCAATGTCCTCTAATCTTGGGATTAATGTTTTACAAGGTCCACACCATGGTGCCCAAAAATCAACTAATACATTTTTTCCTTCTAATTGTAATTCTTTTAATTTATCTGCTGTTACGTTTTCCATATTTAATTTTTAAAATCCGATTTTACTTTTATTTGTTGTTTTGAATAGTTCAACATCTACATTATATATATCGGCTAAAGTCATTCCCTCTGTTACTTCATGGTCTTTTTTAAGATGTTTTAAAAGACTATTTGATTCCTCGACTGATAACTTACTAAACTTGTGTTCAGCAATTAAACGACCCTTACGAAGTAACGCTTGGTCGATTTTTTCTCGTTTCATATTAAAGGTGGCAACAATTTGAATAGATAAACAATCACCTAAAATACCATCGGTTAAATTAAGGATGTTAGACACTCCCGCAGGTGAGCCATTACCTTCTCTATCTGAAATTACTCTTTCAGCGTCTTCAATTACTAAAATTGCATTTTTATGTTCCATTAAGAATGGAATAATTGATGGTTCAGATAACATCTCCGCCATTGATGGTGGAATAAACAGAATGTCCTTTTCTTTAATTAACGTACTAAGATATTTGATGTATGAGGTTTTCCCCGTTCCAGGATCTCCGTGTAATAATATAATTCCCTTTCCGTTATTTTCGTTTAATTTTTTAACAATTACATCGTGAACTTTAATAAACTCAGAACCATAATTTAATTCCAATTCCATTGGTGGAACATATAAATCATATTCTTCAGTATCCATGTGTCCGTGTTCACTTTTAACCAATTGGATATTAGATTTTTTTCTTGTCTTTTCGAATTTTTTTAATTCTTCGGTTTGTAGTTGTTCTGATAGTTTACCATTCTTTATATCGTAAACAATATCAAGTTGGATTAAGGGGTCTTTGTCTTTACTGGTGTTACCAATAACTCTAATCATGATTTTCTTCTCATGATTAATATACAATGATTGTGACGATAAATCGTATCTTCTATTTGATGAAAAAATATTTGTCTCTTCTTTAAATCCTAAACTTAAAAAATAATCAATAATTATTGGGTCGTAACTTAAATTATTAACAAATTTTGATGGTAACGTATCATTTAAAATAAGGTAATATTGTTCTGTTGGTATTTCACTTCCGTAAACTGTATCGTATAGAGGATAGTTCTCTGGTAAATGTCTTGTCATGTTACAATAATAAAATAAAATAGTTAAAAAATAAAGTTAATTAAGACAAATTTTGTAGTAACCTCTCATATCAATAAAGATATTATCTTCGTTAGTCTTTGATAATTCATCTTTATTAACTTCAACAGTAAACACAACTTGTCTTAATGATTCAAATTGTTCTTTACTTAAAGTAGGATAACCAAATTTTTGAAAATTCTCTTTAGATAATTCTGTCATTCGATTATAAAAAGAGTCAACATCAGAATCTCCAATAAAGTATTGTGTGGCTTCTGTGTTGTTTGAAAAATACAATTTAACTTTTTGAATGTATATTAAAATTTCTGCGGATAAGTCCATTAGATTTTTGATATTTGATTAAGTGTTAATTCGACAGCTGTGTTTCTACCAAAAATTTTCACTTCGATTGAAACTTTTTCTCCATTTATTTCGGAAATAATTCCTTCGAATGAACTAAATGGTCCTTCAGTAACTGTAATTTGATCACCTATCGAATATTTTAATTTTTTAGAATCCACATGTTGTTCTAACACTTTATCTACTAAAATACGTTTGATGTCACTATCTCTTAATTCAATAGGAACTCTATTTCCACCCATACCCATAATATTAGGTAACAATGAGATAGTTTTTAATTCATCTTCATTTAGTTTTTTAGGTGTTTCAAAATAAAGATATCCACTATAAAGAACTTTTTCTCTAATTGCTTTCTTATTACGAACAACAACAACATTTTTTTCTGTTGGACATACGAATCGAGTAATACTATTCATCTTACCCAAAGAAATATATTTATTAAATTCTTCCGCTAACGATCTTTCCTTACCGGGTAGAACTTTTACCAAGTACCATTTTGTTTCCATAATATCTTTTTTAAATAAATACGAATTTAATAATTCATAATCAAGAGTTCGGTACCCATATTCTGTTTACCATCTTTCTTAGCAGCCGCAGCTTTTGCAAAATCTTTTTGTTCCCATTTATACTCATCTTTAGGAAACCATTCTGATAATTTAGGGAAGTCATAGTAAGATAAACTAAACTTACCTTTAATATTCTTAATACACTCAGCAAGTCTTGTGTGGTCATTCACATCAAAATCGTGATTGGAGTAGTAATTCTCAGTCTTCCAATATGGTGGGTCCATATAGAAATAGGTCATTGGTGAATCGTATTTTTCAACGACTTGTTGAAAGTCCATATTCTCAACGAATGTTAATTTATCGAAGTGTTCGCGGAATTTTGGGTTCTTTAACTTATCCATAAAGATAAGAACCTTACAACGATACTTTCCCTTATAATCTGTGTAAGCTGCAGTTTCTGGTTTAGAACCAGAGAACACTTGACATAGAACGTAGACATATTTACCCGCAATATCTAAGCTGTTTTCATCGGTGATTACCAAATCGTTATTAAAAACCTCTTGTTGGTATTGTTTAAACATTTCAGCGTATTCGGGTGGGGTATCGACCACACCTAATTGTTGACATGGGTATTTTGACAATTCTTCCCACAATACGTCGTATTGTTTAGACCACTTCATTAAATTAGCATTAAGACGATTAAAGTCATTATAGACAACCGTCTTTAAATTAGGGTACTTACTCAGATCCATATTAAAAAAGACCCAAAACATACCTGAAAATCCCTCTACATACGTTTCGATGTCTTTGGGGATGAATGGAACAATCCACTTACCAATACGAGCTTTACCTCCAATGTAACTAATCATCTTTTTCTATTTGTTTATATCATCAAATATACCTTAAATTATTTAAAAAAACAAATTAATAGTATATATTTTATTATGGCATGTAAAAATTGTAAGAATAAGGACGAGTTTAAAAAAGAAATGTACGATTCCACCAAATTGGTCGATAGTTGGGTTATTTGGTTTGCGGTTATTTGGTCGGGATTGGCAATTTATGGTTTTTATTCATTAATTACCAAGTTTTTATGAAAAATGGAAAATATTTTATAGTACTTTTTTCAAACAAAAAGAAAATTAAAATACTTTATAAGTGTATGCAGAAAACCACTGTATATGAGTATTGGAGGGAATTTAAAACCCAAAGAAAACCGCCATTCGTTAAGGTTCAAGGAGGTAAGAGAAATCAAGATTTAATATTTGAGTTGGCATTAATATTCCCAAACAATAGATGGGTAACTCAGGTATGGGTTAAAGATAGTTTAGGTAGGAATGAACCGGCAATTATTGAGGACAATAAGTTTCGTATTAAAGAAATTGTCCCGTATTGGCAGGAAGAGTTGATTTACGATTTTCATACTAAGAAAAGAATAAGATATCATGAAATGATGGAATACATCACATCAGTTAAAGATATTGCACAAATTTTTACATTAAATAAAAATTTATTTGTACAAATTGAGAATGACGTTAGAATGTTTGGTAATAAAAATAAATTTGATTCGGATAGATTATTCGACATTGTAAGGGAAGACCTATTGAAAAGAAGACATGGAAATTTTATCTTCGTTAAGGATGTTAATACCCATCAAAGAATTTCATTATACAATTTACTTGAAAGTAAGGGATTTAAAAGAACAGAACTTTTTAGACATTACTCGTATTAAAAACAATATCTACTGAACCAATCGTTATGTTAAATGAATCTTTTGGTTTCTCCATCTTCATCCCATATTTTTTTTGCATTATATCAAACGCCTTTATAAACTCTTGATTTGATAGTTCCAATATGATTGTTGTTGATTTCGTTTCGGCATTAATTTTTTCCAATAAGTCACTTATTATTGCCAATTGATTTAATATGTCACCTTTTTTTTCCATAACCTAATATCTTTAATATTTTATCTATTATAGATACTTTCTTTTCTGGTTTAAATAAGTCCGTTTTATTTAATTTTTTAATTTCCTCAATCATCTGAATCTTCTGTATCTCTATCTCCTTCTTGTCCTTCTCCATCTCCTTCTTCAACCAATCCGATGCTTGTTGTAATCTCTTGTCCATAGTCGTTTAATAGATTTATGTCTTTAAGTTTTTCTAACGATTCTTTCTTAAATAATTCTTGTAATTCTTTTACTTTTTGTTGGAATAACTTTTGTTTTTCCTCTTCATCTCTATTGATTTGCAAAATCTCTAAAGCACATGCAAATACAACGTCGTAACCATCTTGGGTTCCGTTAGAAATTAAAGACAATAATGTAAACTTTTCGTTCTTATCTTGTATTTTAATTTTGATTGAACGATATGGTTTTATGATGTCTTCATATCTCCACGTCAATGGTAATTTTATATCCAAACTAACATTCCCTTCAATCTCTCTTAAAGAATGAAAATGAGGTCTTAATGATTTTATACTTTGAAACACGTTTTTAAATTAATATATAGGTTATGATATATGATATCGATAGTAATAGTGAAATGTTTTCCACCTTACCTAACGTCATAGGTTGCGGATTGTCCTGAGTAAGTTTCATCACAAACTCTAAAATTACTCTTAACGAGTAAAGTATACTCAATACAAATAAAAATAATTTAATTTGCTCCATCATGTTTTTTCATTTCATCTAGTATGTCCTTACGATACACCGCAATAAGGAGTTTTATTTCTTGTGCATATTTTCTTGCTCTAATTGATGCACTTCGATTTCCTTTATCGTATACTTTTTGAGTATCGACTGACATTTTCTCAACTAGATCTTTAATTTTAGTTAAAGTCTGCATAATAATTTCAGTTTTTAATATCAATATACGGGAAAAAATCTACTTTTTCAAGTTTTGTTCAAATAATTTATAAATTTCGGTTAACATATCCAATTCAGATCTGGTCTTCCTATATCTGAAGTTGAATAACTTATCAAAATACTCATAAATTCTAACGGGATGTTCATCTAATTTATTAAAATAGTATGCTTCAAGGAAGAAATTCCAAAAATATTCATAATAATTACCCCTCTCTTTGAAGTATATTTTCTCTTTATTGAAACTATCTATTGTTCTGTCCCAACACCATGTGAAGTGGTTTCTTTGGTCTTGCTCTAATTCTGTAACGTCGGCTCCCATGAATGTTTGGTCAACTAACACGTATAAAGACACAAGAAAGTCGTGAAAAAGTTCTGTTTTCTCACGACTTATATTGTAGGCTCGGTGCCAAATATCTATTTGATGTTTATAACTCTCAGATGAGACAAACTCTAAATAACCTTCTCTATTCTCCATAATCCTAACTTATTAAAATATAAGGATAAAAGAAAATAAAACGAAGATATTATTGAGTTTTTTCGTTATAATTTGTAAGTTTTTTCATTTTTCTCATTTCCTCTAAAAGGATTGGATCAATACTTACTTTAGACTCGTTAACAGATTTAACTGGTTGCGGTTCTTTCTTATACAACGGTTCAGCTTTTTTATCTTCTGATTTTCTTTTAACTTCCTTTTCTAATTTTTTTGGTAAATCTGTTTTAACAACATTTGCAACATCATCACTACTATTACCCATTAATCTGTCACCATCTAATGACATTTTCAATCTTTTCTTGAATTGTTCAGATGGTTCGTTATCGTATTCTAAATTCTCTAATCCACGTCCTCTTTGGTCTGCAACAAATTCGTCTTCTTTTTCTGTGTTGTTTACTTTAACACTTTCACCTTCTTTGTTTTGTTCAGGAAATTTGTTGTTATTGTTACCAGGGATTGATAAGTAATCTTTCATTTTCTTATCGACATCTGATAAATATGAATTATTTTCTACCCCACTTTCTTTACGTGATTTTTTAGCCGCATCTAAACCTGGAACTGATTCATTAACCATTTTAGCGATTAGGTTGATTAGTTCAGATTCAGTTAAACGTAATGTTTTCTTTTTAGATTCGTACATTCCTGAACCACATTCACATATCTCTTTACCACATTCTTCACATGTTCCTTCGTCAACATCTTCCATAGTTGGTCCATCACATCCTTCACATTGTTCTTCTTCTCTCATTTCTTCTTCTTCCATTTGACTCCAACATTCCTCAACATCATGTTCTTCTCCGTCAACCGTAAATGATTTTTCACCTTTTTCTTTGGCATCTAACATTGCTTTAACGAATGCGTTACCTTCCATTGGTTCTTGATTTTTCATATTTGTATTTTCTTTTTCTTCTAATTCTTGTCCCATTTGGTCTAATTTTTCAATCATATCCGCATGAGATTCGTATACTTTTTTATCAATTAACAATTCCTTTTTAGAATCATTGTTATCTTGTATATATTTTTCAGCTTCTTCCTGTGTGTCAAAAGAATCTATAGGTTCTCCTTCACATGTTACGTGATATACTTCCTTTTTATCGCCTAATGATTCCCTAATAATGGTTTTTCTTACCTCTTGGGAAACCACACTTTCTATAATTTGTGTTAGTTCGCTTATTCTCATACTAAATAAATATCTTAGTTATCTCATTTAATACAATTTTTTCCATTTCCTTGTATGGAATACCGAATTTTTTTGATGTTTCGGTAATTGCATGTTTTATTTCTTGGTCTTCTTTAATGAATTCTAATGCTCCTGTGTTCCCTTGGTTACAATATGGGAACTTTTTACACTTATCTTTAACCTTTACAAACACACTATCAGGTCCTCCCCACTTTGGAAAATTCTTATCTTTTACCGCCCTACCTTTATAGATACTATCGGGACCATCGATTTTTAATGGGTTTTTACGTCCACCCTTGGTTGTTTTACCAAAAGCCGGTACATCATATGAACCAGATGAACTAGCGTCGGTAGCCTCTTTAAACTCGATATCCTGCTCTTCAGTTAATTTAGCGTTGTTTATTTTATGTATTTCTCTTTTAATCATTGGACTAAACGCATTTCCTTCGTATGAACCAGATGATGACGCTCCTGTTTGTTCTTTCGTTTCCTTTTTTGGTTCGATACCTTTAATAACTTCCTCAGTTATATCCTCACCAATTTCACCTATAAAAACCTTAGGATTAACACCCATTGCCGCCGCAGTACATAATCTTGTGTTACCAGCAATAAGAATATATCTTTCACCCATTTTTAGAATTAATGGTCGATTATATTCACCTGATTTTATTGCCCTTATTAACTTCTTTGGGTTTGTCTTTTTATACATTTTTGCAATATCATTAACTGCCTCAAAGTCACCCTTCTCTATTTCGTTTGATTCTGTATTCTCCAATTTAAGCCAAACATCATCTGTAAGTGTCTGTTCCTTCAACCCATCGAAAGAGCTCACGAGTTCCTCCACAGAAATATCGATTTTCTCCTTTCTTCTTAAATCTTGTGATGTTCTTTGAAACTCCTCCATTTCACCCCCAATATCAGGTTTAATTACTTTTTCCATTATCTACTAACGTTTTTTAATGCACCTTCCCAAAATGACTTTCTTTGCCATAATGTTTTAAATAACTCAACAACGACTTTAGTTGATAAATCGATTATCTTATCATCAATCTTTTTTGTTCCCAACTCATCTTGAATGGTTTTTATAACCATTTTATGGATTTGAGTACTATTCATAAAATCTCTAATCTCTTTTTTAGTGATTTTTTCGATTTCTCTTTTATCTTGTTCACTAAGTGCCATTATATATTATTATCTCTTTGTGTTATCATTGGTTCCATGGTGGTTTTGTAAGTTTCTTCAAACTTTACTAATTTCTCCATAACGACCAAAGTCTCAGCTTCAATTTTTAACATTTCAGCATTTACATAAACACCACTCTCTTCACCCGCAATGAACACAAAACTAATATCTCCATCAGTTAATTTACCATCCAATCTAATTTGTCTTTCACTTATTGTCATTCCCGGATCAAATTCAACAATTTGAGAAACTTGTTGTCTAAAATTATCAATTAAACCAGATATTGCAGTTTTTTGTTCGTCTTGTAGTCCCATATCCGACTCATCAGTTGATAACATTTTAACGTCAACATCATTGATTACAATAACATCATCGTTAATTTCACGTTCTTGTTCAGGTGTTTGTGGTTCTTCCTGTTCTCTTAGAGTTCTACTTAATGTCTTAGCCTCACTAATATTTCTAATAGTGTTTAACATCTTCTTGGTAAAATCGTAATCATTTCTCATTTTCGTGTGTATTGTTAAAAAAGACCCTAAAATTAAATGAAGGGTTTATATCTGTATAAATACTTGAAAAGTTGGATTTACATATAATTCCCTTGAAATTTGATATATTTTCTAAGTATCCTTGTGATGGTACGGTTTGTTTGAATATCCCATGTTCGTCACATAATTTTTCACATAATTTTGCAACAGCTTTCATCTGGTCTTCTCCGTATTTGTCCCAAAAATAATAATTCCTCCAATTACGAATGTATGGTTCGGACCTATATGGGTCGCCAATCCAATTATTAAGGATGCCAGTGATAGTATTTTTAGAAAGCCAACCCAAGTTCTCGATTGCAATTTTAATCATCTTATTGTCAATCTTTGGGTTTCCAAAAGTTTCGGATGATTGGTTAGTATCGAATAATTGATAAACATCACCCATCTTAGAAACAACAAAATGGGGTATATCTTCATACATCCCATTTTTACGATACTTTATCATATTGATAAAATCGTCAACTCTTCTTTGTGTGTCGTATAGTAATATTTGTGTTTTCTTAGACTTTCTTCGACTGACGTTTAGATTTTTATTATTAATAGTTTCAATTTCATATATCGACATTGTTCCACATTTAATTAGTGTTATTGTTTACCTCATCGTCTGAATTTGGTATAATAACTTTATTATTTTCCAAATCGTAAATCACTTGATTTGGGTTTATTTCATCCTTTTCCAAATATAATTCCTCATCATATTGTTTAATATTCTTTCTTTTATTCGGTCCGTGTCCGTAATAAAAAGGAATATGTGTTCCTATATTTGAAAACCCAAGGTTACTCGATGATTGGGTTAAATTTAATTCCTGTGTTTGGGGTTCTGATTCTACTTTTTTTTTTCATCATCAGAATCAGATGATGTGTTTTGGTCAATTGCGTCGTTAACCACTTTTAACATTACATCAATCTCTTTAATTTCTGACTGATAAACAGGTTCGTCGGTTGACTCTTCGGGTGTCACAGATGGGTTGGGTACTTGTTCTTCCCAATAACGTTTTTCCATTTCTTCATCCCATCCATCTTCTATCGATTCTTGATTAAACTCATTAATTGCCTCGGTTAAATAATTCTCATTTTGGAAAATATTCTCCGTATTTGGTGTTATAGTGGAAAAATTTTCCTGAATTTCTTCTTCTGTTGGTTCTTCTTGTAAAATTTTCTCTACTTCTTCTTCAGTAAAGAATGGTTCCTCATCCTCTAATCCGTCCATTAATGTTCCGTCCCAATGAGAGATATCATCGTCCAAATCATACCTCTCTCCAAATGGTGCGACTGACTCCATTTCTTTTTTAAACGCATATTCAACCTCTTTAATTAATTCGTCATCAAATGGTTCATCATATAATCCCAACTCTTGGTCGTTCTTCATAATTTCAGATAATAACTCTCCCCTTCGTTTATATTCCTCAGCTGCCGATTTTAATTTTTCGTTTGGTTCCGTTTTGTTTAGTAACGCATCTTCTAATATTTTTAAATCATTTTCTGATAAATGCACTCTTGTGGTTTCATCAACAAAGTTTTTTAAATCTTCGGGTGTTGATTCATCATCTTTACCTCTCATAACCAATTGATTAAATGCGATAATCAGAGCAATTGCCAATGGGTCAAATACAATTACAATTAAAATGATAAAAAATTTAACGACACTGTTTAATTCAACACCAAACGCCTCAGCAACAAATCTAAACCCCCCAACTTCCTTTTCAAGTCCTAAGTTTTCAGTTTTAATTTTATTAATCTCATCATTTTCTTTTGCGTTATCTTGTTGTAATAAAGATATGTTGTCATTAAGTTTTGCAATTTGTTTATCTCTATTATCTATTGAACGGAGTAAACGTGAATTAACTTTACCACCATCAATAATCTTACCTTGATTAGAATTAAATTCCGTAATTTGTGTTGATAGTTGTTTTATTTGTGCTTCGTTCTGTTGAATCTTTGTTGTGTGAATTAATAATTCTCTATCGACTTGTTGTAATGCAAGATTTTGTTGTTGAAACGCATTTGAAAGATATCCAAAAATCCCCGCCGATGTGATTAACATTAAAATTCCCACAGAAAATGATAGGTACCATTTATTGAATCCTTTTATCTCATTCCATTTTTGTTTTAAATAAGTTGCCGAAACAATTTTCGCCAATTCTAAAGAACTTGCCATAACCATAACTGCAACCGCAGCACCACTAAATAGTACCCCCAATCCAGTTACTGAAAAATATGCAGCACTACCCGCAATTAAAATTGCCGATAATGCCACTAAGTATTTTAACCAATTTTTTTCCATATTACAAATAATTTAAGAGACTAAAGCTCTCGTTTCTTAATTTTTTAATTGCCTTATCACGTAGTTGTCTAATACGTTCTTTAGTACAACCAAACTCCTCACCTAAATCTTCTAAGTTAGACTCAATTCCTGTTAATCCATAATATCTTTCAATAATTACTTTCTCTCTGTCATCTAACACACTTAACATCGCAGCAACCTTTTTCTTAATTTCTTCCGGTGTATTCATTAACTCTTCTGGATTCAACGCGTCTTTGTTTGGGATTACGTCAATTAGTTGGTCTCCCTCATCATTAATTTGTTTATAAAGACCAACACAATATGGTAGGTTAGAAATGGGTTCATCTCCCGTAGAAATAAAAAACTTATCTTCATTTCTAGATCCTTCCTCTTTTCTTGCCTTTTGAGCTTCTTGGATTAAATTAGATGGAATACGAATTGTTCTTGAATTCTCGTTAAGAGATGCCATGATAGATTGTCTAATCCACCACACAGCATATGATATAAATCTCAACCCACTTGTTGGGTCAAATCGTTCAGCTGCTTTAATTAAACCAATATTACCTTCCGAAATTAAATCAAGTAAATCCATACCTTGATTTTGAAACATCTTCGCAGATGAAATAACAAACCTTAAATTACTTACAACAAGTTCGTCATATAATTTTGTTTTCTCCTCTTTGGTAATTTTTTTATTCTTTAATAACTCAAAGATTTCATCTTGTCTTTCGTGTGTCATAACAGGAATCTTACGGATGTCCTTGATGTAACTTTGAATTTCGTCGGGATTTAGAATGATAGACTTTTTCATACTTGTTGGTTTAAATGGTGATTTGTATGTTAAAGATAAGTAAAATATTCTATTTCTCAAAATTATCTAAGAAATTTTTTTCTTCGGGGGTTAAACTATCAATACCCATCTGTTCTATTTTTTCAAGTAAGTCATCCAAATCCATTGATGGTGACTCAATTCTATTACGATCGTAGTTAATTGTCATGATTCCACCCTCTTTGTCCATGGGTTTAAAAATAAATTCTTTCACTTCTTTTGGTAGATGTGCGGTAACTAAACTATCTCTATCGAATATAAAATAAAACTTGACTTGGTCTACGGATAAAATTGAAAATAACTCAGTTGATATAGTTTTATAATCACTATCTGAGTCAAATATAACAATAATATTTTGTGAATTTTCTATAACGTATCTAACACTATCGATTATTGGATTATCACCCAAAACGTCTGAACAAAAATATTCAACATCTTCATGATCGTCGAACATACCAAAAACAAAAAGAATATATGTTTTCATATTGAATAAACTAATATATTGATTATTTTTTTAATTTAAGTTTCCAATAAACCCCTCCATCAACATATGGTGTAAATGTACCACTTGTTCCATCTAACACTCTATTTGCAACACCCACTCCAACATGAAATATCTTGTCATCTTTTGTTTTAAACAAAATACCTGTACCAATGTGTGATACCACATTCTCTTTATTAAATCCACCATCTAACCCAAAAAATAGTTGATTCTTCTTAGGTTCTTTAGTGTATATAGTATCTTTCACAATCATACGTTTTACATCGGCAATAAATTGTCTATTAACAATACTATTTTTAGATATAGTATCTATAAGTGTAACTGTTCCTTGATTGTTTGGTAATGTTAAAACTTCTTTGTGTTGTACCTTTGCAAAATGTATTTTTAATATTTCCATGGTGTCTATCTTTTGATAAACAGGAACCTCAACTATTTTTTCAACCTCAACTTCGATAGGTACTTCAACTTCTACTTCTACTTCAACTAACGAATCAACCGAAATGGTATCATGAACAGCGTAAGGTATTGAATCTACCTTTACTGTTGTTCTGTTAGGCATTATACCCTTTGGGTTAATAAATTCAATAATCACTATCAATATTAGTAATAGAATTATTGCGTTTGGTATGTTGAATATTTTTTTCATTTATCTTAATAAAAGTATGGATGTTGCAATAATCCCAACAAAAGAACCAACTTTATAAAAGAACGTTTTAGTTCTTTGTCCTTTCAATTCTTTTAATAGACTTTCCGATTTTTGTCTTTCTAAACCAAATTGTTCATCTTTTTTGTTGATTATCAATTCGAGATTAGAAATCTTTTGGTCTTTAAGTGTGTCTTTTTGTTTAAATAAATTAATTTGTTGGTCTTTTAAACCAATAACGTTTTTTAATTCAACAATCTCTAATTTTAATCCATCATAACGAAATAAATCTTGAGTGATTAATATTGCTGTTTTTTTTGATATGATAACTTTATCAGGATCTGATACTGTAATTTTAGTTGTATCTGTTTGTGAGTAACTGCTCAAGCTCAACATTACCAATAGTGGTAATAGAATTAACTTTTTCATCTGTGTTGTTTTTAATAATAGTTATGTTTTTTGTTACATTGTCGATTTGTTTATCAACATTAACAATGTGATTATCGACCTTTTCGATTTGATTGTCTATTTCTTTATTTGCGGTATAAACAGAATCTATCTCTTTTTGTAAGGATTCAATTTTAGCATTATATCCAGCAACGTCAGTTTTTATACCTTGATTTTGAAATATGGTATAAGCGGCTAAACAAGCAATCAAAACTAATAGGACGTTTGTTTTATCAATCTTCATATTATATGTTTTATTATAAATATGAAGAAAGGGGACTTTCGTCCCCTTTTAATGTTATTTCTTCTTCTTCACGATTTCATCGATAATTCCGTAGGATAGTGCTTCGTCCGCCCCTAACCATAAGTCTCGGGACGCGTCAGATTTAACCTGTTCTGCGGACTTCCCACAATAACCACCCAATAACTCAAATAAGGTGTCGTTAACCTTTTCCCACTCTTGAAATGTGATACGAGCGTCTTGAATATTTCCACCCGCCCCTCCTGAGGATTGGTGTAACATGGTACGTGAGAACCTCAAGGAACCACGTTTACCTTTAGTACCAGCTCCAAGTAGGACTGAACCCATTGAAGCCGCCATGCCCGTATTAATGGTACGAATATCTGAATTGATGTAATCCATAACGTCTACCATAGATAACCCCGACTTAACACTTCCACCAGGACTGTCGATGTGCATAGTAATATCCAAGTTATCCAAACTATCCAAAAACATCAATTGTGCCTGTACAATTGTTGACATGTGGTCGTTTACTTCGCCAGCAACCCAAATAATACGTTCCATCATTAAACGTGAAAATACGTCCATAATTGTCACATTCATTTGTCTTTCTTCCAAAATATATGGAGTTAAGCTGTTTTCAACTTGTTGATTGTAACGATGTAAGTCTAATGAACTCACTCCATGGTCTTTAGCATATAGACCGAAACCTTGATAATCTTTTGGTGTCATATATTATATATTTTGTTATAGTACAAATATATGTAAAAATCTCTGAAATAAAAAACAAATAATCAAAGATATTTATTAACATGATTAAAATGACAGATATTATTAAAGAAGGTAATTTGGAAATACCTAGTACAAATTTACTAAGATGGTTTTTACAACGTAAAAATTCTACGTTTGTTATGTTCGATACCGAAACCACGGGGTTAAGTAAAGGTAGAACTGATCAAATAACTCAATTAGCAGCAATTGCTGCCAAATTCGATTTAAGACAATTAAAATTTGTTGAGGTTGATAGATTTCACGAAAAAATTAAACTTAATGATTATATTAAAGATATTGTTGATAAGTCTGAGGATGTTCCTGATGACAAGGATAGTCCAGAGTTTACATCACAACTACATGGTAATAACGTCAAGGCGGTTTTGAAATTTAACCATTATGACCTTGCCAACTCTGATGAGTTTGAGGATGAAAGAGAATCCTTAGAGAGATTCGATTCATTTTTAGACAAACATAGTAACGTAGTTTTAATGGCACATAACGCACCATTTGACTTGAGTATGATTCAGGTTCACGAAATTTTTAAAACTAAAGACAGAGAAGTATTTGACACCATCAGTTTCTTCAATAAAGTATTCTTTCCAGCATTAGAATCACTATCAACTGAAAATGAACATTTTAAATCGATAAATGATAAGTTTGCGTCGAGTGCAAGAACGGGAAAAAAATCAAGTGCGATGGGTAGTCTTATTAGTGGATTTTTTCCAGACCCAATGGAAAAAGCTGTATTATTAGGAAAATCTCATGACGCACTTGTTGATTGTGAGAACACATTAAATGTAATTGAACGTGGCCTGAAAATTGTTTCAAGCCACATTCGTTAAGATATTTTAGTTGTAATAAAATCTATTGAGGACACATTCTCCTCTTTTTTAATCATAATAATATTATCCGACCAGTTACGGATTAAAGAATTATGTGATATTACTAATATATGGTCAAAATAGCTTTTAATTTTCTTAAAAAATTCACCCACCATTTCAAGGTTTTCATCTGCAATTTTACCAAAGACTTCATCCATTACAACGATGTTAGGCTTTGGTAGTGATGATATTTTAGTTAAGACACTACGTAACGCTAATGAGGATATCGTTCTTTCGTAACCAGAACCCGAATTAAGGGGTTTAGCAACACGAGTCTCAGTATCTATCATAATAAATTCAACCTCATTCTTATCGGTTACATTCAATTCTAATATGAAATGACAACTATCAACAAGTAACCTATATAATTCTTGGTTAATCAACGGAATCATATTTTTCATGATTACTTTAGATATACCATTTTTACCATAGATTGTTAAGTAAATTTTAAATACCGCAAGTAATTCCTGTTCTGATTTAATCTTACCAATCAAATCATTATTAATACCAATTTTATCATTCATGTTACTAATATTGTTTTTGTGTTTTTCAATATTTGTACCAGTAACACGAATATCGGCATTTGCTGTTTCAATTTGAGTCCTTAAAGCGGTAACTAATGAATCAATTCTTTGGTTATCCTCTAACTTCTTTTTATTATCGTCATATCTATCCAAACGTAATTGTTTGGCGTCAATCTCAAGTTGTTTTTGTTCGACCTCCAATTCATATCTCTCTTTACGAAGTTTGTTTCTTTCGTAAGTGTCAAATTCGGTTCTCAGCGTATCAAATCGTTCCGATTGTTCTTTTAATAAATCAAATTGAATCTGATTTAGTTCCATCTCTTTAATGATGTCCTCGATTTCTTTTTTAATCTTTTCAATTTCTTCAGTATGGTCAACCTCATCTAAAGCTCTATTGCAAGTTGGGCAGACAGTGCCTTCTTCAAATTGTTTAATCAATTTTTCCCTATCTCCCTTTTCATATTTGTATGCAACATCGATTCCTTGAAGATTTGCCATCTCGCCTCTTAATTCCTTGTGTTCGTCTTCGTGGTAATATTTTGAAGGTTCAACTACATTGACGTTATCGGCATTAGTTTGACTCGCTGTTTTTAATTTATTTAAATCAACAATTTCTTTTTCAAGTAAAGTTGGGTTGGTATTAATTAATTCTCTGTCAACATCATTGTTTCTTGAAGATAATGCACCATCTCTTTCACCTTCTAAACGTTTAAGTGTTTTGCTATATTCGGCTAATTGATTATCTAAAGTAATTAGTTGTTCTTCGGAATTAGTTATACTATCGTTATACGTTCCATTATCAATCTCTAATTGGGTAATGTTATACGTGTTAGAAATTAATTTTTTACTCCAATCGTTATAAATCTCCTTAGCAAATTCTTCTTTAAGTTTAAGACTCTCCAATCCCATAAATTTTGTTAGGATTTGTCCACGAGCCGTTGGTTTAGATTCAATTAACTCTTCGAGATTATAACCAGTTGTTAGAATTGTAGAAAGAAAATCCTCCTCCGTACCGATTGCTGAAGAAATGAACGCCTCTGTTTCTCTACGTTGTTCACCAGATAAATTTTCAATCGTTCCGTCTTCTTTTTTCTTATAGAATTCTAATTCGTTTTTAATCGTATATTCTCCCGACTTACTCATTTTACGAGAAGTCTTTCTCTCAATTACATAATCATCTCCATCGATACTAATCTCACCACGAACACTAACATCATTCTTATCTGTAAATCTATTAAAGATTTCAGCATTAGTTTTTGTCTTTGTTGTTGCATTAAAAAATAAAAACATTAAAAGGTCAACTGATGATGTTGACTTACCTCCAAAGTTTTTAGGTGTAGATTCAATTACTGTAATACCTTCGAGATCGACAAAGTTAATAATATTGTTATCACCGAAAGATAAAAAATTAGAAAACTCAATTCTTTTAATAAACCATTTGTTGTATCTGACTTTGTTTTCATTTAACTTATCTATTTGTGAATTTACTCTATTATCTAATCTGTCAACCAATTCCCATTTAATATCAATACTATTATCCTTAATAAAATCCTTCATTAAGTTTTTTTGGTGCTGGTGGTCAAGTATATTGTCACTAACCTCTAAAGATTCTAAACGTGTTCTATTAACGTTTAATAAATTCTTTGTAATTACTGAAATATTTTTTGATTTATACTTCTCCTGAAAATAAGATTTCACCCTTCTGATTTTCTCAGGGGTGAAATTCTCCGGTACGTCTTCCCACGTTACTTTTATGAATGGATTCATTATTTACTAAAAATTTTATTTGCAACTTCTGCAACTCTTTGTCTTTTTTCTTCCTCAGTTAAACCACAATATGGTCCATTTAAAACCCATTTACCATCTCGTTGTTTATTATAAGTAAAACAAAACTCTTGTGGTATACATATCCAATCCTCAGCTTTATATGAGTTATTAACTTTACGATCAAATGCAAATTTAATTTTAGTAAAATCTCTAATCGTATCGCTATATACAACAATTAATTGGTCCATTTCTGCGTTGAACCTATAATAAATATTTTTTTCAAATCCCACATGTGAAATAATATGATATTGAAATGTGTTCTTTTCAGACAATTCACCTAATCCAAAATAAAACCATTTTCTATTTGGCATATTGAGTGTGTTGATGCCCAATCCAAATCTATCCCTTTGGTTGCTCACCCATCTATCTCCGCTCCATAATGCATTTTCTCCTTCCGCACCATAAGTACCATCTTCAAATAAATTATCAATACCCTTTTCGGTTCCATGTATAAATTTTTTACCTAAAACTTCTTCCGCGAATTTAATCCACGTATCCCTCATTTTTTTGTCATTATAGTTATCTTTTTTTACTCCGTCTTCAATTCTTTCGTATATGAAATTTCCCATATTATTTTTTATTATTTAATTCTATTTTCTTCAAAAAACTCGATTATGGCATTAATTGCCCAAACTGATCCTGCAGTAAACATTCCATCAAAAAATACATAGAATAACCACGGACTTTCAAAATAATGATTTGTTAATCCACCCAAAACAAGAGACATAAAAAATCCAACCCAAGTAGAGGTACAAAGTGTACAACTAATTAAGTCACCGAAAAATTTAGAATGTTTCTTTATCCAATCTCTTTGATTGTCAAAAATTTTACCCCATACGAGAATCGATGTCATCCCGTATGCCGCTAATACCCAAAAAACTAATAGTGTCATAATATTTTATTTATTTAAAAAATATAACAAAATAAATTCATAAAACAAAATTATTCGTCATATAATGATTTATTCTCGGTATTTTTAATTTGTCTATTTTTATTTAAACTTTCTAATGATGTTGTTATTTTATTGAGTTCTTCTTTTAGTCTATTGTTTTCAATTGTTAATCTATCGACTTCTTGTGTATCAATTATTTCTTTAACTACTTCATTAACAATAGTCTCACCTTGGAGTGTGACTTCTTTAATAATTTCTACAGGAACCTCAACTCTCACTTCCTTAATGACTTCGTATGGTACCCTAATTTCTCGATCAACAATTACTTCTTTCTCAACGATCACTTCTTTAATAATTGAACCTCCCATTGGTGTTTCACCATACTTCAATAAAGAAAACCCTCTATTGAAGGTTTCCTGTGCAGTTTTATTAATGTCTTTTATATTGTTTAATTCACAATATTGAATAAACTCATTATCCAAGATTAACGTGCTCTTCGGTTTCATTTTCAATGTCTTTGATATCGTTTATTCTAAAGTGTAGGAATGGTTGTTCATTTGGTAAATCGTGAAATGTATATTCATCTGTTTGTACATCATATATTCCATACCCATGATGTTTAACCGTTTCACCAAAGTTCTGTTGTATAAGACTACCAACCATAATCGCTTTCCCTCCGTTTGGTAATGTGAATTGTTGTCTTTTGTGAATGTCTCCACATAGTAGTAAATCTAAATCATTAAAATTTAGTCTATCGTACGCATCTTCAAATTCAAATCCTAAATCAGTTGACAATCCCATGATAGGTCCATGGAACAGTCCAACCGTTAATAAACCTTCTTGTTTTGTAAATTCAGGTCTTACGTTGTGTTGATATAATGAATAAACAACCCATTGAACGCTACCATCGGTATCAACATAATCACCACTATCTTTTAGGTATGTGATGTGTTGATTGTCTAATAATTGAACGACTGGTGTTATACTATCCATACGTTGCGTATTATTCTCCAAGAAATCGTGATTACCCGGTATGATTACAACCTTACCAAAACGAGTTAACTCTTTTAAAAACCAACTCGTTAATAATAATTGTTCATTTGAGATATTAATTTTTTGATGTGCAATATCACCCGCAATAACAATTCTAATTTCGTTATGCGATATATTTTCATCCGCCCATTCTAAGAATTTTACACTTAATTCATTTAATAATGTTTCGAATTGTTCTCTATACAAATCGTGCATTTGAATTGTACGAATATGTAAGTCGGCAATATGTATAATTTTTTTTACCATCTTTTAATATAATTTGATAAGTCCATCGTTAAAATTGCATTATTGATTTGTGGTGGAACTTTATATTCGTTAAATGTACCATCTTCTTTTAATAAAACAATAACATTTCCCAATATCTTTGTATCTTCAAACTTGGTACCCTTTAACATTTTTAATAATAACCTACCATATAATGGTAATTGTAAGAAATAATGACCTAATGCATTATCATGGTAATTGTTAAATGGTGGATATAATTTACCCGTATAATGTTGAACCTCAAAGTTCTTTGGTTGATTTGTTTTCCAATCTGTGGTAACGAATCCAAAGTTGGTTTTCTCTTTGTTCATCATTAACCACACTTTATCTGGTTGACCAGTATATTGTTCTTCAGGGTCCCCCAATACAATCTCAGTATCCAATAATACTCCACCTCGTTCTAACATTAAATCAAGGAATTGTTTTCCCGCAATAATCATATTATCACTCTTACGTTGTTGTTCCTCATTAATGTTAAAGATTGGTTCTCTAACTGATTTGTAATTCCCGAATCGAGAAATCGTATCACTTTCTAATTCAAAGTGAACACGACTACCCATATTGGTTGATAGGTCACCTGCTCGTTTCCATTCCGCAAGCAATTCTGCTTGCCCCTCAGGGTCACCTTTAGACATTTTTAATGCCATACCTTCAGCATCAAATGCTTTATGAAATTTCTTTATAATCTTAGATACTGACGGGAAATTTTTCTTCACCACACCATCCACATCTTTCATAAAATAGATGTGTTCTTCCTCAATAAAAGTCAATTCAATTTCTTTTCTTCTTTGTTCTAATAAATCCTTAATCTCTAATGAGATGTCGTTTAAATTCATATTAATCAAGTTGTTTTAATTTATAATCGGTAAGGTCTCCCTGTAAATCAGCAATATCCTTATCTCCCTCTAATTTTACAATCCAAACCTTTCCCATTAATTTACCACAATTAAGTTTGTGATATAACTTTTCTGCATCTGCCCATGCGTCTGGGTCCAACACTATTACTATTTTTTTTGCTTTCTCGTATAAAACACTAAACAAATATTCACTCATAAACTTACCTAACATGGGTATTGAGTTTGGTATGAATATACTATCGAACGCACCCTCAACCAAATAAATTGTTTCATCCCAATTAACTAAGTATTCATTAAAGATGAGTATTTCTTTTTGTGCTTCAGGATTCTTATATTTCATTCTAGGGTTATACAAGTATGAACGTGCCACAAAATAATTTATGTTATGATTTAAATCATATGATGGTATAATGATTCTATTTTCATACTCACCACTATAACAAAATCCAATACTATACATTTGTAACATCATATCGGTGATGTTTCTTTTTTTAATGTATTGAAAAGCTTGTCGATATTGTGGTGTCATTTTAAGACCATTACTGGCGTCCTTAAATGCAACAAACTCTTTGGGTAATTTTACAGGTTTATATACTCTTTTATTATCCTCATCATCTTCGGGTTTTAATAAAAGATAATTTTTTAATTGTTTCTTATTACCCCATTTTTTAATCAACTTATATATTGACCCGTGAGTTTCATGTGTTTCGGCACAAACCCAACACTTATATACACCATATTTGTAGTTAACTTCTAAATTACCTTTACCATCCCCATGCTCTAATCCCTTAATATCGTGAGAACAGATTGGGCAGTCAAACGATATTTGACCTTTATAGTCACTATGTGATTTGTAATCCCCCAAAATATCTTCGAGGATTTCAACAACAGCGGAATAATCTACTTCATTTTCGGTCATACTCACAAATATATGTAAAATAAGTGATAAAAAAAAATCCCCCGGAACACCACCTCCGAGGGAAACCAACCAAAAGTGTATTTCTACACTTCCCGTCTATCTTTATAAATATAACCTAAACTATCCGTAAATAAAAATTTTAGTTGCCGGATTTTTCTAATTTATTCATATTAACATAACCAATCACACAACATGCGGCATCCGCCATGTCATAATTTTCTTTTTTCAAATTACCATTAGTACCATATAACCAATTTATATCTGGACACACATCATTAACGTGTTCCCAAATCACATGTTTCTTATCAATATCTTTTGGGTATCCTCCAAATAAAACATTACGACCTTTATCATTTGGTCCAACTAAATCGGGGAACGCAAATTTTCTTGAATTATATGTTGAAATAAATGTCGGTAATACTCCCAACACGTCGTAACAATTCTTTAAAATTAAAGTATTGTATCGTAACAAAGTTCCAATTGTGTAAACGTTATTTGATTGTAATAATGGTTCCTCAATAATAACACGGGTAATACCTATATTTTTATATCCCTCCAAATGTTTTTTGAAGGTGTCCGCTTTTTTGATTAATTCCTCAATCTTATCTTCCGGTAGTGGTTTAATTTTTGGTGAAAAGTGTGTTAACTCCAATAACTTAGAACCCGATATATCGAACAACGCAAACCCAATGGTTTTAGTTGAGATATCTAAACCAAGAATTTTAGGTTTGTTTTTAAATTTTACGTCTATACTCATATTAAAAGTTAATTTAAAAATGACAAAATGTAAAGCTTAGAAATCTATTTTTACTTGAATAACTTGTGAACCTAATCTTTCTAGTGGGGTTACTAATTTACCAAATACCAAAGCTTCTTTATTTGAATTTAATAAAGCAACTTCTGTAATTCTTGGGTTACCCGCCTTAGTTGGGTTTTGTGATGTTACAAATTTACCTGTTGGTAAATTGGCGTTAAATATCATTTCAGCAATATCAGTTGATCTTACAACACTTACATTGCCTGGAAATGTTCTTTGATTACCAAAATATGGTGTAACACTTGTTGATGTGTAATCTGTACCTGTAACATAATCTGATAATACAAAGGTAGTTGCCGCATTATAAGCCGCTTGGGTAATTGTATATGTATAACCTGACGATAAATGACTAGTAAATGATGTTCCATTATCTGTGGTAAAATCCATTAATTTCCAAGATTCAGGATTAGGTTTAGTACCATTATTTACTATTTGTGCTAAAATGTGAAATTCATTTGCCGTGTATCCGTTATTTAAATTTGTAAAATCATTACTATTAAATTTAACTGCAATACTATGTGGTATTGTTTGTCCGGTGACTTTCATAAAGTAATTACATGGTAAACCATTTAAGGTGGAGCCAGTTCCATTTGATAACATATATGTTACATATATTGTTTTACCTGTTGTCAAATCCATTAACGGACTGTTAGTTACTACCGCATTTACTTTTGGTGCCGTTAATGTATAATTTCTTTTTGAGTTAACATCTAAAGCTGCAACAATTTCTTCATCGTCGAATACTATTGTTTTGTGATTATAAAATATCTTTCCTACTCTATTTGCAGTTGTTCCTGTACCATCAACTAAGTCTCTGTAATCAATTGTGAATCTTGAATGATAGTTAGATACCATCTGTTTAGTTGTTCCGCTCATGTAGAATGTTGCTCCGGCACTTGATGAGTGGTTTCTATGATACATTAATGTTGGTATTGTTACCTTAAAATAATCTTTATCTGATAATGAATTTGGATTTGGTGAGGTGTTTCCTGTGATTTGTGTACTTATATAATCGTCGTATTTAAAAAATCTATATGGATCGGCAGTAATACCACTTTGTGTGTAGTGTAATAGTGCAATACATTTTTGTTCTTCGGGGGTTATTGTTACAATTTCATTCATTGTATTAACAATAGTTGTTCCCGTATTTTGTGTTTGACCTAATGAAGAGTTGTAACCTAAGAATTCTTTAGTTCCAGTATGTACATTACTAGTGTAACCAGTTAAGGCTCTTGAGTTTGTTGGTAAACCAATTGGTTTTTGGTCCCATACAACATTTACCGTCCACCCACTATCTGGGTCCATCACATTTCTACACGGTTGTAAAAATGACGATTGTACCGGAACACCATATAATGTTGACCCACTATTTGTATACCACAGTGGATATTTTACATTGACGTCTTTATCAAATGGTGCATATACGCTTTGAGTCGTTATTCCACTATAATTGTATTCTGAATCACCCACAGCAAAATAACTTATTACAAAATTACCTTTTGAAATAGCATCTCTACCTTTCTGTGTTAATCTTGCACCTACTGTTGCTGAAAAATTTGTATTTAAGAAACTCATATTTTATAAATATTTTATTATTTTTTTTATGTTAATTATCCAGCCGTATAACAATCGGCATTACCTTGACAAGGTCCGTTTGGTCCTGTTCTTGATATTCCTTGAGCGGTACCAATACTTTGATGTGTTGGCCAAGATGATGTGTCAAGTAATGTTGGTTCTAATTCAGTACACACAGAATATGCATAAACACCTTCGGAAACTTGTACTGATGGTATTCCATTAAATTGAGAGTATGAATCCTCGAATGTTCCAACCGCTCTATATCTTACACCATAATTGGTGTCACTAGCATACGCAAGTTCAAGAGTATATGTATAACATTGACCCAGTCCCGTTGTTGGGGTTGGAGTTGGTGTAGGTGTACTAGTTGTTGTTGGTGTTGGGGTAGCGGTAGGTGGTACCAGTGTCGATGTTGGCGTTGGGGTAGCGGTAGGTGGTACCACAGTTGCTGTTGGTGTTGGTGTTGCAGTAGGTGGTACCAGCGTTGCTGTTGGTGTTGGTGTTGCAGTAGGTGGTACCAGCGTTGCTGTTGGTGTTGGTGTACTAGTTGGACTAGTTGTAGGTGTTGGCGTTGGGGTTGGTGTTGGTGTACTAGTTGATGTTGGTGTTGGTGTGGGCTCAATCACAAGACAATTATATAAATCACTACTATAAGACCCTAATGTAAATACACCATATCTTGGATTCAAATGAGCGTATTTACATCGGTTAAAAATATTGTTACCAACTAAATTACCTCCCAACCATAAAGTTGTTGCAGGTATAAATTGTTCAATAACCTGTACCCAATATGGACTCATCTTATTGATAAATTCATTAACTGAAGCAAAATTGTATGGTATAAAATTTGTATTTGTTATATAATCATTGAAAACTTTTTCTAATGGAAAATATGATTTGTTGTATTTTGAAGTATGAGATTCGGTAATTAATTGATTTAACACGTCATCCAAATATTCTGCAAATGTTAATTCTATTTGTGGTTGTAGTTGTCCACCAAAAGTCAATGATAAATTTCTTGATTGTCTATAAACATCAAAATTAATACCTTGTGATGGGGATAGATGAACATTTATATTTTTTCTATTTAATGTTAATTTTGATTCATTCTCATTTAAAACTACACTTCCTTTTAAATTGTCTATTCTTGTTTCTAAATTGAAACCATAATCCAAACCATCTAACGTTCTAAAACTATCAAAATAATCTTCACCATATGTATAATCTTTTGGTTTGGTTTTAATTATTTTTGTGTTACCAGTTAAAACTGACAATTCAGTATTAATAATGTTTGAAGACCTGTGGTCCAATGTTAAATCATACCAACCCGCTCCTTTTTGGAAATATATGTCAGAGTTTAAGTTTATTACTTTTCTTGGTAGTCCATTTGAATCTATTGGATATTCTTCTCGACTTAATCTTGTTGTGCCGGTTGTTATTCCTGTTGCAAAAGTGTAACCAGTTTTTGTGCCTCCTCCCGCAATATTATATGTAATTCCACTTGTTGTGAAACCTGTGATAATATTATTTATTTTAGTTCCTCTAATTACCTCATCAATATCATCTTCAAAATCTTGTTGTGGTAATCCTGTTACATCATAAACATATTCATCAATTTTTATTAATGGTTCAGGTGCTCCTAAAAATTTTAAAAAGAATTGTATTGCCGAACGTGTTCCTTTTGATTTATATAATTGAGCTAAGTTTGTTAATATTCTTCTATAAAATTCATATTCAGCTTCAACCAAAGTTTTACCCAAAGATAATCCAAGGTATTCCGCTTGTTGTCTTGAATATAACGTATCTTGTAATGATTTTTCATCAAACAGATTAACAGTTGATAAACCTAATGTTTGTGATAAATTCTTTAACAATAAATCAGGTACGTTGTTTATACTATCATAACTTACATTTCTCATGTAAGCAATGTTATCTATATATTTTTTTACCTTATCAAAATTTTGACCATATAATTGAAATATTGATTCGGCTTTTTTATCTTCACTATCAAATTCAAATAATTGTGGTGCAGTTAAAAACCTCACAATTAAATTTGATTTGTAACCATCTATTTCTTCACCTAAGCTACTTAATTTTTCAATGTAATCATTAAAGTTTACACCAACTATTTGAATGTTCCAATTATCTTTTGAGACAGGCCAACTGATGTCCACGTTTACAATATTTGTGGATGTTTGGTCAAAACTATCTCTAGGTACTTTAAATGTTGCGGTATACTTTGGTGTTGTTTCTCTATTAACTAACGTATCTTCTAACTCATCTAAGTTAGTGTAGAACTCTTCAGTAATTGCATCGTTTGGTCTAATTAGAAAACTTTTTGTGATTCCTGTTGTACCATTAAAAATATTCCCTTCAACTCTAAGTTTTACATTACCATCTGAATTAGTTTCCGTGTAACCAACAATATTGTATGTGTTACCACTAAAATCAATTACATACTTTACATAAGATGAATAAAAACTTCTAATAATATTATCCGTTGAGGGTGTAGTATTACTTTTTGGTTTCGTTATTAATATATCAAATGGATTAAAAAATATAGAAGATGGTGTGTAAAATTGTGTAGTATTGGTAATTGGATTATATGTCGATTGATATGCGGTATAATCGGTAAGATTATATAATGAATTTTCATCAACTAGTATTGCTGCGGGAAATTTATTTATAATTTTGGAAACTGATACCGACAATCTTTGTTTTAAAGAACCAAATAATGATTTACTTGAGTCATCTAAATTTGCTTTAAATTTTATTTTCTCTTTCTTTGCATTGCCACTTTGTGTTGTTGGTGCGTCTTTTTCCTCTTTTAATGTATCTAAAGTAATATATTCAGAAAATGGTATGGTTTTAAAATCTCTACTATCTTTTTCGGGAATGACTTTATCAATGGCAAAGTTCGTATTAGTCAATTGACTGCTACCATCGGTAGTTTGTCTACCAACTAAATTGTCACTAAACGTTTCCGCACCTGACGCAGCTTGACTCGGAACTTTGTATCTTGTTACTGCCATTATTCTGTAATATTACCTAAATTTAAAGTTTCGTCAATACTTTCTCTTTCCTCACGAACCTCATATAGTGTTTCATTAAATTCGTCCTTAACTTCGTATAGGTTGTATTGTTTATAGATATTTTTATTGTTATCGTAGATTGTGTAGATACCTGGAGTAATCGCCTTAGTTTGGTCACCATAAAGTGCGTGTGCCAATGTAGACGCATCATGTTCTACCATTTCAACCTCAACGGTTGTTGGATTAAAGAATGTATTTGTTAATATAATCTTTTGTCCTGGGTCACCAATAAACGGAATAACGTTTGGTCTACTTGATGGTGCGGATGATGGTGTCACTGTTACAAATATAAATGATGTTGCTTGGTCTGTGTATTGGTATCTAACCGCCTTATCAGATGAGTTACTTAAATTCGATGTTACAGGTGAACAATAAAACGAAGATGTTACCATTCTATAAAAGTTAGGTATTTTTGTTTTATTATCAGATGCGTTTACGTATTCAACTCTATATCCTACCAATCCTTGTGGTGTAAATTTACCTCTATCTGCGGTAGGAACGTTTGAAGTATTAATAACCAATCCTCTTACTGATGGTAATGATGCTAACACACCACAATCCGCAATAGTTGTTCTAATTTGTTTTGGTCTAATGTGTAGTGTATAAATTCCCAATTTCGAGAAATCACTTGCCTCAAGTTTTAAATTATACAAGCCACCTAATATTTCATTATTGGGTGCACTTGAATCATTTGTAGTATTTGCATTATGAAAAACCGGTGTTAAAACCTTTTCAGATACTAATTTTTTTAATTCAACCGGTGCGGTTGCCGCCCTACCCGATGTGAAATGATAGAAAATATCCACATCTGCGGGAGAAACGTCCGCCGGTCTAACTATACCATAACTTCCAACTGCCATATTATTTTATTAATAAATATAAATCTTATTGTTTTTTAACGTTAAAAAATCCATTTCCATAGACACTTAATTCACCCATGTTATCAATTTCACCTAATCTAAAGTTCATTTCCATTACTCCCTGTTTACCTCTCTCCACAAAAACGTCAGAATAAACCCTTGGTTGTTCAATAAATCCAAGAAAATGTTCGTTTCTTGTCAACATATTATTAATTATAAACTCCGTAGCAAATTCTGTTGTGTTACCAGTTACGTAATTTGGATTTTGAAATGCGATCGATCCGGAAGAAAAATAATTGGGTATGCTGCCGGTAATCATGGTATAATTAGTTGGAAAATCCATATAGTATAGACTATTAAGGGTATATCCAGTGAAATACGATCCACTATATAAAGATCCAGTATCTAAATTTTGTGTATATCCTGTTAATCCATATTTTTTTAATTCAGTCAATCTACTGGTCCCAATAGCCATAAATGTAAATTTTTTATGTGTACCCATCTTTTGAGGGAGTACCCCTCCTTTTAAATCTTCAATAGACCCACTAATAAAGTCTAAATTTTCACCATACGACTGTCCTCCACCTGGTAGGGTGTCAGACGAAATATTCGTATAAGGTAAAGTGAATCCAGTTAAAGTTCCAAAGTAGGTTGCCATACACTAGTAAATATCTTTAGATATTTTTTACTAAAATATAACTAATAAAATACCATAAATAAAGGTTAAACAACCCAACTAAAATTAAGCAATTTCTTCCAAATCACTACAATCCATTAAACCTAACGATGCACACGGTGAAGTGTAATCACTACAAAATCCACCAGGTTCAGCTTTACATGAATAAGTAGTGCCACCACCACCTCCGCCACCAGTTGGTGGTACATAAGGGTCGTTACCTCCACACCATTGGCTATTATCACATTTTCCACCTATTCCAACTACCATTCCAACATCTTCAACAAATTGGTATCCAGAAACACCATATCTATATGATGGTGATATGGTACTACAAATGTTAATTATTATACCTCCACCTGGACCAACAGCTTGTTCGAAATCACCATAAGGTCGAGTAACGTATGTATTATCAGTTTTTCTATATTCAATATATAAGTCTTGACCATTATTCGTTAACATACTTGTTGGGATGTAAATACTATAACAATTTCCTATACAAGCAGTAGTACTAACCACACCACTAGTTGTAACACAACCATTAGCATCGGTAACTTCAAGACAGTACCCATATTCATCAATAGATGTGACAGATTGTGATGGTGAACCAGAAGTAACATTTGTATATGTTGCAACTAATGTACCTCCACAAGTATTATAAGGTGCTGACGTGTCAGCATATAATCTATATGTTTTAGGGAATGCTCCACCAGTTGATGACAATGTAATTGCACCGTCCGCACCACCATTACAAGATGCATATGTATCAACTGTAATAGTTGCGGTTTGTTCTGCAGGTTGAGTAATTACTATTGTTGTAATAACATTTACACAACCAGCTCCGTCTTTAACGTATATTGAATATGTCCCGATACTTAAATTACTGAACAAACCGCTTGATTGGTAATTTTCTCCGTCTCTTGAATAGGTATATCCAGAACCACTTCCGCCTGATGGACTTGATACGGTAATTGAACCGTTAGATCCACCATAACAACTTACATTAGCGGCTAATGTATTTGCGGTAGGTGCTGATTTAGTAATATTAACGTTTATTGTTGAAGATTCACAACCATTTGTGTCTCTCGCTTGTAGATTGTAGGATGTTGAACCTAAACTACTAAATGTTCCGCTTGATTGCCAAGAACCACTGTTTATTCTAAATTGGTAATCTCCATTACCACCTCCAGCTGTTACGGTAATACTACCATTACCACCATTCCAACAAGTTGGAGCCGACGATGAAGATAATGAAATAGTAACCACAGCTGGTTGAGTTATTACAATGGAATACGTTCTTTCGCAATTGGCACTATCTTTTACATATAATGTATATGTTCCTGCAGATAATGATGAGTAAGATCTAGATGTTGTTAAAACTTGGTATGTACCACCCGCATTTATTTTTGTAGAATATGGACCACCTTGACCACCTGAAGGTGAACTAACAACTATATCACCATTACTATCACCATTACATGTAACATTTGTTTGTGTGTATGTTGCGGTTACTTGTGTTCTATCTAGACCAGTTGTGTTTGTTCTAACGCAACCATCACTGTCTTTAACATATATGGTGTAAGTACCACTGCCTAGATTACTAAATGTTGTTCCGGCTTGATAATTTGTACCATCTTTTGAATATGTGTAAGAACCGCTACCACCACTGGCACTAACAACTATACTACCATTAGTATCCCCAAAACAAGTTGGATTAGTTGTAGATAATGTTGAACTAACAATTGTAGGTTGTGTTACTGAAACAGATGTACTTCCAACTTCACCGTAAGAATCTTTAGCATAAATTGTGTATGAACCAGCTGTTAAGCTACCAAACACATTTGATACTTGATAATTTGTACCATCTTTAGAATATGTGTAATTTGCTGTACCTCCGACAACACCAGAAACTGTTATAGCACCATTTGTTCCGCCGTTACATGTAACATTTGTAGTTGCAGATGCCGTTACTGATATTGTAACATCGGTAATACTAATTGTTATAGTTTTATCAAATGTTAAACCTGTACTATCGGTTACTCGTACTCTAATTGAGTATGATGATTTGGCTTCAAAGTTAAACACAACCGCACTTTTTAATACTCCCGATGCAATTGAGAAACTACTGTTATCGGGATAAGTTGCAGTATCATGTAATGCAAATGTCATTGCACCACCTTCTTGGTCTGTAGCGGAGAATGTGCCTATTGTTGTTCCTGTTGGTACATTCTCTGATATTGAGGCTGAACTTAATGAGATGTCTGTTGGCGCCTCATTTACGTTTGTTATTGTAATTGTAAACGTTCCTTCATAATATAATCCACCAGCATCTGTTGTTCTTACTCTAATTGAATATGAATTTTTAACTTCACGATTAAACACAGATCCATTTCTTAAATTTGCACCACTAATATTAAATGATGCATTATCTGTATCACCCGTACCCGCAACTAAACTATATGTAAAAGTATCTCCACTATCAACATCGGATGTTGAGAATGTTCCTATTGTTGTATTTGCTGTTGTATTTTCATCTTGTGATGCATTACTTAATGATAACGCGTATGGTGTTTCATTTACGTTATTAACATTAATTGTGAAAATTTTCGTAAATGTTTGACCTGCACCGTCGCTAGTTCTAACTCTAATTGAATATGAAGTTTTCACTTCATAATTAGGTATTGTTGCATTTTTTAATATTCCTCCACTTGTTAAAGTAAAGCTAGCGTTGTCAGTATCACCAGACCCCGTAACTAAACTAAATGTATGTGTATCACTTTCATCAAGTGTAACAGCACTAAATGTTCCTATTGTTGTACCCGTTGCGGTATTTTCATTTATTGAATCATTACTTAATAAGATATCTGTTGGTGCAAAATTAGTTGTTGGACTCGGTGTTGGTGTAGGAGTAGGAGTTGCCGTTACGATATTTAAATCGATTTCAAAAGTACAATCACCCGTTACAGTTGGTGTAGGAGTAGGAGTTGCCGTTACGATATTTAAATCGATTTCAAATCTACAATCATTTGTTGGTGTAGGAGTTGGTGTTGGTGTACTACTTGGTGTTGGAGTAGGAGTAGGGCTCGGGCTTGGTGTAGGGGTTGGAGTAGGAGTAGGGCTCGGGCTTGGTGTTGGGGTTGGTGTACTACTCGCTGTTGGTGTAGGTGTTGCAGTTACAATATTAGTATCTATCTCAAAATTACAATCACCGGTAGGTGTTGGAGTAGGAGTAGGTGTTGCAGTTACTACACTCAAATCAACACCAAAGTTACAATCTGGTGTAGGTGTTGGTGTTGGAGTTGGCGTTGCAGTTACAATTCCTAAGTCCACTTCAAAGTTACAATCTGGTGTAGGTGTTGGTGTTGGAGTAGGAGTCGCGGTTACAATTCCTAAATCAACATCGAAATTACAATCAGCTGTAGGTGTTGGTGTTGGAGTTGGAGTTGCGGTAATAAAAATTAATTCAATATCGAAATCACAATCCGGTGTAGGGGTTGGTGTTGCTGTTGCTGTTGGTGTAGGTGTTGCGGTTGGTACAGGAACTGGTAAGGAGTTAACTCTTATATCGTTTTCAATACCAACAGAACAAAAATTACCAGCAGCGTCGTATAGATAAATTCTTTCGGTGGTGTTTGGTACCTCAACTAAAACTCCGGTTCCCGTTGTTAATTGAGTGTATGTTAATCCAGTGGCAACTAATGTGCTACCTATTGGGTCAAACAATAATGCAAGATTTCCCGCAGGTGGTAACGTAGAGTATATGCTATATATACTATTCGAAAATCCCACATCAATCCTTACATAAAAATATCTCATTTACTATACCTATTAGGAATTTTGTTTTATCCAATCATAACACTCGTTTATTGTGTGAAAAACATCACTATTATAACTGTTTTCATCATCAAATATGCAAACCATATAATCCTCGGATTCCGCGGCTTTAAATATGTTATATTCTTTATTTTCGATATTTTCAATTTCAATACTATTAGCCACATCGATTGTGTTATATAGTATATTTGTCATTTCTTTTTGGTTCATATTATACTGAAGGTGTTGTTGTATCACTATTATTAAATGTACCCGTATTTGTTGTTAAGTTGTAGGTTAAAGTTGCAACTCTTTGTCCCGAAGTGCCCGAATTTGTTGTTTTTAGTGTTACTACTTTAGATACAGAATTAATTTGTTCTTTGGAAGTAAATGTTGTGTTATTAAACACATAATTTGAAGGACCCGTCATGGTACCTCCTTTATATAATGTAGCAGCAACATTTACTGGATTAGTTCCCACAGTTACATACCAGAACGCTCTTAAGTCAATAACAATAGAAGTTTCGTTTGGATAGTCTTGTCTAAATTTAATTAAATTAACTAAAACCGATTCATAACCTGTTCCCTTATTATCTCCACCCCATCTTAATATTGCCGTTCCTGTTTCTGGCCATTGGAATTTCCTACCAAAACCGATATATGTTGATTGGGTTGTTTGGCCGATATTCGGAGTTACTACTCTGGTTCTCGTATCTAAATCGTTACCATTTGTAAATTGATACGTTAACGCAATATAATCTGCATCAAATGTAAATGTATTTTGACCTGTTGTAACTGTACCTGTTTTTGTACAATTATTAGCGTCGGTTACAGTAACAGTATAAACGGTGGCTGCCGTCAATCCACTTATTGTGTGTGTTGCGGAAGATATACCAGTATATGTTGTACCAGGTGATGGTGACCAAGCATATGTATATGGTCCAGTACCATTTGCAACAGTAACCGTTGCGGTTCCATTATTACCACTTGTTGGATTGGTTGATGTAAATGCTAATGTTAAATTACATGTTTGTGTAATCGTACATGTTGATCCAGTACCGATAACATATGTGATTTTATTTTTTGGGTTTTCGGATGTTATAGAATCTAAAACTAAACTCGTAATAGGTTCATTAAAATTAACTTGACTACCGAAAGGTATAAACGTTTTTGTTTCGGTTGCTGAAGACGTTACATTAAATGTTCCTGTTAACACATTACTAGTTGTATATGCTTTAACTACCATACTTACAGGGTTATGTAATGCGGTATCGTTACCACTAGACTTACCAATAATATAAAACCCTCTAGTGGCACTTGAAGTTTGGTAACCACAAAATTCACTAAGATTAATTGTTATTGTTTCTGATCTTTGATAATAAAATGTATCTGTCTCTATCCAATCAATTAATGGTCTATACCAACCCGTTGCCGCCTCACTATATGAGGTTGTTGTAAAACCTGTGTATAGTTGGAAATCGTTTAATGTAGTTGGGGTTTTTATAAATCCTTTTTTAAGTGATGTATTAGTATACAAACTATTTGGGTCAAACCCTTTTGTGTCTTCAATTGTATTGGTATAAATGTCAATAGAATTTTTATCAATTCCAGTTATATACCAATTACTTGAATAATCTAAATTTGTTGTTACGATTGGTTGACTTGTTGTTGTGGTTGTACTATTTGAATTTTGCATTAAATAAATTCCATCTATAGTACCATTTGTTGTGTGATAAAAAGTGCGATATGTTGATGTTCCCGATATTGCGTAATAACCATCTAATACTTTTTGACAACCATAATCGTCATAATAAAGTTTTTTACCTATTGCGGCTCCTCCAGTTCTTGCATCATATAATACTGAAACATTTGTTGGGTTGGTTTCCACTTTTAATTCATGTGTAAAATTAGAATCTAATACTCCCACATTATTTTCACTAAATGGTGTACAATATCTACCCGCGTTTTGTGCGTATGTAACCAAAGAACTAAGTTTTTTAGTTGCTTTAGCGTTTGCGTCGTTTTGACTTATACAACTAAATTCACTTCCAGACTCCACAGTTAGAACCGTAGATTGTCCAGTTTCTAAATCACAACAACTATTATTAACTGTTTGTGTTAATGTTGTATCATTATAATAAATTGTTCCGTTACCACAATATGGTAATGGTTTACCACTTGTATATGATAGAATTACTAATTTATTGAAATTTGTAACTAAAGTTGGGTCGTCCGCTTTTACTGAATATTGAAATTCAAATGTAATTGGGTCATCGTTTACGATTGCATTTGTATATGATAATTCTTTAGATGTTATTTTACCTCCACTTTGTTGGTAGTAATAAACTCCATCGCAATAATATCCATTATTAATAGTTGATAAAGTAATATCTCTATAAAGGATGGTATCATTTCCTGTTGCACTTATTTCAATGTATGGTTTATTTGTAAAATGATGTAAAAATTTCTTACATGGTTCTCTAAATGTTGTTGTTCTATTTGAAAAGATTAATAAAAGAATGGCTGTAATTAAAATTGCGGCCGCTAAGTAAGGTATCGCCACGTTTAAAAATGCAGTTGCTTTACCACCTAATATTAACCACTTTGGTACTAAATTTCCAATTAAATAATCAAAATAATGAGCAACAACTTGACCTATAGTAGCGTATGTTGCAGTTGATGAGGGTAATAACATTCCAATACCTAAAACACTTGTACCTAACGCCCACTCATTTAATTTCCATTCTGTGTTATAGCCACTCACAATACCATATAATGTTTTTGATAAAGCGTGTGTGGCACCAACAATTGGGTTTGATGTTTTTGTTGCTTTACTGTATTGTGTAAAAACACTATCATTTGACAATACTTTATTTGTTTGATTAAATCCCAAATAATAACGATATTGTTGTGGTTGTGATAATGCCGATGTATTAAATATTTCTCTTAGTTTACCAACCCCCTCCATAAATGGAACGGTACACGCGTCAGATGTTTGGTCGTTAGAATAAAAAAATGATGTGGGACCTATTGTCTCTTCGGTTGCTTTTGCCTTACCAAAAAGTTTCTTTTTTACTGTGACTTGGGTTTGTGTTCCATAAGATCTATCGAATGGTCCACCAACTTTATAAACTTTAGTACCATAACCATAATAATATGGTAATGCGGGATTTTCAAAATATGGACCACCCCATATTGGTGTGTCTGTTGTCCAATTTTCAATCGATATTATTGAATATAATTTTGTTTTTAATTTCGATGTGGCAGCAATCGCATCATAAGGTGAATAAACGTGTAATCCAGTTTCATATTGATATAGTGATGTTGTACAATCATAAGACAATGTGATACTTGACGTACTGGGAGGAGTGTTGTATTTCCCTATCGCCATATTAATATTTAAAACGGACGATTTATTTGTTTGGTCTCCATTTACGATTACATAAAATGTTTTTGTTCCACTTGTTTTATCATTTAAAATAATATTTTCAAGTGGTGCATCAAATCTAGACATTTTATATAATGAATTTTGATCTGTTGAAACCGAAACATATCCTTTATTTGGGTCGGAAAAATTTATTGAGACATAATCAATAACACCAGTATATGAAACTTCAAATTTTAAATAACCATAATTTTTATTACCTAATTGTAACGATTTAGTTATGTTGGCAAATTTCATATTACTAGGAAATGACCCAACATCACTATATGATGGTTTGTTCGAAGTAAAATCTGTCGATACAAAATTTGTTGTTACTGTATTACTATATGGCATCTATTATAAATATTATTTTCATTTTTTTATCATTAACAATATATAAATCCGGCGGGTCCACATAAACCGTATTTGGTTGCTGCTCCTGACGTTAATTGGTAAATTATTGGTGTTACTACATTACTTTCCGATTCTTTATAGAATCCGTTATCTGCAGGTATTGTTAGATTTTCATCTTGATACCACGTGATTGATTCAAATCCATCATTTATATAATCTGTCGAATTAAAGTATACCTTTCTTGTTGATAAACATGCTAAACAAATATCATTTAAATCACTATTTTCAGGATAATAACAGAAGTCTTTAGTTATCACATTATTTTTCTTAATTATTGCATAGTACGTTGTGTTACCAATAGGTACATGTGATAGTATTGGGTTGGTCTGTATTAAATTACCCTCTCCTCTTACACTACTCCAACCAATGAATGTGGTGTCGTTTGTTGTTACTCCGGTAATTGTTATTGAAGAGTCAATTAAAACTTTTTTAGTTAAACTTTGAGCATTTGTTGTTCCGTCGGTAACATAACCTGTTGCGGTTGAATTAACTTTGTATATTTCATATGTAACAGTAGTATTAAATGGATCATTTACCTCAGTTATTGTGAATGAGCTAATACACTCAACTGCTGTAGGTGTAGGAGTTGGTGTAGGTGTACTTGTTGGTGTAGGAGTAGGCGTACTACTTGCTGTTGGTGTAGGAGTAGGCGTACTACTTGCTGTAGGTGTAGGCGTTGCCGTTACCACACCTAAGTCTACATCAAATTCACAATTATTAGTTGAGGTAGGTGTAGGAGTTGGTGTTGCCGTTACCACACCTAAGTCTACATCAAATTCACAATTATTAGTTGCGGTAGGTGTTGGGGTAGATGTAGGGGTACTTGTTGGTGTAGGTGTAGGTGTACTTGTTGGTGTTGAGGTAGGTGTCGGAGTAGGTGTTGCCGTTACCACACCTAAGTCTACATCAAATTCACAATTATTAGTTGCGGTAGGTGTCGGAGTTGGGGTTGCAGTAACCACACCTAAGTCTACATCAAATTCACAATTTGGTGTTGGGGTTGGGGTTGGCGTTGGTGTTGCCGTTACCACACCTAAGTCTACATCAAAGTTACAATTTGGTGTTGGTGTAGGAGTAGGTGTTGGGGTTGCTGTTACAACATTTAGATCCACTCCAAATTCACAATTATTAGTTGGTGTAGGGGTCGGTGTAGGCGTTGCGGTAACTACATTCAAATCAACACCGAATTCACAATTATTGGTAGGTGTCGGAGTTGGTGTTGGGGTTGCGGTTACAACATTCAAGTCCACATCAAATTCACAAACAGGTGTAGGAGTTGGTGTTGGTGTTGGTGTTGCTGTTACAATTCCTAAATCAACGTCAAACGCACAATCACCTGTAGGTGTTGGTGTAGGACTTGTGGTCGGTGTAGGAGTTGGGGTCCCTGTTGGCGTAGGTGTTGGCGTCCTTGTCGGTGTAGGGGTTGGGGTTGACGTAGGACTTGTGGTCGGTGTAGGGGTTGCAGTAGGTGTTGCAGTAGGTGTTGGAGTTGGGGTCTTTGTTGGTGTCGGGGTTGGGGTCTTTGTTGGTGTTGGGGTTGGCGTTACAAATGCCTCACAATTAACAGTTATAATTTTAGTTACTTGTTCAGTTGTCCATGGTGATACTAATTTTACAATAACAGTTCTATCTCCATTGCTTGTGTATTGTTTTGTTGCTTGTCCATTAACCGGTAAATTTGAAGATGTACCATCTCCCCAATAGACCGTAAACACCGCAGTTTCCATTGGTTTTAATTTACCTACATTTGTTGTGTTATATACAATTAAATCAAATGTACTTGAGCCACATATACCACTATATGAGAAATTAGCACTAAATTTATCATCATTGATGTTACCATCAAATTCAACCATTGGTCCATATTCATCAACTTTTGCATTTAAATAAAGTGGTAATTGATAGTCTCCATAAACTTTAGTTGGGTCAATAAAATTCCATATATTTGGGGTTGGTGTACCCCACACATAATGTCCATCTGTAACTGTACTTCCTGTTATATTATAAACAGTTGTACCTGTAAGTAACGTTGTGTTTGATAAAGTATTCCAAAAAATAATGTTACCATCATAGTCATACCAAGCTTGGTCTGTTAATGAAACCAATTTTACTTGTAGTATACTCTTCCTTTGTATGGTATGTTTTATTCTTTTCACCTACTATAAATAACATAAATTAACTTTTCATCATTATAATCAATTTTAAAATTTTAAAATGGCTAATAAACCAAAATAAACAAAAAACCCCTTATAATAAAGGGGTTTTAATATTGAATAGTTTTGATTGTTTAAACGCTAGCACCGGAATTAATTGATAATGCAACATAGTCAGTTCCACTACTAATGCCAATTGTATGTGTGTATGATGTTGCACTACCACTTTGTGTTGGACATGTTGATGAACCTACTCCTGACATTGGGTATGTGTCTACACTTTCAATTACCACAACATCTCCAAGTTCCAAATTGTTAATTGTATAAAGTAAACCACAATTCGATGGTAGTGGTTCAAGGTTGTTTAAAGTGGTAGGTGAACTACCATTTACTGTAAATGTTATGATAGCATTCTGAGGTGTAGCGTCTTCGTCTTTACCATAAACCTGTAAACTAACTGTTACAGGTTCAGGTTCTGAAATCTGCCAACTTCTTGTCGTTGTACATGTTCCTGTACTAGCAATTGTACCACCTGTTAAAGTTTCGTAAATTGTATCTACTGCATGTCCGGCGGTTAATTGTGTTTTAGTAACCCCTGTGGCCAACCAATAGGTTGTTCCCGCACTTGTTGTTCCAGAAATGTTAAAGGGACCAGCAACGTATGTTGTTCCTGTATATGCCGATTGTAATGTGAATGTTAATCTCATCGTTTGTTGTTTTTATATAAATATCTGTTTATTTTGTTTTTTTATTATGTTCCTAAAGTATAATTTATTAAAAGAACGTTATTAATCGGATGTACATGTTGGGCAATCGGTATAGGTTGAACTTACGTAGTAAATTTGTGGATGCATATTACCGATATAACCTCCTAAATATGGTATGGATTTAAGTGGGAACACATCTGTGACTTTTCTACAAACTCCATCATTGGCATTTGTTTTAATTACAGAATCAATTGCTGGTTTTGTTGTTGACCATATTGGGTAACCAATTAAATCGGTCAAATCTCCGTCACACCTTACAGTTGTAATATTCCAATGTGGAATACATTCAGTACAATCATTAATTTCACCACCTCCAGTTAATATTGGTCCTACTGGAACTGAATAAGTTGATCCTTCTATTCCTCCAGGTAATGGTACTACAACTTTAGGTCCAACAAACTCTCCAATATACCCCGTAATTTCTACACAGCTATTACCAGGATTTACTAATGTACCATTTGCATCATACTCATGATATAAATATAATTGACCTATTTGTGGACTTATAGAATTCAACACATAAGGTGAAATATCATAAACAATGATTTCATCCTCACCACACGTTACACCTGAATAAGTATAATATGTAAATCCTGTAAATGGTGGTTGACAATCAAAACATGGATTTGCACCTTCTTCTTTTGTTTTACCGTCCATATTAATTGTCCATGTTGGTGGTTCAGAATTAAGTTCAATTATTGAATAACATGTTCCACTTATTGTATAAACATCCCCTTCCGTTAATTGAGTTGAACTTCTTGCGTTATATGTCCCTGTATATCCTGTACCAAAACCACATGGGTTAGATGTATCAAAATAATAAGCAGTATGTGCTGGGTCGGAATAATCCATTGCACTTGGTAACCCACACAAACCAGGAATTGTGATAATACCAAAACCAGTATTGGTTACTTGAGTATATGTATATCTCATATCATTACAATCACCTAATGCATACCAATAATATGTTGTTGGGTCAGTTGTTGCAGTAGGAGTTGGTGTTGCGGTTGATGTTGCAGTTGGTGTTGGTGTTGAAGTACTACTTGGTGTTGGCGTTGAAGTACTACTTGGTGTTGGCGTTGGGGTCTTTGTTGGCGTTGGTGTAGGTGTAGCTGTTGGTACAGGAATACCATTTCTTTCATAAAATTTTATTGAGTCGACACTTTCACCGACCCTATCTCCAGTTGTTCCCGTGTATCTAAAGTATTGATACGAATAATCGGTTCTATCAATAACAAGTTTATAATACATGTCATTCGCCTCGTTTATTTCAACGTTACTATAAATTGGTCTATTAACAAAATCTAATATTGTACCATCATTTGCATTAAAAAACTTAGTGGTCATCCAAAATGTATCACCACTTAAAACCGTTTCAGATAAAACACTTTCATCCTGAAACCAAAATAAGTACATATTCTCTTTGTTTCTATAATTTGACCCCATAAAAACAGGGAAGAATATGTCCTCATTTATATTATTTCCCGTATAAAAATATTTTTCACCTAAGGGTAAAGATAGATTTTTTGCAAATGATAATTTTCTATTTACTCTTGTTGGTGGTTCATAAGTTGTTCCTGAAATATGTGGTGTTTTATAAAACTCTAACCTAAAGAAACTTTGGGTTGCTTGTTTTAACATTTTTGCATTTTCGTGAGTATCTATACCAACAATATTATAATCTTGGGTATATGATGTTCCACTAACAAAATAAAAATTATACCATATATCTGTTTGGCTAAATGTTAATCCGCTAACAGTTGTATTATATGGCTTGTGGATATATCTAACTGTTTCATAATTCTCAATAGGATTAATGATTGTACTTAACACTTCATCCTCGAACTGAATCATATTTTCTTGCCAACCTAAATCATTTAGAAAATCCTGTTCCTTATTTATGATAAGGTTTTGGTTTTCATCTTTTCTTAATATTTCCATTAGCAATCAAAATTAGGTGGAGTCAATCCAAGAGGTTTATTGTTATATTGTCTCTCATTTCTTAAATATAAGTTGATGTCTGTTCTAACATAATGTGTACCGTTTGTGAATGGAAACTTAGTTCCATTACCATCCACATCTATATATCCGTGGTCATATAGGTCTCTCCATCTCCAAACCTTTTCATTTGTGTCGAACGTAACATTTTCAGGTAAATTATAGATATCGTTTGTTGCCGCACTTTCTAAATAAGGTGACAATTGTCTTAGTTTAACTCTGTGAAATGGTTGATAATACAATCCAATTGGATTGTTTGCGGTCGCACCTGAGTATAAAGGTCCATTTGGGTCACTATTATCTTGATTGTGATTAAATCGTGTTATTGGTGCTGTAAATTTATGATACGACTCACTAATTATTCTTTCTTTAAGTTCAATTGAATTATATTCAACGAATGCACCTGTAAGACCTGTTGTACCAATAGGTATAACATCTCCGGGTGTGAATCCTGAAACTCCTGACCTGCTAGTGAATGTTGTACCTGTCGGTATTTTAGTTTCTGTGTTCCCCGTTGTACTACCACTAAAATGTTCATCTATCCAACTATTATGAAAATTAAATTTATGTCCTACTTTTGGTGGGTAATTAAAATAACCTTGCCCATTTTTATAAATGGTGGTTACATATACTTCTGTTGGTGTGTATCCTAAATTATTCGTTAAACCTGTTAATATAAAAGGTTCTTTGAAATCAAATAAAACAGATTCCATTCTATTTCTTTCAACTAAAACATCATTCTCTCCTGAGAAATTTTCAAATATTAATTTCTTTTCATCTTCCCATATTGGTGTTTCAAATCCAACCTTATCCAAAATATATGAGTTCGCATCTGTTAGTGTTTTATGTTTATGTACATAATATTTAGATGTTGACCCGTTTATATTATTTCTATCTAAAACTCTTTTTCCCACCATAACATTTGTAAAAGTGGTTCCCGATTTTAATTGATTTTTTAAAATATTAATGACGTAATTTTGTGAATTATGAAATTCATTTCCTATGGTATTAATATAAAATGTTCTACCTGTTGTTGTTCCTGTTAAAGTAGTTCCTGAGAGTGTAATATATTCACCCGCCTTCATCCCATGTTCAACAGGACTTGTTAATTCGTACATTGTACCTCCACTATATGAAACCCTAAATGGAATTCCATCACCCGCTTTAAAATTTCGTATAATATTAGTTCCTTCTGTTTTTGTTGCTCCTGATAGTGTATACGTCATTGTATACCCCGAATCACTACCATAAACATAACTTAAATAAACGTTCCAATTTTGATATGGTGCCGTTATTGGTGTTACAATCGTGTGTCCCGTTGGTCCTACTAATTTAAAATGTGCTTGCGTATATCCTGTTAATGTTGTACCTGTTTGTGGTTCATTATATTCTCTAACAACATCTCTTCTTAATAATGCAAATTCATCGTAAGGTAAAAATCCTGTGTGGTCTGTTGTTGTTCCATTACCAACCAAATATAATCTATCTTTTAAATAAGTGTAATCCGTGTTACCACTATACATGTTACGGAAAACCATTTTTATTTTACCAAAAATTTTATATTTTTTACTTTCGTTTCTTTCCTTGTCGTATAATTTATCAATATCTAAAATAATATCTCTATCACCGATTCTCATTAATGATTCGGTTGTTTCAAGATTTAATCTTAAATCTAATTCTTCTGTATCCGCTTTTTTAAATCTCTTACTTGGTAAGAGTATTTTTTTATTCTCTTCCATTATTCAGCTGATGGGAAGGCTCCTTTTGGCCCATAATATTTTATTAATGCATCTAATGATGTCTTATCGGGTCTCAATCCAAAGTAAAATAAGAATGGTGTTGATAATACTTGTTTTCTTCCATCATAATTTGTTTGTGTTTGAAATAGAAAAGTTTCTCTATAATCTTTAACGTACTTGTCGGGTTGTTCGACCCACGTTTTATTTACCACAACATATGTTGTACCACTAGCCGGATTTTTTACCCATACCGATGTGTCAATTGTAAATCCAGATTGTACGTGTAACCAAATATCGCCCTCAACATTCGTATATTGAGCAGCATTTGCTGTAGTATTTGGTGCATTTAAACTAATATTTTCAAATCTTTCCAACATATCTGTTGTATTACCCGTAAATGAATATTGTGGGTGAGTTATTGTCATTGGTTTTAATAAGTATTCTTCTTCACCATCTGCCATTAAATAATTTGTTTCAGTTGCGGTAGCACCACTTATTGAAAACATTCTTTGTAATTTCATTGATGCAATTGATGTTCTATCCCATTGTTGATCATCTTCATCGGTACTATAACTACCAAATCCTGTTCCCTTTTTATCCCACAAATAGAATGGCACCTTTTGTGAATAATCACCCAATCTAAAATTTAAACATTGTCTTATAAATGAACCATTTGTATCTAATTTTAAATCTATTGGTGTTGGTCCAAATGTTCCTGTCGGTTTGAAAAAAGATGAAAAATAATCATCTTCCGGATCCATTAATTCACCATTATAAATAAAATAATGTGGACTATCTAAATCAAACCCTTCAATACCTGCCTCACAATTTATTGACATTAATTGGGTTATGTCTCCGTCAAATCCCCCAACATTGGAACCCATTCCAGCTCCACTAAAGAAATCACCAACATCAAATTTGCCACCATTTATATCTAATCTATAATTTATTGCATATTCTACAATATTTGCAGGGTCTTGATATGAAGTTGTATTAACATCTCTAATTACAGAACACGTTGGGTCAATTCTTGGATCTTGACATATTTCATATAAAAATTCATCTCTAACCCCCACGTCATAAAATGTTGTTGGGTGTAATATTTCTTTATAGACACTATTTGAATTTGGTTTTTGTCCGATGAATCCACCTGTGGTTCCGGTTATTGGAACGTATGGTGTTGCCCTATAATAAAATTGTTGGTCAAGTATATTATAAAAAACTAACTCTCTTGGGTATTTTGAACCTCTTTGATTTAAATCTAAAACATTTACATCGTCCCATTTTATTCTCTTATCAAATTTAAAAAAGTATAGTACACCATTTAACCAGTTATCAATGAACGAATAATTTGTTACTCCACCACAAAAGAAAACACCAACTCTTTTTCTTCGATACCATTCCTTTATTACTGATTGATTTTTAGATGTACCGTTAATAACAGGAACAATTGTAACGACACCATCTCTAATTTCAGTTAATCCTGATTTTGTTTTTTTAGAATATGTATTATCTCCACCCTCTAAATCTGCAACATTCGGTAGTCTCCTTGTGGTTGTGTCACCAGCAATGGCGGCCACTAAAGTATAATTCGAACCAGGACTTGTTAACGATTCACTATATGCTGAATTAGTATAAAATGGTTTTCCCAATTGGTGAAATGAGTTAACCGTTCTACCCTCATCATATGTTACACGTTTTGTTGCTTTGTACCATTGGGTCCCATTAGTATTACCCGCGTTTGATACATCAGTTGCGGTACCATATCCTCCAGATGATGACCATAGATATGTTAATACATTAGTTTCATCATAAAATTTATCATACTTTGCACATCCTTGTTCAATTACTAGTTGACCTAACGCCCCCGTTGTTTTCAAACTTCCCTTATCATAAAGTCTAACAACGGCATATAAGTCCCTTATTCCATCAATACCTCCACTAGAATAATCTACACCGGCATATGTTGACCATTGATCATAGGATATCTTAATTGCTGGTCGGTTTTCATATGATACTCCTCCACCTGTATTATATGGTCTATATGTGTCCGGTGTAATTGAACTAACTCTTTCATAACTTTCTAGTTGTGTAGAACCTCCTCCACAATCTATTAATTGTAATGTTGAATTAGTGCTACCTGTTTGTCCACTATAAATTGTTACCGTTTGTGTTCTATATGTATAATCACAATTATTTCTAATTAAAAGTTCAACTTCAATATCTTCCGTTGCGGGAATTGCTCCTCCCGCTACGTCAACGTATTCAGCATAAACACTTTGATTAGGAATAACCGTAATTTTTACAGAGTTACCCGTATTTGTTGGTGATGTTACGTTAACTAATTGAAAATATGAATTTAATTGTCCGTCTACAAATGCGGAATTAAATTCTGTAAACATATCATTAAATGTGTCTGTGGATGGGTCAGTACCAGCTAGCGGATAAATTCCACCAACAAATCTTCTTTCTGATGTTGCGTTTGGATTTGAGTATGTATGTAATAATGTAATCTGACTTTCGGTTATTCCAGTTGCACTAGTTTCTTTTGCCGACTCACCAGCATATAATTCAGTTAAAAATGTTGTACCTGTTGTTGTACTTGTATTTAAATAGTTTGGTGTTTGTCCTGACAAATAAACCAAATAAATATATCCTTCATATGGTACAACTATAGTTTTAATCTCCGCACTTCTATTATATAAACTAAGATTACCACCACCAGAATTTTGAGTTGCACTATCAACATCGGTTGTACATTCCTCACAATCGGGGTATGTTGTTAATGGTAATATTGTTTGACCCCCCTCTTTTACCCTCATTGCAAATTCCCTTAATCCCACACCAATTCCCATTAAATAGTGTTTACCCAAAAATTTAAATGCCATGGCCGCACCACCCACATTCCACATAACTCTACCTATAGTCTCAAAAACAAATATCTGTACAATTGTAAAAATATATTGTACGAATAGTAAAACTTCAGATAATATCAGTCCAAATTTTATTCTATTTCTAAATGCAAAATTGGTTGGGAAATAATTAGCTTTACTTGTACAATCATCTTCTGTATTTGGTCTAATTTCTTTTAAACCTAAAAATGCATCTCTTCTTGAAAGTCCTAAAAATGATTCTCCCGCAGATACTTCGTAGTGTGTTCCCTGAAAAGATGAAACCGTATAGACTTTACCAAAAATAAATTTATAAAAAACATCTTGTGGAACACCTAAATCACAACCAGTACACGTACCCAACATAAATGATTTTTTGTCATTTTGATATGTTGTTGACATTGTTGAACCAGTTGTTCCCTCAGGCCAAGCAATTTTTAAATAATCTTCGAACACGTCAGAAAATTGGTATGTTGTTAATAAGTCTTCATTATACTCACCTAAATCATTCTGACCATATGTGTTTGAGTTGTATTCTCTAATTTGTGGTACTAAATAATTTGCGGTTCCCGTTTTTTCATTGTTACCATCAAGTGAAAATTTAAATCTAGCAATTGTAGTTGTTGGTATACCTTTGTTTGTGTCGTTGGTGATTTCTTGTTCGCCAAATTCATTTGTAAAAACATATTCCAAGTTCATTGGTAATACAACCATTGCCGCACCATCTTCATCAATAGTTTCAGATGGATTAAAATATTCTAATTGAGGGTATAATGTGGTCCCGTTTGAACCATAAACTTTTTTACCTGTGTATCTAACTGCGGAAATTTTACCTTCGGTAGTTTGTAGATTACATTTGTAACCAGTATTTCTTCTGATAACCCCATTTCTTTTTACGGCATCTCCATTATCGTCTGTAATTGTAGATGTTAAAATTAATGATATAGGTTCGATTCTAATACCACTTTGTGATATGTCATAATCAACCCTTGATATACCTATTTCACATAAATCAAGATTTCCCCAAAACGGGAAAACTTCAATAGTTCTATCGTATTTGATAATTTGTGGTAACCCATCTATATCTGAACTTGATTTAAATTCATAGTATCTTTCAAACTTCTCAATACCTTCTCCTCTTTTAATAAAGTCATAAGGTCTTAATGAGAAACAACCAATATCAGATAAATCTAAGTCGACATGTAATGTTTGTTTACCCACCGGCACACCCCAAATCATGAAGTCACCCGATTCGTTAGTCTTAACGGTGTATCTATAATAATTTTCGTATACTTCTAATACTTCCTCTCTTGTTAAAATATCCGATTGATCTGGAAAGGTTCCTGTTGGTTTGTGTCCACCATGTTGTTTTCTTGCTGGTAACAAATTATATCTATAATTGTCATCATTTTTATCTGAAACTTCGGTGTAAGGATATAACGCAGAAATTATGGGGTCGGTTGAATCTGCTTCGGTTTGAGGTACAAATATTGATACTCTAACATTAGGTATTCCAAATCCGTCATTCGCGGTAATTCTACCACAAACCACCCCATAGTCCGCACAAAGTGATGTATAAACATCTGTTTGTGAGAATTTTAAGGATAAAATTTCCAGTTGGTCGTAGTCTTGTTTTAATTCGACAGTGACCTTCTGTTCTTTACCGATATTTGTTGAAATTCTATGTTTTTGCATCATTCTCTTAATAAATAGAAAGCATGTGATTTTCTACTATTATAAAGAAAAAACATTTTAGTATGTAGTCGTTCCTGAAGGTTTAGTTGCCACCCTTATATCACTATTTGGGAATCTGATTTGGAATATTTGATTTGACTGCATAAAGACCGTCGTATCAATTTGTTGTATTTCTTTAGTTGTTGTATCTATATATGATTGTGATACTTCAGATGATGAGTATTTACCACCAATTTTATTAAATACCTTAATTCCCACTACGTTAACAACACCATAAATTGAACCAATTTCTCGAATTAAATCTCCCACAAATAATGGGTCACCCATTTTACGTTTGTCAATGGCGAAGAACATTATTGATGTTTGAATTACTTGTTTAATAACGTCCGTTGGGTTTTCGTTTTTATTAATTACCAAATTAATATCTAATCCTAAGTCAATAACTTGCCCATTTGCAACTTCAATATAATCATTAATCATTCTATATTCTGAAAGATAATTTAATATATTGTTTTTCAATGTATTAGATATTACATCGGTTAGATTACCTTGGTCATCATAAGATAATAATTTTACTCTAACCTTATTATCTTCCTCCATTACATTAACTTTAGCGGGTGCTCCGTATGTGGATGGCATTGTCTCAATTAATGACTTATAATCATTTAATGTTACCGCTCTATTTTGTGCTGCAAAATTATAAGAAACCATGTTTCTAATTTCTTCGATTGTAGGTTGGTCTGCACCACCTACAGCTGCCGTTACATTATTAACTCTTAAAGATAATTCAACTTGTGAATTAATTGCGTTATTAGGACCATTTATGTTAAATTCAACACTATCTACACTTGTAATGATATTAACCCCTAAATTCGAATCTTTACCCCCACCAATACGATATTTCACAAACAATGTGGTGTTTGCTTTAGGTATTGACCCTAATGACATATTGTTTAAATAATTAGCCAAGTTAACTTTTAATTGACCTGTCATGTAATTGTCTAAATTCTCTAGTGGGTCAACGGAACCACTACCAAAAGTTAATGAAAAATAACTTTCAGGTGTATATTCTGTATAGAATTTACTATTAACTTGTAAGTAAGTTCCTGCCCTAAAATTGTCTTTATCGGATACTGAAGTTGGGTCTTCTATGAATACTTTATCTTGTATTAACGACTTAACTTCGTACCATTTATTTGTTGATGCGTTAAATTCAGAAGCTGTTGGGTTGGTCCCAAAAGATGTTCCTTCTTTGTGTATCACTCCTACCACACCTAAAACATTTTGTTCAGGTAAGAAAAGTCTTAAAAAAGGTTTTTGGTCTAATTCACTTATTACTCTTCGGTATATTCTTGTTACTCCATTAACCACAGGTTCTCTCTTTGTGATTGTATAAGAAACTAAAATATCATTACCATCGAAGTTTGGTATTTTTAATCTATTTGGTTCTCCCTTATTGTTAAATGGACTTGAGAAATCGATATCATTAATTGTTTCAAATATTTGTCCTCCTCCTGAAACTTGAGCACCAATCCTTAATGTTCCCAAATATCTTTCATCTTCCTTATCACCTCTAACAGGTACATTTATTGAAAAATCACACAGCGCTACCGATGGTCTTGTTCCAGGAATTTTTATACCATATGTTTTGGCAATATTAAATAATGATTGTCTTTGTTGTGCAAAATCCAACATAGTTTCTTGCCAAACCCTATCAATGTGAAAGTGTAAGTTATCTGCAACCGCAGCATTTAAATCTAATAAAACGGAGAATATTGACGCATCATTGGTATTTTTAACCAAATCAGGATAATATTCTTTTGTTAGATTTACTAATTCTTGTCTTAGTCCTGCAAAATCTCTAGTTGCGTATGATATTTTCTTAGCCATTTTAAATGTTTAGTATTATAAAGTCCGAAGATGAAAATGCTCCGTTATTAACCGTATATTCAATTTTCACTACTGCGGTGTGTGGTTTAGTTGTATTGTCAGAAACCCTAAATAATCTCTCATCTTCATCTTGACTAAATGTTCTAACAGTATCAGGGTCATCTTCTGCAGACATAACATCTAATTTTGTTATATCTAAATTTGGAATGTATTTTTTAACGGATTCTCTTATTTCATCTTCAATTAAATCGAATGTAACACTATCGTTTTGGTCAAAGATATATAGGTATAATCTTGAACCAAAATCGGGTAAGAAATAACGACTACCTCTTCTTGTCAATAAAAGATGTATAAGATTCGCTCGTACTTCTCTTTCGGGTGTTGTTGTTAATTTAACATAATCACCCTTTAAACTATCTCTAAATGGGAAATCAATTCCATATGTTATCGCCATGATTATAAATATAAACTAATCTAAAATGGTAATAAATAAAAAATCCAACCTAAGTTGGATTTAATATTGTTTTGACATTTAAACGTTATTTTTATGAACCACATCCCTCACAATCAAATGGTGAGTCTATTGGTCTTTCGATTGTCATTTGTAATTCTGGTGTATTTTCACTAATAATTGGATTACTTTTTGGTGTAGTAGGATATACCGCAGTTTGTTGTCCTGTTGGTTGTTCCACCAATTTTGGTGTTGATGTATCGACACCTAATCCCTTTAACGCATCTACCGCCGCTCTTGTTCTTAAGTAATACATACCCGTTTTTAATCCCAATTTCCAACCAAATAAGTGTGCCGCCAATAATTTAGGTTTAGTTGCGTTATCAATAAATAAATTTAATGATTGTGATTGGTCAATAAACACACTTCTATTTGCTGCCATTTGTAAAATTCTCTTTTGTGACATTTCCCAAACAGTCTTATAAATCTCTTTTAAATCTGTTGGTAATTCTGGAATATTTTGAACCGAACCATTTTCCATGATTAGTTTGTTTTTGATTCCTTCGTTCCACATTCCAAGATTTAATAAATCTTTTACCAAATGTTTATTAATCATAACAAACTCACCACTTAATGTACGACGAGAATATAAATTAGTTGTAAATGGTTCAAACGCTTCATTGTTACCTAAAATCTGTGCGGTAGATGCTGTTGGCATCGGTGCCACCAATAATGAGTTTCTAACTCCAAATTTGATGACATCTTTTCTTAATGATTTCCAATCCCAACGACCAGATAAATCAGAATCTACTTTATTCCACATTTGATATTGAAAGATTCCTTTTTCAATTGGGGAACCAACGATTGTTTCATATGCTCCGAATTCTTTAGCTAAATCTTTTGAGGACGTCATTGCCGCAAAATATATTGTTTCAAAAATATCAGTTTGTAGTGTATCTGCCTTATCAGATTCGAATGGTAAATGTAACATACATAATACATCCGCCAATCCTTGAATACCCAAACCAACAGGACGATGTCTGAAATTTGAACGTTTTGTTTCTTCAGTTGGATAAAAATTTAAATCGATTACGTTGTTCAAGTTTTTTACAACTTGGTAGGTATATTCATATAACATATCGTGATTAAATTCACCGTTAACGATATACTTAGGTAATGCGATTGAAGCCAAATTACAAACAGCTTGTTCTGTTGGTGATGAGTATTCAATAATTTCGGTACATAAATTTGATGATTTAATCGTACCTAAATTCTTTTGATTTGATTTATAATTGGCAGGATCTTTATATAACATATAAGGTGTTCCTGTTTCAATTTGTGCGGTTAAAATTGCATCCATTAATTTTCTTGCTTTAACCACTTTTCTACCTAACCCTTGTTGTTCGTAAGATTCGTACAACATGGTAAATGTTTTTTCTTCAGGTGTATCGTAAGCATCAGATAATCCTGGCGCTTCATCAGGTGAGAACAATGTCCAATCACCGTCTTCCTCAACACGTTTCATAAATAAATCTGGTGTCCACATTGCTAAAAACAAATCCCTTGCCCTCATTTCTTCTTTACCATGATTCTTTCTTAAATCAATAAATTCATAAATGTCAGCGTGCCATGGTTCAAGATAAATAGCAAATGAACCCTTACGTTTACCACCTTGATTAATCCAACGAGCAACCTCATTATACGTCTTCATCATTGGTAACAGACCATCAGATTCTCCACCAGTTCCTTTAATATATGATCCCTTAGCACGAACATCGTGTACGTGTAATCCAATACCACCAGCCCACTTAGAAATCTTTGCAACGTCAGAAATTGTATCAAACAATCCATCAATATCATCTCCTTTATTTCCAATTAAGAAACAAGATGACATTTGTGCTCTTTTAGTACCAGCATTAAATAATGTGGGTGTTGCGTGTGTATAAAAATGTTGTGATAGGTCATCATAAATTCTTAACGCCATATTGACGTCTCCTTTACAAATACCAACTGCAACTCTCATATAAAGATATTGAGGTCTTTCAACAATACGAGTACCAATTTTTAATAGATAAGAACGTTCTAAAGTTTTAATTCCAAAATAATCAAAATCTAAATCACGATCTTGATTGATAGCTCCATCTAAGATTTCTTTGTTTGCTAAAACAAATTGATATACATTATCATCAATTAATGAAGATTCTTTACCTGTTTTTGGTTCAATAAAGGAATATAATTCTTTCATTGATTGTGAAAACTTTTTAGGTGTTGTTTTATGTAAATTAGAAACAGCCAATCTTCCCGCCAGTTTTGCATAATCAGGATGTGTGGTAACCATGGCTGCTGCGGTCTCCGCAGCTAATACATCTAATTCAGTTGTTGAAATTCCATCGTAAATCCCCGAAGTTACTTTTAGGGTAACAAACGTTGGGTCAATATATTCCATATTTAAATCATGACAAAGAACACTAATACGTTTAGTGATCTTGTCATATCTCATCTCCTCCAATTCACCATTTCTTTTTTTTACTTTCATTTTATTAAGTCTTTTTTAAATTAAAAATCCACATCACCAAACGCAGAATCTAAATCTTCTGATACATTATTAACTCCCGCCTTTTGATATTCAGCGACTCTTTTTTCAAAGAAATTTGTTTTACCTTGTAATGCAATGTTCTGCATAAAATCAAACGGGTTTTCTGAATTATAAACCTTAGGTACACCTAATGCAACTAATAATCTGTCAGTTACAAATTCAAGGTATTGTGCCATTAAATCTGAATTCATACCAATTAAACGTACAGGTAATGCTTCTAAAATAAATTCTTTTTCAATCTCTAAAGCTCCACAAATAATTTCTTTAATTCTCTCTTGTGAGATTTTATTTTGAATATGATTGTTATATAAATGACAAGCAAAATCGCAATGCATACCCTCGTCTCTTGAGATTAATTCATTTGAAAATGTTAATCCTGGCAATAAACCTCTTTTCTTTAACCAAAAAATTGAACAGAATGAACCTGAAAAGAAGATACCTTCAACTGCAGCAAATGCCAATAATCTATCAACAAAAGATTCAGAGCTAATCCACTTAAGAGCCCAATCCGCTTTCTTTTTAATTGCCGGTATGGTTTCAATTGCATTAAATAATTTGTGTTGTTCTTCTTTATCTTTAACTAAGGTATCAATTAACAATGAATACGTTTCACTATGGATATTTTCCATCATAATTTGAAAACCATAGAAAAATTTAGCTTCGGTATATTGAACTTCGTTAACAAAATTCATCGCTAAATTCTCATTAACAATACCATCAGAAGCTGCAAAAAATGCTAAAACGTGTTTAACAAAATGTTGTTCATCATCATTTAACTTATTCTCCCAATCAGATACGTCTTGACCTAAATCAATTTCCTCTGCAGTCCAAAATGACGCCTCAGATTGTTTATAGAACTTCCATAAGTCATGGTGTTCGATTGGAAAAAGGACAAACTTTCCTGGATTGTCTTGTAATATTTTTTCTGTCATTTTTTTATTTTATTTAGTTGCTAATTCTTGTCTTCTTTTAAACGCTTCAGCCGCACGGTTAGCATTGATTTGTGTTTTTTGTTCCTCGTGACCTAATAAGGTATTTTGTGATTCTGTATCAATTTCCAAAAACTCATTGTTAAATTTACAATTTTGAAATACGACACCATCTTTACCGATACGAGATTTAAGTAATGTTAAGGTTGCTAAGTTATGTTCTTTTTGTTCTAATGTTTTACCAATAGATAAAATAACGTGAGCAATTTGTGCCTTTTTAATTGATCCACCCATTTGGTCTCCTGTAACCACTTCACTAGAAATTGATTCTCTATTACCTTGTGTTGCCGTCCATATTGCCATTTCAAATTCACCCGTCATAGATTCTAAACTTCTCATTACTGAACCCTCACCTTTCCATTCATCACCATTAGTCGATTTATCCGATGAAATACAATCCACGTAATCTAAAACTAATAAATCAATTTTGGTTCCGTCTGAATTCATTTTTCTGATTTTGTTTTTAATTTCAGAAACGGTTACATTATCACTAGCCAATTTTAATAATTTAATACTACCTTTTGAACGTTGTTGAGCCTCCTCGATTTTAATCTTAACTTCCTCAACATTATCAGGTTGTGAATCAGGTGCAATACCTGTCCAAATCGTATAGTGTTTTCTTTTAATATTACCCGGATTATCCTCAAAAAATATTTGTACGACATTATAACCTAAGTTATATGCGGTATTTGCAAACTTTGTAAGTAAGGTAGTCTTACCAGTACCCGTAGGAGCTAATACAATACCCAATTCTCCTATTCCTAATCCACCTTTAAGTAAGTTGTCGATTCCAACAATACCTGTCGGTAATGGGTGTCTAAAGTCCTTCTCTAACGCCTCATCAATACCATGAAAAACATCGGTCGCGTCATCGTTTGAAATTCCAACTTGAAGTGCCTTTTGAATAATTTGTTCAATCTTATTGTAAGATTCGAAATCCCCATTATCAATAATACTTTGTACTCCTTTTAATTCTTTTTTTAAGTTTTGTTGTTTACAAAAGTTAAGTGCCGTGTCTTTAACGTAATCAACTTGTTGTTCGTTGTTTTTAATTGCATCTAACGTATCTGCGTGTGATTTAGATGAGGTGTTATTACCACCTTCAGCCATAATTTTCTGTGCAATTGTGTTGTAATCGGGTATTTTATTATAATTTTTATATAACTCCTTCATGTTTTCCATGATGAATTTAAATGAGTTATTATCAAAAAACTTACTATCTAATACGTCAATAATTGTTTCTCCATATTTTTTATCTTCAATAATCGCCTTCAATAAAGATTGTTGAAACGAAAATCCTAAATGCCCAAAATTTCTCTCTTCCATGTGTTTATTTTATAATGTGTGTTTAAATTACAATTGATAATTCAAGTATGTGGTTTCCAATTCTTCTGAAGACAGGATGTCAGTTAAGTCTGACAAGATACGCTTCAAATTTGGACGGATATCGACAGTATACCTAACCTTTGGATGATAGTAATATGCTGGGAATATTCTTTGAATAAATACATCTTCATTCAATTTAATTTCCAATAAAAAGTGTTCTCTATCCTTCTCGGGAGCGTCTTCCACATAGTCCGAAGATAGGAAATAATTTTGATTTTCGCACAAATAATCAGAACTTTTTATTTTTAAATCTTCAGAAATATCCTCACAAATATTTCTTAGATAATAATGAAGGTCCATAGATCGTCTCGAATTTTCCACATGATCCTTTACATTAAAGAATCTTTGACAAATAATGTTTCCCTCTAATGTTAATAGGAATTCAAATTTTGTAATGTCCGGTTGTTGTTGGTAGTTACTCATAACTTTTGATTTTAATTATTTTTTTTTTATTTTTTTCTTTTGTTGTTAATCGAAGGAATGGGTTTAAGAATTTAACAAATCCATCATCTGATTTTGGTAATAGATTAAAAATTCCATCGTCCCTCATCATTCTCATGGCGTTTTTGTAAGACCTACCTTCTTGATCTAAGTTTTCATTTATTAGTAAATCTATGTTTTCTTTAGCCTCGTCGGTTAAAAAAGGTTCTTCCAAACTTACGATACGATTGTTTATATCAAAAAACTCCTCACCTAATACACCATGTTTGGTAACACCTGTTAGTAAATTCGCAATAAGTTTGTTGTGTTTGTCTTGTTGAAAGATTTCCTCACATTTGTTCTTAACTTGTTCAACAGAAATTTGTTGTGTTTTTAGTTCGGGAAAAACCGATAAAAATCGTTTTACGCCCATCCCTCTTATGCCGGCAATGTTGTCTGAGGAGTCACCACACATCATCTTAACCAATTTAACATTTTCAATTAAGATTTCCTCGTGGTTATAAACAATTGTATCGTTTTGTTTGTAAAGTTTTCCGTGTGACGGATTGTAGATTTGTGTATTTTTTGAAACCAATTGTGTTAGGTCTCCGTCTGAAGAATAAACTATTTTATTTTCTTTGGGTGAATTCTGAGTATAGTATGCAATGTTGTCATCAGTCTCACAATACTCATATTCTCCCTGTCTTACGAATAACTCTTCAAGATATTGTTTTACTCTATCTCTTTGGTAACCGTAAGAGTTAACTTCTTCTTCAGAACGAAGTCGTGATCTTCTGTTTTCTTTGTAAGGTGCGTAAATTTTCTTACGAGTTTGGGACCCTTCTAATCCATCCCAAAATACAACTATCTTGTCTAAATTGTACGTCTCAAATGTTCTTCTAAGAGTATTAAGAAAATGATACATTCCCCCAATGTGTTCTCCATTATGAAAGGCATTTTTAACGCCATAGAAACCAATCGTAAGTAAATTGTCGCCATCTACTAATAAAACAGACATTAAATAAATTTATTATAAATCACTTTCCTCTGTTACAACTTCCACGTCTGTGATGTCTGTAACATTAACACCTAACATCTTACCGATGTAATCACCCTGTTCTTTTTTATAATCCTCAATTGATTTCTTCTCTTCTGAATCTTCTTTTGCTGACATAAATCCGTGGGCGGTAACTAAGATACGTCCGTCTTCATAACCTGAACCATTGATATGATTTTTCATTATGGAAATTTTTGTTCTTGTTGCTATTTTAATTTTTCTCTTATCTTTTGTGATGGAGATTTTAGTTGTACCCGCACCTTTTTGATTACCAAATAAGAATACAATACTTGAGTTTAACCAAATCGCTTCTCCACCTTTTGCTTTAATCTTAGGTTGTCCGAAAGGATTATCAGGTAATTCTACCCAAGGTTGGTTAACAATGATTAATGTGTTTGTGTAAGGTTTATCTGTCCTTCTTGACCCTGAAATACGTTGGTTGATACCCATTCCAATTTTGTCAGCTAATACCGACGCGTTGTGCTGTTTACCACCTTTACCATCGTAAGTCATTTTACAAGGGACTGAACCTACAGAATCCCAAAGGATTAATAAATCGTGAGGTAAGTCTCCCTTTTCTTGAGCATCTAATAATTCATTGATGTACTCAGTAATTTGTTCGATATACTCAAAATCACTATTGAAAAGATAATCTCCGTTCTTATCAAATCCCATTAACTCCGCGTGTTCCCAACTCCATTTTTGTTCTGTAATAACGAACACAGGAACAACTCCTTTCTTTTGTGCATCTACCGCTGACTTTACAAGTGCGGTTGTTTTACCTGTATCACTGTGACCTAATAACATATTGATGTGTCCCATCGCTGGACCTGGAAGCCCTGTGGCGTCCAAGAAAGCATCTCCTAAATCGAAGAAACGGTCAGCCTTGTATTCAGCTTCTTTCGAGAATTTCTTCTTGATTGCTGAAAAATCTGTTTTTTTAATACCTGCCATTGTTTTGTGTTTAAAAATGGGGTGGATGTTTCACCACCCCGTGAAATAATTAGAATGGTAATTCTGAATCTACATCCTCATCTTCTTGTGGGTCAACCACAGGAGTTGATGGGGTTTTCGGTGTTGAAATTACTTCTTCCGATGTTGAATTGGATGCCCATTTGTTGCTGTTTGAATCCCAACGTGGAACCTCACCTTTAGCGACCATTTCTAAGTAATCCTCAGGTTTTTTAGAATAAACATCTGACCAAGTTAATTCGTTATCTACCCAAGTTTTTGCGACGTTTGCGTCTGTGTGTAACTGACCCGCGTCTTCAGGAATAACTGAATTGATGGTTGTGTATTCTTTACCTGTACCTGCCTTAGTTAAGGCTAAAGACAAGATTAAATCACGACCATTTTCAATATTGGTGATATCACCTTTGTTACGGAAAATTGGGAAGATTTTATCTAAAATACCATCACCTTTGTGATTGTGTTTAAATCTCCAAAATTTAGGTCCGTCTTGTTCGTTATCGCGATCGACAACTTTAACAATGTAGAACTTACGAGAACGATAATTACGAGCCAATTCTTTATCAGAATCAACACCCGTCATCATCAAACCCTCATAAACTTCATGTAATGGGGAACGTTTTCCCTCTTGTTTTGGGTCATATAGTTTAACCCATTTTCCATCGACTTGAACTTCGTGGAAGTAAACCTCAACAAATGGTGATGAACCATCTTTTGTTGGTAGAATACGAATACGTCTTTCTTCTCCCTTAGAACCCTTAGGTAATACTGTAGTGAAATAACGTTTCAATCTGTCCTCTGAGGACATTTTGTTTGCGGTGCCACTTGTGGCGTTTTTGCTTTTCTCGTACTGAGCGAGTACTGCATCAAATGTTGACATGTTGTTAAATTTTAATTATTTAAATTGTTATAGTAAAATATACATAAAAAAACCCAGACTTGGAAATCTGGGTTAAAGTTTTTTAATATTTTTTTTGGGTTTGTGTTATTCCATCGTAAATAGATACGCATATTTGTTTACCAATCCTAAAAATTCATCTCTTAGGTTTAATAAATCGGTGTCTGAAGGGTCAAGTTGTTCTGTAAATTGTACCAACGCCTCTCTAGTCGTATTAACTAAACCTTTAATATCTATTTCAGATAAATTTGATAATTCTATAGTTTTTGTTTCTTCATCCAAAACAAATCTACCATACTTACCCATTGCCTGTTCAATATACTTGTCAATTAATGGAGTTAAGTCGTCGTAGAAATTACCAAATGCCTCATGTCTTGCAATACCTTTGGTTTGCCAATGACATATTTTCATTTGATTTTGTAAACCTAAAAAAAAGTTTACATTAGAACTTATATTCATCTTCCTCTTCGCTTGGGTTAAATGATGTTTTTATATTTTCAACTGGATAATTTTCAACCTCGTCTTTGGTTAAAATGTATTCATTCTTACCACTTGCTCTCATCTCACCTTGTTTGTGTGCGAAGAATTCTTGTGGTTTCTCATTAAATGGATATGAATCCAAAGAACGCATTTCAAGTCTTTCAACTTCAGTTTTTGGTTTGTTGGCCTCAACGGTTGCACCTAATTGGTCAATCTTACTCATTACTTGGTCCATTTGAGCTAATTTTTGTTCTAAATCAGTTAGCTTTGTAAACACGTCGTCCATCTTAGTTATCACCTCGTTGTTTGATCCCGTACTATCTTCTTGGTCTTTCTTAACACTTTTAACCATGTTAACCAAATCGGTAATATCTACTTCTTCTGTATTGTCCATTTCAGGAGCGGGTGCTGCGTCCATAGGTGGTGCGTCAGCAGTAGGTAATGCGTTTGGATCTGGTGCCATATCTGCAGGTGCTCCTAAAGCTGGGTCCAATGCTGGATCGGCAGGAGGTGCGTCTTGTTCCATTATCATCGTCTTACCATATTTATTTATGGCTTTATAACGATTTAATTCTTCTTGTAGTTTTTTCTCTAACATGGCTTAATCTTGTAATAATTGTCTACCGTCGTTTGTAACGTATTTTTTATTTATTCTTTCAACAATTCCGTCTTTTTCTCTGATTGTGTAACATTCTCCCGTTACCATATCACACTCTTCTCTTTCCATTTCATCATTTGATGTTCTTTTAGTCTGTTTAGGACTTAAGAACTGATCCATGGTGTTGTTTAATTTATTATTTTCCATAATTTTCTGTTATATGTATAAATATCCCAAATTTGTTAATATTCTTAAATGATTTCAAAATATACAACATCCCCATCTTGTACTTTTAAATCTTTCATTAATTGTTTAGATAGTGCCAATCCAGATTTAACCCCTGTTGGTCCTGCATTAATTGGTCCTGTTATGTTATTAACGTTAATTTGTCCCGAACCAACTGGTGGTACGGTTATTGGGGTTTTTACATCCTTTGGGTTATAAAACTTAGTGGTTCCTTTGATAATTAAATTTGGTTTAGCTACATCAAAATCAAATTTTGTCGAATAGAAGTATCTTGTTGAACTTGATAAATCTTTCCAAGTAATTGGGTTGGGTTCTATTGTATGTTCCGTTTGTCTCGAAATAATATTCATAGATATTGTTTCTTTTATCTCATAATTTGGTCCACCCATAGTAATAACTTGAGCCCTTAAATAATCTTTTCCATTGAAACTAACTTTTTGAATGTACTTTTCTTCGTTATATCCATTATATGGTACACCATATTGTGTAACCCCTTGTTCTAATAATATTTTTTCTCCGTTAATAGCTTGTTTACTATCTCCCATATCTGATAAGAATGTTTTACCATCACTTGTTGTGTGTGTTTGTTCATTCTTTGTTGACCCTGTTGTTGTGGAATTTTCTTGTTCTTTAGTTTTAGCAATTGCCGCTCTAGTTATCTTGTCAAATAAAACCCTATAACTTGATAGGAATGAATCCTTAGGGTCAGGTAATGATGCATAAGGAATTCTTGTACCTTTAAATGTGGTTATTATATTATTATTCCTAATACTATGTGAAACTTCAGTTATCCAATATGACCCCCTAAACATAGGCACATTTTTTAAATAAAAATACATTGTTGGTTGAATCATAACATTACCCATACATGTTACGTCACAAGTATATGATGCCTGTCTGTATATGTCAAATAAACTTATGTCTATTTGATTTGCAGCCGCACCACTTTCAGAACGACCCAAATTTTCAATAACATTAAATGATTCTGTGGTGTTCCTTATTGATGATTGGTCAAGTTGTACACTCTTAAAAATACCTTGGTTTTGGTCACCAACACTTACTTCAAACGCAACCACTTTATTAGATTTTGCATAATCTCCTTGACTAAACACCTGTGGTGTTGTTATAACTAATGGACTACCTACTCCACTAAATAAGTTACCACTATCGTTTTTAAATTTATATTTTTCGTTAATGTCAGCCAACTCTAGATGTTTAGATGTTGGTCCCGTATATTGAATAAGAATTTTAGGTGAAGAATCTTGATAGTCCACATCTAAAAATGTTCCAAATAAATTTTCAGCAATTTTCTTAGATGGTGTTATTCTAGATTTAGTTGAGTTGTTTGTTCCGTAGAAATTAACGTATGCTGGTAATCCCCTCATATCAAATCCCGTTCCTTGTATTAACATTGATATTACACTATAAAGATTCGCCTTACTATTTTTTGTATCTTCTAATGGTAATAATTTTTCAAGTGAAAGGTACGCTTGGTCTCCTATGTCTTTATTTGCTTTATCTAAGAATAAAAATTCTTCCATTAAAGTCCTTTGTCCTAATGAATTTCCTGCAACCCATTTATCATTAAACGATTTAAAGTAATTATATAATTCTAATTTTAATGGAATGTCATTATATCCATTTACAATCGTAACCTCATTTTTACTATCTTTAACTGTTAAAGTTGATAACTTAGGTAATAATTGTGTAAAATATTGTCCAAGTCTTAATTCAGGTCCTCTCAATATTTTTGTTTTTATATAATCTTGGAAATCTGCCTTTGTTGGGGTGTATGCTAATCCTTTACTTTCGACCCATCCAGCAAATATTAGAATCAATGGTCTAAATATTAATACATTTTCTTCACTTAATTCTACATTATTAGTTACGAAGAAATTTTTATAACAATCTGTTGATGGTTCTCCTCCCACATATAAATCAATATACATTTTATTAGAACTATATTGTGATGAATTGTACTCATTATATGAAAACCTATTTACGTCATCTATTTGAGCAAAACCATTCCATACATTTGGTACAATTTCTTTTGGGTTACCAATCGTTACTTTTAATAAATTATCAGTTCCTAATATTTGTTGAGTTATTGATTCTAATTTTTTTAATTGTTTTTCTTTTAATGTTGTTATAATTGCATTAACATCTGTGTTGTCATTATTATCGTCTTTATCTATGGTAACTAAAGCCTTTAATAAATCTTGAAATTTATCATATTTTACAGAATGACTTTCAATTGTTTTAGTTTCACCGCTAACAATTCCTGTTACGTTATAGTCTGGAAATACTTTATATGGTATTTCTTCTTCTAATTTTTCTGTTGCAAAATCTAAAAAATATTCTTCAAATTTATCTAAAATTTGAGGACTAAATGTTGCAATTAAATCGTATATCTTTCTTTTTTCAGATGTTACTAATGAATACTTTGCATCTTCATCTTTGTTTAAATCGGTGAAAAATGGACCAGAATAATCGACCATATTAAAAAACAAAGTTCCAACATCATATGATTTATTATATTCATCATAATCAAAGAATTCTTTACCGTCATAATAATCCGTTACTGATTCATTATCATAACACCATAAAATTTTAAAATTTTTCTGTTCGTTACCACTAGCGGTAAGTCCATTAGTAAAACCATTCTTAGACCCCCCAACTGAAGGTAATAATGTAAAATATTTGTCTGAAGATACTATTTTTGAGTTGTCAATAAAACTTGTGAAATACAAACCATTATCACCAATAGGTTCTTGTACTACATTGATGGTCTTATTAGTAAATGCAGTATCAAATGATATGGTGTCACCAGTTGAAAATAAGAAATGTGAATACCCATTTACAATTTGATGAAATACAGAATCATATAATGGATGTAAACCGATTACATTTTGTGATGTATAATTTACGTTTTGTCCAATATTAAATGTTAAATTGTTACCATCATCAAAGAATGTTTTTCCACTAATTGCTGTTGTGGTTGTTCCACTTAAAAATCCAGATAATATATCTTTATTTTCTAATATTTTCTTTTTATATCTATGATAAATTGACCCCCATTTGATTATTAAATGATAGGGTACATAATGTGATGCACTTATCTCTCTAAAAACCGTAGATAACCTTGTTTTACCAAAGAATTCATCTTCTAAATCAATAAATGGTAATGAGTTCAATAAAAGATATGCGGAACCTGCATACTTTCCATATGATTGCTTACCGAAATCAGATTCTAATTGTTTATGAAAATATGGTGTGTTTAAAATACTCGCGGAACTACTCGGTCCAATTTTTATTTTTTCATCGAATAAGTTAGAGTATTTATCTGTCCAATATGTTGGTAGTGCAGGTGCAGATATTAATCCTTCTTTGGTATTAACTTGAAATATTTGTTTTAAATTTAAATCTGCTAAACTAAATGATTCTTCACCCAAATAGTTTAAATAGCTATCCGAATTAAATGGATATATGTTTAATCTATAAGTTTCAGACTCATATGTGAAATCATTTAAATTTTCTTTTAATTTATTAAAAACACCAGTATCTTCAAAATTCTTATTACCACTATAACTTGTTTCAATTGAGAATGGAGTATTTTCAATTGTTTTTAAATAAGGTGTTGTTGGTAACTTATCTTCAAAATAGGGATACCTATCAAATGGTGAAAACGATAATAAATTTTCTGTTAGTGTTGTAATGTTTGTCATTGTTTTTAACATTCCAACAACATCAGGGTCTTCACCAAACATTTTTTGTATATTATCAAATTCTCTATCCGCTAATTCATTAATTGTGTTTAATGAGAAATCGTCGGATAATGTTGCATATCTACCTCTCTCATGTATTTCATATATTATAGAAGATATTGACTTGTTAATATATGGTGTACCAATTGCTAATTGAAACAATGTCGCTATTTTGTGTAAATCACCATCTGTATTTGAATTATCAAATACGAAATCAATTTTACTTGCAGAACCTTCGTTACCTGTTAATGAGTCTTGTCTTTTTGTGCCTACAGCTTGATAGTTTTCTAAAAAATCAATTTCAGGCCACAGAAACTTATCGTATGACCTTAATTTTTGTTGTAACTCAGGATCTCCAGGATATGCAATTACTTTTTGTTTGTTTGAACTTTGTTTCTTTACTTCAGGCCAAGGATAAATTGAATCATTACCTTTTGACTCATCACTAAACCCTTTTAATATTTGTCTTCTTATTGTGGAAACCTCAAATGATTTACTATGTACTTCTTTTAGTAACCTAATATAAACTTCGGCATTTGCTAAAATTACCGCAAATATATTACGTATTGTTGGGTCAAATCCAATTCCTTTATCTTTATCTTTAACGATTTCATTCATTTTTCTTTCAACAAGGTCTTGTAATTTATTTCTTTGTTGAACGAATAATTGTTGCATATCATAGATGTCTTTTAAAACACCTTGAACAGAGACCACATAACCGCTAGCTATTAATTTTACATAAGAGTCAATCGGTTTTATTTTGTTTGAATAACTAAATGTTTCTTTCTTAAAATCATTTGCAGATTGTTTTAAAAACGTTTCTGTAAATATTTTAGTCTGTTTTAAATCTAAAGGATAATTTGTTATAATACTTTCTAATGTACCATTAACAGTACTTCCTTTTATTTTTATATCTGTTATAGTTCTATCCACCATTCTATTATAAATGGCACCATCTACTTCCACAGTTTCGGCACTTACAAATCTTTTACTCCAATTTTTAACTGCCGATTCAAATTCTGTTAATTTTTTTTCAAAATCTTTAACACCGACGAATAGTTTCATATCAACCAATCCACCGAATATTTCTTTTTCTAATATTTTATCTAAACTTCTAGCAATAACGATTACTTCTCTTAACGTTTTTGTTGGAAAGTTCTTATCAATTAAACCTTTTTGTTTATATTCATCATAAACAGATTTTAACATTACATAACCTTTTGAAGATTTTTTAATCTGTTTTTCTTTTGTTCCTTTTTTCTCGTTGAATTTTGCTGGTAAATCGGGATCCGATTCAACCATATACATGTATGGTGCGTTTAATATACCATCAAGTGGTATGTCATTTAAAAACGCATAAGTTGACCCAACAAATGTTGTGGCAATTTCAAAATTACCATTTGATTCATTGTATTTTGAACTGAACTTAGTTAAATGTAATCTATATTTAATTGCTTTACCATAATACCCTTTTATTGTTAAATAAAAGATCGGCCAAGGTAAATGAAAGAACGCACCATATGGTGAATTTTGGGGTGATTCAAACAGAGTTTTACCTCTAACGTCAATAAAGTTAATGTTAACTTGTGGTATAAAGTTAGCACCCTTAATATTAATGTTAATACTGTCAATACCAAAAGATTGTGCAGTTGAGTCGTTTTGGTAGTTATATTTATTTCCGTCATTGTCTACTCCATCTTTTACATTTACAAACTCTTCTGTCCACGCGGTATCAAAATCTTTACCATTTTTACCTTTATTTTGTGTAAAACTTAAGGTTCCTTTAGCTATGGACGATAATGTTCCTTTCGATGTACTATCGCCAGATGCTGTTAATACGCTTCGTGGTATTAAATCTGCCTCAAGATTGACAAACATTACTAAATTTTCTTGTTTTATTCCTCTTGGTTCTACTTGGTCACCATTTTGCACACTATTGGGATCAACAAAAACTAAGTTATTAACATCAACTTTTACTAAAATATTTTCACTCTGACTAATTTTGTTATTCCCCATAATATAAGTTATACAATTCTACACCACTTTTATAATCTTGTAAAGAGTCGATTAGCGGATATGGTATCCTTATATAATAATTGTTAGGTATTTCAAATTCTAAACTACCTGCAGCGGGGTTTGCTAATAAAATCAACCAACCATATAATGGTGAATTGTAATATTCTTGTGATAGTTTATCTAATCTATCTTTACCTTTTTTATATTGTTGGTACTTGTCTGTTCCTTTTATTGGTATTTCGATTCCTGGAACAACTCTAAATTCTCCATCATTTATATAAAATTGGTACCTATTAAAATATTCTCTACTCATGATTATATTAATTTAAAAGTTTCTGTACCAAATTTAACTTGTTCAGCATTGTGAAGGTCCATTAAACTTTGTTTTATTTCATCAAGAACAATGTAATCTGTTACATCCACATCATATTCTATCTTACTACCACCCTTTTTAATTGGGAATTTACCCATTCTAAAATTCTTTTCTTTCGGTGTCTCTATTAATTTGTCCACAATTTCACCAATTTTATCTGATGTTTCTTTTGTTGAAATTTCTTCATAAAGTTTAGTTATTGTCTCTCTCTTTCCTTGTAATAATATTGAAATTAGTTCTACAAAAATATTGTCGTTTAATACACCAGTAGCAAAATCAAAACTTATATCTAAGTCTTCATTAAACTCATCATGTTTGTTTTTAAAATAATCAACAATATTTGAATATTGGTTATATAAGGTTGAACCGGTAAAACCTGATAATGTTGTTGAGATAAATTGTACTCCATCAACTTTTCCGTCAAATTCATTTTTAACTAAAAAATTAGCTTTTTCAAATAATTTAATTACTTTATTTCTAGAATCTTCTAATTTCTTTAGTGAACTACTTTCAGGCATTTCCCCTATTTTTTCGTTAATGATTGATTTTAACGTTTCTCTTAATTTTTCGTTAGACCAATCCATTCCTTCACTTGTTACTGCTTTATTAAAACCCAATAAGGTGGTTACGTCATTGTTATTAATATAACTATTTAAATCTGTGGTAAGTTTTGTACTATAAAAGTTTACATTGGCATCTTTATTAGATGCTCCAAGTAAAGGTAATATATCTGTTGTTGTTGCACTTGTGTTAATTGTTAATCCAGTTACAGTTTTGTATCTATTGTGAAAAAATATACTTGATACTTTTTTACCATATTTTTTAACAACTTCGTTATATGATGATTTATATAAATTAATATACGAATCTGTACCGCTAAAAATTGTATCAATAAAACTAGTATAATCTATTTTAATATAATCAAGACCAGAATTAAGAATTCCCGTTCCAATATATAATCCTTGACTAACTTTTGGTTTATTATCTTTATCACCCTCTAACTGAAATTCTGGTTTCTTTTGTAATTCAGCAATGAATTCTTTAGTAAATTGGTCCGCTGGTTTACCATCAATTAAAGTTGCGGTTGATTGTGCTCTTTCATCATAAATTTCTGTGTTTGCAAAAAAGTTAGATGATAAAGCATTTTGTAATTTTTCAACCGGTCTTTCCAGTCCTTGTCCACCTATGAAACTAACTTGTAACGTTATATTAGCAATCATTGGTTGTACTCCAATACCTTCTGGATTTAAATCCCATGTTGAATCGTCATACGTTATGTTAATGTCTCTTATAACAATTTTAGAGTGATAAAAATCACCAATTCTTATAACACATATTGGTGGTGGACCAAAAGAAGTATTTCGTGCATTTAAATCATTAACATCAGCAATTCCTTTTATTGGTATTGTATTTCCAGGTCTTACACATTGTAATAAGAACGTTAATCTTGAGTTCAATCCTTCAGGTGTTGTTGAGTGGAAAGCTGGATGAAAATATTTTAATTTTTCCTTTAAAGATGTAAACGCTAACGGTGAATCTTCCTCCAATTTTTTAAAGTAGTAACATTCAGATAGTGTTTTAGTAATTATTCTTTTCATTACATCAATAGGTGGCTTTGGTGTATATGTAATTTCAGGTTCACCAGGCTCCTTTGTAATTTTCGGTATTTTAATTTTTTGTGTCGATGGTGGTTTTTGTACGCTAAGTGTTTTAGCGGAAAACTTAACACTTGTTTGTCTACAATAAAATGCGTTTGGTGTCGTTATTTTTAAACCATATTTTGTTTGAATAACAGTCTTACAATCTAATCTACCATCTGGATCAACATTCGTTAATCCTTTAGCGTTTTCACCTTCAGTAGAAAAGTTTATAATTAACTTACCTACATTACCTTTATATCCTAACTTTTCAAAAGTAAATGTTAACTTTTGGTCATTTAAACCATCTTTAGCATTCTTTTTAACTTCCTGCTCTGATGGCCAGTTAAAGTCGGGTATTTTATCTACATCTCCTTTTAATTTAGTAAGAATATCCAATACTAAAGAATGTGCTCTTCTCATTCCTAATAGGAAATTGTAATCATCATTTGCAACTTCGGATGCGCTTGAAAGTATTTTAAATTCAGCAAGTTCAATTGTATTTCCACTTACCGCCTTTTTAAGGTCGGCGATTTTTGTATTAAATTCCGTATAATTTGTATTTAATTTTTCAAATCCTGTGTTTAACTTATCCAATTGTAAACTAATTGCTTTAGGAAAATCTGTTATTTTTGATTTTTCTAATTTAAAAATTGTCTTTATGTCTTGGATTGCATCTCCACTTGTGTCTCCACTTAATCTTGTAAAATCAGCTAAAGCATCTGCGTTTAGTGAGGATTTTTGTGCATAATATGAAGGTTGTATTGTGCTATATATTTCTCCTTTTGTGGTGTTATTAGCATCTTTAGCAGGAATATCATTTGGAAAAAATAAAGCTAATGAAAAAGGTTCGGGTGCCTTTGTTGGGGTTTCACCCGTCTCTGGTTTAACCTCCTCAACTTCTTCTGATGAATATTTATATTTCTTAATGGTGGACATTTCTTTTCCAGCATTAAGATATTCATTAATTCTTTTTATATCGTCCGTATCTAAGTTAGTATATTTTCTTACTAAATCATAAAAGTCAATTTCCTCACATCCAGCAAAGAATGCATTAATATAGTTGTCCGCCTCTTCATCTGACATACCTTTGAAATGTTCTCTCACCAATAGATTTAAAATACTTGGGTGGTCAACGACAACCTTAAATGATATTGTACCACTTCTTGATGTATTTTGATAAGTGTATATTGGTTCTGGTCTACCTAAAAAACTATTCTCTTCCCATTTAGCACTATTTTGTTCTGATACTTTTAAATCATATGGTGGGAACCACATTACTCTACCTCCATTTGAACCTCTTTCGCAAATTGGTAAATCTTGTACAGTGAATCCTTTTTGTGTGGATGATTTCCAAGCTAAGTTTTCAATTGAAAACATATATTTTTTTGCCTGTCCATCTTTTATATTTGTTGAATTTTCAAATGATTTTCTACCATTCGACATTGGTGCGTAGTTTAAGTTCCATACTCTACTACCACCACCCATTACACTTCCATCAAACTTTCTTACCATGTTTGTTCTTCTCATGGTATCTGTGTAGTTAAAGTATGGTCTATCTTTTGTCCATACTCTACAATATTCAACACCACTTTCTTCACCAGAAAATTTGTTTGTGTATTTTACCGCAGAACCTCTTGACATCATTACCTCACCATCTTTAAAAACTCTACTGGTTTGGTCAATTACGTTTGCTACGTGAGAACGCATCTCAGAACCATTAGTTGGTAATGTATTTAATATTTGTTGTGTTTTTCCTAAAATTGAATCTTCTCTAAAAACATATTTTGTTGATAAACTATCTTGTAAATTAGTTTGTTCTATACCACTATATTCCTTGTTATGTTCTCCTAATTTATTTTTAGAATTTTTACTATACCAAGCTAGTTTACCTCCAATTTGTCCTCCCTCGGTTACATTTTTACTTTTATGAAATAACTGAGCAGAAATTTCATCAAACATTAATGAAAGATAATAAGGACTTCTTACTTGGTTGTCATTAAAATCTCCCATTGCAAATCTTACATCATTTGACCTATCGTCACCAATATAAGCTTGTCCTGCGGGAGCTTCGACACCTAATATATTTTTTATACCTTGTGCCGCTTTATCTACAAAACTAAATAACTTTGATGATTGTTGAGATCTCGCACTTGTTGTATAGTTTGGTGCATATCTATTAAATGTTAATGAATCAAACAAAGCCTGTTTAGGTCCTTGACCCATATATTGTATTAATAAATCTGAAGGTTTTCTTGATAACTTTGGTCTTCTTTCAATTCCAATCAATGAACCTAATACTCCCGTAACATCTTGTGCAATTTTACCTAATTCAGTTTTTGCTTCGGGTCTATAATTTATTGGATTTCTTGGGTTTGATAAATAATCGCCAGGTATTTCACTAAATGGTAATTGTGTTCCTGAAACTGTTTGTAAAAAATCGATACCTTTACCAATAAGAGTACTTGCAACAGTAATCTTATTATTCATTTCAACTAATGGTTCTCTACCTGTTAATATGTTTAACGCGGTTGCTGTGTTACCATTTAAAGCGTCTAACAATCTTATCTTACCATTAATTGCTCTATCGGTATTATAAGCTATCCTTGTTAATACAGGACCTCCCTTATCTTCTCTTATGTATTTTGCAGCAAATTTAAATAATTCAGATTCAGTATCGTACTTTTTTGTTGCCATGATACCAATTAAATTATGTTTCTCCGCAGTAAAATATGGAGAACCACCATTAAAATATAATGATAAGTTACGTGTTCTTGGTAACGTATCAATATTTTCCTTTATAAAAAATTTAGTTGGTTTATATATGTTTGAATTAGAAATTTTAATTAAATCATCTTTTCTATTTTTATCAACAGCACCTGGATCAACATTTGATAGATTACTTAATTTTTGATAATCATAGTTATCTTTAGTAAACGTTTGTGGACCATTTGGTTTGATTAACGTTTTTGCTATGATAGAATTCCTAAATTCTTTAGTAGAATCAAAATTTAAGTAACTTGGCATTATTTTCTTTTATATTATAAATAGATTTATTTAGATTATCTTTTAGCTGTCGATGGTGTGGTATACGATTGAGTATCTACTGTATGGAAGTCATTATAGATACTTGAATTTTTACCCACTTCTCTCATCCATCCATCAACTAAAGCGTCACCACCTTTGAATACATATTCGTTTGTTACTTTAACATTTTTGTCTGTTTGAGTTGACGATTCTTTTTGTTTTTTAGCTTCTTCTTCTGCAATTTTTGTTGCCTCTTCTTTTGTTATTGCATTTTTTGGTGTTTCAACTTTACCTGTTTGTTTATTATCAGGTGTAATAATACCTTTTATTTCATTATTAATTAAAGTGGCGGCTTTTGGGAGTGCTTCTTTTGTTGTTTCTGCGAATTTTTTCATATCAATTCCCATTTTATCCGCCAACTCTTTAACCTCTCTTGTTCCTGTTAACGCAATCGATTTAACTAAAAATGAAACATCTCGTCTAATATTTTCAATATCTGAAGCTTGTCCTCTTACAATATCATCTGCCTCTAATTTTTTAAATTCATCTTTATATTTTAACAATAATTCGGCTTGGTTCTTATCTAAAGTATCTAACGCTACCTCCTGTGCTCCACCAAAAAGGTCTCTCATTTTTTCAGATTGTAATTCAATGGTCATTTTACCATTTTTCATCTGAGACATGTTAGTTAAGAATTCTTTATCCTCATCTTCAATTCTTAAACCAGATAACATTTCTTTTGCGCTTAATCTTTCTTGTGCCGCAACTGCGGTCTTTGTAAGTTCCTTATAGTCCATACCTAATGCGGTAGCCATCTCTCTTACTTTTCTTAAGTTAACACCTGTAACTTCAAATCTTCCTTGTTCTTGGTTGTATGTGGCTAAACTACTTGCAGCATTAATAATTGAATCTTGTAATCCTTCAACATTATTCGTTGCCATATACATTAATTTAAGTGGGTCATTGAAATCTCCAATGGCACCACCTAATACTTGTAAGTTAGCTGATAACTCTAATGCACTTTCTGGACTAAATACTTTTTCGGCAACTTGTGAAACCGCATCCATACTTAATCTAAATTCAATAGATTTTTGAACCATTCTAGCTAAACCTTCAACTCCTTTTTGGAATCCGTATTCGTTTAACTTACCTATATTTGTTGCTAAATCTTTTGAAACTCTTTGTGAATTTAGTCCTAAAGTTAGTGAGCTTTTTCCCGCTTTTTCAACTGCATCGAACGTACCTTTAGCCCCTATACCTACTTTTTCAAAATCAGGTAACATGTTGGTTAATGCTTCCATTGAACCAAGGTATGCTTGACCAACCACTGCCGCCTGTTCAAATGATTGTTGATTTATTAAATTAAATTTACCAGACTTTTCCACTAAACCTTGAGCAACTCCCGCTAATGTTTCAAATGATATACCTAATTGTGCTAATTTTGGTCCTGCGTTTGATATTTCTTCCCTAAAATCTTTTGATAGTGCACCCGTTAAACCGGTTTTGGTGTTGATGTCTTCTAATAACTTTCTTTGATTATTATATTCATCACCGATCTGTTCTAATCCAGCCTTGAATACGTTTTGTGCAATTTGGTCTGCTGGTAAAATTTTTCCGTCTTTTGATGCCATAGACAAAAGCTCCGTTGAATTAACCGAGTCCTTAATATCTTTATAATGTCCACCACCTTCTTGTCCTTTTAAAATTCCACTGGCTGCCTCAATGAATGATTTCGCTCCTTTGGTTGTACTGGTTCCTTTTTTTTGACCACTTGAATACGATTCATATTCAATTTTAGCTCTTGATTGTAATGAATTTAGTTCACTCTCACTATTAGAATTCGATGGTGGGTATAAATCTTTATAAATTGTTAAAAACCTTGGCCAGTTTCCATCCGACCCTGCCTTCTCTAAATCTGTTGTGCTATATTTTGCCATACATATAAATAGGTTATTGTGTGTTTTCCAACTCCATTATATAACCAATATAATATCGTCTAATATAGACAGGCATAGTTAAAATGTCTCCATATGAGAATCCTTTCCTGATTAGGTAGTGAATTTCCGATAATTGATTTTTCTTATATTCCGTAGAAAGGGCGAAAAAAGTCAACCCCAAACCCAATTCTAAATTGGATCTCTTCTCCTGATGGGGTATTTGCTGTTTGTGTTAGGTCAATTCCTGGCTTATTGTCAGATACGTATTTTCTAAAATCTTGTGAATCTTTAATCGGCATATTCTCAATGAAATTTCTTGTGTTCATTGGGTCATTAACTCCAGCCACGGATTTAATCATACCTTCGAGTTGTTTTGTAATAATTGGAGCTATTCCATTACCATTCCAACTCTTTGCAATTTCTTTTATGTCGTTTTCTTGTTTTTGGGTTAAAAACTTAAATGTTACGTCTACTTTGGATTTATTCATAAAATATGAATATTCTCCGTTAGAATCTGCAACTAATGTAAATGGTTTAAAATCTAAACTACTTAAATCTATTTGAACCTCAAAATCTTCGTTTGTTTTTGGGTCGGTTAATGTAACTTTATATTCTGAACCAAATGCGGTATTTCTTAAAAATATTAAAATAGCCTCCTTATCTTCTTCAACCAAATCTTCGGTTGATAAGTCTTTGTCTAATACTTTTCTTTTTAATAGTTCATTAACTATAGCATTTGTCTGTATTAAATTTGGGGATGCTAATATATTTTCATCCGCGGCAGTTAGGTAAGCTATTCTTAGTGATTTCTTACCATTTTGATAATGGATACCTCTACTTGGTAACTCCACAACATCATATGCGATTCTTGGGTCAATTCTTAATTCTTCCATAGTACAATTTAATCTATAACTATCGTAAAGTAAAGTTTTAAACATAAAAAAACCGATACCCATTTCTGGTATATCGGTTTAATATATGAAAAAGTATAATATTAGAATACAAGTATACATCTATCCATACGTAAAGTACATTGGATAGTTGCAATTTCATCTCTTGAATAGTCTAATTCACCAAAGTTGATGTCTTGAATAAATGTTCCTTGAAGAATCCATTTTTCAACAACAACTCCCGTTGGGTCTAACATTTCAAGTTCGATGTCTTTTTTATAACCGGCAGCATATCCCATACGACCAGTAACTGATTCAGCGTGTAAACGGAACCACTCCATTAACGCTTGTGACGCTGATGGACCAATCGGGTCTTTAAATGTTACCCTCATAGTATCCCAACTAAATTTACCCGCAACATATGTTGAAGTATTTAAAAAAGGAATTTCAGTCGCGTTGATTTTTGCGGATGGTCTAGCCGCTGATGTTACATACCATTCATTGATACCCAAAGAAGATGGGAATCTTACAATAAATCGGTTCTGTCTTTTCGGTTCGTAAGGAACCGGCATTTTCATTAGTAAATCTGCCATGTTGTATTTGTTAAGTTTTTTTGTTATTTTATACTCTTATAAATATATGTTAATTAGAAATAAATTTATTTTTAGGATCGATCTTGATTTTGTGGATTTTTTTTCGTAGTTTTTTACAAATCCTCCAGTATTCTAGACCCAGTATAAATAATTAATAAATTTCTAGTTTAATAATATAACATATAAATACTAGTATAACTAGTTCCAGATTATACTGGGTAAAATAAAATGATATAATTTTAATAATAATTGGTTCCATGTGGAGCATTAAAAAAGGGAAGCTTTTCGGCCTCCCTTTTTATTTTTATATCCTCCTTTTAGATTAGATATTCTCGAATGAAGCTCCTGTTGGAGTAATTACGAATTCCAAATCAATAAATTCAAGAGAACGAGTAGGTTTAACGTAAATTTTACCTCTCAAAGTGTTAGCGTCGATGTCTTCAACATCACTTGAAACACTTACTTTAAATTCATAAAGACCTCTTTCTTTCTTAATTGATTCTAAAATTGGGTTTACCAATCTTAAGAACTCTTGTCTTACTTGTTCGTCGTTTTGTTCGAACAACAATCTAACAGCAACTGCTGAAATTAACTTTCTTGCTCTTAACAACAATCTTCTTACGTTGATTCTATCAAGTGCAGATTCTCTAACTTGTAACGTTTTGTTACCCCAAATAATTGTACCAGTATCAGAGAACGTTGCGATTGGATTAATTCTATTTTTGTAAAGTTCGTCTCTTTCATCAAGAGTTAACTTCTTTTTAGCTTTAATTGCATTTACCAAACCTCTTGAATAACCCGCAACTGCGAACCAAGGATAAGATACGTTATCAGTTAACGCGATGTTCTTCAACACCTCACCTGTTGGTGGAATGTAAAGTTGAGTTGCGTTATCTGTATCTCTTACTTGAATCCAAGGCCAATATGTTGCAGAATAGTTAGAGTCAATTCCTAAATCGTCAAGGTAACCTGTAACGGTTGCCGCATCATCAACATTTGGTGATGATATGATATAAAGTGAATCGGCTCTTTCATTCTCGATAATATCTATTGCTTGACTTGTTAAAGATGAATGATCGTAGAAGTTAATACCTGCAGTAGCGAATACGTTAATATCAATTGCCTCAGGATTTGAGTAAGTTTGAATACCTTCTAAATAAGCATAATAATCAGAGTTTCCTATGGTTGTATTGAACACACCACCATTATCGGTATTAGCTGTATTATATGTTGTTTTACCATAAATAAATTGGTCACCAAGAGTTCTTGTCTCTCTGTATATATCCCAACCATCAAATCCACCACAAACCGCTAATGTAAATTTACGGAAGTTTATGTTGGTTAATTTATTGTCGGTACCAGATTGACCTTCTAAATCATAAGGTGTTGTTTGGTATGTTGTTCCTGTTATTGATGATGCGTTTGTTGATAAGTGGAAACCGAATGTACTTGAAGACGCCGCATTTCCTTTATATTTAAACAAGTCACTATCAAATTTAAAACCATTTTGAGATGATAAACCTAAAGAGACTTTCTTTACTTTATCTCCGTTAGATAATACTTGAGAACCATCCGATTCGTAGTAAACCACGTCACCACCATCAAAAAATTCTGTTTTGTAAAGAACACTACCTAATTTGTTACTTGAAACAAGTAAGGATGTAAATCCTTTGAATCCAGCAGGGAAAGCGTCCGTAGGTGCATTATCGGCCATATTTAACATGATAAACTTTGAACGTAATTCATATTCACCATCAGAGGTACCAACTTTTCTTGCCACATAACCTGGAAGGTCAGTATTCATTGAACATCTTGTAAATTTCTCTAATATAATTTGATTTTCATCAGTATCGTTAAAATCACGAACCATAATATCAAATTCGGCAGTATCTAAATTAATATTTTGAATTGTAACCTTAACTTCAATATTTGCTGCGTCTCCATCAGATATTGTTAATATTGAGAATAAATCTGCAACATTACCACCACGAACTTCAGAAACAACTGTAGGTGATGATGGAGTATCCCATGATTGTGCAAAATTATCACTTTCAACGTTTGATGATACATCTAAACTTAAACCTCTTACGTATCCATTTCTAAATGCTGATAATAATAAGTTAGAATATATTTCATTAACATATAATGGATAATCTTCTTTTACTTTATCAAAAACTTCAGTACCTAATACTTTATTTATATATTTTGTTGATGAAATATCTAATGAACAATTGAATGTTTTAATTCCTCCCGTAATACCTGTAACATTTAAAGCAAATTCTGCCATTGGGTTAGTTGTAACACCACCAACATCGGTTAATGTTACTGCTGTTGTTCCTGTTACTTGTAATACTAAACTTTGTGAAGCGTTATATTCACCTCTTGATCTTAAAGAAGCAACAATTACATCACTATAATCTGTGTTAAGTGATGCGCTGTATTTAAATCTTGTTACATCAAATGAAGATGTACTTGTAGAATAAACAAAAAGATAAGAGTAAACACCATCAATTGTTGAGTCGGCTGACCCTGTTTTAGTAAAGAACGCATTATACCAATTTTTATTAGCATTTTCACCGATTGGTGATAAAAGTTTTGTACCTGTTAAACTTGAGGTATCTGAAGTTGGTACATTACCAATAACAAACCAATCGTTATTTGCATACGCCGCACCACTCTTACCTGTTTTACTTGTTATGTATGTTGTTACAGATGAACCATTGGTTGCCGTTTTACCTGAAAGTTCACCATAAATTGTTGAACCTGTAATAGTTGCGGTTGTTGCTGATAATGTTATTCCTGTTGTTGATGTAGGTGTAGACACTAAATCCACTGTTACACCACCTAAAGTTTTAATACTATAAGTTTTTCCTGGTTTATATCCTGTTTTACCAAGTATTCTTGTTACGAATAGTTGATTAGACTCTTGTAAGTATGATTTAGCCATATAAGCTAACTCATATTTAGGGTTATTTGCACCGTCTTTCTCAGGTGAAGTTGGTCCGAAATACGTTTTGAATTCGTCGAAGTCCCCAACTAAAATAGGTTCGAAAGCAGGACCTTTTAAAGCCTCACCTACTAAACCTAAAGTTGTAACCCCGACACTTTGTGCTACGAATGTTAGATCCTTCTCAGATGTGTACACACCCGGAGAAACGAATACTCTGTTTGAATTTGCCATCGATTGTTGTTTGGTTAATTATTTTTATTAGTTATTCTATAAATATCTTTGTTTTTACCAAAGATTTCCGTACTTTTGTTTAAAAAGATAGTAAATTATCCTTTTCTATCTTAAATTATCTTTCATCATGGAAAACAAACAGAAAAACGTAAAAATTAGTGAAAAACACCACGAGATGTTAAAAAACCATTGTGAAAAGAACGGATTAAAAATTTATAAGGTTTTAGAAAAATATATTGACGAAGTTTGTAAACCAAAAAAGAAGGACATCTATGGTGACGATTAATATAGGTAAGTCACACCAATTCTAGAACCAACAACGGGTGTACCTAATAAAACAATATCTTGTGAACCTGAAACATCAAATCCAGAACCTTCCTCTTCTTGTAGACCATTTATATCTAAACTGACAATACTACTAATATTGTTATATGTGTGAAAAGTTAATGTACTACCATCATATTGGAAATACTCCGTAGTAACTTGTATTAATTTACCATAATTATCTATAATAACATTGTTTCTACCCTTATAGTACGAAATAACTATAGTACTACCTTCAAAAGGTGGTTGTACAAATGATATTTTAGATGTATATGAAATGTGGAAAAAATCGGCGTTTTTCTCTTGTAATAGACCATTAATTGTAACACTAAACAATGTACCAATACTTTCACCAACACTAAATTGAGTTTGCATCCCGTCTCCAGTAAATGACATCACGGTTATATCAATAACCTTACTAACGTATTTTTTCCTACCTACACCCTCTTTTGCAAATTCATTCATTAAAAAGAAACGATTAATTGCGGGTTTTACCTCAAATTCATCAGAATCAATAAGGAAACCTAACATAGTAAATGTGTAGTTTTGAATGTAAAATCTCCTACCCTCCAACGTATCCATGGGAGTGTTATCTTCAATTTTATCTAATATAAGTGGAATGTAATGTCCCTTAACTTGAGTATAATCTTGTCTTGATGAAAAATTTTGTAATACTATTTTACTAAATTTATTAACATCTCTAAATTTATTACAAACAATCGTAACGTCATATGTTATATCAACAGGTACGGGTTGTGGTATTTTATATATATCCGCACCCATAGTGGTTCCGTTCCAAGTCGGTACGGAGGAGTAGTAAAATTGATGTCTATCGGGTATTGTTCTCTGAACCGATGGATTTGTTCCCGGTTGAACGTCGGGTTTTCTTACAATTGCAACAAATGGTAATTCAATATTTCCGTCGTCGTTTGTAAATGTCCACGTTTGTGTAAATTCACCCCACCTTTGAACTGTTAATATTTTATCAATAATTGGTATCTTATTACCATCGGACACAATTTGAAAATTTTTAGTTACGTAATCTAAAAATCCTTTATCTAAATCATCATGTAATATAGAGTCGGGAAGATATGTGTCAGATTTAGTAATTTTATCTAACAATTCTTGTCTTCTTTCAGTCAGTTCTTTTTCTGTGTAAACAGATATATTGTTTTTTCTTTTAGGTATTCCCATTTTATACTCCTCTAAATTGACTATCTTGTACTGGTGAACAAGTTATTGATTTATAATATGGTTTAAATCCAAACATATTATGTTTATTGTCCGAAGTTATTTTACCATCATTTACCACTTGATAAAATCTAACTTTTAATTCAGATTCGGGATAACCAATATAATCACCATATCTTATATCTATTTTCATTTCTTCTAAATGTTTAATATAAACAGATAAAATCATATTTCCCGGCTCAAGGTGCCTCAAAGTCCCATTTTTATATGAACTATTTTTTGGTTCCTCAATTTTAACCAATGCATTAAATTCAACAGGTGGAAAGAATTTTGTTTGGTCTATACCAACCTCAACATACACGTCATCAATTTGAGTCTTTTCTCTATCTACCCTATATAGAACTAATTTCATATTTAAATCCCCGTGAAGATATTCTTGACCCATTTGAATATTGAGGTCAAAATCATCTTGAGATAAGAATTTAGATAATCTGGTAATAGGTAACTTATTTTCCATATCCTAATAAATAGTTTAATGTTACATTCTATTTACTTATATTTTAATATGGAAACTAAGATTCCCGAAATAGAGGCAAGAAACATTTTATTAACCTACGAAGGTTCAAACAACCAATTATTAGATTGGAAGAGAAAATTTGTTGAGGTAAAAAACTTCAAACTAACCCGTCCACAGGCGGAATATGTTCAAAAGTATTATAATGTGTCCCCAAAGGTAGCAAGAAAATATATTAACATCGTTAATTCTTTTGGTGAAAAGATAATGGAAGAAAGGTTATTACCTAAACCTCCTGAAAAAATATGGTGTGAAAAATTATTATGTGATTCTGAAAAAGCGTTTCATATATGGGGTAAAGTATTAGATAATGACCAATTATCTGCAATGTGGTTACCGAAAGCCGCAGTGATGCAAGAAGAGAAAAAACTTAATCGAATTATTGATTATAGTAATTACGATACAAGACCTCCCATGGAACACCAGAAGGTTGCCATTGAGAAGTTATTAGCAAACGATAAGTTTATACTTGCCGATGATATGGGTCTTGGTAAAACGACCTCAGCGGTTATTGCATCTATGGAAAGCGGAGCTAAGAAAGTTCTTATTGTTTGCCCCGCATCTTTAAAGATAAATTGGGATAGAGAAATTAAAAACTATTCTAACAGAAAAGTGTTAATTGTTGAGGGTCGTAAATGGGGTTCTACATTTGACTATTATATTATAAACTATGATATTATTAAAAATTACCACTCAACAGATAAGTCTGAAGATAGTGACGACTATAAATTATTGGTTAATGCCGGTTTTGATTTGGCAATCGTAGATGAGGCACATTATATTTCAAATGCAACGGCAAATAGAACTCGTTTATTAAATGATGTACTTGAACAAATCCCAAAAGTTTGGTTACTAACGGGTACACCAATGACATCAAGACCTATTAACTATTTTAACTTATTAAAAATTGTTGAATCCCCATTGACATTAAATTGGCAATCTTATGTTCGTAGATATTGTAAAGGATATCAATTCAACGTTGGTAATCGTAAAGTGTGGAATACAAGTGGTGCAAGTAATTTAGATGAGTTAAGAGAAAGAACTAAGAATATAGTACTTCGTAGAATGAAAACCGACATTCTTGATTTACCCGAAAAAATTGTTACTCCTGTTTTTGTTGAGTTAACAAGTAAAATGTACGATGAGGAATTAGAAGAATTCACACGTATTAGTAATGATAAGAAAGATGATGAAACAATCACCGTTACATTAAATCGTTTAATGAGGATTAGACAACTTATTGCATATGAAAAAATTCCTTACACTTGTGAATTAATTGATAAGTGTTTAGAACAAGGAAAGAAAGTAATTGTATTCACTAATTTTACAATGTCATTAGATATGTTACATGAGAAATATAAAAAGAACTCCGTAACTCTTGATGGTCGTATGAATAAAGATAAACGACAAGAAAATGTTGATAGATTTCAAAATGAAGATAAAATAAAAGTATTCATTGGTAACATTAAAGCGGCTGGAGTTGGTATTACGTTAACAGCTGCTGAGGTTGTTATTATGAACGACTTATCATTTGTACCGGCCGACCATTCACAAGGTGAAGACCGAGCATATAGATATGGACAAAAAAATAGTGTTCTTGTTTATTACCCCGTATTTGAGAACACCGTTGAAAAAATCATCTATAATATTCTACAAAGGAAAAAAGGAGTAATTGACCAAGTTATGGGTGATGGTGAATATTCAGAATCTTTTAGTAAAGACTTACTTAAACAACTCCTTTAACTCCTCAATTTTTGAGGTTAGTAAATCGTTAAGTTCTTTATCTTCCACATTCGGAAGGTTAACCACAATTTTTTTTTCGGGTTCTACCGAATAATCGATATAATTTTTATCACCTTCTTTTTGGTATGTGAATATGAAATCATTAATACCACAAATTCTAAATAGTTCGTTTAATTTATCGTTCATAACTTAAATATAAACTATTTATAAGAATAAAACAAAATATGGCGACTATTATTTCACAACCCGAAAAGGACAAATTATATACTCAGGTATTTCACCTATTAGGTATGCCTGTTCGTGGTATTGAGCTTACTGAAGAACAAATGGACACGTTCCTTGAACTTTCATTATCAGAATATGAACAATATGTATCTGATTGGTTAATAGAATCTCAATGGTCGGCATTGGCTGGATTAGACGTAGATACACAATCTTTAACTAACGCCTTTACAACTCGAAGTTTAGATTACGAAACTCAATATAGTCACTCATATTCTAAAATTGTGGGTTTACAGGCAGGTGGTGATAGTGAACTTAAGAAAGATTTCATAACATTAACAGGTGGAACACAAATGTACGAAGTACCTGCTGGACGTGAAATAAATGAACTATTATGGTTTACAAGATCAGAAATGACGGATACAATTGTTGACCCGTTTGCTGCTGGATTTGGTGGATTAGGTGGTGTCGGGTTTGGTGGGTTTGGTGGTTTTGCACAAATGGGTGCGTCAGGTGGTTCATATTTTATGATGCCGGCGTTTGATTTATTATTAAGAATGCAAGATAGAAGTCTTAAAAATAGATTAATTGGTGGTGACTTAACATACAGAATAACTGCAGGTCCTGATGGAAAAAAATATATTCATCTTTATAATGTACCTGGCGGTAGATTTGACTTTGGTGCAGTTTATAAAAATAACTATCAAGTTTGGTATTGGTACTATGATACCATGGATAGAGACACTTGTTTAGATAAAAACAAAGACGTTATTAAGTTACCTTCAGACGTTATGACTGAAGAATTAACGTGGGATAAATTAAATAAACCTTCTCAGAATTGGATTAGAAAATATCTAATCGGTTATTCTAAAGAAGGTTTAGGTAGAATTTGGAGTAAATTTTCTGGAGACTTACAAGTTCCAGATAGTTCGGTTAAATTAGATTATAGTTCTTTACTTACCGAAGGTAAAGATGAAAGATTAAAGTTGGTTGAAGAATTAATGGCTCGATTAGAAAGACTCCGTCCCGATAAAATTCTTGAGAGAAAAGGTGCTGAGGCTGAAAATTTAAATAAAGCACTTAAGTTCAGACCAATGCAGTCTCCATACAATATCATTTAACTTTCGGTTACGTGTAAAATTAAATCACCATTATCGTTACCGATAATTTCGTCTTCATTACTTACAGTACTTGCAGCTTGTAATTGTAGAACCTTTCTGTTGTGGTCAACCCAATATTGGTCAACAAGTTCAAGACTATTTTCAACATACATAAAGAATGGGTCACGACCAACCTTATTCCAAAATACAACCTCACTATCGGAAAGAGTCATAACCTCGTCAAATTTATCTTGACCACTTTCCTTCAATGGATAACCATTAACTAACTCACATTGATTTCTTGTAAAGTATTGTCTATCTTTTGGATCCTCAATTAAAATATCTTCTCTAATCTCAGGTTTAAATGCAACTAATAGAGGTTCAACACGTTTATTAAAATTGTTTAAATAACGAGCAACATTATAATCACCTAATAAGTTTGGATTATCTGTAATTTCTTTTTCAGGAATCATATAACAACTCACCTCAATATAACCATCAGGCATTGGGTATCCATGTTTCGCGGTAAACTCTTCTTGTTGTTTCTTTGTTGGTTTAGTTACCTTCTGTACATCACCCGATGATTTCTTAGTTCCATTATTAACATAGAAAATTGTATCACCTAAACCTGCGGGATAATCATTCTGTAAAATTAATTCCATGTGCGCTTGTCTAGACATTAGTGAACCAGACTTTGTAGTTTTCTGAATGTGTTTTTTATAATCACTAACTGATTGTTTAACACGAGCCTTGTTTGCAATTTTAGCTAATGGAATTTCTTTATTATAAATCTTATCCACATAATTGTAGTATAGTTCTACAAAAGAATGACCATCACCATTTAACAAATACTTTAAACCTTCATCTAAGAACTCAACAACATATGTTTGTAATTTTTTAGACTTAATAGTGTTACCCGTTAATTTAATTTTCTCTTTACCTTTCTTAATTAACTTAATGATATAATTTTTACGTGAAACATTAATACAAGCAGGTGCAGTATAATCAATATCAAGACCCATTTCATTTCTCATAAAAATATCATTAAATTCCGCAGTGTGAGCTTCAATACCTTTATATTCTTTACCTTCCTTAACAAGTTCATTAAGACCCTTACCAATATACACAGCTTCTAATGCACTATCGGGTGTTTCAAAGTTTACACCATCAGTATCCATTACAAGAGGTTTATAACCTTTCTGCATATAGAACATAATCATCATACGAAGACATTGACGACCAATACAGGTAATCGTTTCACCTGAATCCATTTCACCCCACGGGAATACATGTGGTGCAGATAATGAACCAAAATATGCGTTAATAAAAATCTTAATCGGTAATTGTTTACGATCATACATTTCTGAAGCAACGGGATCACTATCTTTTAATTCACCGGCAAGATGTTTATATTTGATACGAATATTTCTAAAGTATTTTAACATTGATTTTTGCACACCCATAACATCACAATCAGGGAACACATCATATACTAATTGAATTGATGGATATAGTGATGAGTAGTCAAACTTTACAATATTCTTTGCAAACCCCACATTTAATAAACGTGATAATCCACCAGTAAATGGTCTTTTCTCATCCTTAGCGGGTATTGCTAAATTATTTTCATATGACCACGCCAACATGATAATTTTCCATAATGTGGCGGTTCCCATTGTGGCAATTCTTTCATACGTTGTTGGTACTAATTTAGAAAGTAAAAATGTTGATTGTGAAAATGAATCATCAACAACCATTGTCTCATACAAGTCATCGTCAAGATATTGTTCTACAATTTTTCTACCTGGCCATATTTCAAACTTACCGGGGAACCTCTCCATTAATCTATCGGTACCTGTATCACCAATCTTTTTGTAACCACCTGTCTTAGGGTTTACGTAATAACTTTCATTATCTAAATAAATTTTAGATATTTGATTACCCTCAACATACACACGATTCGGTTTTTCTTTCTCCAAATATGTTGTGATATATTTCAATCCCCACGATTTAATTTCGGAGTTAATCGCCTGAGCTCTACGAACAGAGTGTGCAATATCAATAATATTAAAACCCCAAATAACGTGCTGAGTGTAATCCTCAATTTCATTTGCAAGTTTTAACATTCCCTTTTTTTCTTTCATTCCTGTACTTGTGAATATTTGAGTTAACCCATTAATATCAACACCAAGAATTTGTGCACGTTTTAAAATAAACGGCCAGTCAAAGAAAGCGGAGTTATAACCAGCAACAATCGTTGGTTTTAAATCTTTAATATATTGTAAAAATCTCTCAATACATTTCTTTTCACCATCTTCACCAAATGCGGGAATTGTTTCTTGTAGACCACGATTATCCTTAACCCCAATCAAAATGATTTTACAAGTTTCAGGATCTAAACCCGTGGTCTCAATATCAAATACAAATCGATAAACATCACCATAATCTTCTATTCCCTTAAACAATCGTTTTCTTGTTTGAACAAGATATTGTTCAACAGGAGATAAAATGGTAAAATGTTTTCTTACTTCTTCTCCCCATGGGTCAAGTCCACCAGTTTTAAAAAAATTGATTAAATCGGTGTAACTCTTAATACTTTTAACTAAGAATTTCATACCACCCTCCAAACGACTATTACCATGAGTTTCTAACTTTTCAATGATAATCCCGTACTTACCCATCATTTGTTTTTGAGTTGATTTGGAGTTACCATAAAAATTAAGATTAGATAAGTCTCCGACCCATAAAAATGGTACGAACGAATCTGTTTTAACAATTTTACCCTTTATTGGGTCCTGAATAATTTTGGATATTGAGTTGGAGGGATAGTCATATTCGACACCTACGATGTATTTCTCATCGTCTCCCCCATTTAGAAAGTTTTCGATAACTTCCTGAGAGATAACTTCTTTCATGTTTTATATTTTTTAAATGTGACGTATTAGCTTACCATTAAATGGTAGTTTGTCTTAACATTACAAATATAAACAAAAAGTCTTAATTTAAGAAATATTAATAAATAATTTCTCTTTTACAGGTAAAATGAGTTTGTTTGTTGGGTTTCCGTCAGTATCCTTGAATTGAACTATGACCTTTCCTTCGTATTTACCTGAATTTAACGTATGTTCTTCTGTGAACCTATGTGTTATATAATATTCGTCTGTGGTTTGGTTATATAATTTTATTCTTGTGGTAACGTAACATGTGGAATCTAAAATGATTGGAGTATCTGTTTTAATGTCAGACATCTCAAATGTAATATCTGCATTTTCTAATAAATCATTAAATGAGGATTTATCGTTTTTACCATCATCAATCAGTCTCATTTTTAATATTGGGTCAGACGCCCCTTGTCTTATAAAGAATTCCATATGTTATAAATAGTTTTATAATTCGAATATATTAATTGTATCTCTCATACTACGGTGTTGGGCAAATATATATTTCATTTATTTGTCCAGAAACATAACCATTAACCGGAGGACTATATGTACTGGTGAATTTAAATGACCTTATCGCCGGAACACCTAAAGTATCGGATAAATAAATATAATTTCCACCAGATGGCCAACCCAAAGTATATGTTGATGATCCAATTGATTTTTCATATACATAATCACCAAGGTTAGGTAGTGTACCACTTCCCAAGAAATATAATTCACTATTATTCATATATTCTATTGTTGTGTTTCCACAATAAGCATCTTGAGGGGAGCTGTTAATATTATATGCCGCATATACTCTTTTATATGTTGGTACCGGTGTACTAGTTGGACTACTTGTAGGAGTGGGTGTTGGGGTTGAAGTAGATGTACTAGTTGGTATAGGTGTTGATGTTGGTGGTAATGGAGTACTAGTATTTGTAGGTGTTGATGTTGGTGGTAATGGAGTACTAGTATTTGTAGGTGTTGGGGTTGGAGTGGATGACCCCGTAGGTGTTGGAGTAGGTAGTGCAGATAAACTATCCACACACTTAACCCCACACTCAACGATTTCAAAATTTGGTTTTATCTCAGTTAGATAGTGATGTCTAACTCTTGGGAAATTTAATGGCTCCTCAAAATATTTAATTGATTTGATATTAAAACATGAAACACCTGAATGAATTCCACTCATTAATCCAGTTCCACCACCCCAAGATTGAATAAACGGTTGAGTTCCTCTCTTTGAAGGTATAATTTCCTCCCAATTTTCTAACTTATATATTGGTCTACCGTTTAAGTATATCTTCAAAGTCCCCAACCTCCTTTGTCTTTCATTCGCCCATTTCTTATTTAAAACTTCAGAATTATTTAAAAGAGCTAATTGTGTTGATGTTACTGCAGTCACTTCTATGTTTTGATACGGACTCACAATAAATTCTGGAATTAAATCATTCTGTCCCCCGTCATTTTCAAGATCACAATCCGTATAATGTTTATATCTATCAAAAACAATTGTAACATTAAAATTATTAGTTAACCCCGTAGTACACAATGTTGGAGTTTGTCCACTTGAAATATAAAAAGATTCTCCATATGCCAAATCATTAACACATGCACCAGAATAATGTCTTGATATCCACTTAATTCTAGCATCTGATGTAAATTGAAAAGATAGGTTATTATCGGCGTAGTCGGTTAAATCATCGTCCCCTCTAACACCTAAATAATAAAAAACACTTCCCGATGACCACGGTAAAGAATTTCTATTAAATATGAAATCTAAAGTCCACCCATTTTCAGGTCTTCTTTTTAATTTAGGAGTACAATAATCAGTACCTAATCCCTCATTAAAATCAAATGCCCATGGTTTTACATTTGTTTTTGGGGATTGAGCCGAGCATGCATTAAAATTTATAATATTTCTCCTACTTTTGTAGATGTCTGAAGTAAACCCCGAAATAAGGGCTGATTCTGTATAACCCGTTAAAATGTTAGATGTATATCCCGTTTGATTATATCCTAAAATTTTAAAATAATGAGTTCTTCCACTAATAAGTGTGAATTTAAATCTATTGCTATCTAAAATAGTATGTGTAAACCCTGTCCCAAAATATGATACAAAATTACTATACGGTAAAGTCATTGATAATCCAGAATAGGTATAAGAACTTAATAAGTCACTTATATTATCCTCCTCAAGGGTGATTCTATCTTTTGTGCAATCTAAATTATTTAAGTTATCATCTATTTTTAATGAATCGTAGACTATGAGTGTACTCAAATCTAACGCATCTGCATCATAATCACCTTGGGTTTTACTCAACTCAAAATCATATAATTCGGAAGAATCTAATTTTAATTCCAATCTTGACCCATAAAAATTTAAAATATTCTGTCTATTCATGTTTCTATAAATATCTTTCATAAGATTTGATATTTATAATAAAACCGATTTAGATGAATAATTTTATAAAACAGGTAATCGAAGAGAAATTTGCATCAAAAGCGCAACAAAGATACTTTTTTGCTAAGGAGAACGAAAAGGGTGCATCAAAGAAAGAAAAGTCGAAATGGGGTAAAATGGCCAAAGAATTTTCAGATAAAACAAAATATGACGAAATACCAGATAAAGCGGGAGAAAAAGAAGTAGACGAGATTGTAGATAAAAATGGTAACGTTGCTAGAGGTAAGAAACCAACAAATTTTAACACAAAAGGAATAACACAAAATAAAACAACTGATGAAGTTGTTAAAAGTGCTAGTGGTCAAACATCACTATCACCTAGTCTTGGTTTTGGGTATAGAAGATATTGGGCAGAATCCGATATGAGTAAATCTTTAGGGTATGATGATACTTTAGGTCAAGATGCTGATTATGATGACGCAAAGGACCATTTTGAGGATGATTTAGGTTTAACAGATGATGAGGCCGAAGAAAGGTTGGCTAAAATGGGATATGATGAAAAACTAAAAAATACCGATAAAGTTAGATTAGTTGAAAATCCTAAAAAGTTCATGGAGGAATACATTGAAAGTATCTTAGCTAAGAAATCTAAAGATAGTGAGATTGTTTCTAACGATGGTGACCAAATGGAAGAAAAGGAAATAAATCCAATTGTTGCAAAACAATTAAAATCTCTTAAAAATAGTTTAAAAAGTCATAATTTATCAATTAATGATATTATGAAACATTTAAAAGACAATGAATAACGATTTAAAAGATAGGGTATTTAACATTCCACAAAACATACTGCATAAAATCAGTCAAACTGTTATGCATTTAAATGGGCAACACGCTGACGGGAAAGAAAGGGCAGAAAAGTTACTTAAAGACGGAACAGTAAAGTATGGTCAATTAAAGAAAATTATCCACGAATTAACATATATGGATAAAGTTAAAGATAAATTGAAATTTGAATTAGCGGGTGGGGACCTAATGAATAATTGGTCAAAAACGCATTTACAAGGTGAAAGAGATATGGTGAGTAATAAAAAAGATTCAAGAAAAAGAGCAGATGAAATAGGTGCAATTAGTGGTGAGCGTTCAAATAGTCACCTTAAAACACACTCAAAAAAATCAAGTACATTTCCGTCATTGAATATGATGAAAAGTAATTCACATAAAAACACAATAAGTCCAATTGTTTCTTTGGGTTTATTTGAACAAATTGAAAAATTTAAAAAATTAATACGTTATTAATATGGCAACACAATTAGAAATCTTAGCACAGAAGTTTAGAACTGAAATTTTAGGACCGAACATCTATAACGAACAAAAATTCTATTCTTCCACAAATAAAAATGCGTTATCTGATGGTGACGTTAAAGGTAAGGGTGAACTAGATAATTCAATAGGGTCATCTGTTGATGTCCAAAATAGAATTGATAATGTTGGGAGAAACAGATTTAATAAAGAAAATAATTACTCTTCAATAAACAAAGATGCACTATCTGATGGTGACGAAAAGGGTAAGGGTGAATTAGATGGTAAAGTTGGTTCATTGACAGATATTAAATCAAGAACTGATGTTGTTGCAAGAAACAAATACAATCCATCAAAAGGATACCCCGATTTTTAATTTATGAACATAAATAAAATATTCTTCAATGTAATTGAAGAACAAAACATATTAAAGACAACAAAAACCAAACCTATAGTTGATGCAATCAAAAATAGGAATATGATTACATTTTACTATTCGGGTCCTCAAAAACCTAAAAAAGATAGTGTAAAAAATGGTTACAGAGTAAAGGCTGAGGCGGTTGCTTTGGGTCTTTCTAAAAAGGGTAATTTAATTGTTAGAGCTTGGGTACAACCTCCTTCCGTTTCTAAAAAAGGATTTGCGAAACACGGGTGGAGAACTTTTATTATTGGTAGAATGAGTAATGTTGAAATTACTGATGAAGTTTTTAACGGAAAGAGACCAGAGTATAAAGAAGGTTCCGATAATTCAATGACAACAACATATGTCACAACAAATTGGGGTACAACTTCGGATACTAAAAAAATGGAAAAACCATCACCAACGGTTACTAAACCTGAACCAACAAAACCTCCCGTTAGTAAGGTTTCCGATAAACCAACCGAAGTCACTCCAACAGAACCTGTTAAACCCGAAGAATTACCTCAACCAAAACCTGAGGAAAAACCAAGTGAACTACCACAAGGCGGTGATAATCAGGATTATGAAGTTAAACAAAAAGAATTATATAAAACTAAACAGACCGATTGGATTAACAAACAAAAAGAAATTGGCGGCAATATAAAGCCTGGTCAAGGTACGAGAGAAAGGTTTAAAAAAGAAGTAGAAAAGGAATTACCTCAACCAGAAACAGAAAAGAAACCAGAAGTTAACCCTGAAGAAGATGTAGAAGGAAAAAATCTACAGGAAAGTTTAAAAAGAATTAAACGTTTAATGTTTTATTAAAAAAGGTTATTATTTAAAATATAAAAATATTTATTAGTATGTCACAACAAGGAGTAATATCACAAAATGATTTGATGCATAAATTGGTTCAAGCTAAAAAAGTTATGAACAAGGTAGATGGTGGTAACTATCAGAGAGGTCAAATAGATGAGAGTATCTTAAGGTCCGCACCGGAAGATGTGATGAACAATACACAAATGCAATCAAATCCATCTACACAAAGACAAACAGGAACCCCTAACATTAGTCAAATTCAAAATTCTAAATTACCTGAAGCAATTAAAAGAGCAATGATTGAGAATCCAATCCCTCAAATATCTTTAAATGATACGTTGGACATGGATTTTGTTAAAGGAGCAAAACGTTTAATGGAACAAGAGGGTGTTAGTACAAAACCTTCACAATCAAAACAAACGACCAATAACAACGGAGGTAGTATCGATATGAATGCTATTGCGGTTCTTATTGAAAACACCGTTCGTAAAGTTATGGATGAAAAATTAAATCAAATTCTCACTGCCTCACAAACCTCAACTATTAATGAAAATTTAGTCCTAAAGGTTGGAGATTCAATATTCAAAGGAAAAATTACTGGCGTAAATAAGGCTAAGTAATTTGTTTTTTCATTTTTTTTTCGTATATTTTAGACATATAAAGTAATATAATGTCAAAAATTAAAATTTTAGTAGTACCTCCCGATAGATACGGGGTCGGTAAATTTAGAATGTTAGACCCATTTAAATACATCGGGGAGAATCATTCAGAAGATGTCCACGTCGATTTAGTTTTCAATTTAGAAAATAGAGACGAATTATTCGATGGGTACGATATCGTTATTTTCCATTCATTTATACATCAAACAACACATAAAGAAAATGTAGATCGTATTAATTGGTTAAAATCAAAAGGAGTCAAGGTTATTATGGACATTGACGATATGTGGTTTGTTGACCAACGACACCCAATGTACTACCAAATTAAACAAAGTGGTATGGGTGAAATGAAAATTGAAATGTTAAAGTTAGTTGATTATGTTTCAACAACGACACCAATTTTCGCAAATACAATTAAAGAAAGATTAAGAGTAAAAAATGTTGAAGTATTTCCAAACGCAGTTAACGATGAGGAAATACAATTTCAATCAAATACGAATAAATCAGATAAAGTTAGGTTTGGATGGTTGGGTGGGTCATCCCATTTACACGATTTAGAATTACTAACTAATGGTATATCAACAACATTTAATTCATTTAAAGACAAAGTACAATTTGTATTGTGTGGATTCGATTTAAGGGGTAATGTTACTGAAGTTGATATGAAAACAGGGGAAAAAAGAGAAAGACCAATTGAACCATTTGAAACAGTTTGGTATAAGTATGAAAAAATATTTACAGATAATTTTAAAGTATTAAATCCAGAATATAAATCATTTTTAAGTACATTTACCCAAGGTGATTATAACGACATTAATGAACCATATAGAAGAAGATGGACACAAGACGTTTCAAAATATGCTTTGAATTACAATACTTTTGACGTATCTTTAGCTCCGTTATTTGAGTCGGTGTTTAACGCAAATAAATCACAATTAAAGGTTATCGAAGCGGGATTCCATAAAAAGGCATTAATTGCTAGTGAGACTAATCCATATACTTTGGATTTAATCTCCGCAGTTGATAATGGAGTTATAAACAATAAAGGAAATGCTTTATTAGTAAACCCTAAAAGAAACCATAAAGATTGGGCTAAACATATGAAACGATTAGTTGAGAATCCAAACTTAATTGAAGATTTAGGTAATCGTTTATATGAAACAGTAAAAGATACATATTCATTAAGAAAAGTATGTAAAGATAGAGTAGAGTTTTTCAAATCAATTATAAACAAATAAAAAAAACAATTATGCATTACACAGTAACAGTAGGATATGAATCCGAACAATTAGACAGAGAGGGTAACCCACGTTTAACAAAATCAACAATTATTGTCCAAGCCGAATCAAACGCAGAAGCAAATATTACAGCTTCTAAATTTTTAGCTGGAGATATTCGTACAAGTCAAATTATCGATGTTAAGAAATTAAAGATCGATTGCGTCATTGACGAAAAGAACACACCTGAGTATTATAGATAATAACAATTAAACACCAACTGAAATGGATTTCTACGGAAGAGATATACAAATTATGCGTCAATCGCAAAGTAAAATGGCTTTAGAATACCTAAATTCAGTTGGTGTTCAAGTTACATTTGAAGAACTACAAAGGGTAACTGACGTGTTTGTTGAGTGTTGTTTACGACCTCAAGATAACGACTTAAAGGAAAGAGTTAAGAAGTTAGATAAATGGATTATAGACAAAAAAGAAAAAAATGGATAAAGATAGTCTTGAAGAATATTTAAAAAAATTAAAAGAATTTGAATCTGACTTAAGTTCAGATGATGAAGTTGACGATGAATTTTTTACCCAAATAAACAAAGTTTTAGGTAATTTAATGGACGATGTATCAAAAGATAAAATTGTACCAAATCCATCTTCATTTGAAATTCCTGTAAAGGTAAAAAAACTACATGAGAGCGCAGTGATACCATCATACTCAAAAGATGGTGATGCGGGAATGGATTTAACAATAACAAGAGAAATTGAAAATACTACCTTTAGTGTATCGTATGGTTTTGGACTTGCGTTTGAAATACCAAAAGGATACGTCGGTTTAGTGTTTCCTCGTTCATCTATTCGTAATCAAGAGTTACTATTGTCAAACTCTGTTGGGGTTATAGATAGTGGTTATAGGGGTGAAATACAAGCTACTTTTGTAAAAACAAACGGATTAGATTCTATTAAATATAAGGTAGGTGAAAGGGGTGCTCAAATGATAATTATTCCTTTTCCTAAAGTAACAATCTTTGAAAGTGACGAACTATCCAATACCGAAAGGGGTGGTGGTGGTTTCGGAAGTACAGGTAAATAGAGATATTTATTAAAAATAAAGAACAATTAAAAACATATATTTTGGCAGTAAAACCTAGAACCAGTAGAACCCAACCACCTGTATTAGTGGAAGATAGAAAAATCATACATAAGGATAGAATTAGACAAATCATAAAAAAACCAAAAGAAAAGTTCTTAACTAAAAATCAAGAAACATATTGGAACATATTGGGAGATAATCAAATTACCCTTTGTTTTGGGCCAGCAGGTGTTGGTAAATCATATATCGCAATGAAAAGAGCAGTAGATTTGTTACATGACGATTCCAATAAATATGAGAAAATAATCATTGTTAGACCGGCAGTTGAGGCAGAAGAAAAATTAGGTTCATTACCAGGTGGTTTAGAAGAAAAGTTGGACCCATACATTTACCCGTCTTATTATCTATTAAATAAAATTATAGGTAAAGAGGCAAGAGAACAACTTAAAGACGAAGGTTACATTGAAGTTGCGGCACTTGCATATATGAGAGGATGGAATGTTGATAATACGATATTAGTATTTGAAGAGGCTCAAAATGCAACTCCCGCACAAGTAAAATTATTACTAACTCGTATTGGTTATAATTCTAAATTTTTCCTATCAGGAGATTTAGAACAATCAGATAAATTTAAAGATAAAACTAAATCTGGTTTATATGATGCGAAGAAAAGATTAGGTGATGTAAAAGGAATCGGTGTTTTTGAATTTGGAATGGAGGATATTGTTAGAAACCCAATTATATCTGAAATTCTTAACAGATACGATTAACAATAAATGTAATTTTGCACAATAAACCCACATCGTTTATCATAATGGTGTGGGTTTATTATTTACTTATAACATATTTGATGGTATATTTACCCAATGGAAGTATACATTAGTATTGATGGTGTTTTAAGAAACACAATACAAAAATTTGAATATCATTACAACGAATCATTTTTAGTGGATGATGTTGTGATTGAAGATAATACATTTGACTATGGTGTAACTGAGCCAATAGAAAACGATAATTTAATGAACTCGTACAGATTCCAATCAAAGGAAGAGTATGAGTTTTTTACATTTATGGAATACCCAATTGAAATATTTGGACATGCTGGATTAAGTTACTCAACAACATTTACAGATTTACATAAAATGATTTATGATAATCAAGAACACAATTTTACATTAATTGGGTTGGATGAATTAGGTAAATCAAAACCAGCAACATTATTCTTCCTATCAAAAAACGGATTTTTAGGTAATAACATAAAATTCGACAAAAGTGATAACATTAAAGAGCTGTGGAACAAATGTGATATTTGGATTACAGATAAAAAACTTGTGTTAGATGAATGTCCAGAAGATAAAGTTGCCATCAAATTTAATACCAAATATAATGGACACTTTACTTATAAAAAAGAAATAACTAAATTAACTGAAATACAAGAACCATGGTTGAACTATTCGGAAAAAACTACTACATTGATATCGATGGAATCACAGACAAATGTAGAACAAACAAAACAGTAGAAGATGATGAAGATGAAGGTGCTACCGAAATCAACATTTTCAAATACGAAATAATAAAAATGTGTTTAGAAAGAGTGTTAGGTGAAATTGACGATGTTGACGAAGAAATGGGAATGTTCGCAAAAAACACCACAACCACATCTTTTAAAATAGCATTTAACACCTTAATAAAATATAAAATCTTAATTGAAGAATTAAACGAAGACGATGAGTAAACAAGAAAACATAGAAAAATTAGAAGAAGCGTTAGGTAGGTTACATTCAAAAGAAAATAACATTTATTTTCTAACTTATGACACAAGAAATAACGCAAGAGCGTCCATAAAACACATTTATGATATGGCGTTGACTTTAAAACAAAATGGTCATAAATCAAATATTTTAGTGGAGGACAAAACATACACAGGAGTCGAATCTTGGTTAGGTGATACGTACAAAGAACTACCAGTCGTGTCCATCAAAGAAGATAAGATTGAATTAAAAATTGATGATGTTTTAGTTGTTCCTGAATATTTTTCAAACGCTCTTGAGCAATTAACTAATATCAAGTGTATTAAAGTAATGTTAGTACAACAAAAAGATTTTATGTTTGAAACACTATCAATTGGTAGTAGATGGTCGGACTATGGATTTGATAGAATCATCACCACAACAGAAAGTGCAAAAAAATACATTTCAGATATTTTTCCTGAAAGTTTAGTCTTTGTAATCCCTCCAATTATTGGTGATAATTTTAAACCTATTGAACTACCATTAAAACCATATGTTGCGATTAGTTGTAGAGATAGAGTTGTACATAGAAGATTAATTTCACAATTTTATTTAAAGTTTCCTCAGTTACGTTGGATTACTTTTAAAGATATGGTTCAGATGAGTTACGATGAATTTGCAACTAATTTAAAAGAATGTATGGTTTCTGTTTGGGTTGATAATGAATCAACATTTGGTACATTTCCTTTAGAGTCTATGAAATGTGGTGTTCCCGTTATTGGTAAGATTCCTGAAACAGAACCTGATTGGTTGGATGAGAATGGAATGTGGACCTATGACACAAATAAAGTTGTTGAAATTTTAGGTTCATATATCTTAGCATGGATTGAGGGAGTTGAGTTACAAGAAGAGGTGACTACTAAAATGAAAGATACTTTATTACCATATGAAACATCAATTACTCAAAATAGTATCAATTCAATTTTCGGGTCATTAATTAATAAAAGAATCGAATCTATCGAGAACGCATTAGAAAAATTAAAACAAGAACAAGAATAATCAATATGAAAAATATAACAGTATTAATACCTATTCACAAAATTAGTGAAGATTATAAGGAAATGTTAAATAAAGCTTTAGAGTCTGTTGAAGATTTTCACAACGACGTAAAAGTATCGTTGGTATGTCCCGCGGAAGTAAAAAAAGAGTTAACTAACTTATCTGATAAATTAGAAATTAATTTCGTAGTTAATAATGGTAAAACTGACTTTTGCTCCCAAGTAAATTTAGGTATCGAGAAATGTGACACAGAATGGTTTACTATTTTAGAAGTTGATGACCAATTTAAATCAATTTGGTTAAAATCAATTAACGATTATAGAAAAATTTATAGTGATGTTGATGTATTCTTACCAATAGTAAAAGATATAAACTCAGAGGGAACCTTTGTTAGTTTTACTAACGAATCCGCTTGGGCTTATGGATTTACTGATATGCAGGGATTTATTGATAATGAGGTATTATTAGAATATCAAAACTATCAAATTAGTGGTGGACTTTATCGCACACAAAAAATTAAAGATAATGGTTTATTAAAAGAAAACATTAAATTGACTTTTGGATACGAGTTTTTATTAAGATTAACTCACAATGGAGTTAGGGTGATGATAGTACCGAGAGTTGGTTACCAACACGTTAATCTTAGAGAGGATTCATTATTCTGGTTATACAAAAACGATGAGAATAGTTTATTATCCGAAAAAGAAGTTAAATTTTGGTTAGACTCAGCAAAAAAAGAATTTTTCTTTAAAAATAAACGAGATGTAAATTATATAGAAGCTTAATGCCAAGACCAAGAACCCAAAAAATTTATTTTGGGGAGGATCAAGAGAAGGCGGTAGTTAGTTACTTAGAAAGCACTGACGAAGCAGAAAGAAATAAGATATTCAACGAATATTTACGTGAACCCCTAATTATAATGGTCGAATCAATTATTCGACGTTATAAACTTTACAGAAAAGATATGGAATTTGAAGAAATTCATACAGACACAATGTCCTTTCTTATTACCAAGATTAATAAATTTGACCACACAAAAAATACCAAAGCGTATTCTTACTTTGGTACAATCTGTAAAAACTACCTTATGGGAGCAATACAGAAGGATACAAAGGAACAAAATAGACAAGTATCATATGACGACATATCATCAGATATTGAGGGTAGATCTGACCTATCATATGTGATAGATGAACATATTATAGACTATAGAGATATCATTATAAAAATGAGTATAGACTTAGAACTTTTTGTTGAAAATGAAGATTTAACCGAAAATGAACAAAAATTAGGGTATGCGTTACTAGAGATTTTTAACAATTTTGATATGATATTTCAAGTTGGAGATGGTAACAAATTCAATAAAAACCTTATATTACTCTCTTTAAGAGAAATGACTTCATTGTCAACCAAAGAAATTAGAATATCCCTCAAAAGATTTAAAAAGTTGTATGATGGAATTTTAGGTGGATTTTTAGAATAAACCTATTTATTGGTATGAGAACACAAAGAAATTTAATCTCCTTAGAGGTTGATTCTGCATTAGCTTTAATGCAGGAAATCTACAATGACATTGTGGAACAAAAGAATACAGCATCAATGATAACAAAGAAAATGTTAACATTTATGAAAGATGCTGAGGACATGAGTGTAATAGGTCCCGTCATCAAAGAACAACAAAAAATCCTAAACGATTGTACTGAGAAAAAAATCTCCTTAGTTAAACTACAAGGTGTTTTATTAAAACAAACACAATCTACAGGTAAGGCCGGTGGACCTATGGGTAAATTAACCTTATCTGATGAAGATAGAGAAATATTGGACAAATTAATGGAAACTGGTTCTGATAATAAAGGTAAGTCAAACTACACACTATAATGTCCAACAAAATAAAAGAAACAAGAAAAAAGATTAGGCAAAAAATTGATGCCATTAAAAGGGCAAAAGATAATGCTAAGGATAAGGCTAACAAATTTGTTGATGGTTATGAAAACAAAGCATTAAAAGGTGCCGATGACCTATCAAAAACTCTATCAGATTTTTCCGCAAAAAAACTAAAAAAGTTAGAGGGTGGGATAAATCGAGCTAGTGACGTATTCTCTGATTTATTAGAAACGGTAGAAAAATTTGTAAGTGCGAAAAATATAAAAGTTGAATCTTCGGATAAGTTATTCTCAAAACAAAGGTTAAGACAACTTACAAACGAATCGGCTATCGAAACTTTAAAATCGTCACAACAAATTATTTTAGAAGCGGTACAAAAAATATTATTTGCAGGAGACGGTATATGTGGTTCCAACAAAACATTTGGTTCAACTGACACTGTAACATTAAAACCACAAGAATTTGATTTTATGAACGTATTAACCGTTGACCCAACATCAAACGTTGGTCAAATTGTTTATGAAAAAGAATCTCCAGATTTAGGTAAACGTAAAATGAATAGAAATTTATATAATGCTTTTAATAGTCCATATACTTTTACATCTCTAAATGGTAATAATTTATTTTCATTATCGTGGGACACATCGAACCAAAGATATGATGTTGCAGGTTTACAAGGTAAAAATATAAAAACATTTTTTACTGATTATTATTCAAGTATTGAACCCGTAGATTTTAGTGGAGTTACTAAAACCGCAATATACATGACATTACATGGTGATGGTAGTGAACCTCCTTTATTTGATAAGGGGTTTAATGATTTAAATAGATTATTGGCGAAACTATGTGCAATGTGTGGAAACCCCAAAAATGGTAAAATTCCTAACGCAACCACAGAATTTAACGAAAATGACGAAGACATCCAATCTTATTTTGACTTTGATGATGTAGAGGGAGTTGACTTAGATGATGAAAAAGATAGGTTAGATAAAGTACTAAAGTTTAGAGATTGTAATAATTTTAAAATACCCATAAACCCAACACATTTCGAAGATTTTGTTTATGATGACGGTAATTTAAATGATTCAGTAAATGATGCTTTATTTAATGCTGCGTCCGATGCTCATAATCAGTCTGAAGGTTCAATACCTCCAGATAATTTTCATTTGTCAATTTTAAATACTTTCATACTTAGTTTACCCAAGGCACTTATCGGTTCTTTATTAACCCCAAAATATTTTTTACCATTCATAATAGTTTATAAAGTTTTAGTTACAGGTGTTGGTGGGGTAATAAAAACCGCTAAACAAATGATGAAAATTTTATATAAATTATTTAATGAAATTATTACAAAATTATTATGGAAATTTATTAATGAATTTTGGAGAAGAGTTAAAAAAGATTTATTGGTATTTTTAGTTGACATTGCTGCAACAATATTAAAAAAGAAAGGTAAAAGATATCGATTAATTTTATTATCATTAATTGCAATTTTAACAAAAATACTTGAAAGTGGTTTTGATACTTGTAAAGACTTATATGGTTTAATAAATAAAGCAATTGATTTAGCTTTATCAGGTTTTGGTGGTGGGTTCGCAACTGCCGGAATTAGTACCTTTTTATTACCATTTTTCTTACAAAAACCTGGATATAGTGAAGATGGTGCGGTGATTCGTGCAATTGAAAAATTGGAAGAATCTGGTGTTTCAACCTCACCCATATTTGGTGAGGATAATAAAATAATTGATTTAGTAAAATCAGTAATAAGTGGTCACGTGGAAGAACAAGATACAAATGGATTCATAGCCGCAAGTAATACTTCGGTTATTATACCACACCCAAGTCCATTCGTTGGTGCGGTATTTATTCCACCGGGATTATTAACAGTAGGAGGAGGTACATTTTAATATGGATAAAGAAAAAATTATTGAAGTTATTAGCGATGTTAAAAATAAATCAAATAAAGATTTATTTCTTGCAATAAATGAATTGAATGATGAATTTGAAAAAACAAAAACATTAATCATTGATTTAACAAGACATCTTGATAGTGTTGAAGAATTGTTCAATGAAATAAACGATGAAATAGAAAAAAGAATTAAGAAATGAGTGATGTGAGCACTAGAATTATTGAACTGGGTCTATGTTCAGATAATAGAGACCCGTTGGGGTTAGGTAGAATACGTATCCAAACATTTGGTAACGGTTCTGGACCTTCTGCTGGTGCTTTAAAATATGAACCATGGGACGACAAAGACCCTTTTATTGCTATTCCATTTTTACCCGCTAATATAAACTATGTACCCTTAATCGGACAATCAATTAAAATCATCAATTATGACCCGATTAAAGACACAGTAAATAGAGAATATATTTCTGGACCATTTACCACAACACATGATTTTAACACACAAGTATATGCGTCCCAAGTTAAAAACACAACATACGGAGGTGCCGATTCAGAATTACCCAAAATCGTTAATCAAAAAGATGGCCAAATTATTGATACCTTTGCAAAATCGTCAATTGCAAAATATGAAGATTATGCCGTATATGGTAAAAATGGTTCAGACGTTTTGTTTACAGAAAACGGACTATCTTTAAGAGGAGGTAAGTTTGTACCAAAAACGATGGTTGCTCAAGAACCAAACATGTTTAATAAGCCATACATGTCAAATAAAATGGCAACACTTCACCTTAAAAAATATACTAATAAATTAGAATATTATGATGAGACCACAACTGAACTTATTACTGAGTCTAAAAATTTAAAATCTATAATAGAATATAGTATTGATAAATTTGATGGTAGTAACGCAATTATTAGTTTCTATGTATATCTAATTAAAGATTTTGATAATGCTAAACAGACAGTCTATGGTAACATATATAACACAAATAATCCAAAATTAGAAAATTCACCAATTATTACGGGTAGTACTCAATTAATAACAACGGGAACAACAGAACCAACATTTACTGTATTCGTATCGGATATTTTGTCTAATGGAGTAAATGGTATCTATAAAAAAATTAGACATACCTTAAAGAAAATACACAATAAAACAAGTCTTTTTCATATAGATCCAACACTACCATTTTCAAGTGTTGATTTACATCCATTTTATTTTAGACCAACATTATCTTGTGTAAATTCTATATTGACAACTCAAGATGAAATAAACAACAGGGTAATCATATTCAATAATATTATTTTAGCGTCTGGAATTGGTCCTAAAAGTGGGTTAGTTTATGATAAAACAAAAATGTCACCAGCAACCAAACCTATAACTAAAACTGTTACAAAATTAAGAGACACACCAAGTTCCGAACAAACTTTCTCATCTTTGAAATCGGATAAAATATTTTTGTTATCTCCAGAGTCTAATCCCCCTGAAAAACAAATTGCGATAGATTTTTCTAAATTGGAAAAATATGAATTAAGTCAGGAAAATTACATGAATGACATTTTACCTCACACATATTCGTCAGTTAGAGGTGAAACCCTTATTAGACTTATTGAGTCCATAATTAATTTAATATTCAGTCACCAACACAATTTAGTCGGTCCTCCAGTACCGAGTGACCCAAATTATATTAATTTAATGAAGTTAATGGAAACAATGAAACAAGATATTTTAAATAATTCAATTAGAATCAACTAATTTGATATTTATTAATAAAGAAGATGTCATATTTCCGTTCATATTTTGAAAAAAACAACACGATAATCAAGAATTCTCAGGTAAACACGGCTAAAAACCCAACTACTGAGATTTTCTATGGTTCAGGATTTTCTAAATTTTTATTTAAAGTTAATCTTACAGATTTACAAGGTAAAATAAATAATGGTGATTTGGTTATTGACCAAAATACTAAACATTATTTAAAAATGACCAATACCATATTTGGTGACGAGGGATTAAAGGGTCAGAATAGAACCACTGGTAGAAATCGTGCAACTTCATTTAATCTAATAGTTTTTAAAATAAGTGAGTTTTGGGACGAAGGTTTAGGTTTTGATTACCAAGATAGTGAATATGACTTTACTGCAGGTAATAGTACATTTGATGAGAGACCATCTAACTGGTTTAATAAAACCACATTGAATCAATGGTCAAGTCAGGGTGTTTATAGTACCGACCCTGTTATTGTTACCACCGCCCATTTTGATAATGGTAATGAAAATTTAGATGTTGATATTACAAGTTATATAAATGGTATAATTTTATCGGGGAATACAAATCACGGGTTAGGAATTGCTTTTGAAGTAATATATCAAAATATCACACCTGAAATTGACCAATCTGTGGCGTTTTTTACAAAATACACACAAACATTCTTTGAACCGTTTGTTGAATCTGTGTTTCAAGATAGAATAGAAGATAATAGACATAATTTTATTGAAAAACAAACACAGAATTTATACCTACATGTTACAAAGGGAACTAATTACTATGATTTAGATTCATTACCAACAGTTGACATTACTGATAATAGTGGAACACCAATTAGTGGATTAACAGGACTTACAACAAATAAAATACGAAAAGGAATATATAAGGTTACATTTGGTTTACAAGGTGTCTTGTGTGACGGAAAAAGGTTCTATATTGATAAATGGAAAGGACTACTCCTTAATGGGGTGTCAATAAGTAACGTTAGTCAAAAATTTGTACCAAAACCTTATACTGCCGGATTTACAATTGGTGAAAATCAAACAGAATTACAAAGATACGTTATTCAATTTTTCGGATTGAAACAAAATGAAAAAATATTAAGGGGAGAAAAAAGAAAAGTGGTTGTTACATTTAGGTCAATAAATGAACCAAAATCAGTTTTATTTGATGAAGTATTCTATAGAATTTTCATTAAAGAAGGTAGAACCGATGTTGTTGTTTACGACTGGACACAACTTGATGTAACAAACGAAAACTCATTTGTGTTTGACACTTCATTTATGATACCGAGAGAATATATGGTCGAAATAAAGGGAAAAACTCATACAGAGGAGATATTCTATAACGAAACAATAAAATTTGAGATAGTATCTGAAAAATAAAACTATTTATTATTATGAATATAACTGAATTAATTAAGAAACATTTAAAAAAAGTGGTAAAGGAACAAGAATCACACATATCTGAAGACGGAACTTACATGGTTTTATCCAACTTAGTTCAAATTAAGAATGATATCGAAAAGATATTGTCCTATAAACACCAATCTGATTTTCCAAAATTAGTTACGGGTGAACACGCGTGGGCGGGTGACCATATAACTACATCTAAAGATGATATTGAAGAAGTGGCTAACTTTATTGATGGTTACTTTGAACAAAAGAATTTGTCAGAAGCGGAAAAAAAGAGTAATAAACTTTGTTCAAGAGGTTTATCTGCTGCAAAATCTAAATTTAAAGTTTATCCATCGGCATATGCGAATGGTTATGCTGTACAAGTTTGTAAAGGTAAAATAAAAGGATTAGATGGTAAAAAAAAATGTTCGGGTTCATATTGTAGCGGTAAAAAGTAAATCATGAAAATACACATAAACGAAGAAGATCTACAATACATTAAATTATCCATCAATAATGGTGAGGTATTACAAGAAGATTTAGGTAGGTGGTTTAAAGAAAAATGGGTAGATGTAAGTAAAAAAGTTAATGGTAAACATCCACCTTGTGGACGTAGTGATGCTGATGGTGAAAAAGGAAGGAAAGGATATCCAAAATGTAGACCATCAAAAAAAGTGTCAAAAGATACTCCTAAAGTTGCCTCTTCATATGATAAAAAGGAAAAGAAGGCGATGACATCTCAAAAAAGAAGTGCAGAAAGAAAGGACCCTAAAATTGGAAAAGGTAATAAACCAACAATGACAAAATTTGACGAACAACAAAATGTTGATGAAAGAAGTAGAAGTTTTGCGTTTACAAGAAAAAAAAGATTGTTTAGTCAACCAGAAAGAATGTCTAATCCTTTTAGATATAAAGAATTTGATAGATTATCTGAAGGTGTAGAAAAAAGAACAATTATTCAAATATCTGAAGAACAATTTCAAAGACTTTTTGAATATAACGAAGATACGCCAGTTTTAATTTATGAAGATGAATCGGGTTCCGTTCAAAACACAAATTTTGAGTCGACCAATATGTTAAATGAGGCTGAATATCAAGGACGTAAAGTTCAACTTGGAAAAATCATGCAAGGTGATATTAAAAAGTTTAAAGTGTATGTCAAGAACGACAAGGGTAAGGTTGTTAAGGTAAATTTCGGTTTTGGTGGTAAATCCGCTAAAGGTAAACGAATGGTTATCAAAAAGAATAACCCCGCAAGACGTAAGTCATTTAGAGCTCGTATGAATTGTGATAATCCAGGTCCTCGTTGGAAACCAAGATATTGGGCTTGTCGTACTTGGTAAAATTTTAACTTATGAAATACATTATAACCGAGGAACAGAAAAGAACGATTATAAATAAAAGTGATTGGAAAGAGGGTAATAATAAACTTACCAAAACATATCACTTCAAAAACTACAAAGAAGTTATACCATTTGTTAATTCAGTTATGAAAATCGCAGATAAACAAAATCATCATCCTGATATAATCGTTCATTACGATAATGTGAAATTATCTATTACTGACCACGATAAAGGTGGTGTATCTGAAAAATGTCATAAATTCACAGGTGCCGTAGATAAAATATAAAATTTTAATGAACTTACAAGAGAACATACAAAGGATTAGAGAAATGATGATTTCGGAAGAGATGGTACAATCTGATGCTTGGAAATCTTTAAAGAAAACATTGGATGTTCTTAAAAATAAGAAAAAAGTTTTACTATTAAGTTGTTCTAATAGACATAATTGGGACAAAAATAATATTGATATACCAAAATCTAAAATGATTGCAATGTATCTTAATGATGAATTGGGTGATAAGTCAACATTAATAGACGTACCTGAACTTAAGATATTTCCATGTGAAGGTAACGTATCAAGAAAAGACGGAGATTCATGTGGAGTATTAAAATCCAAACTTGAAGACAAGGATAAAAATCCTTCAGGTCATCACAGATGTTGGGCGAGTATCAATAACAAATCAGATGAACTTTGGAAAATATCCAAAGAACTATTTGAATCAGATTCGGTTATATTTTTTAGTTCAATAAGGTGGGGACAAACAAATATGTATTATCAAAATCTAATTGAAAGACTTAATTGGGTTGAAAATAGACATACGGTACATAATGAGTCTAACATAGTAAAAGATATCGAATCTGGATACATTTGTACTGGACATAATTGGAATGGAAGTAACGTTGTTGATTTACAAAAACAAGTTCATTCATTTTATGGTTTCAAACCAAACGATGATATATATTGGAACTGGCAGTATACTAAAGATATTAACGATGAAAGTCAAAAATCATATAAAGATTCTTACAAAAAATTTATAAAGGATACTAAAATACCTGATTCTCAATAATAAATAAGATTAACCCCACACTCATTTAAAAGTTGTTTAGCCTTACTTTGGGATTCATCCCACTTTTCTTTATTTTTAGTAGTACAGACTTCCTTACAATATACCGTCTTTATACCGGAATTAACAATTCCTCTGGCACAATCCATACAAGGTAATCCCGATGTTAAGTAGATTGTTGAGTTTTTCAACGATACACCTTCTAATGCCGCATTATAAATTGCATTACGTTCGGCATGTTCCATCCAGAAGTATTTTTCGGGTCTTTCCTGACGTTCTTGTAATGAATCGTCTAAACCCCTTGGGAATGAATTATAACCCGTAGAAAGGACGTTATTACCCTCACCGACTACAACGGCACCTATCTGTGTAGATTGGTCCTTAGATTTGAGTTTTACCACCTCAGCAATCTGTAAAAAATACTCTATCCAATTCATATTAAATTAATTTTTGTTTCACCCAATAATATAACATACCGGTTGCGTACCTGTGTAAGTTTTTTGCTTCTTTCTTTAAAATTAAGTTCCCAAGTTGTATTAAATGTGAACGATTATATAAATCTACACTAACAATAAACCCTCCATCGGATTTTTCATACGTTGTCTCTTTCATTGGTGGAATATACTTTCCCTCATCGTCGAGTTTCAACGTCCTAATCATTTCGGTCTTATTCATCTTACATTCTATACCTCTAGAATGTATCATTTTTTCTAAGACATCTAACCTTAATTTAGTGTAGTCCACTTCACTCATAATGCAAATATAACTAATTTTTTGGAATATTCCAATAACAAAAAACCCCCGAATTTCTTCGAGGGTTTTTATATTCAATCCTATTAAGATTATCTTAATGTATCCAAAGAGAATGTAGTGATACCTTTCACGTCGATTACACCAAAGTAACGGTTGTTTACCATTTTCTTTGCGTAACGTGTCATGATTCCTTTGATAGGAGTCATTGTGAACGGATTGTACATTGTTGGAGTTAATTGTAAAGGTACATATGGAGCGTAGATGTAACCAGCGTCCAATAGTGATTTACCTTTGTGACCAATTAAGATCTTGCTAGCTGGGAAGTAAGGATCACGATATACTTGATATCTTCCAGCAAGAGAACCGATTTTCTCGATACCCATGTTGTATGAATCTTGCTCAGGAGCTGCGTTAGATACGTGGAAATATTCTAAATCATCGAATACTGCAGAAACTTCTGAAGAAACAACGATCCAGTTAGCACCACCTCTTAATGTAGTCTTATGGATTTGAGCTGAAATTTGGTTAACCTTAGTTACCAAAGTTTGGTTCCAATCTTTTTGAGTGTAACCTTGTAATGTAGCACCTGATGCTCCACCGTATTTCCACTCATTGTAATCCCACTTAGCTTTCCAAGCTGCACCTTTACGTAAATCACGTAAAATTTCACGGTCAACTTCTGCTGCAATTTGCTCAGATAATAAAGCTGTTAATTCAGCTTCAGCATCGATGTTGTGGAATGCACTAACGTCTTGAGCCAATTCAGGAGACCATGTAGCTCTTAATTTTCTTTCAGTTACAGAAACTGTTACTGATTGTAAATCGAAAGAAACTTCACCAATTTGATCTTCAAATTCTAAAGTATCATAAGTTCTGAAAGTTAATGTGAAATCACCGATAGTTGTACCTGTAGGTAATGTGATGTTAGAGAAACCAGATGTTGCACTGTAGTTCTGCATATCAACACTTACGTAGATAACTCCATCAGCATCACAGATATCATTGTAGTTACCTGAAGGGTAGTTAGTAGAAGATGCAGTTGAACCATATTCAACAATACCTTTACCATACTTCTGAGTAACAACGTTGAAGTTCTTAGAGTCAGTTAAGTATTTAACTTCAGCTGATGCTAAAAATTCTTCAGTATCCATTGCGTTACCATTTGGTCCGATTAATTTACCTTGACCATCTTTTGCAAATCCTGTAAATTTCAAGATTAAAGATGATTGTGCGTTTGATGAACCAGTAACACCAGAAACTGCAATTGCAGAAACTGAACCATTACTGAAAGTAACAGCAGAAACAGCGGTTAAAGTTACAGCTGAATATTGACCTTTTGAGTAATCAAAAAGACCTGTATCAGGACTGTTACCATCACCTGCTTCGTAGAATCTGTCATATAAGTTACCACCTGTGTAACCAGTTGCGGCGCTTCCACCAGCACCTGGCATACCATATGGAGAATAGTGACCTGCTCCGTTTCTTTCCTGAATTTTAGGAATGAAGAAGAATAATTTACCAATTGGTAAGTTCATAGCTTGTACTGACACGATGTCGTTAGCTAATAATTTAGAGAATACACGACGAATGATTGGGAAAACCACAGTCTCGAATGAACCAGACGCATCAGCTACTGCTGCTTCGTTGATTAAATAAGACGCTTGGTTTTCATATAATTGCGCGATGTTATCTTTTTGGTGACCGTCAAGACCTTCTAAAAAGCCTAAGTCATCCCATTTTCTGATGGTATCTTCTTTGATAACACGAAGGTGCTTAAGACCGATGTTACCTACCATACCTGATTCTAATAATGCTCCCATTTTGTATGTTTTTGTTTTTTTGTTTAATTTATTATTTTATTTTTCCCATTAAATCTTTCATTCTTCTGAATTGTGGATTCTCATAAGCTTTAGCTTCTGATAACACTTCTTGAGATGATGATGTAGATGGGGTGTTAGAGATTTTTCCAACTACTGACTCGGTAACTGTTGTTTTTGTACCTAATTCAGATTTGATTGTGTTGAATAAACCTTTAGATTCATTCATCGTTGAAACTGAATCAAATCTCTTTAATATGTTCAATTTCTCTTGTTTAGTAGTAGAGTGTTCAGTAAATAAACGTGTAGCGTAAGCTAAGTTTGCATTAAACACAGCAACTTCGTTAAGTTTGTCTTTGAATAAAACTAAAGCCTTCTTGTATTCAGAATTTTGTTTCTTTAACTTTTCAACTTCTTCGTTCATTTCGTGACGACCAGTCTTGTATTTTGTTTTTTGAGATGGTCCCCTAACTCCCGTTCCAAATGTTCTTGCTGCTTCAGTAGCTTCGATTTCCATCTCATCACCTTCAGCAACTTCTTCTTCATCTTCTTCTTCATCAATCTCAATTTCGTAAATTGTTTCTTCCTCATCAGTTTCCATATCATCACCCATCATATCCATTTCTGAAAATTCATCTTCTTCAGTACCGAATTCGGGTTCAGCATTAAACTCAGAGTCAGATTCCATTTCATCATCAAGTTTGATAATATAATCGTCTTCTCCGTCACCAAACTCAATGTTATTTCCGTCTTTCTTAACTACAATACCATCTTCTGGTTTCATCGCTTTGAAAACTTTTAATACTTCATCATCTGAAGCACCGGTCATATCCATTACGTCCTCATCTTCAGAACCTTCTTCTGCTGGTGGTAAAGCGAGATCTTCATCTCCTTCTTCATCATCTTCAGAATCTAATCCTTCAATGTCTTTGTTTGGTTCGTTATCGAGGTCTGTATCATTTTCAGAGTCGTCTGCTGTTGCATCGTCATCTGACATATCGTCTTCCTCTTCTTCAGGATCAACTTCATCCTCAGGTTGTTCACCCATCGGCATTTTAGTTTCATCCTCTTCTTCCAATGATTCTTTAAGCAAGTCATTCAGTTCTTGTTTCATGGTTGAAGCAAGTATACCCTTTGCATTTTGCTTTACTGCTTCTTCAAGTGTTTGTACTTGAAGTAACGCTTGTTCTAAAATTGATTTTTCAGTCATTGTGAAATTTTGTTTTATTATCTAATAAATAGTACGACTTTAATAAAAAGTCTTATTTTTAATATTTGTATCCCTATAAAATTGGTTATTTACTCAAAAAAGTATCTAATTTTCCCATAAGTTTGGACATTCTATCATCAACCGCGGGTTTTTTAATTTCTGATTCTTGATATTGGTCCCTATCTGAGGGGTCACTAAAAATGTATGCACCTGGAGTTGATGGGGATGACACTAAATCAAAACATACCAATTCAAAGTCATCCTGAACAATGTTTTGACCTTTAATGTTTTTTAAGGAACCAACACCACGAGAGGATATACCCAAAGTAGCTCCGTTCATAATTAACATAGCCGCTTGGTCACCCTTAGTGGATACAATACCCATCTTCTTCCATCCTGGCGAAGTGAATAATTTTATTTTACCCATAAGGATTTTTCCGTCCCAATAAGTTTCAAGAATTGAATGAGAAACTCTATCTAAATCGATAAGAGATGATGAAGGGTGATTAAGTTCGTTTAATGCTCCTCCCTTCTTAATAAGTGATTGGTATTTTTCGTTTTCTCTTTTAAGTAACATCTCAGGATAAATCCTTCCGTTCTTATTTGGAGTGTCGTATTTTTGTAAAACGGCATAAAGGATAAGGTCTTGTGAAAAGTCCATATCCCTCATTTCCGAAATAATTTTCTTGTTTTGTTCGGGAGAAACATGACCTGCGTCATATTCTATTAAAATTCCTCTACCCGTTTCGTTTGGTCCTAATATCTTCATTTATAGATTTTATTACTATAAATACATCAATACCAAGGTTATTTCTTGCTTTTGTAAAAATTGAATAGTTTTTTATCAATTAAACCATCCTCAACAACGGATTCGGTCAAATCTGTGATAAATGTTTTTATTTCCTTTGATCTAATATCGAATTGCTTTTCAACATATAAAGTTATTTCTAAATTCATAAAAGACTTTTTTTCAATCTTAATTCCTTTGGTTCTTATATCTAAATCAACAATTGATTGTTGTTTAAAACTTGAATTGTTTAAATTATAAATTAATTCTTTTATTTTTCTTCTTGATTTTGAAATTAGATAGTCATAATCGTCAGTTTCATTTTCTGGTTGCAACCAAGAATTTAATTTTACATAAATAGTTTTAAGATTTTTAAAGTCTACTGTACCATAACCATACTTTACATTGTTGTAAGTCCCTAATGGGATATACTTACCTGTTTTCATTAATTTTATTCATTATCTTTATTTTATGGTGTTATTAAAATATATGAAAAAAATGTTGTAAATCCAAAATATTTTATATATTTGTGGTATAATTATATATTATGATAATAATTGACGTAACAAAAGAACGTAGTATCGAAACAGCATTAAGAACCTATAAGAATAGAGTTCAAAAAACTAAGCAAATTCAAAAATTGAGGGAAAGGAAGGAATTTGTTAAACCTTCAGTCACTAAAAGGAAGGAAGTTTTAAAAGCGGTATATGTTCAACAAATAAAAAATGGTCTTAATTAAGACCATTTTTTAATTCTGTTAATCTGTAGTAGTTGTACTTAGATGTTGTCATTTGACTAACTTCATCTTTTACTTTATTTAGTTTAGTGGTTAAATCGGGGTCGTTCGATTCACTTAAAAGTGTAGATACCTGATTAATGATTGATTCTTGTAATTCATTGCTCTTAGTAATTAAATCATCATAAGAAATTGATAAAATATTTTTTAATTCTTCTTTTTGTGATTCTGATAATGTGTTAGAATATAATACGTTAAAATTGTTTGCTAATACCGCTTGTAGTAATGTTTCGTTAGGAACAACAGTCGAATCTTTAGATTCTTTAATTTCCTTTTTAGTTGTTAAATGTTCTACTAATTTCTTTTTTGCAATAACTTTCTTTTCAATATTTGATAATGAATCTTTTTCTGATAACATATCTAAAGATTCATATAATTCTTTAGTTTCGATTTCAACCTCACCTAATTTAGTATTTAAAGATTCACAAAACATATTTAAACTATCCCAATTACCTATTGGTTGACCAAAATATGTATTTAATCCCTCAACATATAATTTTGCTGTTTCTTTATCCTCAATATATTTGTTTTCAATTTCTTCGTAAAACAAGTACATTTCTTTAAAGTCTTTGTTTTCTTTGATTGTGGCTAATATATTCTTAATTTCTGTCTTATTTTCATTTGCATAAGATTCAGTCAATTTGTTTAATAATTTAGATTTAAGTGCCCCAAATTTGTTCATTTTTAGTCGTTTAAAATATCGTTCAATTTATTTTCTATTTCATAAATATTCTGTTGTGCCTTTTCCATGTCAAACAAAACATTAAAATCTTCTTTTTCTTCACCTAACATACCTAATATTTTTGATTTTTTAGATGTTGCTTCACTTAAAGGAGCTTCTCCTCCTCCACCCGCCGCTGGAGGTGGTGGTATTCCTCCCATGTCTCCACCAGCACCCTCACCTCCGGATGCTGCTGCTTCTGCTGCCGCTCTCTCCTCTTCAGGAATTCCATATTTCTTATCAACCTCATCAAATACACCAGAACGTTTAATAATAAGTTGACTATTTTGTAATTCAAAACCTACCGCTCTTTCTAAACGTTGTTGTTGTAAATCAAGTAATACCTCACTATCACTCATACCTAAGATATTTTTCTTAGCCCATGTATGTGATACTGGTAAGATACCTACTTGAGATTGATCAGATGTCGCATCTTTGTAAAGAGTAATCTTTTCCTTCCATGTTTCAATCTTTAATAAATCTGATTGCTGTGATGGGTTAGTTAACGATAATGAAAAACTATTTAAATCATCTTCTAATCCTAATAAATAAAGATGCATTAATGCAATTTTATTTAATTCTTGAATTAACGATTTTTGTATTTTATTGATTGTTCTTGCAAAACGAATATCCATCAATGCAAGATTCTTACCATCACCAACAACTTCTTCAAAACCTAAGAAAGCTTTAGGGATACGTAAAGCCGCCAATAATTTCTTTTGAATATATTCAATATCTGCAATTTCGCCCAAGTTCTGAGCTCCTGGTAATGTTTCGATTGGATTTGTTTGTGACGGGTCACGAACAGGTATGAAATAATCTTGGTCTACAGCCATTTGATTGTATCTCATATCCACGTTACCATTACGTGGGTCTTGTATTTGGTCTCTTTTAAATTTATTGGCAACACGTTGTACATATGGTTCAATATCTTTATCGTCCATATTACCAACAAACACCTTGAACACACGTCTTTCAGGTGCTCTTGATGTTCTATAAATTAACATTGCATCTTCAGCAAGTAAAAGTTGTTTCCAAATTCTTCTAATCTTATCTAACATAGAAGTACCATATGGTAACTTTCTATCGTCACCCAATAATCTAAAGTGAGCAACTTCCCAAGCTTGGAATTCCATATCTTTGTTCTTCCAAGTAAATCTTAATTCTCTTGTTGGTAGTTTTAAATCAGAACTTTGATTTGGACTTTTTCCTGTTGCACCCTCTAACCTCTCTATTTCAATATTCGGTAATTGTTGGCAACCAATAATACCCTTTTCTGGATCAATTTTTAAATAAACAAAATCGTCACCATACTTACAAAGACCTCTTGCCCACATTTGTAAATTGGTATTTATATCTAACTTATTATTAAATAAGTCCACTAAAATACTTTTAACTCTATCTGATTCTGAATATATGGTTAATATTTCACCCTTTTCGGACATTGTTGTAGATTCTTCAGCGTATATGTCTAACGACGCTGAAATTTCAGGAGTAAACTCCATAGACTCGTAGTCATAATATGCTGCCAATCTATTTGGTTCGTAATAAACAGATTGATTATAAACCGATTGGTCTAACTTGGTCCATTTATCTGCAATGTATTGCGATTGTTGTGCTTGCAACATCGCCTTTTCGTAGTCTTCTCTACTATCTGTTTTTAATAACTCATCTTTGTTAAAATTAAAAGATGGTGTTTTATCCTTAATCGATTGACCCGGATAACCAAACATTCTTGTTAGTTTCTGAAAGACGGTGTAATTCTGTTCTGCCATATCTATAAATACTTTTCTTTATAATATAAACTAAATTATTAGTAATTGGAACATTATTTTGATCTTCCAAATAACCAATTATATTCTTGATATTGGTTCTTACCGGGTACGTTACGTATATCTTTAAATGCTGGATTATCGTCAAACCCCATTGATCCTATTTGGTCGAAAGCGGTCCCATATGAGTAAAAAGACTTATTTGGTTCGTATGTACGTTCACTCATTGTCCAAGAATCTAACATTGCTTTGTTAGCATTTTCATTCTTTTGTAATAAGTTAAAAGATACGTCTGCAGCGTATAATGCCATTGACATACCCATAATGGCATCATCGTGTGAACCTTTCATATGGTCAGGTCTTCCATTCATGTAAACAAACGTATTGAGTTCGTTTAATAATCTTGCAGATCTAACAATAAATCCCTTCCTAAGTTGCTCTTCAAATGCGGCAACAATTTGAGTTCTTTTATTATTGAAGTTAAGTCCTGGTATTTTCTCCATCGCTTTGGCGTTATAGTCCCAAATGTTTTGAGTATTAACTCCTTCAATGTAAACATTCTTATAGTTTAACTCAGTTAATTTTCTTGATGTGGCAACACCCATACCACCTGTAATATCCGTAACAATAAACGCATTACCATATAAAATAGCCCATTTATATGCAACGGCAGCTAAATCATCAGGAGGTATTTTACCAATATATTCCGCAACCTGTTCTCTATCATCAAAATCAATAATTGATATTGCTGAAAAATCCTCACTATCTCCTCTACTCACATCCACCCCCATAATATAACGATGACCGATGATTGGTTCTTTCCATTGCCAAAATGTGGCTTGCATGTATTTTTCAATTGGTTCTCTTATCATGTTCTTAGCAATATTCTCTTGAATATCGCCAGGAATAACACCATCTCCCGAACCTAAGAAATCACATTCCAACTCCTGAGCTATCTTACGTCTATCATATTTAAATTTCTTAGACATTGACTCAAACCAAGATGAAAATGGTTTATAACCGTCTTCTAAAAGTTTTAGATATTCTTTCATGTCAAAATCATGTAGAACAACTTCATCATCATTATATTGTTCTCTATTTAACATGTAATGACAGATGTCTTGACATTTTATCCAACGTAAATCTTTGGTGTAACGAGGGTCTTTAAACCATCTTAAATCGGTTATATGGAAATCATTGATTCCACGTAATGCTTGGTCGTAAACACCATAATAGATGGGGTCGTAACCATTTGGAGTTGAGATAAGAATAATCTTACCACCCGTTGATAGGGACGCCATAGAGGCCGCCCAAAAATCATCTCCCGCTTCAATGTATGCCGCCTCATCAAATACAAGTATGGTAGGTGTGTAACCACGAAGGGCATCCGCTGATGTTGCAACCGCCTTAACCTCACATCCATTGTTTAATCTAAATCTACTTTCTGAGTTTTTATCGGGTGAGAACCCAACATTAATCCATTCAGGCCATTGTTCTAAGAAATGTCTAACCTTATTAGCCATCTCCACCGCAGTATCACGTTTGTTCGCAATAAGTAGAACTCTCTCAGGATTATCTGGTTTTGCTAATTGTAATTTTTTTGATAACCAAGCAGCCGTTACTGTTGTAACACCGGCTTGTCTATATTTTCTTGTAATATTTTCGTTGTAATCTTCGTAGTCCTGTATTAGTTGAATTTGGTCTTCAAATAAGTCCATTGGGACATATTTCTTCTGTGTATTATCAAATGTCTGTAAATACGTTCTAAGTGCATATGGGGTATCTTTTATAATCTTAGCATACTCCATTAATTGTTCTGCTCTACTATTCATATATATAAATACAAAAAAAGGTGGTTAAAACCACCTTTTCAATTATTCATCGTCATCGTCATATGTTGACATACTATCATCGTAGTAATTTTTATTAATATCTTTCCTAATGGAATCATAATAATCTTTAATCATTTTTTCACCTTTTGAAGTCTTTCCTATTACTTCTTTCATCATTGTTAAAAACTCTTTAGCTTCTAATGTGTAAAGGCTAGATAAAAAATATGATTGTAAACCTTCTTCATTTTCATCAATAACAACTTCATCGGGTAACATACCTCTTACTCTATTCCATATTGATGGTCCTAATCTTAAATCCCACATTTCTTTGTCCATAGTGTCTTCATAACCTGAAACCTTATTCCATAACTCCTCATCAAAATCACCATTTTCATCTCTTGGTCTTCCGTGTACTGCAAGTAATTCTAAATAACCTTTTATACATTCATGAACGGCAACAGGAAAATTCTGTGCTCGTACTTTAATGATTGGTGGTTCCCCTTGTTCAATTTCTTCGGTGCCAGCAACTTGTCCCGATTTACCCATTTGTGACAAAAATATATCAGGAAATTGCCAATAAGTCGTGTCATTTATTGACATCATAACACCATATAAATCTAAAATAGTTTCACTTTTAGTTATATCTAAAATCTCCTCACTAACCAAATGATACGAATAATGACCTTTTTTAGATGCTCCCTGACTAATTGCATTAATTAATCTTCGTTTAGCTCTTTCTAAATTTAATCTTTCAAAATCACCATCAATCTCATTATCTAAATCAACCTGAGGTATTTGGATAGTTTCTTCATCATCCATATTAAAATTATCCGTAGATATACTGCTACCATCAACAATTTTTACATCCCATTGAATTGAATCTTTTGGTATATGAAATTCATTCATAACTAATTTGATTGCTAATTGTTCCAGTTCGGGTCTAACATTCCTTTCAATTCTAATAATCTCAAAGTGAGATCTCATCATAAATGAGGAGAATTCACTATATTGTGATTTGTTATTTAAATTTATTTTATTTGGATAATGTGGACCTAAATAATGATTAACATTAGATATAACTTCTTGATATCTTTCTGATGCCAATAACTCTTGAAAGTTTTGTTCTTGTGAATTTTCACAAATTGGCATAGGTATTTTAGTTAATGAAGTGTCTTCATTTTTTAATTTATGTTGTAAACCTCTATCGGGTCTATCAACACTTGAGAAATTCATTGCCATACGTTTAAATTATATTAAGGCTAATATAAGATTTATTTCTTATAATACCTAATTTAAACCTTACTTTTCTCAGCTTTTGGTTTTGGTTTTGTAAATGGACCCGGTTGATTTGGGTTATGAGGTTTCGGTTTTGTACCTGGCGTAACCTTTGGTTTAGATGGTTTTGTCTCAACATCACCATCTGATGAAGATTCATAGGTCATAAATTCAGGAACATCGTTATGTCCAATATTAACGTTTGGACCCGCCTCTTGTAATTTAAATTGTATCATTTCCATAATTTCATTTTTAGATGTGAAACTATGATAGTTATTTTCCGCTAAAGATTCAACCCATTCTTTAACTTCTTTGTCTTTTGTATCTGTTTTAACTGATTTTTTTTTCTTTTGACCCTTTAATATTTTAAAATCTTGTCCATCAATTTTACCATTGTGGTTCTTGTCTAATTTCTTTTGATTACCTTTTAAGTCCTCTTTTACCTCAACTTCAATATTTGGGTCGTTCGCAATTGCTTGTAATTTGGGATCTCTTAATTTCTCAGCATCAATAACCATTCTTTCATGTAAATCAGAAAGTTGTTTATCGCTGAAATTAACTAACGTTTTTTCAGACATACCCTCACTTATTAACATCTTAACTAATTCTGACCTTTTCATGATTCTTTAATTTTTAATTCTTCTTTTATTAAAAGATATTCTCTTTGTTTTAATTTTTTTGTTACACTTTCTAATGATTCACCAAATTTAAATGATATTCTCTCAAATTCGGAATCAAAATTAAATTTTTCCCATCCCAACGCAACTACACCATCTACTGCATCAATAACTCCGAAATAATCGGAGTCTTGAATTAATTCTAAATGTAAATCGGTATCTTTTAATAATCCAACTAAATCAACGTATTCCACCTCAGGTGATTTTGGTTGAGATGTTGAGGAGGATGGGATAACAAACCATTCATCCATATCTATTTCTGTACTCTCACTAAAAATGAATTCGTATTGTTTTTGACCTTTATAGTCTGAACCAATTTCATTTATATAGATTAACTTCATTATTTGAAATATTTTCCTAATGTTGTTTGAATACTATTGTTAATCTCCTTTTTCATTTCTTCCAAATCTAACTCAACTTCCTCATCCATAGGTTCTTCTATTGGATGACTATCTTCACCAAAGTCTACTCGAACATTTTCAGAAAAGTCTACATTAACATCTTCCTCCATTTCTAAATCAGCATAATCCGCTAAACTAGTCTCTTCAGTATCAAAATCCGACGAAGAGTTTATAAAATTTTCTAACGCATCCATTGTTGTGTCATATCCTTCACCAATTTCAGAATCTACAGGTTCTTCCGCAGATACCTCATCTTCAGGTGACGGCTCTTCAGAAGGAACTTCTTCGCCATCTTGTTTTTCGTCACGTTCAAATTTCTTAGCAATATCTTCAATATCATCATCTTCTAACTTATCTAAATTAACAGCAGAAATAATCATATTAAGAACATATTTTATATCATCACTTTCCATTGATTCGTGTTGGTCTCTTAATTCTTGACCTAACTTACCTGCAAATTTTTGTACTTCCGCCATGTAACTTGATCTTTTTCCTGATGCATCGTCTTCACCATCTACAGGTGCTTCCGGTGCTGGTTCTTCAGCTGGTACTTCAGGTGATGGTTCTTCAGATGGTACTTCAGGTGCCGGTTCTTCAGCTGGCGTAGGTATAGGAGCGTTTGCTGCCGGATCACTCATAGGAGATTCACTTTTAGGTGAACTTGGTTTTAAAACGTATTTCGTTGCCTCTTGTAATTCTTCCTGTCCTTTTAATAGGTCTAATCTTTTAAACGCTTCAGAGTATGATGAAAATTTGTTTTTGTTTTTCATGAACATACCACCAATATAATCAAGTGATGATTCATTTAATCCTCTTTTAACGTAGTATCCGTCTTTTTCTTTAACGATACCAAAAAATCCACCCGTTGTGGATTCCTTTACTAATTCTGGTTTTACAGAAGAAGACTTTTTATTATTTTGATTAAAGTAAGTTAATTCGAGAATTCTTTTTAATTTCTCGTCGCCATTAAGCTTCTCACTTCCTAGAGGTTTGATGTCTGCCATTGTTTTTATATTAAGATAAACTTATTCTTATCCTATAAATACATAGATATAGGGAAAAAAATAAGGTTCTTTATTGTGTTATGGACAATTTTTTGTTTGAAATGTCCGTTTTTAGTTTTAAAAGTTTCTCTATATATCCGTTTCTTCGAAGTAATTTGAAGGTTAAGTTCTCATATGAGTACTCTCCTCCTGATTCAAGACCACTTTGTCTAAACTCTTTAATTTTACTTCTTAGTGTTTCAATATCTGAAGTTACGTCTTTTTTACTACCTAATTTAATAAGTCTATCTATTTTTTTTGCGTACTCTTCACCCTTTTCTAATATTTTTCTATCGTCAATATTAGCCTGTTCCTTTTTAGGTTCAATAACCCATTCGTTATTTAAAATAGAATAAACACCAGATGAAATGTGTTCCTCATTAACATCTTGTACGTATATTTCAACATCATACCCCTTTATTTTGATGTCGTATTTTTCGTTCCATACGTTTTTCTTAGCATCAAAAAATTCTTTCAATATTGCATGAAAAGACGATGAGTTTTTATCTTTATTGATACTATCAAAATCTATAAGAATGTGTAAATCAACGTCAGAATATTGTGACCAATTATAGTTAGAAAGTGACCCCGTTAATACGATATCATGTATAAACACATCAACATTCAAAGAGTCCACGAAATCATTTGTTATTACTAGTAATCTTTTTCTTATATCGTCTCGCATAGAAAAAGATTTACCACTAACCTCAAATATTTGGTCAGATAGTGAATCTTTAGGTTTAAAAGAACCTACGATTTTTTCGTCCTCACCCCTATCTTCAATTAATTCTTCAAATAAACTCATCCTTTCTTTATGTACTTATGACTTCTGGCGATATTCTCGTTGAAGTATTTTCCTTGTGATTCAGCAAGTCTAAACTTAGTGAACTTATTCCAAGGAACTTTATTATACTCATAAATAGCACCATTGTTAAAAGTTACCGTTAAGTCTTCCGTTTCGGTATTGAAAGATGCTGTCTTTAAATTAGATGAATTGATTATAACATCAATTACCTTTCCATTAATTGTTTCTGATATAATTGCCATATTTGATATTTTTAATGTTATAATATACATAATAAATATCAAATAAAAAACCCTCGATAAATCGAGGGTTCAATGTTAGTTAAGTGAAATCAACCTTTCAACTGATTTCTTTTTACTTTTAGGTAGAATAATTTCAATTACTCCATTTTCCACACCACCTACAATATTTTTCTCATCAACATCATCAGGTACGTTGTATGATTTTTTAAATGAATTAGTAAATGTGAATTCATCACCCTCTTTTTCATGTGATATGGTTAATTTACTTTCCTTTAATGATATTTTAACATCATCTTTAGAAAGTCCTGGAACCGATAATAGGACCTTATAACCATCTTCTGTTGTGGTAATGTTAGAGTTAATTCTGTTATCCACCTTCAAGTAGGCTTCATCAAACACTTTATCAAAAGTGTTAAAAAACGGGTCTTTAAATAATGTAATCATAGTTTTGTTTTTTTTATTTTACATATTATTAATTTTTCATTTTACAAATTGCAAACCAAACGTCTAAAACTGACATTTAGACATTCGTTAGACATTTTTTTAGACATTTTGACATTTATTTGTTTTTTAGAATGAAATGTGTTATGTTTGTAGAAACTAAACGTAAAAATAGTATGGCAGTAGATTTTTTTGAAGACGGACCAACGACAAACCCTAAAAGGGGACGTAAAGGTTCAACCACCCCAATCTTAGATAATTTTTCTCGCGATTTAATTAAACTCGCGGAAGAAGGAAAGATTGACCCTGTAGTGGGAAGGGATAAAGAAGTGAGAAGAATCGCACAAATTCTTTCTCGTAAAAAGAAAAATAATGCAGTTGTTGTTGGAGAGGCTGGTGTTGGTAAATCAGCATTAGTTGAAAAACTCGCATTAATGATTGTAAAAGGAGATTGTCCCACAAATCTACTTGACAAAAGAATTGTCTCTTTAGATTTAACCTCTTTAGTTGCGGGAACAAAATATCGAGGACAATTTGAAGAGAGGATTAAAGCAATCTTAAATGAATTACAAGAGGCACACAATGTTATTGTATTCATCGATGAGTTACACACAATGGTAGGTGCAGGAAATGCCAGTGGAGCAATGGATGCGGCTAATATTATGAAACCCGCATTAGCTAGAGGAGAGATTCAATGTATCGGTGCAACCACATTCGATGAATTTAAGAAACACATTGAAAAAGATTCTGCTTTAGTTAGAAGATTTCAAAAAGTAATTTTAAAAGAACCAACTCAATCGGAAACCATTGAAATTTTAAATAACCTCAAAACTTCATATGAAGATTTCCATAAAGTACAATATGAGGATGGTGTGATTGACACGATTGTTAAATTATCGGGTCGTTATATTACTGATAGACAATTTCCCGATAAGGCTATTGATGTTATTGACGAGTTAGGATCTGAAAAAAGGATTTCATTACGTGCTCCCGATACAATTGAAAAATTAAAAGGTCAAGCTGATGAGATTAAAGAAAAAAAGATTCTTGTTGTTAAAAATCAGAATTACGAACAAGCGGCAAAACTTAGAGATGAAGAAAGAAAAATTTTAGATAAACTTGAGGTTGAGAAGTCCAAGTGGATGGAAAAACAAAAGGATAATAAAATTCCTGTTTCTATTGATGATGTTTATACTATTGTATCTGAAATGACGGGTGTACCAATCACTAAATTAGATTCTAACGAAACTAAAAAGTTATTAAAGATGGAAACCCTATTATCAGAAAAGGTTATTGGTCAAGATGAAGCAATATTAAGCATCTCAAAAGCAATTAGACGTAATCGTGTGGGAATTAAAGATGCCAACAAACCAATCGGTTCATTTATTTTCTTAGGTTCCACAGGTGTCGGTAAAACACATTTAGCTAAGTCCCTTGCGAATTTATTATTTGGTGATCCCGATAAAATCATTCGTGTTGATATGAGTGAATTTATGGATAGACACAATGTATCCAAATTAATCGGTTCTCCTCCGGGTTATGTTGGTTATGATGAAGGAGGTCAATTAACTGAAAAGGTTAAGAATAATCCTTTCTCCGTTATCTTATTTGATGAAATTGAAAAGGCACATAAAGATATCTTCAATTTATTATTACAAATTTTAGATGAAGGTCATTTAACCGATTCATTTGGTAGAAAAGTTAATTTTACTAATTGTTTGATTATCATGACATCTAATATCGGTGCTAAAAAAGTATCTGAGTTTGGTGGTGGTGTTGGTTTCAGTACTTCATCAAGTGAAACACAAAAATATGAAGTGAAGAAAACTATGATTCAAAAATCATTGAAGCAACAATTTAATCCCGAATTTTTAAATCGTATTGATGATATTGTCTTGTTTAACTCGTTAAATGAAGAATCACTAAAGAAAATTATTGATATTGAAATTGGTAAGTTAAATTCCCGTTTAGTAGATAAAAATTACATTGTTACGTTTGATAAAACTGTTATCGATAAAATTTTTGAATTAAACACTCAAGAAGAATACGGAGCGAGACCTTTGAAACGTATCATTCAAAATTTATGTGAAGATTTCTTAAGTGAGGAAATCTTAAAGGGTAATATTATTGAGAATTTACCGATTATTTTAAAATATAAAAACGAAAAATTAACAATTGTGAAAAAAATGTTATAAATACTTTACTTTTACTCAAAGTTATATATATTTATATCAATGAAGGTTCTCTTTGTCGATTACCTTTTCGTTTTTTATAAGTAAGTGGGGTTGAACCCACCGAAAGACCTTAAACCCCAACAACTCGTTGGGGTTTTTTTTATTAAATTTTGCGTTACCAAATGTTTTTCGTATATTTACATTATATGAAAAAAGTAACATTTATTTTAGCTCTTGGTGTTGTATTAACACTATCAGCATGTGGTTCAGGGTCAACCTCAAAAGAAACAACTGACTCAACGGCAACTCAAGTAGATTCTACTTCAATTACCGCAACAGATTCAACAACTGCACAAATTCCAGCAGACAGTTCAGCTGTAAAATAAGAATTAGGGGTCGGATTAATCTTCGACCCCCATTTTTAATTTTTTTTAAATCTCTCTCCAATGGATACAAATACAGAAAAACAAGGTGATTTAATACTTCTTAGAGGTGTTCCGGGTTCGGGTAAAACAACATTCGCTAATGTTATATTACAACAACCAAATAACAACCCACAAGAAATATTGTCTGCGGATGATTTTTTTGAGGGTGAAAATGGTGAATATAATTTTGACCCAACAAAATTAAAAGAAGCTCACAACTATTGTCAATTTAGGTGTTCCGAAAGAATGAGACAACAAAAGGTGAGAATTGTGGTTGCAAATACATTTACACAAGAATGGGAAATGGATGAATATTTTAAAATGGCCGAAAGGTACAATTATAGAGTTCATACAATAATTGTAGAGAATAGACATGGTAATGAAAATATTCACGGAGTTCCAAAAGATAAACTTCAACAAATGAAGAATAGGTTTGAAATTAAATTATAGATGAGTCAATTTATTGAATCTTTTACTAAGTCAATAAACCCACCACAAAAAACACCAATCAAAAATTGTGCTAACTACATTAGAAAAATATTACGAAAATGGTTTGTTACACAAACAAACCCACCCAAATCTTGACTTAACTATTTGGAATTATTCCCCAAAAGTTCAGTACGAAAGATTATGGGATGAGATTACTTTGCAATGTCGTGGATTGGTAACCAACTCAAAAGGTGATATTGTTGCAAGACCATTTAAGAAATTTTTTAACTACGAGGAACATAAACCAGAAGATATCCCTAATGAAGATTATGTTGTCTATGAAAAAATGGATGGTTCGTTAGGTATTCTCTTTTATTACAAATATGAATTAAGTGAAGAGAGAAGATATAATATATGGTTTAATAACAATTATGAAACAGGTATGGAAAGGTTCTTTGACCCTAACAATTTACCTGATTACGATAATCCATATTATGACCCAACACCAAAAACAAAAGGTGAATGGATATTAGCAACTCGAGGTTCGTTTACATCACCACAAGCAATTAAAGGAAAAGAAATACTTGACAGACACGATATTAGTGCGTGGAGAAAAGACAACACATATTTGTTTGAGATTATTTATCCTGAAAATAGAATTGTGGTTGATTATAAAGGAGAAGAAAAATTAGTTGTCCTTGGAGCTATTCATACTGAAACTGGTGAAGAAATACCCGATAGTAGTTTGTTTTGGACACAGGACTCGGGTTTTGAAGTTGTGATGACATATAAAACTTGGGGTGAAACATACGACTTATTAAAAGAAGAAATATCTAAAGATAAAGAAGGTTACGTAATAAAATTCAAGAATGGTTTCCGAATGAAAATAAAAGGAGATGAATATGTTAGACTTCACAAAATTCTAACTAACATATCTAATCGTGACATATGGGAATATCTAAAAGATAATAAACCATTTGATGAGTTACTTGAAAAGGTTCCAGATGAATTTAATGATTGGGTTAAAACCACAATCAGAGATTTAAAATACGCATGTTATCAATTAAGAGAACGAGCGGGTAAATTACATGATGGTTTTAGATATGGGAAATTTGGTGACAGAGACCCTGAACCATCTAAAAAAGAATTTGCTGAATTTGTAAATAAACAACAAAAAGTTTTACATGCAATTATGTTCGCAATGTGGAATGGAAATAATCAAAAAGTTGACGACATAATTTGGAAAATAGTTAAACCGGAATATTCAAAACCATTTAAGAAAGATGAAAACTGAGAAAAAAAGATTATACTTAGACGATGTTAGAACACCAATTGGAACTGATTGGGTTATTGTAAGAAATTATGAACATTTTGTTTCTACCATTAGGCTATATGGATTAGAAAATTTTGATGTTATTTCGTTAGACCATGATTTAGGTGATGAGTCTATGGTTGAATACTATACAAATGTAAAAAATAATTATGTGTTAAATTATGACAATATAGTTGGTGAGAAAACGGGATATGATTGTTGTAAGTTTTTAGTGGCGGAAAGTATGAGTAAAAAAATACCTTTACCCCAAATTTATGTTCACTCCGCTAATCCAATTGGTAGTGCTAATATGATGGGTTATATTAATAATTATTTAATGAATTGTAGTTTACCTCAAACCTGTATTAGAGTTAAAATTGAACACACAATTGATACACCAATGGTACTCTCTCCCGAAGCTAGAAAAGCAAAATGGGATAGAAGTAACAAAAAATAATTTTTTTATTCCGAATTATTATTTATCTTTATAACCTTAAACAAAATAATCATGTCATACACATCAAAAACAAAAACACCCTACAAAACAATGCACATTAAAGGTAAGTATACCGATTTTAATGACTTTTATGACATTAATAAGCAATCGATATATGAAAACATTGTCGAGGTCTTTAAAGGGTTTAAAGAAACCAAAAAACGTGTTCTGTCCCTATATGTTCAGGCTATCATTCAAGGTTTAGAATGGGACACAGAATTTAAGTTTAATAGAAACGAAACAATCGTATTATCTAGAGATGTTATTCCTTTTTTTGAGAGCATCGAAGATTACGAAAAATGTGCTGAAATAAAAAATTTATACGAAGACTTGACTAATGAAAAAATATTAGTTACAATTTAAATGTATCAGGAGAGAGGTACATTTATTTTTGTCATGTCCCCGTTGGTTTTTATCAATGGGGATTTTTTTATAACATCATTCTTGACCCAATAAGAAAATTACTTAAGAATGGGGAACCTGGTTTGGTATTACCTCCCAATTTATAATTGAAACTAAATCCAAAACGTTTAGTTATTTTATAATCAAATGATGACCCCAATAAAAATCCCATATGTCTATTAACTGTCGTTTCTCCGTTTGTACTATTCCAAGCTATTGGTGAAAACATAGTAAACACCTGCGGTGATACTGTAAGTTTTTTTGAATAAACATATGGCTTCGTCCAAAATGCGATTGCTGAAGATGCTACATTATAATCATATCCTTTTCCATTATTAAGGAATAAATTAATGATACCAACATTATAACCAAATGTTCCTTTTTTAGGTGTTGGCTTAATCCAAGTATAACCTAACAAATTCATATAGTTACCAGCAAGATAAGCAAATGCTGTTCCATATGAATGTATCGCATCTAAATTACCATCTTTTTTCATTGCCATTTTAGTGTAACCACCCGTTAATACTATTTGACTTAAATCACTATTCACCACCATACCTGAACTATAACTTTCATCACCCGCCATAGATGATTTACTTACACCCATTGATATCGATACCAAATATCTATTATCGGGCATTTGAGATGTTGTTAAGTCAGAAGACATTAATAGTGGATTTGTTACCTCATCTTTCTTCTTCTTTTCTTCCTCTTTCTTCTTCTTTTCTTCTTCTTTCTTTTTCTCCTCCTCTTTTTTGGTTTCTTCTTTCTTTTCTTCCGATTTCTTTTCCTCGGTTTTAGACTCCTCTTTTTTCTCTTCAGTTTTAGTTTCTGTTTTCTTTTCTTCTGTTTTACTTTCAGTTTTAGTTTCAGTTTTAGTTTCTTCTGTTTTAGTCTCGGTTTTAGTCTCGGTTTTAGTTTCTGACGATGATGAACCACCACTACTTGAAGATGATGAACCGCTACTTGATGAAGAACTACTTGCTGGTGGAGGTGATGAAGAACTACTTGCCGGTGGTGGAGTACTTACTGGTGGGGGCGTTGAAGCACTACTTGCGGCAGATGATGCCGCACCACTTGCTGCACCACTTGCAGATGAACTTGCGGCTGACGATGCTGCAGAACTCGCAGCTGACGATGCTGCTCCACTTGCAGATGAACTTGCGGCTGACGCAGCACTAGCCGCCGCAGCATCTGATGCAGCTTTAGCCGCCGCAGCCGCCGCAGCATCTGATGCAGCTTTAGCCGCCGCAGCCGCCGCAGCATCTGCCGCCGCCCTTGCCGCAGCATCAGCCGCAGCCCTTGCTGCCGCTTGTTGAGCTAAGAAAATTGCATCGTCTTGTGTTGAACATGGTGTTGCAAATATACTATTAACCCATGTTTGAAACGCACCACTACTGATATCTGCTAATGTTACAATTTTAGATTTACCTCTAATAACAGCAACGGTTGAGTTTTGTCCGAATGGAATAATAACCACATATACCTTTTGATCACACGGATCAATATATGTTTGTGTTATGGTTTGACCAAACGACTCACTACAAAAAAATAATATTAGGAGAGAGATAATATATTTTTTCATTTTAAAAATTAATACCTAAACCAAAAGTACCATTACTAATAATTGGGTCGTAATCCATTTTTATTGTAAAATTTTTATAATCATGTAAAGCCCCTATTTTTATTGTTGTAAAACGATTTGAATATTTTGGGAATGTTATGTAACCATCATCATCTTTTCCACGATATCTTACAATCTCGTTAACGTTACCCACCATAAAATGAACTCCCGTTCTTTTAACTCTTTTCCCAAAACCAACATAAAATGAGTTTAATTTAACTAAATCATCAACAAGTGGAAAATCAACGAGGTCTAATCTTCCATGTGGATAAAAAGTTGACCTATCATGTGTGAAATTATATTCTGTTATGAAATATCCTTTGTTACCAATTGTAAAGAATCCACCAATTTGTCTATCTGTTGTTTTTTGAATACCAAAACTTATGATAGGTTTTTTTCCTCTAATAGTATCTCTATTACCATTATCATAAACATAAATTCTTGCAGGTTGTCTGTAACCCCAATCGTTCCAATATGGCATTGGAGACCAATAATTCCACCCAAAATTAGGTGCTCCCCACATGTCCCATCTATTCCATCCCCAATTGTTCCACCCCTGTCCATAGTTATTCCAATATGGGTCTCTGATTACTATATTTGAACCTCGTCTTGGTTGTGGTTGTGATTCTTGTGGTGGATTGTTTCTCCAACTACTCACATTGTTTTGTTGTGGTATGGATGGTTGAACTCTTGTTTGAGTTGATTGTGTCTGTGATTGTGTAGGTGGGTTACTTCTCCAAGTTGATATTTGACCAAATAGAAGTGTTGGTATGAATGTTAAAAATACTAATAGAGTCTTCATAAGTTTGTTTTTATATAAATATAAAAAAAGGGGGTATTACACCCCCTTTTTTTTATCTTAACTCATTAAAATATGTTTATTTTGTAAAAATTCCCTTTTTAATCATTCTATCAAGAATGTTAGCACAAGCAATATCTAAAGCTTTTTTGGTTGCAGTACTAATTGTTGATTGGTTGAATTTAATTGGGTCAATCGTTGCGTCAGACAAAAGAGTTAATTCTCTTTTTGTTGTTGCCTCACCTAAACCCGATCCACCAAATACAACACCAGTTTCCGCGTTTGTAAATCTAACTTGAAGACCAATACGAGTTACCATATTATCTTGTACACCATTTTTAAGGTTCACAGTTTCATCTTCAGATACCGAGTAGTCATAACACTCAATGGTTACAAAATACTCAGCCAAATTGATTTTACCACGTCCGTCTAACTTATTCTCAGAAATTCCGGATTGAGATGCTTGAAATTGTTTTACCATACGATTCTTAATTTCTGTCTTGTCTTCAGTAAATTTGAATCTGTTTAAGTTTTCAAGATATTCCATAGATATATTTGCAACACCCAAACCAACACGTTTTTCTTTTAATTCAGGATACATCTCATACATCTCATCAGAAATGCCCGCCTTTAATATTTGAATTGGAATTTGAGGACCATCGTAGTCCATGTAAGCACTTATATCTCTTTTCTTTTCGAAGTCCGCCTTATAGTCTTCCGTTTTAGTTTTACCTATTGTTTGTCCGTTAACGACAACAGCGCTTAGTAAAAAAACACTTAATAATGTTAATAATTTTTTCATACATCTTATTTTATTAACCTTCTAATTCTTCTTCTTTCTTTTTGTGAGAGAATTTATCCAAAGTATCGGCACCCATTCCAATTCCCGTTATTAACATCACTGCATTTACCAATTCAGGTGATGGAGCAAAATCCGCGTGAGAGAACGAATTTAATACCATTGTAACACATAGGAACATTGCACCTACCATTGCTATTACCGGCTTAACCGATATTGATCCCCTTTCATCTTTGAAAAGTTCGATAACCCATTCTTTAAATTTCATTTTTGTCAATTTTTAATTTATATTTATTTTATCCTTCCATGTGCATTTCTGCATTTTCATCTTTTATTTTACCACACTTTAAACATTCCTCAATCCCATCTCCGTCTAAGTCACCCCAAACGTGATCACATTGTCTATGTGCAAAATACATATCAATTTTGCCATCCCCGTCGAAATCTATACCATCCATTATACCATCACCATCTTCATCAACTTCAATACCTGTTCTTGGTTGAACGGTTGGTACTTGTTCAAACGTATCATTTACCTTTTCGGTTTTTGAATTCTCAATAGCTGTTTGAAACGATTCTGGAATTAGTGGAGTATTGTTTGGTGGAGTTACAGGTAAATCGGCGGTATTGCTTAACGCCGTACCATCTTCCTCATCCATTTTCTGAACTAACATCTTATCCTTATCCGTATCACTAAACCAATAGTCAATAATTTTACCATAAGAACCAATAAAGGCTCCCAATAATAATAGAAGAAGTTCTTTCCATTCTCCTTCTATTGCCGATTTATTTAATATAGCGAAGAACATTCCTCCTATAATAAACATAAATCCACCCAATACTAATGCGGTGATGTACCATCTTCTGGCCATCATATTACTTAATAAATCTTTAAATCCACTTGGTGTTTCTTTATTTTCCGCCATATTACTTATTTTTTTTTAATTTATGGTCTATTCCAAGACCATCCTTTTTTTCTACCTCTTATTACTAAATAACTACAACCCCCAATAAAAAATGTTAAAAACATCAATGGAGAATTAAATACAAACATAGCTATCATGCATAATACAATTACTGCTATAAAACTTAATCCTTGTTCCATTTTAATTTTTTACCACTTAGGAGCCTCTTCCTTAAACTCATCACCTTCTTTTTTCTTAACCGGTTTTGCGGGTTCTTTAACGGTTTCTTTTTCTTTAATAATAACCGTCTTACCACCACCCGCTGATTGTTGTTGAGTTTGTGAATTTGTAATGTTTATTACTGGTGCCGCTTGTACTGGTGCTGGTTCTGATTTGTCACCACCACCTAAAAGTGAGGCTGCCCATACACCACCTGCGGTTACTATGGTACCCACAGCACCGATAAGTGTTTTCTTTAAACCACTCATTGTTCCTTCTTGTTCTTGTGTTTCTTCTGACATTGTATTTGTTTTTAGTTTATTTTATTAATATTATGCACCAAACGCTTTAGTAAATCCTTCAGGACAAGTTTTTGTACATATCAAATCTGCAATAACTGGTGCAAATGCTGCTCCAATTGCAATACCAACTCCAGCTGGTGTTGCCCATAACTCTGCGGAATCTAAACTTTTACCTAAACAATTTGAAATTATATTTTTTAATAGTGTGTGGTCAATACTATCACTAACGTATGGTATTGCTAAAAATCCTTCTGTTATAATTTCTGTCATTGCCATTACTACCACCACTTTAGCCGCTTTATCTGCAACATAAAGAACAGGTGTTGCCATAAGTGATAGAGTGGTTGATGTCGCTGCGCCCGCTGGTTGTTCTGGTGCAAATGCCGCAACACAACCCAAACCAATTGCTGCGGTTACTCCTATATTACAAGCATTTTTATCAGCCCATTGATATGCATCAATTACCCCTTCTTTTACTTCTTCGTAACCTTCTTTAATTACAGACTCTATTTCATTTCCAATATTAATGAGTACTGGTACTACTTCTTCTTCCCACTCTCTACCAGTTACATCTTCAATTCTATGATTTGTTTCAGGATGGTCGTGTATGTACCTTATTGCTCTATCGGTAAGTCCCCATGATTCACATGTTGAACAAGGGCCGTCACCACCAAATCCATACCATCTTACATTGTTATCTCCGCAATCTGAGCGATGATAAACTATTCCGTCTCCGTTTCTGTCTGCCATAATTTTTATTTTTTAATTTTTTAGTTTATTTTATTGAAATCTGTTATTCCTAATTGTTTATTATTAGAATCGAATAACCCTATTCTGTATGCTGATGATGGTAATGCGTTAGTGTATACCTTTAAAAGGTTATCACCCGCAATTACGTTCATTGTTTCTTTAGATACCACCCTATTGGAAATGTCAAATATTTTAATCGTTACCGGACCTGCGGTTTCAATTTTAACGTTCATCGCCACTTCTGAAGTGACAAATGATGATTGTAATTTAATACCAATAGAACTTGTCATTTTCAGGTCTTCTGATATTGATTGAGGTGTAGGTAAGATATCGTCCTTATAACATCCTGTTAAAATTGTGGATACCAATACTAATAAGAGAATCTTTTTCATTTTTGTCATTTTTTAATTTACTATTATTGTTGTCTTTTTTAATTCTTTTTTATCCACATCCTCAAGTACTAAATATAAATATCCCTTGGGTAATGAATTGGTATAAATCTTTTTTTCATTTTTACCTATTTGACCAATAAACTTTTCTCGACTTATTACTTGTCCACTATTTTTATCGATTAAAATTAAATAATGAACAGTATTAGAGGTTAAATCAAAAAAAATTGATTGACCATTTGTTACACTACTTTCACCCACATTGAATATTTTTTCAACAGGAGGAGTTGGGGTTGGGATATCCATCTTAGTACAACCCCATAGTAAAATCACAAATATGAATAGTATTTTTTTCATATGTTAAAATTGAAAGTTTGTTCCTATCATAAACATTATTGGATTACTCTTTTTATACCCAACCGATTCGCTCAATTTGTCAAAAGTTGTGTTATATCTAATATTAGTATTCAAAATGAACCTTTTAGTTATTTTCCAATCAAACGATGTTCCATAATATAAATCTAAATTAAAATCATCAAAATATGATAAATCCGATGTCGTACCATCTTTAAATACTTTATAGACATCACTCATTGCAAATATTTGCGGTGATATGTTTACCCTTTTTGTTTTCAATGTATATGTGTACATTACCATACCTCTATAACTTATTTCACTTGATGCCGGCACCATTGGATATATTAAATCTTTAAAATCACCATTTTCATCTACCGTATATTTTCCTTCCCATTGACCTTCATATGTTCCCCAAAAAGATTTTGATGCAATTAAACTATATCCAAATGTTCCAAACTTTTTAGTTCTGAATACATCTATGAATGATAGTGTAATATCTTTTTGGAAATCAAAATCGGTTGAATAAAATGATTGTAATGTAGTAGTTCTCTTATCTGTATTTCTAGTGAAACCATATCCTACTCCATAATATTTCCATATAGGGTTTATTGACGCTGCGAATGTGTGTCCCCATTGACCATTCATAGATGATTTATTGTAACCCAAATTAAGAGTAGTTGATACTTGTCTACCAATTATACCAACTGAAAGATTTGATGATGATAGAACATCTTTTGAAAAATTAACATAGGATTGTAATATACCCACATCGTTCCAATCATCACTTTCCCCAAATAATTCCTTTGGTGATAGTTGTAATGTATCGGGTTTTTGTATTTGTGCGTTTGTCACAAATGTTGTCGAAATTAGTGACAGAATTATTATTAGTTTTTTCATTAGTTCATTTTTACTTTTAATTGTATTCCATTCTTATTGACGGCATCGGTTGTTGATATTGAAGTTAAACCCAAAGTACCACTCAATCCTATTAATGGTAAAAATGTTATTTTATATTCTGTTGTTTTATCCAATAATGTTGAACCATCAGTAATCAATGAACCTAATGTTATTGATGAACCTCTATTAGTTCCAAAATTGGTAGGAGTTCCATTTGTGGTGAATTCTACCTTTTCAAACTTTAATGCTGTATTATCGTAGTTTAAATTGAATTGAGTACCAACCAACTCTTGTTGTAAAGGGTCTACCGAAATCGTTACTACTAATTTACCACCAATGTTTTCACCCATTAGATATGCGTTGATTTGATTGGAAACTGAATTAGTACCCAAACTCATAGTTCTAATAGAATTACTAGCAACACCACTTGTACTTTGTTGTGCTGAATGAGATAGGTTTACATCACCAAGCCAAGTAACATTAACATTGTATGTGTTATTAAGTGTACCCGTATTTAAACTAAACGGATATAAACTTCTTGTTGAATTAAATTTGGTATTCCAATTAGATTTAGTAATCCCATCATAATCTGATTTACTATAAAGTTTCATCAGAAAAGTTAATAGTGGATTTTGTGTAAGTGGTTGAACTCCTGTTAAATGTTGTAATAGTTTATATGTATCTGCTTCGTTGAATATACCATTACCATCAACGTCCGCATTAATAAATTGAATACCGTTTGTAAATTCATTTCCACTTTCATTTCCAAATATTCCACCATTTGATAATTCTTTGAAGGCAATAAAGACATCCGATACGGTCACAATACTATTGTATAAAGTGTTTAAATCCGTTTGATTGGTGTATGTTAACTCAATCCCATGTTGTTTATATGACATTATTGGTGAGAAAGTAAATTCTGCTCTTGTTCCATACCAACCATCTTGTAATCTTAATTGTGCCTGAAATGTGGATGATGTTATCTTAGTTGTCAAATTACCGGGCATTATATAAGTTTTCCAAAACCCACTTACACTATGAATACTAACCGGTCCATCGTATATATCAAATAATTTAACTGATGTTATATCACTTGGAGATACTCCTGTCCCATCAAATTCCCTTTCGTCTATTAATAATTGATGCCCACCTAAATTTGCATCATACGGATTTATTATTGCCCATTCAACTTGTCCTGCAGTTGTTGACGCTTTAGTACCAATACCACTTACCTTTGCAGTATCTAAATCATTTGTAATGTCAACCTTACCCAATCCACTTATTGCTCGTGATGTGTTGGTTGTTGTACTCCATAGATTATTTACATATCTATTTGCCTTTGTTGAGAATTTAGTTTCATCTATATTACTCCCAAAATCAAAATTAAATTTAGCGGTTAAAACTTCACCATTTGAATGAGATACACTATTGGTATAAAATTCAGTAAATGTTGCATCATCGGGATTAGACCAAGTTCCATATTCAATTATGTATGGATTAGTCCAATTATTTGATAAATCATTCCAAGTTGATGCACCACCCCAATTTGTTACCGCATAATCCTCACTATGATTATATCCATTAGGTTCACCACCTGCCCAGTTGTTATACACACCAGGTCTATTTCCTGCCGTCTGTCCATTTGATGTTTTCATAACAGTTCCTTTTTCAGGTCCCGCATCAATTACCCAAGTTCCATCTATAACCTCATCTGTTGCTGCAAACCATATATTAGCTTGTGGTACGTTAGAAAATATAAAAGCATTTTCAGATGCCGATGTTATTGTTACTAAATAACCTGTCTGTCCTTTGAATGTTGTTAATAACGATGCCGATCTAGCACCAGTATAAGTTGTACCTGCCGTTACGGGTTTATAAAAATGACCATTTACACCATTGTAATAAAATCCTGTTGGATTGATTGTTGCAGCAACCGATAATTTTACATTACCAACTACCGAACCTGTGTTTATTTTTAGGGATGTCAATGCCGTATTGATACTTGCCATTGTACCCGTTATTACTAAACGAGTTTTATTACCACTTAAAGTAAATCCACTTGCAGCAGTTAGACCCGTTGTTGTGTTCAATACGAATGTTGTACCTGTTGGAAATTCTACTAAACTAATTGATGCTAATAAAGTTGACGTTGAACTAAACCCACTTAAAACAAAACCACTAGCATCTTGTGCACTAGTGGATTGTAAAAAAGACTTAGAGTCCGGAGCAGATACACTCTGTCCGAACCCTAAGAATGATGTAAATAAAAATAATATTAAAAATAATTTCTTCATAAATTACTCCACTGTCAAATTTATCTTGTTTCCGTTTCCGTCAACAGCATCAGATAAAACTGTATAGAATAAACCCGCAGTGTTTGTTATGGTTTCTTTTGGTGTAAATGTTAATTTATATGGTGTACCTGTTTTAATTCTTGCGGTTTTTGTTTGATCCATAGAACCAAATGTTAATCTACCATCTCCGTTTGTTGAGAAGTTAGTTACGATTGGTCCCGCGTCAAATGAAATATTATCAAAAGTTAATTTAGAATTATCATATTGTAATATAACCTCCAAACCAGCTAAACCTTCTTTTGTTAAATTACCTGTCAATACAACCTTACCGTTAACTATTGTAGAGGTTAAACTTAATTTAGCGGTTTCAAATACTTGATTATATGACATTGATTGAACTGACATTGATTTATTATTATCATTGACGGAATTAACAAAATTACCACTTGCAACTCTACTTGCAATTTCGGTTGCGGATGATGAATGAGACCAATCTAAATCACCTCCCCATGCAAATACCATATCTACTACTTTAATAGGAGTATCGATTATAACTTTATTTTTTATAACACCATTTAACCAATTTTGATTTAATAAACCACTATACCATCTTACATTTTCAGATGTGGTGGTTGATTTTGGAATTTTTGCACTAGAAGATACATCTATTCCCATTACATGTGCGAATGTATAATATGAATCCGATTCACTAAACGCACTATTGGCGTTTGTAACTCTTGCAATCATTTTTTCTAAATTAGGATATACAAAGTATGTTTGTGTACCTGAAATATCTACTTGTGAAATACCTAAGAATGATTTATATGCGTCCGATACGGTTATAATATTATTCATAAATGTTTTAGTCCCCGTTGGTTGGACGTATACACCAAAAGTATCTCCCACCTTAACTTCAGTTGTGAATATTGCTTCACCAGTTGCATCCAATACCTTTTGAGCTATTGGTTGTTTAGTCCAATCTATATCACCACTAGCATCAGTTTTAAGTGGCATCAATTGTATATTATGACTAGTTATACTATATCCTGTTGGAAATAAAACTCTAACTTTGAATTGAGAAGTATTACCCGATACATTTGATAAAGATATTGTGCCCGGATTAGTTGTGATTGGAGTAATATACTCACTCGTAGCATTGATGGAATATGATAAATCTAATTTATGAATATTTGTATAATCAACTAAATCTTTGATTACATATTTTTGAGTTGCAATATCACCATTGATTGACGCATCGGTTCTTTGTACTGTCAATTGTCCGGCGTTCCAATCTGCGTTAGCCACATATCCCCACGGAGTTGCTAAATATTGTGCATATAAACTTGTAGCAGTAATACCATTTGCTGTACTTGGTGTAAATTTATACCCTGACCAACCAGTATAAAATGTTTGTACTGATGAACCTTGTGAGAATACAGTAGAAACATATGATAATGCTTTATTGTTGAATTGGTATCTTAACCAAAAATAACGAGGGGTAGTCGTACCTCTATCAATTGTATACTTCACCGAAAGAGTATCACCAACTTTTAAGTTTGAAGTGGGTGAAAACGATTGGTTAATTGTCAATTGAGCAAATGATGTAAACGTAATTAGGGATAGGGTTAGTATCACTATGAGTGTTAATAGTTTTTTCATTTTTATTATTTTTTATCCATTAATTTATTTATTAGTTTTTCACTAGCCTTTTTGAGAGCATTACTTAAAGATGTCTGATTAAATGAACCTCCTTCGTCAACAATAAGTGTTGACATAGAAACTTCAGATGATGACTCCTCAACAATAAGTTCTTTTTCTTTTTTACCGTCTTTTGTTAATGTTCCTTTCAATCTAATAACCACTTCTTCCTCACCAGAATGGAAAACCGATATGTTCTTCTTTGTTGTAAGAACGTCTAAATAAACAATTTGTACTTTTAATTTGTATGGAGATGATGCCGATAAATCGTAACCCTTTTCTTGTAAAAACTCTTCTAATATGTTTTTAACCCCAAATGCTAAATTTCTATTACCTGCTAGTTTACCAATTTTAACCTCATTGGTTACACTTTCGACCCAAATGTGGTCGTCGGCATCGTACCAAATATTTTCAGGGGAGTTTTTGAATGTACCATCGATTCTCCATTCAATCCAATTTATTACGTTTCTCTGTAATTCATGTTTACCTGAAAATTCTAAATAAACGAAGAATAATTGAAAACACAGTGCGAATGCAATCCAAAACCCAACTAATGATAAAAATATCATAGCAAGTTTGTCGCCAATGTTAATAGTAAGTGATTTGATTTTTTCCATAAGGTTCTAAGTTTTTTTACCCACTCAGAACCACATATTAATATCATATTAATATAATATGTAATGTATTGAGAGAGATACATTTATTTTTGTCCCTTATAAATATCAAGATATGGTAACTAGTCAAAAAAAATTTATTAAAATATTTTTAACTTTTTCTTGTTTATATATATATTTATTGTTATCTTTGTAGAAAGAAAAAAATATTAAATAAAATTCAATGAGACAATTAACACATATGCCGTCAACATCAAACCAACTAAATTGGAATGAGCAACCTATGTCCATATGTCTCGATGATACTGATGTGGGTTAAGTAATTAACCTAATATAATTAGAAAACCTCGGGACTTAAAAAATCTCGAGGTTTTTTGTTTTATACAAATAGGGTAATGGACTAATGGCTAAGTCACTTGCTTTGGGAGCAAGGCATCATGGAGGTTCGAGTCCTCTTTACCCTACAAACGCTGATTTAGCTCAGAGGCAGAGCACGAAGCTGTTAACTTCGGGGTCCGGATATCGTAATTCTGAATCAGCGCAAACATCCGTGTAGTTCAATCGGTAGAACGTCGGTCTCCAAAACCGAAAATGAAGGTTCGAGTCCTTACATGGGTGCAATAATACCCGAGTGGTGGAATGGTATACACAGCGGTCTTAGAAACCGTGTCGAAAGGCGTGTCGGTTCGAGTCCGACCTTGGGTACATATTGTCCTTTGGTATAACGGTAGTACAAATGTTTTTGGAGCATCTAGTTGAGGTTCGAATCCTTGAGGGACAACTGTGTTTATAGTGTTAATGGTTAGCACGTCAGTTTGTGGTACTGATAGTATGGGTTCAAATCCCATTAAACACCCTTTGGTTATTAGTGTTCCAAATCAAACAAAAAAATGGACTTTTGGAACATTAATAATATATTGCGGGATGTGTAGAAAATGGTTATCTCGTCGGTCTCATAAGCCGAAGTTCTGGGTTCAAGTCCCAGTCCCGCAACTACAGAAGCAAAGTATTTTAAGTAAAATTTTGCAAAGTAAAAAAAAAGTTTTACATTCGTACCATAATTAAATGGGGTGAGATGTATTACCTATAGTTCCCATAAATGGGGTCATAAATTATTAATTAATTAAGTATGAAAAAAAGATTATTATTTATCGTGTTGTTTATCATAGTAACAACATCAACAATTAAAACAGAAGGAAAAACAATTAAATTAAACAATAACCAAATACCAAAAATAAGTTATGTAAATTTATATAATACTATTTTATCGATGGGTATTCTATATCCAGATATTGTATTTGCCCAAGCGGTGTTAGAATCTGGAAGTTTTAAATCAAATTTAGCAATATTAAATAATAATATTTTTGGTATGAGACACCCAAAAATCCGTGAAACAACCGCAATAGGTGAAGGAAAGAGTGGATATGCAAAATACAAAACGTGGGTACAAAGTGTTGAGGATTACCAACATTGGCAGGATTTTTTTCTAAAAGATAAGGAAATTTCAAGACAAGAATATCTTAATCTATTAGGAAGAATATACGCAACTGATAAAAATTATATATTAAGATTAAATCGTAAAATTAAAGAATATAAACACATATTAGGTTAAAAATAAATTTGACAATTATTTTTTAATTTAAAGTATTGTTCATATATTTGTTAAACAATGGTTGATTGGGATTTAACGGGGCTAGCGAATAGCGAGAAACGCCAATTATAAAAACAGATGTCCACACCCCCATCTTCTGTTTTCCATAGTAGCCCGAATAGCTCAGTTGGTAGAGCAGCTGATTTGTAATCAGCAGGTCGTCAGTTCGAGTCTGACTTTGGGCTCAACAGGTGACGACGGTGGTGGAACCCCACTGTCTATAAATCTCAACACCCGCCTTGATTCGCGGTATTATAGCGGTGAGAGTAGAGTTATTACAAGTCGGGAGTAATTAACCCAATGACGAAAGTGTAACCACAGATATAGAAATATATTTGTTATGATGTACGAAAGGGTACGAAAAACCTGTTATTTTGGGATTGAGGTCAAACGGTTAAGATGTCGCCCTGTCACGGCGCACGGAGCGGGTTCAACTCCCGTCAGTCCCGCAATGAGTAAGAAGTACTCAGTAAGTTTGGTAACGTTCTTTCAAGATGTTATGGTTGTCTCCTACCACGGCCTTAAGAGGGGGTCTCGGAATATGGGGGTAACAATCCCACCGAGTATGTTTGACTTTTTAAGCGGTAAGACGCGTTGGGTTTTTCAATAGGAAAAACTGTGAATATCTACTCACTGGGACTTCAGGTGGGACAATTGGAAGGATGGCAGAGTTGGTCTATCGCGTCGGTCTTGAAAACCGAAGTACTGAAAGGTACCGTGGGTTCGAATCCTACTCCTTCCGCATTTGCTCGGTTCGACTAGTGGTTAGGTCGCGTCCCTTTCACGGACGTAGCACGGGTTCGAATCCCGTACCGAGTACTGAATATAATAAAAACATGGAGACAAAGATTATCAACGGAGATTTTAGAGATTGTGTGGTACCTGATGGTTTAGTGATAACTGACCCTCCATACAACCAAGAATATTCTTATAACGAATATAAGGATAAACTTACTGAAGAAGAATATATTGAACTACTATCTAAGATACCAACTCCATGTGTAATCATTCATTATCCTGAAGAAACAATTAATTTGTTACCAAAAGCAATTAACGCAAAATGTGAACAAGTGGTTTGTTGGGTTTATAATTCTAACACGGGAAAACAAAGTCGATTAATTTCTTGGTGGGGATGTAAACCTGATTTTAAAAAGGTTAGGCAAGAATATAAAAATCTAAAAGACAAAAGAATTCAGAAAAGAATTGCTGAGGGTAAAACCGGAGCTAAACTTTATGATTGGTGGGAAATCAATCAAGTAAAAAATGTTAGCAAGGAAAAAACCGAACACCCTTGTCAAATACCCGAAGAATTAATTAGACGAATTATTCTTACAACGGCACAATCAAATCAAACAATCATTGATGTTTTCGGTGGTAGTGGTACAACATCAAAAGTCGCTAAAGAATTAGGATTTAATTCGATTAGTTACGAAATTGATGAGAAGTATTGTGAAATTATTAAGAATAGAATTACATAAAAACTTTTACTTTTTTATATTAAGATATTGATTTACAATATTTTATTTTGTATATTTGTTATATTACAAATATTTATAATATATGATAGATAAAATCACATTATCGTTAATGTTATTTTTTAACACATTAACGTCATCTATCGACCCAAGTCTTTCTGATGAAAGAAAGTCTGTCAATCAAATAAAAAAACAGATTAAATCTCTTGAAAGAAAAATTGAATGGGTTGAAGTAACAGATGAGAATTACGCTAGCAGGGCCGTCAAAACCAAAGGAATCACGGACGAGATTACCAAATTAAATGGTGAAATTGTAAAGATTGAGAAGGTTGCAAATTTAAAAGATAAATGGGCTAAGGAAGATTCCTTAACCAAATCGAAAAAATGAAAAAAATTTTTTTAGTGCTAACGTTACTTTTGGGAGTGGAAGTCGTAGCAAATGGACAAGAGTGGTTTATAACTGCCACTCGAAAAGGCGGTCCATCAGATGGTTATATAACTGGTGGTTTTATGAAAAAAGGTTGGGGGTTTTATGCTGGTCTTCCTTATGGTGAAATAGGGGGTCCGAATGGTGGAATTTCAATTCCTCCTGGTGTTAATACCAAAACGGGAAACGTATCTGATAACATGAAGTTCGGTGTTCTTAGACAATTAAAAGAAGATAAAGCAATTGTTGGATTTGGATTACAACCAACACTTGGTGGTAATAAACCAAATTTTCTTATAATGTACAATCCACTTAGGCCAAGTACCGTTATAAATTTATGGACAATTGGTAATTTAGTCGGTAGTGATTTCACATTAGGACTTGGTTTATCGTATAAAGTAAAATAAACATTTTTAGTTAAGTTAAAACCCTGAACAAACTAAAAAAAATTGTTCAGGGTTTTTTTATACCATTTTTTTTTATTATATTTGAATTATAGTTCTTTGATTTATTGGAAAAACAAAATGCCTGAGTGATGAAATGGTATACATGACAGACTTAAAATCTGTTGAGCAGAAACGCTCGTGCGGGTTCAAGTCCCGCCTCAGGTACAAATGTAATGATTCAGAAATGAGTGACGGAACGGACGCTACGTATGAAATGGAAACTTTTGAAGCACGTACAAAGGTGCTGATTTGAAACAAACCGTACAGACATTACATTTAAACACTATCGTTCTTTGAAAATAAAGGAGAAAATTAATATGGATATATTATCATTTATTTTAGGAATGTCAATAGTTGTGGTTATCGCAGTTGCGGTAGTTGCGGTTATTGCCTTTGTTAAGGTTAATAAAACTAACAAAGAAATTGAAACGATTCATACCATTATGGGTAATGAATCCGAAAGGTCGCATAGAGAGCGTGAAGAAGCAATTCAAAATGTTTATAGAACATTAGATTCACGACTTGATAAACTTGAGAGTAAAATTACAACAAGCCGTAAGGCATAACGATTAAATAAAAACTTTCAAAGACGATAGTGTTATTTTTGGTTCCGTAGCTCAGTTGGATAGAGCAACATCCTTCTAAGATGTGGGTCTTTGGTTCGAATCCAAACGGGATCACGTAATCATTGAAAAAAACGATATCAGATTTTATCGTTAGATTAAACGATAATGGACTTGTAGCTCACTAGGTTAGAGCGGCACACTCATAATGTGAAGGTAATAGGTTCGATTCCTATCTGGTCCACTATTTAAAGTATGGGATTCCGATGGAAGTCCGCAAGAAAAATAGATGTTTTTCATCCATCAAAAAATCATCATAGAGGCCGCTAAATCGAGTTAGTGAAAATCTACATTCTCTGTGATGATCATATTGTAGTGTGACGAAATTGGCAAACGTGCCCTCCTGTCTCGGGGGCGTGGATAAAGAAATAGATTGATAATATTAGGGGGTAGACCACCAGCTTGCAAGCGTCATGTTATCAATCGAATCTCCACTTGGTGGTTCGAATCCATCCACTACAGCTTTTTATAAATAAATTTTGTTTTGTCAATTTTATTTCTTATATTTTATTATAAACATGGAAAATATGAAATGTATTAAATTAATTAAAGCAAGTAAAGGTCACGAAATTGGTCAAATTTTAAGAGTAAACGATGATGAGGCAGATTTAAGAGTAAAAGGTGGTTATTGGTCATTTGCACCAAAGACCGAATATAAACTTTATAAGAATCCTGACTACAAAACAAAGAAGACATCTGAGAAAGTATCTTCTAAAAAAACCTTGAAAAAAAATAAAGTAGAAAATAATTAAAAAATATTTTGTTTTTTCAAAAAGTATTCGTATATTTGTAAAAGAAATCAGATAGATGGTTTCTAAAAACAAGAAATAGTTCTTTGAATTAAAAATATTGGCCGCCTATGGTCAACAAAATAAACCACGAAAGTGGGATAAAGTGATTTGGTTTGGTTAAATCAAGTTGCGGTTTCAGCAATGGAACTTGAGTAGGCAAACAGAATATCGTTGAACCTTAATTACCGAGGGTAACACTGTAGGGAAAGTGGTTTAATGACTAAGCAATCCGAGTTGTTTGGTTGAGGTGGGAACACCAATAAGAATAATCTGTAGAGTTATTACAAGAAGTAGGACGTCCAATCTTACAATTGTGTGACTCAATATGATGGGAATCTTAAAACCGAAAGGTATGGTGAAGTACGAGTGGTGTCGTTATCATCCTTAATTGAACTCTACCAAGGGTTTAGTTTTGAAGGGGTCCAAAAATATGGTAGCAGGGATGTTACAGAGAGTAGTTTAGTATCGAGTTGTTCAAAAGATAACTTGGCTGGCAGACGAGCCACTACTTTCCAAATTCGGAACCAATAACAATTGTTAATTACGGTTTAACAACTCAAACAACAAGGAAAAGTGCTCGTCAGTCGTTGGAGACAGGTGACTACACAGTCGAGAGAGGTTCTCGGCCACAAAGGGTCCAAACCCAATGTGATTTTTAAGAAAGTTCTCTAAGTTCGCAAGACTTAGTCGGGGTGGCAACCTCGAAGAGTAATGAGTATTAAAAGAGTATCTAACGACTTAAGGATTGGTTAATCTAATTGACCGTCGCTGATTGGTACTACTCAAAAGGTAGTGGATAAGAGAAGAAAAGATAATGTCTCTAAAGTCAATCGTTAAATGGTGTAATCTCAGCCTTTTCTTTTTTTAATTTTGTGTAAAATTAAATGGTGGAATCTAACGATATTAAAAACCGTTCGGCCCTAAAAAATTAGTCATAAGAAATTATGGCTTTTTTTGTGCTTTTAATAAAATTTTACTTATATTTGTTTTATGAGAATAGTTTGTATATCAGACACACATAGTCTTCAGGATTTAATGTCTCACCCAATCCCCAAGGGTGATATATTGATACATTCAGGGGATATTTCAAATAAAGGAGGTGAAAAGGATGTCACCAATTTTGTACATTGGTTTCAAAACATTGAGGGTTTTGATTCTAAGGTATTCATTGCCGGTAATCACGATTTTTGTTTTGAAAAAGTTAATCAACCTCATCACAAAGGTGATTATGATTGGTTACATAATTTAATGTCGCCTGAGAATCTATCACAATCTAATGTTGAGTATTTGGAGGATAATTCATTTGTAATAGAGTCACCTGAATTTTCAAAACTAATTAAAATTTACGGAAGTCCTTGGCAACCAAATTTTTACGATTGGGCATTTAATTTACCGAGAATGGGTGATGAACTTAAATCTAAATGGGATATGATTCCTGATGATGTTAATATTTTAATCACTCACGGACCCCCAAATGAGATTAGAGATTTTGTAAGTAACTGGAGACAAGGTGATATGAATGTTGGTTGTGAATTGTTAAGACACCAATTAGATAACAGAATTAAACCAGTACTACACGTATTTGGACATATCCACGGAGCATATGGTGCGGCACTAATTAAGGATACTCTTTATGTAAACGCATCAACTTGTACTGAAAGATACGAACCAACAAATAAACCAATCATTGTTGACTTAACTGAAGTTGATGGTAAATTAATTGCAACATATGTCGAAGAATAACCAACCAATTAGTGTTGTAATATCAACACGAAAAATTGATGATACGTATTTAAAACACGTAGAAAAAATGTTTTCACACCCTAAGACTCAAATATTAATTTATGAGAATGATGGTGTCGATTCTTTACCCAAAATTTACAATTTAGGATTACAAGAATCCGAACATGACATTGTTGTGTTTATGCATGATGATCTTATTTTGGAAACAACAAACATTACACCGAAAGTTGTTAGATTATTTAATGAGAATCCTGAATATGGTATAATTGGATTGGCTGGTACCGATAATCTAATAAGTGGGATGTGGTGGCAAGACAAAGAGTCGATGTATGGAGTTGTTGGTCACGAACACCAAGGTAAACGACATGTAAATCACTATTCAAAGAAATCATTTGGCGATAAACCAAAGGAGGTTGCTATTGTTGATGGTTTATTCATGATGATACATAAAAAAAGAATTAAACACACATTCAACGAAGAGTTTAGTGGGTTTCATTTTTACGATTTACCGATATGTGTGGAAAACCACTTAGATGGTGTTAAAGTTGGTGTGACAACCAAAATTATGGTAACACATAAATCGATTGGTATGGTAAATAAACAATGGGAAAAAAATAAGTTGTTTTTTGAGGCATTATATGAAAAACACTTCCCTTTAAGGGTTAACTGATTTTAGTACAATAACGGATATTTATATATAAAACAAACAATTATGATGACAGTATTTTTAATTTTAATAGTTCTAGTAATAGCTGGAGCTGTAACATTTTTCCTAATGAAAAAAGGTAAAATCGAAGACAAAAACGGTAATAACATTCCTGATGTGGTTGAAGAAAAAATTGAGGATGTTAAAGAATTGGTTAATGTAGTTAAAGAAAGAGCAACAAGAGTCGTTGAAGAAACTAAAGATGTTGTTGAAGCGGCTAAAAAAGTTGTTAAACAATCTAAAGACGTAGTAGATGCAGCTAAGGGCAATGGTGCTCGTAAAGGAAGAAAACCATCTACTAAAAAGTAAATTATTATACACATAGAAATTTAATGGGTTAAAATTTGTTTTTTAACCCTTTTTTATCTATCTTTGTAAAAGTTCTTTAAAATATGGGGATGCTTGGAATTGATTTCAGGTATCAGGGGTAAATGGCACGTAGTCAGACTTCATCTATGACTTAAATCTATGGTGGAAAATTTTAGACGGCAACGTTTATAAAAACATGGAAATTGCAGGTTTACTTGCAACTTCTAACGTAGAAGTAGCCTAAGGCAAAACTACAATCGGGTCGATGTACATATAACCTAGGAACAGAAGTACTCAAGGTGTAATACCACCCAAAGATGTATTAGGAGTCTCGTTCAGGGGTCTACTCCAACACAAGTGAACCCGACACAGTTATTGGTAACGATGTCAAAATAGGAACCAATTATTTGTCTGTTGTGAACTAACAGAATAAACGTGTAGTCATTTATTGTTGAACCGGGAAGACCGGAGTTCGAGTCTCCGCATCTCCACTCAAAGGGGTTTCATTAATTGGAACCCCTTTTTTATTTTAAAAAATTATACATATATTTGTAATATGAAAAATGTCATTGATAATCGAAAAGCTTATTTTAATTATAATATCGAGGATAAGTACACCGCAGGTATACAATTAATTGGTACTGAAATAAAGTCCATTCGTGAAGGTAAATTAAATTTTAACGATTCATTTTGTTTATTCATCAATGGTGAATTATTTGTCCGAGGGATTTACATATCAGATTATTCTTTTGGTGTAAAACATGAAAATGTTAGAGATAGGAAATTACTACTAACCAAAAAGGAATTAAAGAAAATACAGGAATCAATTAAAGAAAAGGGATATACGATTGTACCATTAAAAGGGTACTTTACGGATACGAATTATTTTAAAATAGAGATTGGTATTGGTAAGGGTAAAAAGTCCTACGATAAGAGAGAAACAATAAAAAAAAGGGACTCTGAACGTGAGGTTAGAAGATTGGTGACCACATAAACGAACAAAAGGTCCGAAGACCCTTTGCCGAGATTAAAAACACCTCCTTTTCGTTTAGATAAGTTATCGTTTAACGGCGACCAAACCAATTAAACTCTACTTATAAATATCACGTTATACATATCTTTGCGCTAAAAGTTTTAACATTCCCATACCCATTGTTCCACCAAACATTCCACCATCATCTTCCTGGCTTTTATCTCTACCTTCGATTTTGGCTAAATCACTTTCTGATGTATTTGAATTAACCATTTCAGAAAATTTTTCATTTTTTGAGAAACGTTCCAATTCATTAGGGTCCCCCATTCTTCTTTCAAAATCTGTTAAATTTGGAATACCTAAAATAGCCAATAAATTATTAGCAACTATAAAATTTCTAATATATTGTCTTTTTGCTCTACTACCTAAATAAGTTATATTATACCAGTTAGATAACCATGTTTTTGGTGCATATCCTTTTTTAACAATATATTGTGCTAATTTTTCTTCTCTAAAAAATTTAGTTAGTCCCCCACCAATTTTACCGGTACTAACAACCGCACTTGCAATCCCTTTAGGTCTTTCCAATAATTTAGTAAGAACCGACTTATGTTGAGTTAAGGAAATTTGAATTTGTTTTGCAAACGTAGGTGAAACTTCATCAACCTGAGAAATTAATTTATTTACTGTCTTACTATCTGCGTATTTACCTAATTTACTATATTGTTCAGCAACCTTAGGGTTCTTTCTCAAGAATGAAACCATTTCATCGGTTCCCTTTAATGCATTTTTTGCTAACGGAGATTTAAATATTTTTATCAAAGGTTTTGCTATAAAATCACCAACTGTTGGTATTAAAGCAAATAACATTAAACCAGCGTATAACCATTCTCTTTTGTAACAATAATAAATAATCAAAGCTAAATCGGCAACTTCACCGATAACGGGAACAAATCCCACTATCATTAAAGTATTCTCAATCCAGTTTTCATTTATGACCTGTTTTGATTCTAATAACTCTTCTTTAGTGTAATATTTTTTCATTATCCGTGTATTAAATTACAAAATTTTGCTCCAGCAATTTCACCAAGATTAGAAGCTTCTATTGATTCACCAAATAAATTACCAACACCTAATTTAACAACCTCACTTCCACCTGGAGATACTCGCCCACCAATATATGAACCAATACTTTTCATTATGGCATCACATAGAGCTGGCATACTATCGGATGCCATACAAGATGACATATCTTTAAATGGTTTTAATAAATTAAGTGGGTCAAATCTTGCAAATGTTGAAGCCACAAATTCCGACGCCTCACCTTTTAACCCTAAATTACTAAGTAACCATCTTATTGCGTATTCTTTAATTGACGTCATTATAGTTCCTTTTGCAATCTTACCCCAGTCAGCATTTTTAACTTGTGATAATGCATCATCACCAGCTGCAACTAATGAACTTGCGTCTTGTTCGTTTAAAAAACTTTCAATCTCATCCATTTCATACCCCTCACTTATTAAGTTTGAGGAAGCTATTAACACTCTAGTTAAGAATTCATCTTTACTAGATGAACCCCTAACTATTGAAAAAGATTCTTGAAAAATTTCTTTTCTTGTACGTTGTAAATTTTCACTTACAACCTTTCTAATATCTACTTTTATATTACTCATTTTTTATTGTTTTACCCAAACGTATTTAACCCCGTAACCTTTATCTTTGTCTTTAATTGATTCTTCTCTATATCCCAATGTTGCAACATATTGACTTAATTGGTCTTTAGCGTCTCCTCCCATGGATTCTCCTTTATATTTAAGTCTTCCTCCTTCACTAAAGATGTATGGGAATTCAGGATTTGATCCATCACCATAGTTTGATTGTAACATTTTGTAAATTGATTCACCATTATTAGATGACCCGCTACCCATATCAATAGGTTTAACTTTACCTGTTAAATCACCTAATTTAGTGGTATCGGATAATTTTATTTTTTCTGTAGATATTGGTGCCAATTCTGCGTCACTATATTTTTTACGTTCAGGTTCGGAGGTCTCGGCTCCACCACATTTGGCTTTAACGGCATCATATATTTCTTTTGTAATACCACCTGATAAATCATAAGTTGGTTCCATTGTACGCTTTGTTTTAGGTCCAAAATAACCTTTTTGTGGTGTGATACCTAAACAACCTTGTATTTCTGCAATTTTTGGTGAAATACAACCAAATTCAAATGGAAAATCTTTAGAAGAACAATCATGATAATTAACTCCAGATTTACTACCTCCACCAACACTTCCTCCACCAACTGGTGTTTCATCTTTCTTTTCACCATCCCATGAGATATCTATTTTGGATAACCCAATTTTACCAGCAACTGGAGGTGTCACACCGGGTGTCACAGGTTGTGTACTTGTATTATTTGCTAAAGCAATAATTTGAGGTTTCATGTTTTTAGCCTTTACGCTTAAATTTGCAACACCGACACCCTGAACGTCAGATACAAAATCTTTGTCCTCATCTTCTTTATAATATTGTAAGAATTTTTTAATTGCATCCTCACCATTATTTGTTTTACCTTTTAATGCCGTTAAAATATTAAAAAGACTTTGTAAATTATATTCAGCAACATATCCATCTAAATCATCTACAGCATCATCAACATATGTATCCATCATTTCATCACTAATTTCATTAGCTTGCTCATTAAGTACTAATCTTGTTAATGACATTATTTTTGATTCCGTCTGTATTTTTACCTGACCATCTTTACATTTCCATGTACCCATTTTCTTTGTTTTAATATCGGCAACTCTACCGTTAGAGACAAAATTCAATCCTTCGGGATATTCTGGAGTTACTAAACGTACAACCGTTAACTTACTGGCACCTACCTGCATTATTGTACCTTCTTTTGAATCAAGTAATTCTTTGATACAAGGTGCCCATTGAGTATCGTCAGCCGGTGGAGTCGGTGGCGTTTCTGCTGGTTTTTCACCATCAGCAACAAACCCATCCAACATATACCAAAGAGCGGCGGCACCAATACCTAATCCAGCACCCCATGCAACCATTTCTTTCCAACTTCGCTTTTTCTTTAATTGTTCTTGTATTTTAGTTTTCCATTTTTCCCATAAAGTTTTTATATTTGATGGTGCTGGTGGTACATTAGGTTTAGGATTAGGTTTACCGGACGTTGCTCCAATATCTTTTTTTGCAATTGTTTCAGGGCGAGCGTATGGTTTTCCAGTTTTTGGATCTATTTGATTAAATTTCTTTTGTACAATTTTTGTTATTGCATCTTCACTATAACCTGCTTGTTTTAATGCCTTTTCATATGCCGGCTGTCCTTTTGCAAATTCAGCTGCATATTTTTGGTCAAATACTTTATTTCTAACTAAATTTTCTGAAGCTAAATCAATTAATTTAGCATTTTTAGTATTTGATTTTAAAACACCCAATTCTAATGAACCTTTTAATGTTTTTGATAGTCTGTTACCTTTTAACGCAGCTAATAATTCTTCAGCTGTTCTAATTCCATTTTTCGTTAATTCGGCAGCAATCTTTTGGTCCTTAATCATTATTTTAAGGTAAGCCTCTAATTCAGAAGCCACTAATTTACCTTCTCTCGCTGCGGATGCGATTAAATCCTCATCTAAAGATTGTTTAATAGTTTCAATAAGACTCATTTTATTTCTTATTGGCGAATAGTTTTTATTTTCCATTTTTATTTTTTGATTTTTTTATTTTAAAGTTGATCGTAATTGTATTCGGACTCAATATCCGGGTTTGTTAATGCCAATTCGAGCGATTGTTCATAATCATTTTTTTGTCCTTGTGTATATGCCCCAATTCCTCCTAATAATGCTCCCGTATTTAACGCCGTTTGTGCACCACTACCCAATTTACCACCACCTAACGCCGATTTAAGTACTTTTCCGGGTTTACTTACAACATTAACTGCAGCCTTAGCTCCACCACTTAATAAATTAATAATTTGTGTCATGAAACCACCAATAGCATTTAGTGGTGTACTTATAAAACTATAAATTTTTGGGGACGTTGTTTTTAAATTAGCTAACGCCTTTCCTATAAGTCCCTTAGCTCCTGTTAAAGCGTCTAATATTTTTTTAGCGATTCCTTGTAATGCTACGTTCGATTTGATTGCCTTTGTAAATCCTTCAGTACCCGCTCCAAAACTTTTAAGTGCCGCTCCCACAATTCCTTTAGCTCCTTTAGCCGCTATACCAGCAAAAACTAATCCTATAATATCAACACCTAAAAAAAGTAATCTCCAAGGTAATGATAATGTAGTATCTTCGTGATTTCCTGAAATTAATTCATATATATCTAAACCAACAACTATAGCCCATATAACAAATTGTGCTCCTTTACCAACACCTGTAGCGATTAAAATTGCGTCTAATAAAATACCGATCGGGTTGTACAATGCTGCCCTAATTGATCTTGCAACGTATAAAATACCCTTTCCAATAATTTCAAAGGCTTTCTTCCATTCACCATCTTTAATATTCGTGTATAGTTTTTTTAGACCGTCTATAGAGGTGTTTGTAAAATCTTTTACTCCTTGTACGGCCGCCGCTCCTGTTTCTTTTGCATAATCCCAAGCATCGGAGAAGTAATTTCGTTCAGATAAAAGTTGTTTAATGTAAGGTTTTAAACCTGACATATTTTGATTAGATTCAGTAATTAAAAATGAGTCTAAAGAAGTTAATACCGATTCTTTGATTTCTTGAGGTAAATTTGTTGCAACTTCAAACGAATGTTTTAAAAAGAACTTAAAATGGTCAAAATTTTCCCAAATATTACCAATTTTAACTTTATTTTCTACGTCAATTAAATCGTCAAGAAAAATACAAAACTTTTCATCTGGTGATAACCATTCAGCAATTACTATTGATTCTGATGATATTGGTCTTCCGTACATTCCCAATATTCTGTTTTGTTCAGATTCCGTAACTATTTGTCTTCTTTGATATACCATACTTTTTAGAGTTTTTTATATAAATATCTCAATAATTTTATTTTAATGGATTTGATTTACCTCTTTTTAATACACTACCGACAATATCACTCCATTTTGTTACCCCAATTTGATTAGATGGACCCCTTGTTACTCCACTTTCCCATTTACCAACCGAAGGATAACCCTGACCTCCCGATTGAGCACTTGACGTACCAGTTTCAGGTTGAGTGGCGGAAGGGTCCGCTTGTTCCTCCATTTCTTTCTCAGAAACTTCTTGTGATAATATAACTTTTAATTGTCTTTCGTTAATTAGTAATTCCATAATATATAAATACTAAATAATATCTTTGAGGGACATTATTATTTTTAAAAATACGTAATTTAATGGAGTTTATAAAGACATTAATCCTCGTATATGTCGGGATTTTCTTTTGAGAACATTTTTATGTATTGACCGGCCTTAGCATTTGCCTCATCTTCTATCTCACCTCCAATATCGGGAGGTCTAACCTCTAATCTACCCTGTTCAAATTGTTTGTGGTGAACTAATTCATGTGCCACACTCCTCATGATGTCAACAAGTGCTCTGTTTTTACCATAAACCTTAACTACCTTGTTTTCTTTGGTGTAATCGTAATTTGCGGTGGTTTTAAGACCATCTCTATTGCTTTTAATAACAATGGTCGGAATAGAATCCAATTCCAATTGATTTTTAACGAATTTAACAAACCCGTTTAATTTTTCCTTATTGATATCGCTTAAAAGTGCCATAGTAATAAATATCACAAAGTTTTTTCTTCGGGTAAATCGTTTTCTTTTAGATATTGTTCAATTAATTCAATAATGAAATCCTCATCAATATCCTCCAAATCCACCTCGTCAATTATTTCTGGTGAGTAGTACTTAACCTCGTCATACCCTAATTGTAAGACCCTGTAAAAAGTGTCGCCGTCCTCATCCGTTGAGAATTCAACAGACAACCTTCTATGGTCCTCATCGTAATAGTATTCAATTATATTCATGGTAAACATTGATAATTATATTCTTTTTATTCAAAAAACAAAAAATTGTTTAATCATATACAAAATACCATAAAAATTATGTAATTTATAGTATGTTAGACTGGTATACAATTAATTATCTTTATCCTAAATCCTTTGAGAGGTTTTCTAATGTCATGTTCCCAAATGTTGGGGTGGTTAGTTTATCGACTCTTGAATTTTATGACGCTAAAAAATTATATCAATTTTTTGACAAAGAGGGTGTATATTTGAATGTTGAGATGTATAACCCACATCAATGGGTTTTTAGTGTATCACTTTCTAATGGAATAGTGTTTGGTCCAACACAAGAATCTAAAAAAAATAGAGAAGATGTTGAATATGATGGATTTGTGGAATGTTTTAAAATAATGGATAAAATAATAAGAGATAAGACCCAATAGTATTTATATGGAGATGACAATTAATTTTTTACTACAAACAATGAGGGTTCTACATGTCGGTAATTACGATGAGGAAGAACTATCAATGGTGTATAACTTCATAACTTCTGTTACCGATGACGTATTAAATGACTATAAAGATACATGTACAATTTTATCATATGAAAATGATTTAGAGTTATATATGGAGATTTTAGACATTTGTATTGTTATTTTTGAAGATAGGGAAGAATATGAAAAATGTCAAAAATTAAAAGATAAAAAAGAAGAAGTAATAAAAATAATAGAAAATAAAACAATTTAAATCATGAGCGTATTTGGAATGTCGGAAGACGAAAAAAAGAAAATACTTGATAAACATAAAGAGGCAACTAAAAACCATTATGTTAAAGTAGATGAAACAAAAAAAGGTTTACAAAAACCAGTAGATAAGAAAGACATAAAAAAAACCTCCAAATAGGAGGTTTTTTTTTATTATGAAAATATATTATAGTATTCTCTCCATGTACATTTAATTAAATGATATTTTGATGTGTCTTTTAAATACGTTATATCAAATACCTTCTCATCACTACCGATAAATTCAGATTCTATACATTCGTTTACTGTGTTGTTAAAATTAAATAATAAATCATTAACTAAATTTGATGGTACAAAAAATGCCGTCCCTTGAATATTCCTAACCTGTGATAAAGAATGCCATTGATTATCATGTACACCAAATGGGTCATTATGACTAAAAAATGTTATTTTGTTATTATCTAAATTATTTATTTTTTCAATGTTTGGCCAAACCTTACCTTGATAAACTTCGACAGGTTCTCTTAAACCTCCCGCGTCTGCCCAAATAACAAAGTCGTTATCGAAATACCCATTATCAACACAATGTTTAATCCAATAAACTTTATTGAACATGATAACATTGTATAATGGTTTATCCATCTCAGGTACATCAAAATGTGCTTTTTGTAGAAACACATCCGAAAACATTAAATCATTTAATTTTTGATTATAGAGTTTATATCCTTCCAATTCCTCTAATTCTTGAATAACAATAATAGTTTTTTCTAAATTAACATCATATTTTCTTCTATAACTTTCAATTTCATCTTTGAATTTTTGTTGAGTGTATATTACAAGATTGGAATCTAAGGATAATGTTCGTTCCATCCAATGAATGTATCCACCATATGATTGTGTGAATTTTTCCCATTTATCCCTACCAATGTCGTAAAGTGCGGTAACAATTACCGGATTGTTTATAGCCATTCCCATGTTATTTTAACGTTTTTATGATATATGTTAACCTCATTAACATCAAATAATAATGATGTATTATCAGGTTGTATTATTGTATTTAATTTCATTCCATGATAATTTAACATGGTTGGTACAAATCCTTCGTGATATGCGTGAAATTGATTTTCGTTATCTGTTAATAGTTGTTTTAATGCTCTGTTCGAAAATCTTGTAGTTGGAAAGAAGGAACCGAAATATTCTGTTACCTCATTTGGCATCACAGCTCCATGACCAGGAAACCTATAAAACCATTGGTCATTTGAAAACATTCTACTATCTGTTGTATGTATATTCGGTTGCGATAATACTCCTTTATTTTTAAAACAAAAATAAGCTAAAAAGTCTGAATCGTCTTTATCAACACCATCAAAAAATTTAGACCAATTGTCCATTCTAATATCATCATCAAAAAACCAATAGTAATCGTAATATGGATTGGATATGTAGAAATTTAACATCCTTAGGTGCGCATAAAACCACGCTATGTTTCTTCTACCTAAACAATTCCAATAATTAGTGGTGCTCGGTTCAGTATTAAAATTTAAATTTGTTTTTAAATCATTTTCATCAAATGTAAATCCAATATCAAAAGATTTATCTTTTGTGTTATCTGAAACAAATAAAAATTCTTTACCACTATCTTTAAAATTATCCCAATGCTGGTGATAATGTGGGTACATTTCAGGTGTTGTACAAACACAATATACGTTATTCATATTCTTTAATTAAAATTTCATGCCATTCAGGTACTCTATTAAATTGATGTACGATGTCAAATAGTTTATCGTCTCCGGTATATACTTTACCATCAATAAATTTTGGTACACCATATCTAGACTCTAAATTTCTCCTTAAACCCCAAGACTCAAAGAATTGTGTTGGTCCAGATGATTGACAATGCATTGCCCATCCTTCATCTAAACTAAAAACTTTCAATTTATCAACCATCCCTTTCGCCATCATGATTATTAATGCAGCTTGGTCCCTAACATTGTGACCATTAACAGCATATTCACACATTAAGTGCATTTTCTCAAATAAATGCATCAATGACTCTCTTTTACCCCCAATAACACCCGAACATGTGATTTCATTATTAATACAACATTCAATTTCACCAGGAAAACATCTATTAATAACATCAGTATTCCATGGCTCCTCTCTTAACATAATACCTTCATTACTAACAAATAAATCGTAATTATCTAAATCGAATTTATCAAATGGATTTGATTGAAATAGAACGTCAAAAACATCTGTTGATAAGAAAACATCAATATCACTTGCTTTTAAAAATTGTGATATGTGAAATAATCTTTTATTATTTATATACCACGGGTCACCAACATCTGCAACATGATATGTGATATTTAATTCTTCACAAACCCTAATATCTTCTTCGTCTGCGTTCGCGGCAATCAATATAACTTCTCCATCGGAATGTTTTCTAAAACTTTCCGACCACACTTTAATTTTACTCTTATGTTCTTTTATTTTATTGGATATTCCAATTAGTGCTGTTTTCATATTAACAATTTAATCTACTTTCTTCTAATTCATTATTGAAATTTAAAATAGTTGGCCAAAGATACTCAATTAAATAATTTGTGTGACTTATCACTTGATTTGGTATTGAGTCCTTTATTTTTTGGTACGATTCCTTTTCTCTCATTAATATTAATTCTTTAGATACAATACATTGAGCGGAATTAATAAACATTATTGGTAACTCATATTTTATCCCAATACTATCGGCATAATCTATCGTTTCTTTAACTATGTGATCAACACTCCTAATATAAGATATACCTAATGGGTGAAATTTTTTAGTAAAGTCAAACTCGTTAACTTTTTGGATAAATCTCGGACAATGATAAAATGGATTATCTTGACTAAAACAAACATAATCGGGTAGATTATCATAATTGTCAATAATATACTTTAAATAAACTATAGTATCAAATCCAACATTAGGTAAATTTATTTCATATAAATCAACTTCATTTGGATTTTTATTATAAACAATAACTTTGTGTTTAATATTTGATATCCAAGTTAAATCTTCTTTAAAGTGGCAAATAACAACCGTTAATTCCATTATACCAATTCCGTTTTTGAAAATAATACATCGTGTTGAATTAAAATTGAATGGTTCTCTGGATGGTGAATATCTGACACGATTTTATGGTGTGGGTAACCAATAGAGGACATAAATTCTTTTAATTCGTCAAACATCGGAGCACCTAAATTGTATGGGTAAACCGAAGCCTCCAATAAAAATATCTTCGCTCTTTTACACATTTCCAATCCACCTTTTATAATGTCCATCTCTGACCCCTGACTATCTATTTTAATAAAATCAAACGTAACCTCGTTTTTAAAAATTTCATCTAACGTTGATGTTTTAATTTGTTCAGTTAATAACTTATCGTCACTATAATAGTTTGTGTTTTCTCTATATAAAGAATCGCCAGTATTAAATGCGTTATATGTTGTTTTATAAACAATGGTGTCTTTAACTTCGTTGCTTAAATAAACAATTTTATAATCAATTCCTGAATTACCAATGTAATGTTCAGTAATATGATTACCATCTATCATGTAATAATACGCTTCAGGGTAAAATTGTTTACAACCAAATGTAAACGTACCGGCATGTGCTCCAACATCTAATACCGACTTAATATCTAAGTTATTATTAATTAAAATTTTAAAATCCATAAGTTATAATTTATTTTCTATTTTATCTAACCAACCTTTACTTAAAGAATGTGGCCACACAATCCATTTTGCAGGTTTTTTTATTGTATCAAACGTTCTCCATATTTTAATAAATTCATCCGAGTCGTTTAACATATTATTTATTTCGTCCGATAGAATGTCTTTTCTATTTAATGGTTGATTCTTTTCATCCTCAAAAATCACCGCCCAAAAATCATAATCAGTTTCGGTAAACGACCCTTTATGTACATCAATACAATGTTTGAATATTTTCAAAAAAGATTCTTCAAATTCAACACCATATAAAGGTGGATTCGGTGCTAAGTTGTTGTCTAATGTATATTTTTGAACTGCTCTCTTTTTAAATGAAATTCCGGCATATCTTTCGTAATCTTCTATTGTTCTTACATTACCAAAATCATAAATTCCAAAATCAATATCTTTTTTTAACCCATCCATTTCAAAAAGTTTACGATTTCTTAAATGTGAATTTGAATTTTTATCTCCCCATGTTTTATCGTCGTCCCATTGTTTTGTTCTACCTTTACGTGTATACTCGTGCCATGCAATAATTTTATGTGGATGAAACAAATCATAACCCCATGTATATGCTCTTACTGCTATTGATATTTCTTCTCCATGAAAGTAATATTCAGGATCATGTGGTACTTCTTTAACAAAACTACCCTCAGCAAATGCAAAATGTGCAGAATAAAATCTTGCGGGTACAGGTTCCGATAATTCTTTAAAATTATCTATTCCAGCAGGTAAGAAAAATACTGCACCTTCAGGAATAAATCTATCAAAGTTCATTTTCCATGGAACATTAACTCTACCTTCTGGATCATTTTCGGGGTCGTATGATGAAATGTATGATGTAAGTAATGGTTTTTCAACTCCCTTATCTTTTAATTGATTAAACATACCAATAAGTTCCTCATCCCAATTTTCAATAAATCTATGATGAGAATCTAATTGTAATGTGTATTGTTCATCTGTGTAATTTTGTTGTAGTCTATTTCTAGCCCAACAAGCCCCCTTTGAATCTCTATAATCAATATCTATGATTTTAAAACGACTATCATTTGTATATTCACCGAGTGTGTCCCACTCGTCATCAACAGAATGTTGCCAAGCAATTGAAAATACTAAATTTTCGGGATATTTTGATTTTGAAATACAATCGTTTAATGTTGTTAATAATTGTGGATCTCTATAAGATGCAATTTGTATGAAAATTTTCTGATTACCCATTAAAAGTTAATTATACAATAATATAATAAAAAAATATTGGTTTTTCAACAAATGCATAAAAAAAGGTTAGATTTCTAACCTTTTTTCTTCTCATCTACTTGTTGTGAGTAAGTTGATTTTTTATGTTGTCTAATTTTATCCTTTAATTGGATTAATAGTTTTTGTGCATTTGATAAATTAATAGAAATACTATTAACTCTTGCACCCGATAGTGTTTTTAAACCATTTGGTATTGAATCTTCTAATTTTCTAAGTTCTTTAATCGTTTCACCCAAAGAATTTTGTAGTTCTTCAACTTTATACTGAACTCTATTAAAATCGTCCCTTTTAACTTTTGACGTTTCCTCACTTAAGAGTTCTTGAACCATATTTTTTACAATTTCTTCAGAAATTAATGATTTATTGTCCATAGGTACTATACTTCAAATTCTTTTTCTTCCTTATCTGTTAATTCTCCGTCTTTCATCATCCCTTCTTTAATATAAGTTCTAATAAGTTTAGAAACACTTATACTTTTGTGTTTAGCAACCTTATCTATTTCCTTATAATAGGCTGGAACTACTCTAAATGTTAGCATTTTAATAAATTGCTTGTGTTTTGGTTGATCCGAGGTAAAACCTTCCTTTTCGTCTAAATCTTCTATGTTCATGTGAATATGTTTTTATATAAATATTTTGTATTACAAATAAAAACCACTATATTAGTAAAAAACCAAAATATATGTCAGAAAATAAAGAATTACCAATCGACCCGATTAAAATGTGTGAGGAAAAGTATCCCGAAACCACCAAAGAATTCAAAAAAATCCTAAAAGAACAGTATGAGATATTCTGCAGGAAACAATTAAACTATGGACCCGATAATATCTCCGTAGGAACCCGTTTAGAGACCCCTGATGAGCTTAAATTGTCTCAGACAGGACTATGGTTCAGAATGAACGATAAGATACAGAGACTAAAGCAATTGGTATTATTGGGTAAACCAGATACCGTTGGTGAAGCTGTTGAGGATACATATCAGGATTTATCCGTATATAATATCATCGCACAAATCGTTATTAGAGGTAAATGGGCAAAATAAAATTGACAATTTATAATTTTTAAACCCAATTTTAACCTATTTATTAAAAAACGAAAGAACCATGAAAGTTAATGTAAATCACCCATCTTTTATTTCATTTTTAGAGAATGTAACTGAAAACATCCTATCAACAATCTCAGTTAATAACTATTTTTCATTACCTCAGGAAAATAAGATGGGTGTTTTATACATGGTTTTTAAATTAATGAAAAATTCCGTTAAATCGAGAGCAAAATTGACTGACTTGGAGTTAATAAGTTTTGTTACCGTTTTATGGAAAAAAAATGAAGAATCTGAAAACTACGAGTTTGCCGCAATATTGAAAGATATTTTAGATAATTTCGATACGGTTAATGAATTCACCAATACACCACCTAAAAGGACAACCAGAACGATAAAAACCGATAAGACTAACAATGGCTAGGACTATCGACAATCAGACTAAAAAAAAGTATGCAATTTTAGCGTTAAGATGGTGTGAGGAGTATTTTGGTCTATGTGATAGAAAGAAAAGACGATTACTTTTTAGATTTAGTGATAGAAAACGAAAAATGAATAATTTTGATATTTTTGGTAACTATTGTTTTTATCGAAATGAAATTATAATTTACTTACCCAACAACAATACAATATACGATTTGGTTGCAACCGTCATTCACGAATACACACATTACCTACAAGTTCGTAGAAAATATAGAGAATATGAATTGTCTAGATATTATTCTCAAAATCCAATGGAAAGACAGGCTAAACGTAATGAAGACAAATATACTAAAATTTGTTTAAAACAGATTAAATCTAATCTATAACAATTTCAGCTTCCTCAATTTCTCTCATAAACAATAACGTATCGTCGTTGTTTATTCTATTTCTTACAACCATATCACACATCCAAAAATTCTTTAAATCTGTAATTGATCCTTCTTTTACTTGTGAGTTTTTTACTTTTCGATAAACCCAATATAGTTTATCTTGATAGTTCACTAATTCTTTGTTTAACATAATTTACTTGTGGCTACTTGGTTGACACAACATCCCCAACTCACTCCATTTGAATTTTGGTCTTTCATTTAATAATACAAAACATTTCCACACTTTCTGTTTTTCAAAATAAATGTGTTTTTCCATGTGAGACGGTATTGCTGCGTTGGTAGGTACTCTTTTAGGTACTTTATCAAAAAATACTTTAATTGTAATTGTTAAATTTTCATTGTCGTCCCATTTTCTTTCCTGCTCTTCTAACAATCTCCACTCACCTCTATTTTGATACTGGTCTTGCATCATACAATTCAAATACGAAAATGTTTGTTTAAGGTTTTCCATATTATCTGAAAATGACGCCGCGGGAGCTAAATGACCTTTATCGTATATATTTGATTTATAATCCTCAGCATCCGAAGTTTTGATGCCTTTTTCAATATAGAAATCCATACTACCTCTATTAACATTTGTTGGTCTATTGGTTGATCTATATTTTAACCATAATGGTGATTCTAATTTTTGTGAATACAATACTTCAAATATTTGATTCTTAACTCTTATAGTGTCTTGTGAAAATGAACTTAAACTAATTAGAATAAGTCCAAATAAAAATAACCCTTTTTTCATATATGATATTTGTTTATATAGTTAAATATGTCCACTGCGGTGTTTGTATACACATCAAACTCAATAAATGGAATATCATTTGTAATTAATTTTTGTTTAATCTCCTCGTCAATTTCTTTAGATTCTGTTAAATCTTGAAATCTACCGTTTTGGTCGTAAGTCTCGTCGTTCCTTTTAAGAAACACATTTAAACTATTATATTTTTTGAATAGACTCAGAATAAATGCGTCGTATGTTTCATCATAAAACATTGCGGGATATTCAGGTTTATCGTTATATCTATCTTTGTAAATTAAACCCAATATTATTGGTGAATCAACAATGACGTATTTTACCTTACCATATAATCTACTAATGTTTCTGTGTTGATTTGCGGTAATATAGAATTGGTCCTTAATTGCTGAATAGTTTTCCTCCCAAGCCACAATTTTAGGAAATTCAAAAGTCAATTCAACATCCATATGATGTTTCTTCATTTCGGTAAATAAACCTGAGGATTGGGTAGATTTACCAATACCAGGACCACCAAAAAAATTAATAATTAAACTCATAAATCAAATATACATAAAAAAAGGGAGTTTGTGAAATCTCCCATATATTAATTTAGTAAGTTTATTTTGTCCCCCGACAACAAAAATAAATAAACTATAATATAAAAAAAGACCATAAAATATGATGACTATTTGTCAGTTTAAAATTAATTTCGGTTTATTATAAGGTAAACGTAATAAAATTTAAAACTTTATTTTTAATATAACTATTTATAGAATTATTACTATGGAACAACACACAATAGAATTAATTGGTATGGTCTTAGTGGCCGTTATTACAGCATTAGTTGGTCCCGCGGGACTTGAGTACGTAAAAGCTAAACTATCTAAACCTGTTTCAAAAGATATCGTTAGAGATGACATTGAAAGAAATTTGGTTATTTTTGATGAAATATCGGAAATTAGGGATATGGTAGATGCGGATAGAATTTGGATAAGTCAATTTCACAATGGCGGTCATTTTCTTCACACTAACAAATCAATTCAAAAGTTTTCAATAACATATGAGGACGTTAAACCCGGTGTTAGTAGTATTATTCATTTATTCACAGACATCCCATTATCGTTATATTCAAGATCAATGAATTACATTATGGAACATAAACATTTGTGGATTTCCGATTTTAAAGATGAAACCATTGCAACTTATGGGTTAAAGTCCGCGGCGGACGCAACGGGGACTAATGCATCATATGTAATTGGGTTATTTGATATTGTAACAGATAGATGTATTGGAACAATGGGGGTGGACTATAGAGATAAGAAGAAACTAACACAAACACAAAAAGATTTTTTAATCGAGAGAGGTAGTCGATTAGCGGGATATTTATCAGTATACCTTAAATCAAAGTAACACATTATGAAAAAATATATATTCACAGAAAGTCAAATTAAAAAAATCATTGACAATCAAGTAAACGAACAATATGGTGATACAGATTCACCAGAAGATATGCACCACATTCAAGATGCATTAAACAAATATTTTAAGTCTAAAAATATTAGGGGTACTTGGGACGGGTCGTCTGAATTTAAATTAAACCCAAAGGCACCAGTAATTGTAATAAGTGCGGATGGTGCTTGGGGGGATAAATCAAAATCGGCATTATCTATTTTCCAAAAAAATAATGGATTAGACGATGACGGTATGGTTGGTTGTAAGTCAGCTAAGAAATTAATCCAACTTGGATATATGGGTCGAGACCTATGGGGTAAACTAATGGATATGTTTGGATGGGGACCGTCTTGTGACTAACCCTTAGACGATATTTCGTCAAATATTTTAATAATATCATCTAAATTCAAATAATCAAAACATTCAGAATAACCTGAAAAAGATTCTAAAACTGGTCTGTATTTTTTTACAGACCTTTTTTTATTTAATTTTTCTTTAATATCACTCTCCAATTTTTCGGCGTTTGGGGTATCGATTCTTCTTAAAATGGTTTCTACCACATATCCTTCATAACCATGTACCTTACTAAAACGTCTCATTATAAATCGTTTGGATGTAATACCCACCTTAACGAAGGTTTTATTTGTTGATTCTTCCTTAATTAATACCAAATACAAGGATTTTGGTAACTTACTTATTTTTTTGTTTTTTTCTTTTCTTTTTTTGGATAATTTATTTTTAATATAATCCTTAGCCTTATCTAACGAAGTAAACTCTTTTTCATCTCTATATGGGTTAATTATGTATTTTTTGAACCTTTGGAGGTAGATAGTTTTACCGCTATCCACTTTGTATTTTTTACCCCTTGTTGTTAAAATCTCATATATTGAATAATATCCAACCTTCAATATCGGTTCTTGTGACATAGTATCTGTTTTACATAATATACATAGTTTAGAACTCAAAATAAATCAAACTCAATAAAACTACGGATTCATACACAATAAAAGGTATTTATGGTATATTTATAATATCATGGAAATAGAAAAACTAATATCGAATATTGTTAACGAAGCGGTTAAAAAAAGTGACCTTGTTACGTTTTTATCAAACAAATTTAGTTCGGAATCACCCAAGTTCAATTCATTGGACCCCGAAACAAAATCAACTCACACATTTGCGATAGTTGAGGCGTACAAAAATATAAAATCTAAACTTAGAGCATCCAATCCCGCCACATTTAATTTTTTACAAAGACATGATGGTAATCACGGGTCAAATTTAATTACAATTGAACAATTAAATAAAATTACTGAAATTCCATTTAAACAATTGATGGAATTATTATCAACAGTTGGTGACTTTAAACCATTGGTATCGGACGACGCATCAAAAGTTGGTGGAGATGATACTGAAGTTAAATTAATTAAGACATTTGGAACAAGTGGTAATAAACCTACCGAAGGTAAGGTTACCACATCTAAAGAGATGTGGGGTAGTCCTAATAATGCAATAATAAATGAAGACGGTTTTAGAGTATATCATATAAAAGACCAAACCCAAGCAATACGAATGGGTTATTATTACCAATCATTACATATAAAACAATATAGAGATTTAAAACTTGAAGTTAGACCCCCGTGGAACGTAACATTTAGAAAAGGGTTTCAAGAAATGAATACAGTAGGTTCCTCAATTATTTCTCACGGATTCAACAAATGGTCAAGTTTTAGAACGGCACATGAGGTATCAATCTATTTCGTAATTGATGAAAGTAGAAATCCATTTGAGGATGTACTAACTAACGGTAAATATTTCATGTCAGTTATTGAAGTGATTAATGACGGTGGTTACCAATTAAGGTCTATGTTAAATGACGGGTCATTATTACTTAATTGGAAGAAGTTAGTTACTCTATATCCAAAATTAGAGGGCCATGAAGACCAATTCGTTTACCATGATTTTACACCAGAGGAATTAATTGAACCAACGGAAATTGATACATCGTTCAACGAATATCCTGAATCTAAAAATTATATTGGTAAACAATTACCTGACGTTCAAATTGCTTGGTTTAAAGAAGGTAATGACATTACAAAGGCATTAACATGGAGAACTATGACAACTCCTGTTAGATTGGCGTACATAGATACTATAACATCTTACAACATTTTTGAAAAAATTTCTAATGTAGATTTAATGAATGAGATGTTAAAAGGTGTTGATTATTCTGGAAAGGGAGGTAAAAGATTTGAGACAATATTAAATGATAAAATGATTAGTGTTGGTAAAAAAGGTATATCATTCTTAACTCACTATTATTATCAAACTAAATATGATGTTGAATTTATCGGTAAAAGAGTTCCAACGAGATTTGTTTATAGCACCATAAGTAAAGACCCATTAATAAACGGATTAATGGGTATATTTGACACAAAAACAGGTAAATGGTTTACAGGTCCAACCGGAATAAGATACGATGCTAGATATAAAATAACAGAAAGATTTTTAAAAAAGGATGTTAATAAGAAAACATATTTAATATTTGAGTTTACATCTGTTATACCTTTTATAGATGATAAAGGAAATAAAGTTCCAACAAGCGTAGGTACTAAATTTTATGTAGTAAACGACGAACCCTTTGTTCCAGATAAAACTCACCATGGTTATTTCATTGGTGAATCATTATATAGAGATTTTGTTGTAAAATTTATAGAATCGGAAACCCCCGAAATATTTAAAGCACCTAAAACAAGTATAGCACAATAGAAATAAAAAAAGGGACATTTAGTCCCTTTTTTTTATGATAGTAATGAATAGTATTCTTTAAAGTGTTTAATTCTATCGACTAAACCGATAGTTCCACCATTTACTCTTTTTGTAATTGAAGTTACAACCGCATCGGTTGCTCCACCATCCGCCATTTTGTGTAAACCATTTTTAGAAAAGAACCAAGCCGCAGATAATAATGCGTAATCTGTTGCCACCTTTTCTGGATTTGCAGTCATATCTTCATTTATAGATTTACCAAACGCTGTGTAGTTTTCTTTTCCTGTTAATTGAATATATCCACGTCCACAGAATTTTGAACCTTCACCTGATGATTCGGGACCATTACCCATTCTGTTTCCGTAAACTTTATTTGCAATTTTTACAGGTTGTCTCTCGTATGGTTTTGCTGAGGCTTCTGTTGGAAAGTACTTTTTGAATGTACCATTTAAACCTTTTGCTGAGTAATTTAAATTTTCTTTTGTAGCTCTAAATCCTCCTGATTCGTGACCACATTGTGCCAAGAAGTGTGCCAACCTTAACGGTGTATTAATTTGGAATTTAGCCGCAGTGTCGGGTATCATTTTAATAACCGAATCGGGAATGTGACCCTTTAATTTCTCTAATTTTAAACCACCAACTGAAGCAACTGGTGCCGGTTCAGTTATAATTGTTGGAGCACTTACAACACCTTCAGAGAATAACTTACCCCAAGTGCCATCACCAACAACCCCGTCTGCCGTTAAACCATTTGCAGATTGCCACGATTTAACCGCAGCTTCTGTTTTTGGTCCAAATTTACCTATTGGGTCAACACCCAATTTAACCTGGAGTTTTTTTACATCTTCTCCTTCAGATCCTAATTTTAATAACATATCAATATTTTTTTTGTGTTTATTATATAAATACTCTTTGAGTTTTTTTAATTATGTGTACCACATGTTGAACATACAAAAGACCCTTTTCTACCATCTTTCATGACGGTTATTGTATGTTTCTTTTTACAATTTTTGCAAGAAGCCCATTCAGGTTGGCCTGATTTTGATTTTGGATTATTATCATGTCCACATTCGTGACATACGTATTTATTCTTTCCTCCTTCCGATTCTTTCCATTTCCAACCACATTGTTTACATTTTATGGTTTTGTCGGTTTCTTCGTCCACAATACGTTTTAATTGTGATTCAGTTATAATAATTTTCATAACTATAAATAGTTAGGTATGTTGTGTTTTTCTAATGTCGTTTTTTAAAAACACAGAAAAATCCCCATTAACCTTTTCTTTAAAATTATGAAGTTCCATATAATGTTTATTACACAGGTAAGTTGTGAATGAGTACATATTGAGGTCGTGGTCCAATACCTTATATGTTTCTTTAAATTCCACATCTCTGTGACATCCAATAAATTGACATTCGTGTTTTTCCATATGCATAAAAAAACCCTCCATTATGAGGGTTTTTAAATTATAAAAATCTTTTAAAGTTATTTTTAATATTTTTGATAGATTCATTCATTAAAGAATCTTGTTCCTCCACCTCTTCAGGTTTTGTAACTTTGACTTTTTCTTTGTCTTTATCTTCCAATTGGTCAATATCAAATTTTTCTTCTTCATTTGTGTCACCAGCGTATGTATGACGACGTTCCATAATGGTCTTTAATTGTGACTCACTAATTTTTATTTTCTTGCTCATTTTTTTATTTGTTTTATTTTCTGTTAATTCTTTATCTTTAAATGTTTTACTATATTCAGTACTATCAATCATACCACCTCTTTCTTTAACCCAAGTTAATGCGACATTTGTATCATCTGTATAGGTTATATTACCCTTTGCAAATGATTTTATTTTATCACAAAGTTGTTTAAACATTTTATGATATTCCTTCCATTGTCTTAATTCAGGTTCATTTAATTCTCTCCTCTCTGTTATTTTATCAAGTGTTAGATAGTCCGACAACCATTTGTGTTCAGAACTACCGTAACCGTAACTGCTAACGTTGTTAATAGTTAATAGAACATCTTTAACTTCAAATTGCTGTATTAATATTTCATTATAACTACTTCCTCTTTCTCTCGTTACAAACTTTTCAATCTCATCTCTATGTCGTTTGATAAAATCTTCCACAATTTTACTATATAGCGCCACATATCTAATTGTGGCATCTCTATCACTTAATAAAGGTTTAGGATTGAATTTATTAAAACTTGAAATTGATTCATTAAATTCATTAGTTAAACTTGTGGGAATAACATTATAGTATTGTAACCATCTTCTACCCCACTCATCAGGAATACTCATAATATCAGAGGTACCCTTAAATAAAGCGGTACCAATCAATTCGTATATTATTCCACCTTCGGTTTGAATTCCCCCCATAGACCTTAATTGGCTACTACTCATGTAGGTAAATGAAGACAATGGCTTTTTTTGGTTAGGACCCACTAAACTCGCTATCTGATCAATACGATTAACCGCACTGATATGAAATGTTTTCATTTTTAAATCACCAAAAAGAGTTTTACCAATTGATGGGGTTATTCTAATATTTTTCTCACCGATGTGTCTCAAAGTATCCCTCAAATGGGCAACAGAAAATTTACCTTCGGTATCCTCTAATTGTAATTCCCTCACTATACTTTTATATTCTTCTTCGGATATTGTAAACGACATAATGTTTTTGTATACTATAAATACTTAATTTTTATAAAAAAGGGATATGAGTAGCGAATTCATATCCCCACGGGATTAGTAACTAGTCCCGGCCCTAAGTCGAGTCTTCAAACTCGAGGTATCTTTAGTTTAAACTATAATCCTTTTATACCAATAAATACCTATGAGGCATAAAAAAACCCCACGATGTAGGGTTTTAATTTTCTTACCAAGTATCGTTGAGATGAAAGTTATCTCGAGCGATTACCATGTGTTTAAGATGTTTTACCATCTCATCATCGGCTCGTCTAACCGCCTCTCCAAGTTTATCTGCCAATACCGCTTGGGTGAAGTCTCCTCCGTACCAAACTTCGTCTCTTGTCATTAACATGGATATCATTACATCTTTTACGTGTGATGATAGTTCCCATCGATAATCGACACATTTTTGGTCAACTAAATCTTGATACTGAGGTCGTGGGTCATTTACTAACATATTACATATCTTTTGGTGAAATACAAATATAGGAATAATAAATTAAACCACCAAATAAATTAAATGGTATTGAAGAAATTATCTAACTCTTCTTTCTCTTCAGGATTTAGACTACCTGATATCATCCCCATAAGTCCTTGTAATTGTTTGAAATATAGTTTGTTACCAAAGAATCGTTTTGTGTGTGTACCAACATCCTCATAACCAAAAGTAACACTACCATCATCATTTACCTTAGTTTCAGCGTACCCAAATTCAGATGGGGGTATCATTGGGAATAACTTCTTTACCAATATGGCAGGTGGGGTTAAAAATCCAAATTTTCTTGTTAACATGTCAATAATTTCATCTGTTGCCATTCCCCAAAATGGTGCTGCTAAATCACTTATCTCCTTGCCACCCAAAAAAATACTTCTAGGGTCGCCAGCTGAACCTGTTAATTTATAATCACCACTAGTTTGTTTACGAGCAGCAATAAATCCTTTGTTCTTTATACCAAAGAATGTCCATTGACTCGCTTTATTTTGAAACTTACTCTCAGTCCAAGAAGAACCTGTACTTTTTTCATATGAAGTTTTAAATAATTCATATGCGGTATGTCTTTCATCTGGTGTTAAATCATAAAACGAGAACATTTCTTCATTAAGAAGTCCACATTCTTTCATTAGTATATTAACATATTGCTCCTCTGTGATTTGTACTTTCATGTATATAAATGTTTTACTTATGTTTGATGATTAACTCACCCAACACCTCTAATTTTCCCATTAATCTTTGAAACCCAACTTGGTCCATATCGGATGATAATCCCTTTAAAAGTGTCTTAAATTCCTTTTTGGCCTCATCCAAATTAAACTTACCTTCCGAAGCGTTCTTATAATATGGTAACTTAACCACAAAGTGATGGTACGTTAACATTGACGGACCACCTTTTTCATGTGCAGAATCTGCAATTTTACTTGCTCCACCCATTCTTTTTTCGGCAAACGCATCAAATGATTTAGATTCGTTTAGTAAATCGTATAATTTCATGTATATAAATACTTACATTTTAATCTTAATGATTAAAATTAACATAATGATGTAAGGTCTTACTAAATAACCTAACGCAAATCCAAATAATAATTTTTCCATATCATAATATATGAAAAATAATGGACATTACCAAACAAAAAAACCCTCCATAGGAGGGTTTTTTTATAATATAATTTATATGAATTAACCTATGTCAACTCTTACAGTCTCCGCCATATTAGATTGAACACCAGATCCAGCAGATGCGAATTGAGGTGTTTTATCAATTGTTGTACAAGCTGCAGTCGTTTTAACTAATTCGGTAAATGGAGGACAATATAACGTTCCTAAACCTTTACCACCTTCACCCACGGCTACAAGTCCATTAGGTGCTTTACAATCAAATCTTAAAACTTGAATTGCTCCCATACTATCCTGAGGAGTTGCAGCACCACCTGTAGAAGTTACGAATGCCAAATCTTTTACATAAAAAAAGAAAACGCCCACACTATTGGTAGATGCTCCAATATTTGTAACATTCACAATGTGACTTTTCTGAGTTTTACCCATATCCAAGTATAATTGAACATTCTTACCGACAAATGTTTTGCTTAACTCAGTTGCTTTTTGTTTATTTACATCACCCGCAGCAGCAGGGTCTGCAGTTTGTTCTTTAACGACCTTACTGATGTATTGTTTCAATTCAGCTTCTGTAAGTCTTATAACGTTTTTCTTCATTTTTTAATTTGTTTAGTAATAAATATGTTATGTTTTAAAAAAAATCCTTATGGGTGGGTCAAAAAGAGAAATTTATTTTTTAGTTGCAATTTGACCTAACGCATCTTCAAGTGATTCAAGTGCTCTGTTTGCCGTTTGTTTCATTCCTTTTAATAGTGCAACACCTTGTGGTTTAACTTGTTTTGCTGCAATAATCTCATCAATATACTTGCTAAGTCTATATGTACTTGTATACAAATAATCCAAACCAATTTGTTTATCTTTCCCTACGGGAACTAATCCTTGTTTAATCGAATCAATTTGTTGATTTAAAAAGGCTACGTTATCGTATTGAGATACTCCAGGTACTTTAAAACTTTGTAATTTTTTATAGTCGTTTATGAATATCACCATATTATCCTCAAAAGGTCTTAACGCTCCTTTTACAAAATCCGACATTGCAACCGTACCATATTTTGTTATTAATGATTTCACCGCTGGAGACGCTATAACATCACTCATAAGTGCGCCTCGTCTTAATACTTTAACCTCAGGTGAAATAAATCCTTTCACAAGACGCATAAAAGGATTTTGTTCATTCAATGGTTTACCATACCCGTATTCAGAATGTTGTTCCAATATTTGTTCTCTCTCTTTGTCTGTTAAATTAAAATTCTTATACATTATAAATTCGGTTTAATATTATATAAATATTAGATGTTCACAAAAAAAATCCCGGCGGACGAAACCCAAACCTGATACCGGCATATGAGGTTCAATTATATGGGAATAACACAAAGACGTTCAAATTCGTCCTCCCTTAATGCAAATGTTTGTTCGTGGTGACCATTAAGAGATTTAAGATGAACCAAATACAGACCCAATCTACTTTTCTCCACATCAATGTTTTGTCCGGGGATAAACCCCAAATCCATAAGACGAAGTCTTAAACATGGTTTACAATTATAGCAGGGATTGTTTTCAACTACATCCGATATCTGGTAATGTGTCATTATGGTTGTTTATCGTACCACTTTTTTAATGAACTCATATAACCAGCGGTCATATGGTCCTTAATGTTCTTTCCGGTGAACATGGATTTAATGTAGTTCCATGCACGTTCCCAGTCAATCATAAATTTCTTTATATTACCCTCGTGGTCGATTCGTAACATGTAATTGACGTGATAGTACCCAATGGATGGAGAATGTGTCACCACGTCGTTATTATGGACGATTCTGAGGGTTTTAATCTTGCGGGTGTCATAGTTGTTCTTAAAGGTCTTATTACCGACCCTTGGACTTCCTATGGTACAACATTCGATGGTGGTATCTGTGAACACGTGGGAAAGGTTATAAGCACACAACGTAGCAACAGCAGCACCCAAACTATGACCACACACAACAATCTTATTATACCCACTCATCTTGGTAATATCTTTAAGGATTACGTTCTTTACAGCATCCCAAGAAGACTTGAAACCAATATGTACCTTATCACCTTCGTTGATGAAAGGAACCTTATCGATGGACACATCATTCTGAGCATCCTTTTTACTTGACGTTCCCCTGAAGACCACATAGAGTGACTTCCCTTTCATGGCAACAAACGCTTGGGTATCTGATTTCTTATCATCAACCCACTTAACGGATTTAAGTCCGAGGGAGTTGAAGTCAATGTCTTTTTGGTCTTTATATACAACGTCACATAATTGAACGTTATAGATTACTTCGTCTTTATTCATAGTATTATTGTCTTGATGGGTATACACCCTGTACACAGATTATGTATCTCATACCAACGATCGGTGATTGTAACTTCGGTAATGAGAATTGTGTTTGGTTGTCACCACCATACGTAATTCCCAATAATGAATACAATGCTTCGTTTTGTGTAATTGGTAATGATTGTCCATTACATTCCATGTATCCTTGGGGAATGAAATTCCCGGCAAATAATTTAATCGACCCTATTAATTCGTCTTCCATAGTATATAAATATTATTGATTACGTATCTATGTATGTTTTCTTGTAGGTTCATATTAATCGTCAAAACATTTTATGTTTCCGTCTTTATCAATACCGAACTGCCATTCATGTACATCACCACCCAATACCCCACGAAGACAATAAATAAATTTGTTCATAAAATCTAACATTTCGGTATCATGTTTTTCTAACAACTCAACCGATTTACTATACGCCTTCTCAAATCTCTCCTTAGATTTATTAACATACCACATAAAGAATTTATCAATATTCAGACTTTCTAATGTATCTTCCAATTTTCTAAAATTAGATAAAAATTTCTTTGTATCAAGTCTTTCCATAATTGCCACACCACTATACCATTCATCTCCATTATAATGTTTTACTTTAAAAATTTTTACATATATATCAGGATATTTTTCACTTCGTTCTTTTTCATCCATCAACATCCCATATGGACCAATCTTTAAAACCAAATCTGAATTTATTGTTGATCGATACGCAATTTTTTCTTGTCCTCTACCCAAGGCTCTTTTTTTCTTTGTTTTGATTTCATCCAACCCCATCACCTGTTTAATCCTATGTATATTCTCTTGTAGGTTCATTATACTTTTGTCAAATTAATTTCAACACCACTACCCACTTTTATTTCTGCACTTGACCCCTTATTATTATGTAATTGAACAAGGGCAGCATTTAGTTTATCCACAGGTACTCTTATTTGTAACCACCCGTCTTGTGACAAGGCACGACTTGATATTAACTTTTTCATTATTCCTGCTACCGTATTATTCTTTGGCATTACTTCACCTATCAATTCCCCACTCCCCCTATTTCTTCTAACATTTCTAAGTGTAATGTCAAAATTAATGAACCCATAAGAACCAGAAAGTTTATAGGAGAATTTTGAGTTAGGGATTTCATTCCCATCCTCACCTCTTCTTGTTAAGTAAATGATGTTTGTATTGTTGGTCCCACCGATTGGATTATACCCCATATTTGTTTTTTTTTGTTAATGTATCAGTCGTGGGAAACATGGATATAAATCCCAATTTAGGTTGCTCCATTAACATCATCTCTTTTATTCTTGATATATTCTCTTGTAGGTTCATTATCTAAAAAATGAGAAACCCTTTTTACGGTTATTAGTTATTATCTCACCAATCTTCTGTTTCATTAGGTCCTCGTTTTTCTCAGGAGTTATTTTGGACTTTACCCATTTCTCTTCCATGGCCTTACCGGCCAATTTCATTGCGTTGATTTTATCTGTGTGTTTGCTCATATGTATAAATATTACCAAAAAATTCTGGAAATTTTTTTTTCACTTTTGAACAATAAAACCTGATTTAAAGATTTAATCGGTTTTCCACCTTCTTTGGTTCTTAGATTGTTCGGACGGAGTTGACCACTTACAATTTGATGGTTCATACATTCCATTTGAGTCTATTCTATCAATACTATGTTTTGAGGTCGGTCTTGGACCCATATCCATACAAAAATTAACAAATCCCTGTCCATTCGGTTCCAACCATCTATCACAAACAATAATACCCCTACCACCATATAGATAGTAGTTATCATTTTCTTTTCTGTAACAACGTCTCTTCATATTCTTATAACGAGCGTACATCAGTTCTTTCTCTTTATCATTACTGGTAAATAAACCATTTCTATATGACTTTTCTTTTCGAAGACATCCACAGGATTTTGTAAATGGAAGAGTTGATCTCCTAATATCTTTAATTGTTCCGCATTCACACTTCACAGTAAAAACCATACTATCACCAGTACCGACTTCAGATATGATGGATAATCTATGATGTTTATACCCCACTTTATACTTTCTCTCAGTTGGGGGTTTCTTATTTAATTTTTCTAATTCACGTTTACGTTTATTTTCTTCTATTCTATCTAACCGTAATTGTTTATTATGTATTTTTTCTTGTCTACCTAATTCCCACTCCTCTTGCATCTTTATATAACCACATCCACAATCTTTTATTGATTTTTTAGTTGAGGTTAATTTATTACTAACAACCTCTCTTGTTCCACCACATTCACATTGACATAAGAAAACCCTATTTTTCTCCCCTCCACTAGTAACACGATAACCCACAAATTCTAAAACAGTTAACTTATGATACACATTACCCACTTCTATATGTTTAAGTTTCTTTCTTTCTATATTATTTCTGTCTAATACATCAATAACCCTTTCACCACCAATACCTAATTCTATCCCTGTTTTTTCGGCGGTACCTAATTCATAGTATTTTGAGATAATGAATTCATCTGTGTATCTTTTTAATTCCCCAATAACGGGTATATTATGAGAACGAACAATCTTTAATACAGTGGGACTTGATACACCGAATTCTAATCCTGTCTTTACGGCATTACCTGTTTTCTTATAACACTCTATAAGTTTTTCTTTATCTATTCTGTTAGTCTTAATATTTTTCATAAAATTTCTGGAAAATTTTTATTGCTAATATACGAAAAAAAGTCAACTTTCCAAAAAAATTCTGGAAAAATCCGGAACGCGGCATTGACCCCCCTTTTAGACCCCCCCAAAAACCCTTAATTAAGGAGGGATACCGGTAGGGGGGAGGGGGTACCCTTTATGGGGGGTAGTGGTACACCCCCATCTTATTTAGAATGAAAATAAATTACGATAGTGTTAGGTATTATGGTAATAATATATTAATTTAGGGGTATGGAAATCACACACCAAGAGTACTTGACCATGAAGGAAATCGTAGGGAGATACGAGAGAACTTCTAACAACCCAAACTTGAAACTTCCTAAGGAGTTATTAGACAAGGAGGTTTGGAAACTTGAATCTCATAAAGTGTTAGGAACATCGGTACGTTTGTACAATATCCTGACCAACATGGGAATCACTTCGGTGAAGGACATGATTGAACTTTCAATCAACGACTTCACAAGACAACGTCACTTCGGTAATAAGTGTCTCAAAGAACTTGAAGACATTTACCGACACAACGGAATGAAGTTCGTGGAAAAGTAATCCACCCACAGAAAGAAAGACCTCAACGAAAGTTGGGGTTTTTTTATGT